AAGTTGCTATTCCTGCTTATTTTGCATAAGTTGCTATTCCTGCTGATGTAGCATAAGTTGCAATACCTGCTGATGTTGCATAAGTTGCAATACCTGCATTAGGAGCATAAGTTGCAATACCTGCTGATGTAGCATAAGTTGCAATACCTGCTGATGTTGCATAAGTTGCAATACCTGCATTAGGAGCATAAGTTGCAATACCTGCTGATGTAGCATAAGTTGCAATACCTGCATTAGGAGCATAAGTTGCAATACCTGCTGATGTTGCATAAGTTGCTATGCCTGCTATATCAGCATAATCAGAAGTAGCGGCATTACCACTTATATCAATATTATAAGTTCCAGATAATCTAGCACTGTTAATGGTTCCAGTAGTAATGTTTGCTGCATCGGTTAAGTTAAATGCTGTAGTAGCAAATGATGCTGTAGAAGCAGTACCAGTTAAGTTAGCGGTAATCGTTCCAGCACTAAAGTTTCCAGAAGCATCTCTAGCGACAACTTGATTAGTGGTATTTGCCGATGTTGCTGCAACACCAATCGTTAGTGTTGCACCTTCACTTCCTCCATCAGCACCAGTAATGTAACTTCCATTTGTAACAGAAGCAACATAGTTTCCAGTGGTATCAGTTCCAAGTCCAACACTATTAGGTTGAATAGTTGCTGCTAAAGAAACATTACCAGTTCCATCAAAACTAATTGGCGACGCTACAATATCTCCAGTGATTTCAAAAGTTCTAGAGTTTTGTAGTGCGGTTGCTACTTGTGCTGTAGATGCAGTACCAGTTAAGTTAGCAGTAATTGTTCCTGCACTAAAGTTTCCAGAAGCATCACGAGCAACAATTGTACTAGGTGTATTATTACTAGTCGCATTGCTGGTAACAGTAAAAGTTGTCGCACCAGAGTTATTATAAGTCGCAACTCCAGAAAGACCAGTTCCAGAAGTATTAAGTGTAAGATTATTTGCAAGAGTTCCAGTTATAATACCAGAAGCGTTAATGTTTCTTACAACTGCCAAATCTCGTTCGGTGAATTGAACCGATCCTGCAGCAAGTCTTGTACCTGATGGGAATTGAGTACTACCAATACCAATTGCATAATTACTCAACCAAGCATCAGTATTCAGACCAGCAAAAGACCCTGCCTTGAACCACATAAATTTCTTGTATGTGGCAGGTAATGATTCTCCAATTGCAACATTAACAAGTTGAACTAAAGGATTTCCTTCGGTTGATGCAATGGCAATACCACCATGATTTGCGGTAGTATCCGTTGAAGCATCATTACCATAAGTATTAGTTGTAAATCCAAGAGTTATATCAGCATCAGTAACTCTAAAATCTTGAACGATAATATAAGCAGTCGTACCACCAACTGTAATATTACCCGTGACATTTAAGTTATTATTGACTTGTAAATCATTTCCAACTGTTACGTTTCCAGGTAATGTTGGATTTGAAGCAATCGATATAACAGGTGTAGATCCCTCTCCTGTTCCACCAGTAACTGTAATTTGTGCTACAGTCCCAGAAACCGACTGCACATAATCACCAGTAGTATCAGATCCAAGAGCAACCGAGTTTGGTTGGATTGTTGCTGCTAAAGAAACATTACCAGTTCCATCAAAACTAATTGGCGACGCTACAATATCTCCAGTGATTTCAAATGTTCTTGGAGTTTCTAATTTTGTTGCAGAAGCAGCAATACCTGTCAGAGCACCGATGAATGTGGTTGCAGTAATAACACCAGAAACTTTCGCATCACCAACAACATCAAGTTTTGAAGTTGGTGTTACTGAACCAACACCAAGATTAGTTCCAGTATTAATTGAAACAGTACCAACACCAGCAGTTGGTCCAATATTGATATTAGTGAATGAACCAGAAAGACCACCAGTTCCAAGGTTAATTGTTTTGGTATTTCCAGAAGCAGTAGCACCTGCCTGAATATCAGTTTGTTGTGATGCAGTTGAACGACCAAATGTGATTAATCCAGTTCCAGAACTTCCCCCAAGTGTTATTGATCCTGTTGTTTGGTTACTTCCAAAAACGTGAGTGCCTGATGCTGAACCAGTTAATGAAAGTGTAGAAGTAGCACCCAATGTTGAGTTAATGGTTACAGCAGTAAATGTTTGAGTTCCACCAAATGATTGTGATAGTCCAAGAACTGCTACTGTATCAGTTCCAGTAATTACCGGTAGGTTGAGAGTTCTATTAGCAGTAATAGCACCACCAGTAATATCATATTGGAAAGTGTTTGCTGGGTTTTTTATCTTGAGTCCTGATGAAGTAAAGGTTCCAACACCAGAAACATTCAGTTGTTGTGCTGTTAAACTTGTTGTACTTGTAACACCTAATGTACTGATACCAGTAACCTGAAGATCGGTAAATGTATTAGGAGCATTAGCAATCGCACTTTCAATTGTTGATGTTGTTGTTGCGTCAAGAGAGGTAATATTTTGAAGTTGTCTACCAGAACTAATAACTTCAACCGCATTAATACTTAACGATCCAATTGTAGTAACTCCAGAAATTTTAACATCACCAACAACATCCAGTTTTGATGTTGGTGTTGTGGAATTGATACCAAGATTAGTACCAGCATTAATTAAAATAGTACCAATACCAGAAGTTGGACCAATATTAATTCTAGTAAATGAACTAGAAAGACCTGCTGTACCAAAATTAATTGTTTTAACAGTGCCAACCCCAGAAGCACCAGCCGAATAATTTGTAGTATGAGTTACTGTAGATTGATCATAAGTTTGTGCGCCTGTTTGAGATACTCCACCCAAAAATATTGTACCTGTTGTCTGAGATGCAACAATAAAATTATTAGTTGCACTATTAAATTGAAACCCACCACCAGAAATAGTAATTCCAGATCCAAATGTTTGCATCCCAACAAACGTTTGAGGAAATCCAGTTACTGCAATACCAGTATCCGATGTAATAATTGGTAGATTTAAAACATAACTACCAGAAATTTCACTACCATAAATTGTATATTCATTAGTATTTGATGGATTTCTTATTTTTAAACCACTAGATCCAGGTGGTGAAGAATAAAAAACTCCAGATCCAGAAACATCAAGATTATAAGTATCTAAATCTGTAAGTACATTTGCAGATCCAAGTGTAGTAAGTCCTGTGATTTGGCTATTGCCAACAACATATAAACTTCTTCCACCAGCGTTTGTTGTACCAATACCTACTCTACCAATTACCTCAAGAGAAGTAAGATTTTCACTATATGATACAATACCTACTTTTAGATTTTTCTGTCTATTGCTGGTATACTTTGCCATTTTAGGTAAAAGTTATTAGTTAAGTGTTTCCAAAATACTGCCAAGAAATTTAACATCAGTTGCATTACTTGCAGATAAAACAAGAACATCACCGGACTCAAGAACCAATTTGCCTGATAAAAGATTTGCAGAATCACTTGCAGAAATTGGAAAATCCTTCAATATTTCCGTAGTAACTGCAATTCCAGAAGTTGTTCTTTGATGTGAAAAAGAAATTGTTTGAGTATTATTTCCAATATTTGCTGCTTGTGCTAAAAGGACAACACCAGTATATCCAACAGGTGCAGTGTAGATTCCAACTGCATTTGTTGTAGAAACTTTAGTGATTGTTTTAAATACATTAAGTGCTAATGCCATTTTCTTATTCTCCTCCTAATGCTAGTATGAATGGTGTCATTGTTGAAAACAAACTTTTTGAATAAAATGTACCAGAAATTGTTCCAGTTGTTTGATTAATCACAACACCATCACCAATTCTAAAATTACCAGATTGATCTGTGCTTGTAAAAACTACTAGACCACCATTTCTCATATCAATTTCATTATCTTGAATTGGAACACCACCTTGAGCAGGAAGAGCACCATTAATATTTGTTCCAGAACCAATGTATTCAAAAGAATGTCCAGATGCCAATATTCTACTTTGCTTAAAGAATGGTACAGTTGACCCAACACCAACAGCATAAGGAACATTATCAGTCAAAGTAATCGTACAAATTCCAGAAGAAACTGGTGTAGAACTTAAGATTGAATAATAAGTTGGAAGTAATTGTAAAGTAGATGTTGCAGTATTTATTCCAACATCAGGACCAGCAATTGTGATTGATGGAGTTGTATCATAACCCCTACCACTTGAAACGATTTCGATTGCAGTTACACTTCCGTTTGTTACTTCTGCGACTGCGGTTGCCCGGACCCCCCAAGATGTAGTGGGGGCGTCAATTGTAATGATTGGACTTGAATTATATCCAGTTCCACCAGAACTCACTTGAATTTTTCCTATAGTGTAATATAGATTATCGAAATAAACAACCTGACCATCAAAAGGTCTTACGACATTAATCTTTGTAGTACCACCAGAAACATAAGTATGAGGAAGTGTTGATGGTCCAACATTCACCACAAGTTGATTTGCTGCCGGAACTGATTGAACCTCAAAAACATAACCAAAATTACCACTTGGATATGTTACAATACCTGGTCCAGAAGGGCAGGTGAATCCAAGTCCAGCAAGAGTCACTCCCATCCCAACACTAAAATTATGATTTGTAGAAGTTGTAATCGTTGTTACACCGCTGACATTATCATAAACAGCATTCGATACGTTATAAGTTGGCACATTTAAATCAAGTATAAAAGTATCACTATTTGCTGCTGCTGTTGCCGTTACAATACCTGTGTATTTTCTAGGTCCGACACCATCAGCAACAAGACCATAATTACCAAAGGAAGCATTAGAGTTAGTTAAATCACAAGCACCACCAGATCCACAGAAGACGGCAGTGTCTGGGCAGATTGTAAACAGTGAAACTAACTGTGCATATCCTTCGTTTGTAATTGAAACTCCGATACCACCCTGATTGTATTGGGTATAAGAGTCAAGAACCATTGATTTTGTTGGTCCAATTGAATACTTACCATCAACTTTCATTCCAATACTGTTTGGAATAAAGTTAGTGCAGTTTTGGATGTAAGGCGATTGATTATTATAAACTGGTTTATTTGGATTGAAAGCAAAGATAGCACCGGTGTTTGCTGAACCTACAAACGACATTTCAGCAATGTAGTTTCCATTACCAACATAAAAAAGGTCTCCTTGATTTTGTGGAGTAACGGAGACCTCTCTTAAACTATCACCAACAATACTAACTTGATTTGGTATTTGAATTGGATTATTTTCTACATAAGATCCAGCACTAACTCTAATAACGGAACCTGCTGTTGAGATTGCGACTGCTCCTGCGATGGTTGCTTTTGCGTCTCCGAGTTTGAGTCCTGTGTTTGTATCGCTTCCGTCTTTTGTGACATAGATGACATTAGTTACTGTTGCGCCTGCACCGATACGAATAATGTCTGTGCCGATTCCTGGACGCTCTCTTTTTGCAGTGAGTTCACCATCATAAGTATTATAGGCTAATTCAGCACTTAAAAGTTGGTCTACTGTAGGTCTTTTACCAGGAACAGCAGAGCGTTTAATCCTGATCGGAGTTGACATTTATTGCATTCGGTATTTACCAGAAGAAGCAGTATGTACCGCTTTCATTTATTTATTCAACTAGCATTATTACGTCTTGGACGATATTTGGATAAGTTAACAGGAGGATCTGGTTTCATCCATTCTTCTATTTTATCAAATCTCTCTTCACTATAAAAGTCTTGCTGAACATACCACAGTTTCCAATGCTCATGCCCCTTCGATTGATTACATGAATGGCAGCAACATACTACATTTTTTGTAAAGTCCATTCCACCTTTAGACTGCGGAACAATATGGTCGATTGTTAAATTTTCTTCTGCACCACAATAAGCACACTTATTTTCCCAACTATCTTTTATGTTTTGTCTCCACAACCTTTTTGCTTCTCCGGAACTCATTGCATGTAAATGAAACATGTATTCTTGAGGCGAATGGAGATTAACCATAAAGACCTTTCTTTTCTTCTATTTATTTTGAGTTTGTATAACCTCAATTAATTCCTTCAAAGTAATAAAAATATAATGAAACTCATCATAATAAGTAATGTCCTCATCCCTCTGAAGATTCTGTAGAATTTTTTTTAGCACAACGATCTCTTGCCCAAGCACGACTTACACTATTTACATAAGAACAAGACTTCTGTTTTTGACCACAATGGGGGCAAACAGCATCTGGTGGATCTGCAATATAACCATCAGGTGTATACATCCTTTTTTTCTTTTGGTTTTTTGCTTGTTTATGTTTGCGGTGATTCATACAATCACAGGTTGCCCTTCACCTTCTGGAAGTTTAATCTGAGGCAATTGATTAATTTTTTCAACCATCCATTCTTCCTGATGTTGTTTATAAGGTTCTGTGTTGATTGCTAGTTCATTAGTCGGCAATGCTTTGGGCATCTCAATATCAATAACCTGCCCCATCATAAATTTGTTTCTTGTAATAGTTCTATTTTGTGGATCAAAAGCAACCATCATTAGAGCATCAATTTCTTCACCACAATCGGCAATCTTTCGTCCAGTCTTGGTTTCGATGACTGAAAAATAATCTTCACTATTGTACTTTTTCATTGTTCTGTTGCTTTTCTTTATTATAAGGCACTTGTGGTCTTCTGTAAAGTTGTGGAAAAGTGTCTCTAATGATTTCTGCGAGTTTATAAGGTGTTTCCGTAGTAATCATCAGTATTTTTCAAGTGCATACATTCCATTCTTTTCCACAATCGCAGAGCAAGTATCCACAAAATCACCACAACACATATAAGTAATCTTTCCAAAGTTTCTTATATTTCCAGAATGAATATGTCCACAAATTACACCAGCATACTTCTTATCTCTTTGAGCACAATAAGAAGCAATATCAGTTTCATATTGATTGATATAATTCTTACCACGCACACTATTCTTCAGGAAATACACTAATGAAAAACGGAAAAATCTTTCTAACCATAAACTCAATGGTGTAATAATTTCATATCCTTTATTAAAAATGAGTTGTTTCCAAGACCCAGAAGAATACTCAGAATACTTATCTCCATGAACACAAAGGAATTTATTTCCGTTCGAGTCTTCGTGAATATATTCATCCACCATTCTAAAATTCTTATGTTTGAAATCACAGTACCGACGAATCTGACCTTCGTGATTTCCAAGAATATAAACGACTTCTGTGCCTTTCTTGACTAGGTTAAAAATCTGATGAACGCACTCAGTATGCTCTTTTGTCCATCGAGTATTATATTTTTCCATACAGTAGATGTCTATAATATCACCTACTAAAACTAGTTTTTTAGTTTTGAGTTCTTTGAGAAACTTTAGAAATTTTTGAGTGTTACATCGTGGAGTGCCCAGATGCACATCAGAAATAAAGACTGTATCGTAAGTCATAATCAAAATCTTTTTGGGGTATATTCCATTCCTTCTAAAAGTGCATCTAACATTGCTCCATATTCTTTAAATCTTCTGTCTCCTGCGATGAAACATCTTTGTCTCATCCATACCGCATCTGCCAGAAGTTTAATCTGGTCTTCAGAAAGTTCTAGGTTTTTCATTTAATAAAAGCAACCTCTCTATGTAGTATTTTAATAATGATAATGGTCTGTAAGTGAGAGTAAGAACATAAAGATGCCAAATGTTATGAAGAATGTGAGAATTAGGAACATTTTATTGGTGCTTTTGTAGGTATTTAATCATTTCTTCTAGAAGATTTACATTATCACCTACTTGACCCAATACCATATTACAGTTCCTACAAAGCAACTGACGAACTTTACCTGTCTTATGATCGTGGTCTACACAAAGTTTTTTCCATTTACCATCACCTTCACCTTTACAAATAGCACAAACTCCTTTTTGCTCATCAAACATTTCTTGGTGTTCTTGAAGAGTTATACCATAGTTTCTTTTCAAGTCATTATTTCTTGTGCGTTCTGGATTATCTTGATGTCTTTTTTTAACTCTTTCTTTATCACATTCTTTACAAGATGAGTGACGAACCATAGTAGTTTTATTTCTTACATAAAAATCCGTAGCAAGTTTTTCTTTACCACAAGATATACAAGTTCTATAAAGTTCGGAGTATAGTTTAGTCATTCGTGTTTTCTTTCGTGCATAATTATTTATAAAAAAAGGAACTCCGAAGAGTTCCTTAACATTATATCACCCGATGGATGGTGCAGTCAAGGCAACCGAAGTTGTTTGAGCAGCAGCAAGGTCAAGTGGGAAGTTGTGAGCATTCCTTCTGTTTTAACCTCTGTCGCCAGAGGGAGCGGACTATATCATCACTTATAAGAGTGTCGGACGCTAGTGGCGTATTACGGATGAAGCGTCATCCACCGCCTAGTCTCTGAACCTTCCTTACACGCTTGCAAGGCTTGGATGCTGATTGTCTACAAGAGAGTTCCAGCAATTCATCCGATTTAACGAGCGCCATGCAGACACAAAACGCTCATGCATTACCTCAATCCCTAAATTAGCAGAATTCAATACATCTGCCCAAGTTTTAATAACACGGTTTTGACTATCAGTAATGCTTTGAACAAAGTTAAATCCATTGAGATTATAACTCATAGTAGCAATACCTAAAGAAGTAAACCAAATTCCAACTACAGGAAGTGCTGCTAGGAAAAAGTGCAGTGAACGGGAATTATTAAATGATGCGTATTGAAAAATCAATCGACCGAAATACCCGTGAGCAGCAACAATATTATAGGTTTCCTCTTCTTGACCAAACTTGTATCCATAGTTTTGTGATTCAGATTCAGTCGTTTCACGAATGAGTGAAGAAGTAACCAAAGAACCGTGCATTGCTCCAGCAAATGCACCACCAAAAACACCTGCAACTCCCATCATATGAAAAGGATGCATAAGGATATTGTGTTCTGCTTGGAATACAAGCATAAAGTTAAAAGTTCCAGAAATACCGAGAGGCATACCATCACTAAAACTTCCTTGTCCAATTGGATAGAGAAGAAATACCGCAGTTGCAGCAATAGCAGGAGCAGAATAAGCAACAAAAATCCAAGGACGCATACCAAGACGATAAGAGAGTTCCCACTCTCGCATAGCATACATCCAAATACCAATCAGGAAGTGAAAAACAATTAGTTGATATTCACCACCATTATATGCCCATTCTTCTAAGGATTGTGCTTCCCAGATTGGGTAAAAGTGCAGTCCAATTGCATTGGACGAAGGAACAACAGCACCAGAAATGATGTTGTTTCCCCACATAAGAGAACCAGCAACGGGTTCCCTAATACCGTCAATGTCTGTTGGGGGTGCTGCAATAAAAGCAAGAATAAAGCAAGCAGTAGCAGCAATAAGACACGGAATCATAATAGTTCCCGACCACCCCACATAAAGTCGGTTGTCGGTAGAAGTAACCCACTGGCAAAAAGATTCCCAAGGGTTAGTAGAATTGCGTTGTGCAATAGAAGCAGTCATTTTCGTTAAAGGGTAAGTAAAAGTCCAGGGGGAACTGGATAGTACGTTATTCCCCACAGCACCCTCCACTGTGGGCATGAGAGACGTTTTTATACTCCCCATAGGTCTCGGTTAGTGGGAGTCACAGTGTTGCGAAATGTTTTAATTTCGTAACATTTGTTTACCTATTTATCATACTACTGTTTCCCGTCCGTGTCAAGCCCCGTATTCTTCCAGTTTGTCCAGGACTTTGTTGAGATACTGGTGTGCCAACCATTTTGGATCATATCCAGATTTATTCATCCACTCCTTATCCAAATCTCTTTTAATTTTGAGGATCTCACATTTTATGATGTCCTTTGTCAATTGTCCTCTTGGCATATACAAAAAAAAACTCTGCCCCTTATTTAGAGCAGAGTTTATTATTATGTAGAATTATTTCACCAAACACCGGGAATAATTTGTCCAGTCAGGGCATAAGATCCCATTGCGGCAACGATTCCGATCATTGCGAACCAACCATTAATGCGTTCTGCACGTTCGTTCATTGTTTTTCTCCTTTATTTTACATTAGAATAGATTGAAGTTTCACCATAATCACGGTGAATTTTATAACCAACAACTGCACCCTTCGTGTTCATCAGGGCAGGCATAAAAACAATTGTGAAGAACACTGCTGGTGCTCCAATAAAGAGAGCAGCAACGATCACATAATAAGTCAGAATTTCAATTAGAGAGTGTTCCATTGTAAGGGTGTTGTTGTTTAAGTTCAGGATTTGGTTGTGAAGGAACAACTGGGTTCCTTGATTTATTTTTGATGACGATGAAGGCATCGTTTTGATAGGATATAGTTCCAAATGGTTTTGCCCATTTTGGATTTGCATCTGGATGAGTTGCAGTTCCTGTGACTGCTACACCACCGATTTCAACAGAGATGTCATCATTAGCATCCCATCCGAGTTCTTGTAGGGCAAGAGCAAATTGCCCAAGCATCGCAGCGGTCATCAGTATGTTTCTGAAAGTTGCTCAATAGCATAACCCAAAATTACGAAAAATGCAATAGTGGTTACTGTCCAGAGTGCTTCAGTCATCAGAAGATTCCGAAGAAGAGTTTGCCAGTGAGAGCATAAGAAACAGCACCAGCAACAATGCCGACCATCGCCCAGCGTCCATTCATTTTCTCCGCTTTTTCTGCATAAGGTTCAAACCCATAACGCTCAATATCTTCTTTAGACATCCACATCGTAGGTTCTTTGGCAAACATATTCATTTGCCCGCGATCATTAGTTGTTACAGTCATTGTACATTCGTTAAGAATTGTTACACAATTATATAGTAAAAATAAAGGGGCGTCAAGCCCCTTTTGTTCGGATATCGTAACTTGAGTACAAATACTCATCCACCAGGATTGCTAATACGATTTAAATAGGGATCATAGGTCATTAAATCAGAAATTTGCATATCACATCCTTGAGTTTGCCAAAAATTAATCAGTGCATCATGACTTCCTTTATGATAAATATCAATATGCTCTGGATGAATAGCAGAACCCAAATCGAGACGATATAAGAATAAAGGAATTGAATATGTTTTACCAGATCCAAAAATAGTATCTTCTGAAACTGCCCTAGGTTTTACACCATTATCAAGTTTGAATTTATTACCGCGAATATGATTCTTGATAATCTTTGCTGCGTGGTGACGTGTAATCAGATAAGCTGCCGCAGAGAAATCATTAATAAAATAATGGTGTAAGCGAACATGAATATTACCAGTACAAATCGTAGTTAACTGCACACAGTCCCAATCATGAGGTAACTTTGATACAAAATCCTTCCAAGTAAAGTTCCAATATCTGGTAGGTTCTAAAGCAATGTCATCTTCAAAAATAAGAATATATTCGGCATCAGTATTCTCATAAAAATATTTAATTGCTTTCAAATGGGACATGCAGCATCCAATTTCATTTTGAGACATGTTATCAGGAGCACGTCCAATTAAGAACTCACATACATCATCAGTTCTTCCATCAAAACCAGAAATTCTTAAATGATTTTCAATTCCCCAATAAGTAAATTGATCCTCCATATACTGACGACGATGATCATCAGCATCAAGATTCAACCATAAAATTTGTGGTAAACCATTTAATTTGTATAATGACTTATTTATGTCCACGAATCAGATTCTCCATAAACGGTAAATGATATTTTTGTAAAGTTGTATCCCAAGAAAATTGTTTAGAATATTCTACAATATTTTTTCTATTTTTTAAAGATACCTCTCTATTTTCTTTTATCTTTTCCCCTATAAAATTTATATCATTTATTTTATCTTCTGGTATTACAGTAATATATTCTTTACTTGTATCTAGATTTGCCGTTGCCCACTCCGAAATAACTAAACCCAATCCAGCAGATAAAGCTTCCATGCATACAAGAGCATGTGCTTCACCATCACTTAAAAGAACAAGGTTTGCAAAATGCGTTAGATTATTATATAAGTCTTTCTTACTCCATTCGCCAAGATAATTTTTACTAGTGTCAAATCTACCATCTTCAATATTTCCAGCATAGTATAATGAAGATATCTCCTGGAACATATATTGCCGTTTTCTATCCACAACTTTAGCAAGATAAAGGCTTTTATCAGAGTGCTCTGGGGTGTCAGTCACTTTAAAATTTTCTGCATTTACCCCATTAGGTGTTACAAATATTTTTTCTTTTGGAATACCAAGATTTGAATACAATGTTGCAATCTCTTGAGATAATGCAAAAATATTAGGTTGAATCATTGGAAAGTAAGCAAGTTTTTGCCAATACCCTCCAATCAATTGAGGTCTACCCAAGTATCCATAATGAGTAGTAATTGCTGTTGGAAATCTTAAGTGAGGATAAAGAACAACATAATCATCATACTGAATGTGTACAAAGTCTGGATTGAATGCATTAATCTCTTTCAATGCTTCATTAAGATCTGTTGTATTAACAATCTGAACATCATGTCCCATTTGCTTGTATGAAAGATTCATCTCCCATACAAGAATTTCAACTGCACCCCATCCTGTTGGAGGAATAGGGGATAAACCAGGTCCAACTAATGTAATTTTCATGTCAACTCTGTGATATTTTTTTCATAAAGTTTAACCAAACTTTCCCAAGAGAAGGTATTGGCGGCATAATCTCTGATATCTTTTCTCATTTCAATAGATATTTTTCTATTTTCATCAATTGCTTTCGAAACATAATCAATGTCACTCCAATGCTCATCATCAATAATAGTGACATATGGTTCATTAGGAAGTTCATGTGCAGCCCACTTTGATGATACAACTCCAAGACCTGCCATCATACCTTCTTTAATGCAAAGAGGTGTTCCATTCTCACCATCAGATAAAAGAACTATATTTGCATAATCAGTTAGATGATCTAATTTGTATTGATGTTCCCATTCACCAAGATAATTTTTATTAGGATCAAATGGTGTAGTGTTTGTATACTTACCCACAAAATCTAGTGTATCAATCTGCTGATAAAGATACTGCCTTTTTCTTAATTCAATTTTAGCAAGATAAAGCGATCTATTTGGTTTTATGCAAATATTTTTAAATGCGATTTCTTTATGATTTGCACCGTTTTGACAAATCCTTAATTTACTTTCGTCTGCCCCAGCATTCTTAAATGCATTGTAATCTTTTTGAGAAATACAAAAATTATAGTATGTTTTATTTTTTGCTAGAAAATCAAAAACTGGTTTATAACCATACCGATTATGAATCTCTGGACGTTCAATATACGCATGATGACTACTGATTGCAATCTTTGCATTAGGTTGCAATTCTTTAATCCTATCCAGAATCTGATAGAACATATCATAATGAAGATGAATGAAATCATATTGATCACTTACAAAATAATCAATAATTTCTTCAATATCGGGGGTGTTAATAATTACTCCCTCATGACCTAACTCACCCAATTCTTTTGCATACTCCCAGATTAAAATTTCAACTGCCCCCCAACCATTGGTTGGGATCTCCATAAGTCCTGGACCAATAAGTGCTATCTTCATCAATAAAGCTCCTTATACGCATGTACTAAAGTAAATTCAGAATTTCTAAAATCTGGTGTCTTCCAGGTTTCAGTTAAATTTGTGTTGATCGTATACTCTTTACCACAAACAAAATAAGCAATCTGCATATAGAGATCTAGCCACCCAAATCTATGATCCATAGTATTTAAAATCAAATCAAAATCATCATCAATAAAATCATAAATTTTATGATAGTTGTTCAAGAATGTTTCAATATTAAAGATACTGCCGCCGCCAGCACCATACCAATCAACATTAGGTTGAGCACCGTACTTTGTTTTAATGTGATCTAACAATGCTGGAGAAATCTTATTGCCTGGAACATCAAAACCAGCACATTCCCATATTGGATCAATTTTAACTTCACCTTGAGTAAGTACATCATCCTCCATCATGATCATATGAGTGCCATCATTATTAGCAACATGCTTTGCAGCTTCTCTAAAATGATGCAACCAATGAAGTGATTCATCTTTTGTAAAACCATATACCCCAGAAGGATCACCCCAATTCCTTCTGCCAATTCTCATATAGGAGTGTACATAGTTGCAGTTATATTTTTCAGCAAGATCCGAATAATCGACTCCACCATCACAAATAATTGTGTATGGATTATTTGGATAATACTTGCGAAATTCTTGAAGGACAAATTCTGTTGCTCTTTTATTTTGAAAAACAGTATGAAAACATCCGAAAGTCATTTTTAATTTCCTTTTCTATAGTAGGGTTCAATGTCATCTCTATACAACCAAAACCAATGTGGTTCACCTGGAGGTGTTGGTTGAACATCAGGGATCATTCCTTTATGGTCATAACTAAAAGGTCCATTATAAAAACTAAACGATTTAGGATTATTCATCCCTACCCATTTTTCAAAATTCATTCTTGAGATTGGACCAAAATCTCTAGAATCTTGTGGAAAAGCATCATTAATTGGATGGTGTAAAGTTCTAATATAAGAAGCATTAGACCACCAAAAATTACCACTCATATGTGGCCATGGATCAATACAATAGTTTACACCAGAAACATCATGTGAGTCAAGCTTATTTACAGCATCTTTCCAATTATCAATGACACCCCATTCCATAAAGTGTCTCCAACTATTAATTGCCCTAAACTTTCTATCAGAATAGTGATCTCTTGCACCAGCAAGATGACTCATACCTTTGGTATGAAAATAAAGAACTTTAATATTTGGATTATATGTACATTCTTCATAGAGATGTTTTAGAGTAAATCCTTCATATTGATCGTCAGTATTAGATACTTCTAAAACTCTTACCCAATCATAAAGAGAAACAAACTCTGCAATTCTCGATCCTTGCTCACCGTTGATTGCACAATAAAATCTTGCTTCATCTAAAATCCCAGATCGATAAACACGTTTGAGTTGTTCGTCAACCATTAACTTCCAAAGATCAGTATTTGATGGACTCCAAATATGATAATAAATTGATAGATTCTTATCCATAATTACCACTCTGGATTTTCATGATACTGCTTATTGTCTTTAGATACATGGACAATTTTCTTTTCAAAATTACAAAATCTTTCAAATGATTCTGGAAATGCAAACTCTGGACCAAGAGTGACCACTTCACTTTTATTTAAAATATAAAACTTATTAATGTAACTTTCTTCATAAAATCTAGCAGTTACATTTTTTGACAGATCATCTTTAGTCCAAGAATCAATCTGACGCATCATATCAAATACATAGGGAACTTTGCCACCCCACAAACAAGTTTGCCAATACATTGATAGATCCATTCCAGGTTCAACACAAGCATTCGATTTTTGATTAGTATCAAAACAACCAGGAAGTCTATCATGAGGTGGCATCCTTAAGTAATGACATGGGTGATGAACACCAAGATATTTTTTACTATCATCATTACCAAAAAATTCTTCAAATGTAACTTTATCATGTACAATCATGTCAGCATCAATCGTTACTAACCAATCACAATCCTCACAATCTTTTTCAATCTCCAGCAATTTTTCAAATGTTTTAAAAAATGTATCTGGAAACCCATAATGCGGAATGTTTACTACTTTAATATTTTCAGGAATTTCTCCCTCAAACTCACCATCAGTAAAAACAAAATACTTTTTATCTACATTTGGCATGAAGTTTTCTTCAATAGAATCATACCAATCTGAAAAAAAATTTAAATATTTTTGTGTTCCCCAAAAAGTTATTGCAATAGTCATTAATAAACCTCAAATTTTTAAGTCTTTTAAAAAGTGTTGACAAGACCAAGAAAAATATTCTTTAACCTTTGTACAATCTAAATTTACGCAAGTTGTTTTTTGATTGCTTTTTTTAACTGTAATATCAAGTCTTCGAAGAGAAGCTATAATATCTATTATATCACAGATTTTATAACTTTCATTACCAACCAAAAATGTAAAATGTTTAGTATCCATTTTTTTATAGATTGCCTTTAATATAAGTTCAACCAAATCTTCCACATGAATAACATCAACAATTGTATTAAGATTGGTATAAATCTCTACTTTTTCTTCTGCTGTTAAAAGTTTATCAATCAAACCATTTACTCTATTATTAACTGGTTTTCCAGAATAAACATTGCTAACTCTAAATGCAATACTAGTAAATGAATATTTGTTGTGTAAAATTTCTACATAATTTTCCAAAAGAATTTTATGCGCCCCATATATTGATTTTGGTCTTGGCGTAACATTTTCATTGATTACCTCATTAATTATTGAACTATGAAGATCTCCAGCAGAAGATAAGAATATAATTTTTCCATGAGGATTGGTTTGCAAATAATTTTCAAAGATTCGCAAAGGAATAAAAACATCACTAAAAAATGATTGCTCCACATCATCTATTGTATTTCTTGGAGTAGTTGATGAAGAAAGATGTACTAAAGTTGAATTAGAAGAAAATTTTACATCTGGTACATTATTTCTAAAAGTTATTGGATTTACTTTTATCTTATTAGATAAACACTTCCCTATCAAACCATTTGAACCAGTTACATAGATCATTTAAATAATTTTCCATCCTTCACAATAAAGATCTTTAGTATTGTGTTGTGAGTATGCTGATCCAAACCATTTACTTGGAGCAACAATTTTTTTATTTGGATTTTTCTGCAACCAAGAACCCCACCAACTTAAACTACTATTAGCAATAATAGCATGAGAACACAAAGACATTAAACACAAATCAATATATGGAACTAAAGCACCATCAGAATACTTATGTTCTGGTTCAGAGAACATAAATCTTTCATCCTTAAAAAACTCTTGCTCTTTAACCCAATCAATTGAATCTGAAAAAACAAGAAATTTCATATCGTTTGGAAATTCTTGTATTGCTTTTTCATAATATTCAATTGACTGGACGGGATGTTGATCCTGTAGATTTACATATGCCCATTTGAATCCACGTTTATCTGCAAGATTAGGATCTCCTCTTCTAACATGAATAAAACCTATCTCTTCTCCATCAAACTGAGTCATAAATTCAAGACAGGGTTCTAACCAATCTTTCTTAAATGTAAAATCTTCTCTTACTTGATTTTTAATTTTTTTAAAATATTTTTCAGTTTGAAAAAAACCAACTAAAGAAACATCGTCTTGACAGTTATTAAACAAATCTTCGTCGAAATGAAAATGTTTTTCCTGTGCTACTTTTTCTGTCTGAATAAAACCAATTTTCTTATTAGTGCTTAATTCAAAGCATTCAAGCAAACCATAATTATCAATTTGATATTCATCATGTTGTGGAGGAATAGTATATTCCAATCCACAATTTGAAGCGATTCCCTTCAATGAAGCATATTGAAACATTTGATTACCTAATCTTCCAAGTGTTCCAATAGAATTATTACCAATCATTTTTCATCTCCTGAAATACTTTAGAAATCCCACTCTCAATTGCTGTTTTTGGAATCCACCATTTAGTTATATAAGTATCTGGTTCGTTCTTTTTATTCATCTGAACCGTATCTTTTTCAGTTGATGGTTGTATTTTTACGTTGTACTTTTCAATCAGATTGAATTGACCAATAATAATACTAGCAATATCTTTTATCTTGGTAGTTCTAAAACTAGTAATATGTAAATTGTCTTCAGAAGTAAAGTCATCATAATTATTCATGATTGTTTCAAGAGCTTCGCAACAATCTTCTGCGTAAAGAAATTCTCTTTCTTCTTCACCATCAGTAAGCATATCAATTACACCCGTTTCAAATCCCTTACGAATGAAATCTGTAATGACATGTGACTTTTCATAATCTTTTTCAATACCGTACACATTCCAAAATTTGACAATGAGACCATTCAAAGATTTGGTATAAATTTCCCCAACATTTTTCAACACTCCATAAGGTGAATAACTCATGTTACTCATCTGTGAAGATGCAAATACAAATCTTTTATTATACTTCTTCAGCAATCCAAAAGTATTTGCCATCAAACGACAATTATTATTAATGAATTGGAAAGTATGTTGATACTTTTTAAGATATCTAGAACCACCTACATCAAATGCAAGAAAGAAAACAAAATCAGAATCTGCGATTCTTTCTTCAAGAAGAGGGTTTGGGATCGTTGCCAAATCTTCAGATGAATCATTTACAATATCAAATTCATAAACATACTTCCCTTTATTTCGAAGGTATTCAGTTAAGTATGCACCAATTTGACCACTAGATCCCAAGATTAAAATTTTATCCATCAGACAATTTCAATATACGGTAAAGGAAAAATAAACTTGCCTCCAGAACTTCTATACTCTTTTTCTCTTTGTATAATTCCATTTCTAAAGTGCCAAGGCAGAACAATCATGTAATCTGGTTTAATTTGTTTGACTTCAGACTCTGGAATAATTGGTATGTTTGTTCCTGGAGTTACACATCCATATTTGTCAGGATTAACTTCACCAATAGCAATAATATCTTCTGATGTTAATCCACACCATTGTAGCATAACATTACCTTTTGTGGAAGCACCATAACCATAAACTGTTTTACCATCAGCCCTCAAACCTCTGATTAAATTAACTAGTGATTCTTTATGAGATTCTACTCTTTCTGCAAACTCATAATAAGGTTTAAGTGTATCTAAACCCATCTTATATTCTTCATCAATCAACCAATTAATAACTGCGGAATTAACTTTGATTTCAGTATTAGTATCTTTACACGCAGTCACAGCAAAACTACCACCATTAATATCATTCAAAGATACATCAACAATTTTCATTCCAGCAAGAGAAAGAATCTTGTTAACAGAAAGCATTGAATAATATTCAATATGTTCATGACATGCAGTGTCATATGAAGTAGCTCGAAGCGTTGATGGTAAATATGCCTGCTCAAAGTGCCACAAACCATCATCAGAAAGAATATCATGAATATCCTTTACAAAGGATACTGGGTCATCTAAATCATAAAAACAAGAAATAGATGTTACTAACTTACACTTTTTATCTTTCTCAACCGAATAGTATGATTCTTTTGAGAAGAAGTCTGCAACATATGCAATCTCTTCTGGATAATAATCAAGAAATTTTTTAATTGTTGGATCAATACCAATTCTCTTCGTAAACGTTGGCAGTGCTTTTAAGAAGGTGCAATCATTTGAACCGATATCAACAACTACATCACCATCTTTAAGTTCACATAATTCGGATAGATAACTAGCCTTTTGATTCAAGTGCTGAACCATTGAGTTATTCAAACTAGAAAGGTAACCATAGTTATCCCCATACATCTCTGTTGGTTCATATGTATGTTTTAATTGAACCAAATAACTAGACGGACTCCAGACTAATTCAAGTGGACCGATTCCAACATCTTCATTTGGTTTTGGAAACACTCCCGTGAGATTTTGATTTCCAAGATTTAAAATTGTTTTAAGATCTTGAGTTTTTGTTACTCTACATGAATCAATTTCTTTGTAATTGGACATTATTCAAATTCCTCAATAATAGATAAAAGACCTTTGCATCGATTTATATAAGTGTGATCTTTTTTAACCACTTCCATTAAATGGATTATCAAATCTGTATTATATTGATTTTTTATACCCAAGTCATAAATTTCTTGAGCATTATCTGATGTTAAGAGATTATCGCTGATAAAACTTTTTGCATAATCACAATCAGAAACTACTAAACAACCGTAACTGATTGCTTTCATAATTCTATCTGAAGTATAACGATTTATCTTTTGTTCTTTAGGTCTAAAATCTGGAACAAAGATAGATTTTTGCATCAAATACATGTGTTCATCTTCAGTAGCTGGGTTAACCCAAGGATCCCTATGGGTAAAAGGAATATTATTATTTTTAATTATTTCTATAAAGTTTTGATGAAGTGGTTCACAATTAACTCTCGGTGCATGAATAGTTCCTACAAAGTTATATTCATTATCCCTTTTAATTTTTGCCCAATCAAAATTTATTTCATGGGGTAGAAGATTAGTCGCATAATGAAAATGAATTACATTATAATCTTCTATTGAATCATTATCAAATACCACTCCCTTTTCAATTTCAAGGTATCTTTCTCCATCTGGGATTGGATGTTTATATTCAGCTACTCTATAATTAATTAAACCCTTAACCTTTCCCAGATATTTATTCAGATTGGTAAAGGTGTCATATGAAAAGTATATTCCAGATTCTAAAATTGGAACATTATTTTCAGACCTACCCTGGTTATCTACAAAAAATACTGCATTCTCATAATTAAACTCATCTACAGAAGGATAATTACCATCATGAAACCAATAAACTTGACTACCAAGATATTCAAAAGCTTTTTTTAATCCATAATAAATGTATGAATGAGTATGAGATAAATGAGGGTATCCCCATAGAATAATTTTCCTATTCATCTAGTGACCCTCAAATCACATTCACACATTTCTTCAACAAGTTTTTCAAATGTGTATTCAGGTTTCCAACCAAGAACCTCTTTTGCCTTTGTACAATCACCAACTAGAGATTCTACTTCTGCAGGTCTATAATAATCTGGATTAATTTGAACTAATACTTTACCAGTATTTTTATCTATCGCAACTTCATCCTTACCTTCTCCAGACCATTCAATATCGAACCCAATATAGTTGCAAGAAACATTGACAAAATCTCTTACAGAATGTTGTTCTTCCATAGAAACAACATAGTCATCAGCAAAATCATGTTGTAACATTAACCACATAGATTTTACATAGTCTTTAGCATGTCCCCAATCTCTTTTGGCATCCAAATTTCCTAATTCAAGAGGTCCCTTTTTCTGACCATTTTTTATTTCAGAAAGTGTTTTAGTAATTTTTTTTGTTACAAAAAGTTCACCTCTTCTAGGTGATTCATGATTAAAAAGTATTCCATTGCAACCAAAAAGATTATAAGACTCTCTATAATTTTTAGTAATCCAAAATCCATATAGTTTAGAAACACCATATGGAGATCTTGGATAAAATGGTGTGGTTTCTCTTTGGGGAACTTCTTGAACTTTGCCGAACAATTCAGAAGTAGAAGCCTGATAAAATCTAGTTTTATCTACAAGACCCAAAACTCTAATTGCTTCTAGCAATCTAACTACACCAACAGCATCAACATCAGTCGTATAAAGAGAATTTGAAAAAGAAACTTTTACATGACTTTGTGCTGCTAAATTATAAACTTCATCTGGTTGAGTTTCTTGAATAATAGAAGTCACATTTGAAAAATCACTCAAATCACCATAATGCAATTTGATATTAGGATCTACCAACAACTCTTTTATACGATCAGTGCAATCAGATGTAGAATTTCTACGGATGATACCATGAACCTTATACCCTTTACCTAAAAGTAATTCTGCAAGATACGATCCATCTTGCCCAGTAATTCCTGTAATTAATGCTGTTTTCATTTTAAAATTAATAATGAACCTTGAAATCTACTTTTTCAACTTTGACTTGATTATTTAAAATATGATGCTTCAATAAAAGTTCGTTACACCAGTACCCATCAATTTCATTAGACTGATTTACTAAATCATTAAGGTGATTATACACATTGGAGTAAATATTCATTACATTAGTTCTCCCCATTGCAAACCAATCTGCAATCATATCATCTGGTTGATATAAGTCATGATAAATTAATACATTATCTTCAAATTCATCAGTAAACATTTCATCAAATTTTAAAACCAAATGTGGAGCATGATCAATTCTATTTCTAATAACTAAATCATAAGTAACATTATTATCAACACAATATTGATTCTTAATATTATTTGACATCATTATACTATAAAACATGCTATTTGCGGTGTTGCAAATATATTCTTTTGCCGAGTCTAAACCTGATGCAACTTCCAATGCCCAGGTCCATGCCTTAACAAAACAAAGATCTGTAAACTCATATTTCTCATCCCAAAATTTCGGTCTATCGACTAAAATCTTTTTAGGTTTATAATACTGTTTTAATTTTTCAATTGCATTCGAATTTAATCTGTTTCCCTCTCTTCCTGGAATAACAGAATTTGTACTTAAATTATTTTTATCAAACCAAGTATGAATAAACACATCAACATCATTGTGTTTTAATATTGACTCATTTAGGGCATGAAACCCACTATCAATCGATCTGGGTTGCCCAGATAAACAAAGTGCTATTTTCATAATTTTACCAAATTTGGATAATCAGTACAGACACCATAGCAATCAAACTGGGAATAATCTTGTGCTGATTCTTTATTTATTAGGGGGATAATACTGCGATTATTGACAGTGCCCATCAAATCATGTACCCACACATGACCAGTGCTGGTTAAGGTAAAAGAATCTGATTGATGGCAAAAATACTTTACATCTTTATCCTTTAAGTAATATGCAGATTCAACATTCTTACAATGAATCCAGAGATAATCCTTTCTTACATTTAACCAATTATAATCTACCTTATATTGGGGGTCATCATGACCCAACCACAGTTCACCATTAATTGAACGAACATCAATCTCTACATGATATCCATTACCAATTGCACAATCAATATAACTAGGGCGATTTTCTTTATCTGGTATTGGACCACGAATGTTTCCTCGATGAGAAATGATTATCATAGTTCTTCAATCCTCAATGCTTTATCTTCGATGAACAGATCGTAAAATGGTTTATCTGCTCGCAACTCGTGGTACTTTGCACCCCACTCTGCAAGTTGCTGCCTAGTTAGTTCGGTCCAGTCAATCTGTTTTCTAGATCCACGGGCAGTCCAATAAACGATTGTATGACCTTCCTCATAGAGTTTATTGATCTTATCTATATTTTCTTGAATGGGTTTTGCTTTGGTATAATCGTGAGTTGTGCCAAAGTCAACAGAAGTTTCCCGATGACAAATGGTTTCATCAATATCAACATAAATGACTTTCATTGATACATTGTTCTCCTATAAATTTCATTTGGGCAGGTATCAACATCAGAAACTTCTTGTTTGGTCAAGAACTTAATTCCGCCCAGAAGTTTTGCTCCAATAAAAATATCAGCAGATTTTTCACACATTAAAGTTGCAGCAACACAATCTTTTTTAGATGCAGATGCTGTTATTATACCATGATTTTGAAGTAGAATCAACTTCGGAAAGAAACCTTCATGATCTACAAATGCAGAAACATGTTTTTCAACTAACTTTAAAATTGCCTCTCCAGGGGGAGCATAAGGAACTGTACAAGACTTTGTTCCGTTTCTTACAATTTGATCAGGAAACCATCTATGGCTAGCAAACTGATGCAACTGACTTGAACAAAGAATTTTAGTTGTATGTGGTGGATGTGTATGTGCAATAAAATTAATCTCTGGAAAAGTCTTCATAATCCAAGCATGAAATGACGTTTCAATGCTTGGTTTTTTATGTGAAGGATTTAACTGAACTCCATGAATATTACATAGAGTTAGATCTTCCTCTACTAGAGTATGAAGACTTGTCCCACTTGCCTTAATTAAGAATGTATTTTCATTTTGGCGCATAGAAACATTTCCTTCGCCACAAATAGTGTAGTCACATATTTCATATGATAGATCTAGAAGTTCTTTAATTGGTGAAATAGTCATTTTTATAAGAGTAGGGGTGCCAGTTTACTTTATTAAAAAATGTTTGCCAATATTTATAGGTGTTTAAATCATTGGGTGTTCCCCAACAAATATATTCATCAACTTCAAAATTTCTAACAATATATCCTAGTTCAATTGCTTCATTGAGAAGATTATCAATATAAAATTCACCATTGGTTTTTATATTTTTTTCATATAAATTTTTAAGGGAATTGAGATAAATGTCTTTATTTCTAAAGAACATTGTTCCAACAATTGCATATTCCTCTAAAGGATTATTACCAGTGAAATTTTTAACATTTACTTTTCTAATAATATTTTCAGCATCTACATCTAACCAAGAATACATATTGGGATTATAATAACTTGTATAATTGTTTCTATAACTCCAAACTATAATATCATTATCAGTATCACCAACCAATTCTAAAAATTTATCTGCATCGTAAAATACTCCATTATCACAAGTAGAAACAAGGATAGATCCATCACCACAATGTTCTAGAATCTTCTCCGTAGTGCAAGCCTGACCTTCCAGAACTTCATCAATCCATAAAACTTCCCCTTTTGGGTGTGGTGATGTTTGTCTTCTTAAGCAAGCATAGATTGTCCTATCAGTTTTAGGTAAGCAGCGAACTGCTTGTTCAAACATATTCTTATCATTAACTTGAATGAATGGTTTTGGTTGCTCATAACCTTCTTTAGAAAATCTACTACCAGCACCTGCCATAGGAAGTGCAAGAGTGCAGTTCTCAAGTCTAACTTCTTTTTGCCCCTTTAATGCTTTAGAATAATAATCAGACCACTTCAAATACATATCCAAATCAAGAGGAGTTCCCCACTGAAGCATATGGGAAATTTCATAAACTAAAGAAGTAAGATTATCATTATACAAAAAATTATAAATTAGACTTACATAATATTCTCCACTTAAATTTACATCATCATCCATCATCTTTTGAAAATATTTTTTAATATACTTTCCTTTCCCGAAATAATATGTTCCAGTGGAAGCATATTCGTTCATCTTATTGTCAGTAAATGGATGTTTCTCCTGAACTTCTAAAATTTTATTAGAATCATCTACCTTACAAAAAGCATAGTTATCACTACCCAACATGTGGGGGTGAAATCCAGTATAACAAACTACACATCCATCACAATTAGATTCATTCACAAACTTTTCAAAATCATCATAATCCCAATACATTGAGAAGTCGCAGTAGTTAATAATGACTTGCTCTTCATCATCTATAAGATCATATACAAATGAAGTTGTATAGACTGGTCCTTTTTTGTGATTTGATATAATTTCTACATAACTATTATCAACTAAAGATTCTAATAAAAATTTTACATTATATAATTCTTCGTGAATTTTATTTACTATAAAAATAAATTCAGAATTTTTTGGATACAAATCAATGATGTGCTCAATAACCTTTTTACCATCAATCTCAATGAGATATTTTGGAATTTCATAACCGACGTTTGCAAATCGGTTACTCATTCCAGACATGGGTATTATGACTTTCACAATTCAAAAGTGTCTTTAATTTCTTGAATTAGTTCTGCATTATTTGAAGCAACACCCAATCCACAAGAATTTGTAAAATTAACTTTGGGAACTTCTAATTGAGAAAAGAAAAGACCAACAGTATCAGGATTAGAAACAGTATCGTGAAACAAAATTACACCATCCTCTTTAAGGAGAGGTGCCCAAGTCTCACAATCATTTTTACAGTTTTGGTAGTCATGAAGACCATCGATATGTAAAAGATCTATTTCTTTATCCCAAGTTTTTGCAACATCATCAAAATACCCTTTGATGATCTCCAAATTATTCAGTTTAAGCTTTTCTTTAGCCGATATTACAAATTCATAATCACGATCTTGTCGAATTCCATGCTTTGAAATATCAAAACAATCTATACCATAAACTACATTTTCTTGACACATTGCCATGACAAATGCAGAATAACCATAGTCAACTCCCAATTCAACTGTAATTTCAGGTTTGATTCTTTCAATCAACCATTTAACAAATTCATAGTGACCTTTTGGAGGAACATTCCAAGCAGATGGAATTGCTCCTAGAATTTCACTCACATTGTCATCATCGAGAGATAAAACATATTCTCTCCAATCTTCTCTTTTATTTTCAAACCAAGAAAAATTTTCAACCATTTAATTGCTCCTTAATCCAATTGTAAGTTTTACTAATTCCTTCTTCAAGGGTTTGGGAATAATCCCACCCAAGTTTTTCACGAATCAAATCATTATTAGAGTTACGTCCACGAACACCCAAAGGACCAGGGACATGATTCTTCTCAACTTTTTTACCAGCAACTTTTGCAGCAGTATCTGCAAGTTGATTAATAGTGACCATTTCTTCAGATCCAATATTCACAGGACCGAGAAAATCAGATTGCATTAAACGACGAGTTGCTTCAATACATTCATCAATGTAGAGGAATGAACGAGTCTGCTTACCATCACCCCAGATCTCAATTTCACCAGCGTCTTCAGTAAGTTCTGCAACCTTACGGCAAATTGCTGCAGGTGATTTTTCTTTACCACCAGTCCAAGTTCCTTCAGGTCCAAAAATATTGTGATAACGAGCAACTCTTACAGGAATCCCGTAGTTGCGGTGATAGGCAAAGTAAAGACGTTCAGAGAAAAGTTTTTCCCAACCATACTCTGAATCAGGGGCAGCAGGGTAAGCATCGGATTCTTTTAGACCTGGGTTATCTACATCCATCTGTGCATATTCTGGATACATGCAAGCAGATGAAGAATAGAAAATCTTTGTTGTATTTTTTCCACACTTCTCATTCAATTCTTTAACTGAACGAAGAACATTTAAATTGATAGTCGCAGAATTATTCATAACATCTGCATCATGATCACCCGTAAAAATATATCCAGCGCCGCCCATGTCAGCAGCAAACTGATAGATCTCATCAAAGGGTTGGATGTAACGATAAGGAACAGAGTTATAAAAGTTACCTCTGTCACCTTTATATTCAACAACCTTACTTACAAAATTTGCATTAGTAAGATCTCCTCTAATAAATTCATTTGCTTCATGTTTAGAATATTCTGGATACTTAAGGTCTACACCACGAACCCAATAACCTTCGGATCGCAGTCTACGCACCATATGACTTCCAATAAAACCACCAGCACCAAGTACAAGTGCTTTCTTGACGTATTGACTCATAGATAAAAATTACTCCTAGTATATATTCTACATTACAAACAAGTAGTTTGCAAGCCCTTTTCTAAAGAGATACTTTGATTGAATCCCAAAGATTTAAGTTTACCAACATTCAAGTAATAATCAAGTGCTGGATTAGGTAGATAATTAATTGTACTTTTGCTATCTAATATTTTTTTACTATATTCAACAGCATCTTTAAATTCTGTAATTACTCCAGTTCCTATATTATAAATCTGATTAGTTTTCGAGTTATTCATTAATTGATAAAAAGCATTGCAGACATCATCTACAAAAATAAAATCTCTTTTGAACTTGCCATAGTTGTAAAGATCTACATCTTGATCATTTTTTAATAGATTAATGATATAACCAATAACATTTTTCTTAAAAGAGCAATTCTTATCTTTACCATAAACATTTGCTAATCGAAAGATACGATACTTAACTCCAAATGTTTCGCAGAATGTTATTAACATCTGCTCTGCAGTTCTTTTAGTTATTGAATAAAACCCTTTAGGATTACAAGAATCTTCCTCAGAAGCATTAATCACTTCAGAACCATAGACAAATCCAGAACTGACAAAATTAAAAGTGATATTTTCACTTCTACAGTTATCTAGAACATCCATCAATACATTTAGATTTGTATTAATATCTACGTGAAGGTCTTCGTAGATATTATGATTGGTGGTTGTGCTGATGCAATACAAGATATTATTAGTCTCTGGAACTTTCTGGTCTCTTGGAATTTTTACTCCACCATAAAGTTCGCAGAACCGACCACCAATAAATCCAGTCGCACCAAATACAGATGTGTCACTCATACTTATCACAATCCTTAAATGATACTCCCTTAAGATCTTTGTCAGAAAGAATCGGAGATGCTAAATTCCAATTAATATTCAAATCTTCATCATTCCACAAAAGAGTACGTTCATGTTCTTGGTAACGATAATCAGTTACCTTATATAATACTTCTGCTTGATGTGAGAGAACACAAAAACTATGAGCAAATCCAGGTGGAACCCATAACTGTTCAGATCCTGGCGAAAGTTTAACTCCTATCCATTCTCCAAATGTTGGGGAACTTTTACGCAAATCAACAATTACATCATAAATCTCACCAGCAATACATCGAACAAGTTTACCTTGTGCATGTTCAATCTGATAATGCAAACCTCGTAAAACATTTTTTGTAGAAACTGAATGACAGTCCTGTACAAATTCATAATTTCCAATAATTTTTTGAATATCACGAAGATTAAAAGACTCAGTGAAAGAACCTCGACTATCTTCAAAAATATTTGTGCTAATAATGTATGCGTCTTTTAGACTAGTTCCGATTGCGTTCATACCATTTAATTGTTTTATCAAGTCCATTTTCAAAAGTAAATCTAGGAGACCAGTCCAATTTATTTTTTATCTTTGTAATATCTGTAGAATAACGACGATCATGTCCCAGTCTATCATCTACATATTCTATCATATCTTCAGTCATATTCATACGCTCTAAAATCATCTTAACCAAATCAATGTTGCGAAGTTCGCATTCACCACCTATATTATACTTTTCACCAATAGAACCCCTTTCAGCAATTGCTGAAAGTGCCTCACAATGATCTTGAACATATAACCAATCCCGAATTTGTTTACCATCACCATAGATAGGAACTTTCTTACCAACTAAAAGATTGCTAATAGTTTTAGGTATCATTTTTTCATGATACTGCCTTGGTCCATAGTTATTAGAACAGTTTGTAATTATGGTGGGCAACCCATAAGTATTATGATATGCCATTACAAAATGATCACTTGCTGCTTTAGATGCCGAATATGGATTCCTTGGAGAATAATTAGACTCTTCAGTGAATGAACCCGCATTTATGGAACCATAAACTTCGTCTGTAGAAATGTGAAGAAACTTTTCAATTCCATTCTTAACAGCAAGATTTAAAAGATTAACTGTTCCCTCAATATTTGTATGAATGAATTCTGAACAATTTTTAATTGAGTTATCAACATGACTTTCTGCAGCAAAATGAAAAATTGTTTTAATTTTGTGCTTATCAAAAACATATTGACAACTCTGTTCAGAAGCAATATCAATTGTATAAAATTTGACTGGATCTGGTATGTTGTGCCAGTCTGCAGCATATGTCAATTTATCAATACAAATAAGTTCTTCATCAGTTTTTGTCGATAAGTGATGAAGAAAATTACTTCCAATAAATCCTGCACCACCTGTAACTAAAATTGCCATTGATTAATCACTTCTTAATGAATATTTTTCTAAAAGTTGTGGGGAGTATTGTTCTAAAACAGGTGCATCTCCACTCTCTTCTCTTTTTTTCTTCTCAAGATCATATACTCTATTTCTAATTTCAGTTGAAGAATACTTATGTTTTCTCAAATGATAAAATAAGTCTATATCATGATCAATACAATACTGTTTACCAGTAAAGTCTCTATCTACATACTCTTCACTCAAAAAACGGATATGAATTGTTTGAGTTTGAATTAGATTAAGTAAATCTTCTTCAGTCTCATAAACTAGAATCTCATCAACATATTTACATGCTTGAAGTTGAACATAACGTTCATATACAGATTGAGCTGGTTTATTTTTAACACCAGGTCTATCAATTGTTGGATCAACTTGAAGTGCAACTTTAAGATAATCACACATTTCTTTTTCCATTTTGAGCATTGTAACATGCCCAGCATGAAATAAATCAAACGAGCTACAATTAAATCCTATTTTCATATGAGTATTGTTTTTTTTATAATTATACTAAAAAAGATGGGTTTATGCAACCCACCTTCATGTACTCAGGCTCGCCACCAATTCTTTGACTGGAAATTGGAAACCAGGCGGGAGAGAGTCCCATCCGCACCACTTGCTTTTTAATGGAAAAGCAAGAAACCATAAGGGGTCAGATTGACTCCACCACTTGGTTTTAGGAAACCAAGAAAAGTTGGGTTAACTTTGATAGTTCGGTAATACCAAAGAATGCTATCAGAAATAGCACGTCCCAGAGTTTAAGTTTGATAGCAAAAGGAATACCAAAGAGTCCTCCGATAAACTTAATTGCTAGACCAAACTTAAAGTTTCCCCACAACATAACTTGATAACCAAGCATTAGGAGAAAGTTTCCAAGATACCTCAAGATACTTGATTTAGACATAAGGGGTTTGCTCCCGACCAGGGCTTAGTTTTGAGTCATAACCGAGACTATTCATCATCGTCTTTTACATAACAAGGAACTCGATCTGGATCTAACCATTTCGCATACTCAATATCCTCCATTGCAGTAGAACATTGTAGAACATTATCAAAAAGATAAATGTCATTCCAGCGTTTTGTATAGTAATTTTGTTTTTGTAAACGATAATCGGGGTTACCGTTTATTTCAAGGATACCTGCTTCAACAAAACGATATCCTTCACGCTCCAGGAGAACCTTACTCACGCTTCAACTGCCTCAAGATCGCTGGCGACATACTCCATAAGCATTTCGTAGTCGTCAAGGGGGTCACCAGAAAATACCACTCCTTCATTTTCGTAGAAGCGGCGCACCTTTTTATAAAGTTTCGGACTCTTTACATCAAGATAGATTTCCCCGTTAGCAGCAAGACGGAGAGTGCTAACATCTTTTTTGAATTTTTGAATCAGAGACATTGTTTTGAATTGTTGCCTTAGTATTATAAGGGTTGTTGAGTGTTTAGTCAAGTGTGCCAGTGAAGTAACTGGCAATCGGGCATAGAGGATTTGAACCTCTGGCCTTTCCGCCCCAAACGGAACGCGCTACCAAACTGCGCTAATGCCCGTTGCGTTGAGTGGTCTTGCCTCCCAACAGAAGTAATTATACTACTTCTTGTGCCCCCTGTCAAACGGAGCCCAGTGCTGCCATCCGTATTTATGAATTGCCCAGATACCCATAATAGGCAGAACAATCAAAAGATATCCAATAATACCAAGAGTATAAGGATTTTCTAATACCCATCTTGCAAAGTGTCCCATTAATATCCCCTCCAAGTCTTAAATTCGTAGTAAAAATATTGGTCAAGAATTTTATCATCTAATGGAGCATTCTCTTCCCTATGTGCCCACTCAACACAGAAATCTACAATCTTATGGTCGTGTAATGAACTATGTCCCCACATTCTTACGAATGCAGTTGCAGCAAAGTGATATCGTTGCCTAATGTGCGGTTCCGTTTCCCTTATAATCTTTGGAGTCATAGTATCCTCCTTTTGTTCCGAAATAGAGTGTTGTTAAAACAAACGGGACTGAAACAAATAAAAGTGCTTTTGCGAGTAACATTATGAAAATACTCCTGGAACATAATCAATTCTTTCACGAAGTTCATCTAGAAGGACGCCATACTCCTTGAACCTTCTATCACCAGCAATGAAACATCTTTGTCTCATCCATACTGCATCTGCGATTAATTTTAGTTCGTAATCTGAAAAATCTTTAAAGCGTTCCATATTTCTCCTAGTGGGGTGGATATGCATGATTGAGTCCCCATACAATGAAGCACCCTATCGCACCAAAAATAGTTAATGCCTTGAACAATAGATTAGTATTCATTATCCTCATCCTCGTAAGTAGATGGTTCTTCTATCTTTTGCTGTAAAACTCTTTGTTGTAGTTCTTGAATATCTTCGTCCGTAATAGATATCATTTGTCCTTGAGTAGTTCTTCTATTCTTTGACGCATATTTATGCTGTCCTGTTTCATATAGTCCCGAAGAGAATATCCCTTCTGACCTCTCATAATACAGGTGCCTTGATAGAACATCGTGGCTGCAAATACTAACAGGAGAACGATACCAATTATTTCAGGGTAATGTTGAGCCATGGTAGTACTGGTGGAATAACTCCGATAAGTCTTAACAATCCTTCAGCAAATAGAGCAAGAACCACCCAACCAACACACATAGAAATAATGGAAGCATTCCGATTGTGTTGTCGTATAGCAGCATCAATCATCTCCTGGACTTCAGAACGAGATACATAATCGTCATCAAACGGTTCCATCATTTCTCATCTCCAAGAAACTTTGCAAGAGGATCCTTGCGAGTTTTAACTATTTCAACTGCTCTCTTGTAGAACATATTATCCATGTTCCCAGAGGCTTCAAAAGTCTCCTTGATCTTCACCCAGTTCTCATAGGTGTGCTGATCCATAGGTTTAAAGTTTGAATACTACTAGTTATGCTAGTGAGTAATTCTACTATGTCAAGTTTGTGTTGATATAAAAATATACATTAAGACAATCTTAAAATTGTAATATTTTTTTTAAACGGAAAGGGTGGGATTCGAACCCACGGTGCTATTAACACGACAGTTTTCAAGACTGTTTCCTTAAACCACTCGGACACCTTTCCATATAAATGGGAAATGCTAGATTTGAACTAGCGACCTCTGCGTTATCAGCACATTGCTCTACCGCTGAGCTAATCTCCCATACGGAGGATGTTGGATTTGAACCAACGGATGCACTTAAAGTACATCGGGGGATTAGCAATCCCCTGCATTAAACCTAACTCTGCCAATCCTCCTATCGGATTTCAAAGTCTAGGCGTTTTACTTTACGCTGACGCCTTGCTTCCTGAAAAGCAAGATCTTCGTTTGAAAGAACACCAGACTTTGATTTTGTATGATAGGAGTTTAGCATAACGACAGATGATAAGTCAACTGCAGAGATCTTATCACCACGAATAGTTGACATATTGGGACAACCACACGTCACAGTTTTAGTAGGATGCCCCTCTAACTCCTTACCACAGGAGCGGCATCTGATTCTTAAATTATCCATTTTATACTATTTTTCAGTAAATGAACGCAACATCCAAATGTATTTTCCGTGTGCTTCGTTTAGATCATCAAGAAGATTAATCGTTCCTCTTGACTTTTGCTCTTCCGCTTCAACAGCAGCAGCATCAAACATAGCAACTATTTTTTTATGATCCTCAAGAAGATCACGAATCATTTCCATTGAAGAAATGTTAGTCTTTGCTTCAGAAACCCCAGAAACTTCCAATACTCGTGAAAGAGAACTGATAGGTTTAATACCTAAGAATCTCATATGTTCTGATAATCTATCAATCTCTTCCTGAATAGTAAGATATTGCTCCCCAAACAAATCATGAATCTGTTTAAAGTCTTCCCCTACAACATGCCAATGATAAACCCAAGTTTTCTGAAAGAGTAAAAAGAGCGATGCTTGCGTATCACTCAGAAGTTTATATAGAGATTCCATTATACTTCTTTTTGAAAGTATTTATAAAAGTGCCCGATATAGGTTCCGCCCCTACCGATGCCTGCTTGTAAGGCAGGTCCCTTCACTAGCTGGGTCATCGGGCAAAAAATTAAAGTTTTTCCATCATATATTCTACAGTATTTGCTACATCATTCATAGCGTTCCGTAAATTTTCTCTTTGACCCGACTCTTGCCTTACGACTGGGCGATGGTCGTCTGTAAGAGTCCAACGCCATTGATTCATATCCTTACAAAACCAGAGATTAATTTTCATTCTTGAAATACTCTAGTTCGATCCATTTGAGAAGAGTATTGTATGAATAGATTGCTGCTTCATTGCAATTATTCTTTTTCATATCTTGAATATAAAATTCAAGAGCATCAATAACCATCTCACGATCTTTTTGGGAAATAAGAGACATAAACCTCCTAACTCGTTATCTATAATACATTAAAAAGGGGGTCTTGTCAACCCCCCATTCTATATTATGTAGTTAGGTATCAGAAGGAATAACGCACCTTCAGTTCACCGCCCATATCAAACACTTTGGACAGTCCACCATATTCACCAGTCACTTTGGCATTCACACCAACATTCTTGGAAACTTTGGATTTCACACCAACTTCACCAACGGTCACATACTCATTACGGGTAGAACCAGTATTCCACTCATAACCAGGACCGATCTCACCAAAAACAACAACGTTCTTGGCAACTTTATCTTCATAACCGATACGCAGTTCGGTTTGTGCGGACTTATAGTTGCCGTCAGAAAGAGCAGTAGTGGTCTTGCTTTCTACATAAGGGCCAGCAAATGCAGCCGAAGCAAGGAAAGGAGTTGCAGCAACAGCTGCGATTGCGGATTTAAACATAATAGTACCTCTATATTTTCTCGCAGAGTTTCCTGCGGATGTAAGGAGTTTCGACAAACTCCCTTTAGTTCAGTGACTCAACAAGTATTTGAGGTTTCATCACTTGATTTATTTAGATATTAACGGGAATTCGGTTTCCCGAAGCGGAGTATCGGATTCGAACCGACGACGAACTGCTTGGAAGGCAGTCATTCTACCACTGAATTAACTCCGCAAAGTGGGGGATTTCTCCCCCAACACACTTCCTTCACACAAAAGAAAGTATAAGACATAATATGAATTATGTCAAGAGCCCCCGCTCGGAATCGAACCGAGAATCTTCCGCTTACAAGGCGGATGCAGTAACCGTTATGCTACAAGGGCAAATGGGTAACGAGTGCCCGTCACCCGCAGAAGACACTTTCTGCAATTTTCACTGCATTAGAGGGCAGTGAATAAAAACATTTCCAGTAGCCGCTCTTATCTCCCATAAGGAAGATGTAGGCATCGAACCTACAAAGGACAGTCCCGAAGAACTGCTGGGAATTCCACCCAGAATGTAGTTTAGAAGAATCAGACATTTCCAATCCCTCTAACTCCCCAACCTCGATTCGAACGAGGGACAGCAAAATTAACAGTTTTGAGTTCTACCACTGAACTATTGGGGAATGGTTTGGAGCATTATACTCCAAGCAGGGCAGGAGGGATTTGAACCCCCATCTTACATCTTAGAAGGATGGTGCATGATCCGTCATGCTGCTGCCCCGTGTATGAAAGTATTATATCAGTCCTTGGGGCAGTCGTCAACCCAAGGAGCACAGATTCTCATTTCTCCACCAAGCAGTCTCTGTGCCTCGCTGCCGTCTGGTGGTTTCTCAACATATCTAGGTTTCTTTATTAATTCGTTAATAATGCGATCATATTCAGGTGTAACATCATCAATCGCACGATCAACATCGCGTTTGATTCTACGCCCTAACTTCGCAGGATCTTTAATAACAAACTCATTAAGAATAGTTTGTGGGAAATATTTTCTTTGAATCTCATCCAATAAGTCCCAAAGTCCATCTTGAGATACCCCAGTGCATTGTGAGAGTGCTGCGATAATGGACAATAATACTATTCCGATTATAGCATATTGCTTTATGTCTGGTTTTTGTTTTCCAAACTTAAACATAAAAGCGCAGCACTCTTACTATGTATCACTCCTCTTCAGTAAATTCTGCAGTAGTTTTTTCTGTTGATTTTGGTTCTGGAAGGGTTACACCGATTTGAGTCAAATACTCAATTGCACCTTGGACTTTCCAAAACAATTCTCTATTTTGAGAAATTTGCTGATCTAAAGTAGATCTTTGTTGTAAAAGATTTTGAAGATGTTCTTGTTGTTCAGTCATTGTTCTATAAAAAGTAAACAGTAAAAAGTAAGGGGGAGTCATTCCACTCCCCCTATATATCAAACTTCTACCATGATCAGTTTGGAAGCATACTCATGAGCATACGAAGTGCGGGCGCCATGATGCCCCCAACCAATCCAACTATACGCATAGTCCATATAACGGTTAATCGATTTACCAGGAGTCTTCATACGCTCCTCAATCTTTTGCCATTGGACCTCGTTTGTAAGATAACGAAGTTGCGTATCCAGAGATGATGGTGACCCACCATTCCTTCTAGCAAAATCACCCAATCCATAATATCTGTTGGCAGATGTCCATTGAATCAGTCCGTAACCGCCGTAGCAATTACGCCAACTGGTTCTGCTACCACCTTCGCAAATGTTAGGAATAAAAGTTGATTCCTGACGAATATTACCCATGATGGTAGCAAGGGCGTTTCTGTCTTTAATACCACGATCCTGGAAGTATGCCAGGGTAGCATTCTCATGTTCATTACACCCTTTACAAATTAGCCTTTTCTCTTTTGGCTTTTCAGCGGGAGCAACCTCTTTGGTCGCTGTCGGTGTTTCAAACTCCTTAACGATTGCAAATGGCGGAGCATCTACAGGTGGAGGTGGAAACAGGGGCAGTGTTGCCGCATTGGTTGTAACCGTTGCCAGGAGAGGCAGGGCTACTGTAAAGAAATTTTGCACTAGTTTTAATTGAACTCTACATCCGTATAGAAAGGGGGTACACCCTCTTCTCAAAGGGCACTTTCCACGGCTCTAATTGTCACTCAAAGTCTCATTACGAGAAAACCCACCATAAGAATGGGTTTGTTCATAATAAGTTAATATTTATGATTTGTCAAGATGCCAGTTTAGAAAATGTCTTTCCTAAATAAGCTAGGTTCATATTTAAAAAAATGAAAAGACTTCTATTAGCCTTTTCGTTATTCTTTACTACTCCTGCTTTTGCTGGTGAAATTACATCCAAAATCGTGGATTCAATACAATTAAGCGTTCAGGGTGCAGCGGTACAATCAGAGAGAGTCGGTGGACAATATGCCGTCTCTGGTACAAATATCAACGTAACAACTCTTGGTGGAGTTGGTAGTGCAGGTTCTTATGCGATCAACACAAACGGACAAGCATTTAGTTTCTCCGAATCATCAATTACTGCAGATACTGTTGTCACCACTCAGTCGGCAGCTTCTGGAACAATTGCTTCTCCCAACCTTTACAGCAACTCTACTACTCAGTTAGGTGGAGACAAGGGTTCTCTTGCAGGTACACTTTCACCAACAAGTATTCCTACTATCACTGCAGGTGGTCCTGGAAGCACTGGTACTGCACAAAGAACCATCGAGTTAAGCGTATTCAAGTGAGACACATAACTCCCGTTTTGCTGCTTGCAACGGGACTTATATCTCCCTGTTATGCAGCGCCTGTCACTCCTAATTTTACGAGTGGCACGATTACTTCTGAGACCAGAACTCGCACTGAGGTGGTTGAAGTTATCAAACAAATAGAATATACAACTGGAACATCTTATACTGTCACTGGTACTAATATTAATATACCTGACCGTCCTGGTCCAGGCACGAACTACACAATTCAAACGCAAGGTGCTCCGTTCCAGTTTAGTGAGACTTATCTGACTCCTGGAATTGCGAAAGAAACATGGATAGATCGCAAAACAGTAGAGGAATCTACTACAAATTCATTGTCGGTCTTTACGCAATAGTATTTGCTCTACCAGCAACTGCTCAGCAAGCACCGTCTAATACGAATATTGCAGGACCCTCAGCATCTGCCACTGGTAATGTAACCAATCAGGCAGTTCAAGTGCTTCAGGGTCCTTTTGCTGTGAATACTTATGGTTCTGGTGTTTCATGTCAAGGTCCAACATTAAGTCTACAAACATTTGGATATAACAGTATTGCAGGTAGTAATGATCCAACATCTTATCAGACCAGTTCATTCAATGGAGGACTCTCTGCAGGGTTCTCTATACCGCTTGACGGGTCATTTCAAGAACTATGTAAGACAAGAGTGAGAACTGAAATATCCAGACAGCAGGCAGAGGCAGACAAGGCACGACTTGATTTTGAATTGGTGCGTCTACTTAAATGTGGTGAGGCAATTAAGTCAGGTATTACATTTCATCCAGAAAGTCCCTATGCAAAAATATGTGCTGATGTAGTTGTTAAGTATCCCAGAGTACAGGATGTAGTCAATGGAAATAAAAATAATCAGTCCATCGTCCGTAAGAATTGAAGAACCACCAATCATTCCTACGATAGAACCTCCTGTTACAAGAAGAGCGGAACGAACTGTAACACGTGGATTAGAACTTCCAATTATCAATATTCCAGACCCATCATTCAAATATCCAGTCATTGATGTTCCGACTCAAGAAGAGTTTGATGCTGCGGTAAGAGCAGAACAAAAGAAACAAGAAGAGGAAAAAGAAGAAAAAACTAGAAGTCTTCCTGACTCAAAACCAATCGTTCCACAAGTTCAAGTTCCTCAAGAGTCAGTACAAGACAAAATTATCAAAGAAACCAATACAGAAAACAACAATTTAGGAGTTCCTGTCATTGAAGTACCAATCATCGGGGAAGTTCCAGTCCCACCTAAAGAGCAGGTTATTCTTGCTGGCACCACTGCTACTGCTTCTGTTGCTGCGGCTCTTGTTGGCAAATCTTTGGTGGAATGGATGGTAAAGAAGATGAAACCAGTTGTTGAACAGATATTCGTAAGGGGTAAGAAACTCTTGAGTAGAGATCTTACCCCATATGAACTTCAGATCTACTTTGCGTTTGAGAAAAGTCAGTCTCTGAAGAAAGTTAATAAGTTACTTAAAAAAGAACAAAAGAAAGAAAAGAAAGAACAATACAAAAAGTTTCACGAGAAGTGATTACTTCTTACGCTTTGCATCCAGTTCAGCAAAGTTCTTGACCTTGGTGCCGCCATCATAAGACCAAGCATATCCCTCAATAATCATTTGGTCGTTGAGAGATGTTGGTTCATCATTAATAAACAAGTGTCCGATGATCCTACCATACTTCTCCGTAGAATCAGGAAGTTCTGTCTTGATTAGAATGTTTTTAGCATTTTCACAACGATGCTTCAACCATTCTTTTGATTCAAGTCCGTATTTTTTCTCATTCGCATCAGCGGTGCGGCTTTCAGGAGTATCAACCCCAGCAAGGCGAATGCGTTTAGTGAGAGATATGTCAAACCCCAAATCAATATCAGCGTCAATAGTGTCCCCATCGACTACTTTATGGATTGAGCGAATACGATATATGTATGGGTCTTTATTATCCATTAGAAAGGAAACTTAATACTCGCAGTATTTAGTTTCGGAATAGATAATTTTTCAAATGCTCTGTTGACTTGATTCTCTACAACCTTACCAACAAACTCTTCTGGGTTGTTTAGAATTGCTTCTGCTCTCTTATAAGTCACATAAGCACCATAACAAAGTGCTCCACTAATGAGAAGGCTTGTCGTCGATAGAATGATTGCTAGGTTCTTCATTTTTCATTTCCTCATTTGCTAATCGTAATATGTAGAAGATCACATATGCAGTAAAAGCAAGTCCACACCCAAGTAAAGTCAACACTCCCCAGGGAAAATCATTCATTCCAACCTCCTTCCTGTTTATGTATCCAAACTTTCAAATTTTTTACATATTTTCTTAATGTTTCTGCTTGAGAAAGATGCCAATCATCACCTGTCATAAGATGCTGCCGCATATGTTCATCGACAGCATCCAGACATTTCTTAATTACAGGATTCCAGGGTTCCCTTATAGGATTGTTCCACTCTCGTGGCATAAAACCTCACTTTTTCTTTCCACCGTTTTTTGCTTTTTTAGCAGTCGCATTACCTTGATTCTGTTTAGAGTTTTTACTTCCAGTAGAACCTTTTTTACCTTTGTTTGCGGACTTTGCCATCAAACTCCACCTGTTCTTGGTTGAACTTGTCCTTCAAGAACTTCAACTCTTTCTTCAAGAGATACAGTTGCTTCAGGAGCAGGTGGTTCTGGTGGTGCTTCTACAACTTCTTCTCTGCGTGGCTCTTCTTTCTTCTCATCATCCTCACCACCTTTCTTCATCGTGTTAATACCAAATGTGGCAGCGGATGCTGTAAAGACTGTAGCAATAAAGGTAGGATCCATTTTGGATAGCATACCAGCATAGCTAGCAGTAAGAAGAGCAGCAGACCAACTCAAGATAGAAATACGAATAATCTGACTCATACATTTACCTTTCTTGTCGTTTTCCATTTTAGTTTGTGTGTGAAGTTAACCTTTTTTCCAAGCTTCACCTTCTGCTTTTCTTCTACGTGCTAAACCTGCTTCTACATTTGAACCAGGATTTCTGTAAAGATAAAGCGCATCGGGCACCAGATCCCATTCTTTATTTTTTAGGCGTTTAGTAATAGTATTGAAGTTATCACCACCGTAGAAACCAGCCCCAAGATTATAAGCAAAGCTAAGAAGAGCTCCTCTTTTTCCATCTGACATTTCATTCCAGTGTGGGATTTTACGAAGTGATGGAAGAAAATTATGCTTACACTCTTCAATCAGAAGTTCATCTGCTTCTGCTTGTGTAATTGTATCTCCCATGTGGAATGGTTTACCATTTTTATCTCTTGTACATCCCCAACCGATTGTGATTGGAAGTCCACCCGATAGAGGATCAGGATAGGCATTCAGTCTACATCCTTCAAACTCTTTGATAAGTTTGATACCCATCATTGGAACATCACCACCTGTTACAGGAGCTGCAGCAGCGGGTGCCGGTGCAGCACTAGTCTTTTTTCCACGATAAATCTCTGCCCAATCTACATTATCCTCCAAAAACTTAACTGGTAGGTTGTCTTCTAACCATTGAACTGCCTTCACATGGTTAGGGTTCTTCTCATCATAGAATTGAAAGAAGTTATGTAAATCAATTCTTGCCATTGTTGCCTCCGAAGTATTTTTGATAAAGTTGATTTGCTTCTAAGTGTTTACCATGATTTGTAAGATCCTTAATGATCTTAAGCATCTTTCTCTTAAAATTAATCGAAGATTCTTCCCCATCCATCATTACCTCCTGGGCACCAACGATACTTCAACATAGCCTTTGTATAAATGGTCTTCTTACCGTTGGTAACAGGACCAGTGTAGTTGTCATTACACGAACCATATGGGTCATTACAATAGTAACCTTTGCCATCTGGTGTTTTACCGATGACTACAACCATGTGCCCACCAGTAGGAGCAGAAAGAGGACCCCTGTGGAGGATACCAATAACGACAGGTTTCCCAGCGTCAAGACTTTTATCAATGTCAGCAAAAGAAAGATTGTAACTAAAGTGTGACTTAACTCCATAACCTGCCAGAACCTTTGTCTGAACCGCATGGTCAGTCGTGTCACCAATCGCAAATACTTTCTTGACATACTCATCGTCGCCTTTGATGCTGCCTGGCTTGAGGAAAGCAAGGCACATAGCGCACGATGAACTGTTACAAGTTCTATGTGCATCTCTATAGTTATCTACTTGATTAAAGTATGGAACATCGAGTACTGCTGGTGTTGGTGGTTTTGTTCTGTAAATACCAATCCAGTCAGTCTCTGCGTCATCTAGGAATTGAGCAGGAAGGTTATCTTCTAACCATTGAACTGCCGCTACATGATTTGAATTTTTTTCGTCGTAAAATTTAAAAAAATTGTGAAGGTCTAGTGTCATCTCCCTCTCCTATGAACTCTAATGAGAAAATGTCATGATCAGGAATTTCTGGATTCAACCATTCACGAAATTCAGATTGAATCGCATGGGCATCTTCAATGTTCTTTTCACAGAGAGTATGAATACGGTCAACTGCCCAATCATGTGTTTGGCGAAGAGTCTTTTCCAAAGTTTCCATAATCTTTTCGCATATAGCGTCCTAGAATATTGCTATTATAGTACGCAGGAGAACCATCGTCAAGAGACTCGATCAACACATTATTTAGGAAAAGTTGTTTTGTTTCTTCATAGTTACACTGTCCTTTGGTTCGATGGAGGCTAAGTATTCTTCTGTCGCAGGATGCTTTTCCCCAAACGTCAATGTCTGCTTTAAGTTCTGGGCAGGAACCGTAATACTTTTTCCAATCAGACTCTGATTTAACTTTTCTACTTTTTCCTTTTGGTTTACGAAAACTCCACAGATACTTCCTCCCAATATATTTACGACCAGTTGGACGGCAATGTATAAGATATACAAAACCAAAATAATCTTGAATATGATCAGAATCAAATACTTCCCCATTGTAGATCCAGGGATTCTCATAGCTCATATTAAAGTATCTTATGAGCTATTATTTATCTTCAACGGGAACAAAGCAATTCTAGCAATAAAAAAGCACCCCTGTCAAGAGGTGCTTGAGATTATGTTAGAAAACTTAAGCTTGATTTTTCGATTCTTTTCCTCTATTTGAACTAGAAGTTCCTCTAGCAAGTCTCACACCCGTCGCTTTAGGTGCAGGTGGTTCTCCATATTGACCACCGCCACTAGGTCCAGGAATTCTTGGACCAACATCTTGCTTATAGCGATTTTTTAACTCATCCCTTCTATTGTTAAAATCATCAATTCTACTTGGAATGGTAAAACCAACACCACCCTCAACAATACTCTTAATCATTTTAGAATCCATCTCAAGCATTACATAATGCGCTTCGTCTACGGTATCTACGTGCCCGTTCTCCAGGAGATAGTCAAGAACGAGATCATAAGCATCTTCATACTCATAACCTGCTGCAATCTGAGTTTTTGCAGGTGCTACTGGCGCTGGAGTCTTAGTAGCAGCAATAGCAGCGGTTTTCTTAACTTCAGGTGCTGCTTTGAATGCATTTGGATTTTGAGTTAATGATTGATTGCCAGCACCCAATTTAGCAACTTCTGGTGCCTGAACTGAAGGAGATTTCATAGGAAGACTAGATCTCATATCCTTCATTAAAGGATTGTCAGTCTGCTGTGTTCCACGAATTCTTGCCTTTTCAGCAGCTGCAGCAGCAAGTTTTGGATTTGCCTTTGCCCACTGATCCATTGCAGAAAGTTTTGGTTCTGATGCTTGTGGTTTTGATGGAACAACTTTGGGTGCTGCTGGTGATGTAGATGCTGCTGTTCGGCGTTGCGGTTGGGGCGATTCTTGTCTAGGAGAGTTTGGATTGATAGCTGGTTTAATTCCAACAGCTTGTTGTGCTTTTGCAATATTCTGTGGTGTATACTTTGGATTTATGGCTTTGGTTAAATTATCCTTATTCCATCCATTATTGGGTCCACCTCTAGCTTTTTGTCTATCCAACATTCCCTGAATAGCTGCCTGCTGCATTTGCTTAGGACTGCTACCTGCAGGTGCCGCTGACCTTTCCCTATCTTTGGATGCTTGTATAGCAGTATTTTGTTGGGATCTCTTCTTATTTCTAGATGCCTCTGCTCTGGCAGCTGCATCTTGTGCAGCTCTAATAGTAGATGCATCATATTGACCTTCATTCAAAACTTCTTGCTCAGAAGAAACAATACTTTCATATAAATTTGCAATCTCATTCAGGTTACTCGAAGAAAGAGTCATCTTGCTAATACGTTTTACTTTCTTTTATTTATAAAAAAAGAGGGTCCGAAGACCCTCTGTATTAAAGTTGGAATCCTGCAAAGGAATCTTTTGTAACGTCTTGTTTGATTCCTCCAACAATGTAAGACTCAACTTCAGTTTCTTGTGGGGCAACTTGAAGACCTTTCGAAGAAATCCAATGCTCAGTCCATGGAAGTGGATTATTCTTTGCTGAAATATCATAAAGTGGGCGAAGACCAATTGCCTTCATTCTACGATTTGCAATCCATTCAACATACTGCTGCAACAGTTTGTCATTCAGACCAATCATAGAACCATCCTTGAACAAATATTCTGCCCAAAGTTTTTCCTGATTGACTGCATTATCAAAAGTCTTATAAAACCACTGCTCTTCCTCTTTGGCAATAAGTGCCATCTCAGGGTCATCACCCTCTTTCCATTTATTCAGAATGTTTTGAGTGATAACCAAATGTTGATTTTCATCACGAGCAATTAATGAAATTATCTTTGCACTTCCCTCCATAAGCTTGAGCTCGCCAAACGCAAAACTACAAGCGAAGCTGACGTAAAAGCGAATACCTTCAAGAATATTAACGTTTGCAACTGCTCTGAACAATTTACGTTTGAGTTCATACCTTGCTTCTCGTGCGTATGGTACTTGTTCTAATGCGTGAACCCACTCATTTGAATTATCATACTGATGAGCACTATTAATAAAATCATTGTATGCCTGAGTGACACTCACGGCACGTTCCATAATGCGATCTTCTTTAAGAATAGTATCAAAAACTTCAGATGGGTCTGAATATACGTTTTTGATAATGTAAGTGTATGAACGAGAATGGATCATCTCCATAAACTCCCATACTTTCATACACGCTTCCAGTTCAGGAAGTGAACAGTATGGAGCAAACGCCATACCAGGTCCACGACCCTGAACAGAATCCAGCATCACCTGATATTTCAAATTGCTGGTGAAGATATGTTTTTGCTCTGGGCGTAGCATATGATAATCGCTACGATCTTTTTGAAGAGATACCTCTTCGGGTCTCCAGAAATAACCCAATTGTTGTGTGGTTAATTTATCGAAAATTGGATACTTGTAAGAATCGTATCTTTGTATTCCTAATGGTTTTCCAAAAAACATAGGTTGTTTTTTAGTGTCTACTTCTTCAGAGTTAAAAACGGTCATTGAATTGACCATTGGTTTCTCCTCTAGATGGGTTTTAAATCTTACAAGACTCACAATCTTCTTCCTCCGTCGATAAAATGTCAGAAACTAAACTTTCAAGTGATTGACGGGGTTCTTCAACCTCATCATTCTTCATGTCGTGGGTGTTTTGATAGTAGCTGGTTTTCCAGCCGTACTTATATGTAGTCAAAAGGTCCTGTGCCATTACTGAAGTAGGAACTTCATTATCTGGGTAATGCTCTGGATTATAGGACCAGTTTCCAGAAATCGCTTGATCAAAGAACTTTTGCATAACAGCAACAATATGAATGTACCCACGATTGCTAGACATATCCCACAGCAGCGTATAATTGTTCTTAAGTGTTTGATACTGGGGAACAATCTGCTTGAGTGGACCCTTCTTGGACTTCTTAATGGACAAGTACCCGCGAGGTGGTTCGATTCCATTTGTTGCATTTGACACAACGGAACTGCTCTCCGATGGCATCTGTGCGGACAGTGTTGAGTTCCGTACCCCGTATTGTAGTACTTGTGCTCTAAGACCTTCCCAATCATATTTCAACTCGTTTGGAACGATTTCATCCACATCCTTCTTGTATGTATCAATCGGGAGAATCCCTTGTCCATACTTGGTACGATGCGAATATTCACAGGCACCTTTCTCCTTTGCAAGATTAACTGTTGCCTGAATGAGATAATATTGGAATGCTTCAGTTAAGTCATGAACCAGTTTCCAAGCACCAGGATCATCGTAATGCTCACCGTGCTTGGCAAGATAGTGTGCAAGACCAATGTATCCTACCCCAAGTGAACGACGTGCTCTGGTGGCGATTTCTGCTGCTCTGACGGGATATCCTTGAAAATCAATGAGTTCATCAAGACTCCTAACAGCAAGATCGCAAAGAAGTTCAAGATCCTCATTAGTTTTAATTTTACCAACATTAATAGCAGAAAGGATGCAAAGAGCAATTTCACCATCAGTATCGTCAATATGTTGAAGAGGTTTAGTGGGCAAAGTGATTTCCTGACACAGATTACTCATCTCAACTTTATCAATAAAAGATGAGTGAGAGTTGCAGTGGTCGATATTCATAATGTAAATACGACCAGTCTCTGCTCGCTCTTTTAAAAGTGAAAGAAATAGTTCTTGACCGCCAATAGTTTTTCTTGGAACAGACTCATTTCGTTCATAAGATACATATAACTCGTCAAATCCATCAGTGCCAAAAGCATCATACAAACCAGGAACATCGTGTGGAGAGAAGAGTGAAATGTCTTCGTTGCGGATGAATCGTTCATAGAAGAGTTTAGAGATTTGGATACTATAGTCTAACTTACGAACACGATTATCCTCGGTTCCTTTATTATTTTTCAATACTAGGATGTCTTGGATTTCTTGATGCCAGATAGGAAAGTGGACTGTAGCTGAACCACCTCTGATCCCGTTTTGAGTGCAGCATCGTACAGTTGCTTCAAACTTTTTAAGGAAGGGGACAACGCCTGTGTGTTGTACCTCTCCGCCTCTGATTTTACTGTTGATGCCACGGATGCGACCTGCGTTGATACCGATACCCGCCCTTTGTGCAACATATCTGCCAATAGCCATATCGCTAGTAAAGATACTATCGAGGGTGTCATCAACATCAACAAGGACACAACTAGCGTATTGTCGAAGTGGTGTTCTAACTCCCGCCATGATGGGGGTTGGAATGTTGATTTTGTGCTTGGAGATTGCGTCATAATACCTCTTAACGTAATCTAAACGTGTCTCCTTTGGATACTTTGAAAATATAGTTGCAGCAATCAAAAGATACATAAACTGTGGCGTTTCATAAAGTGCCCCAGTGCTTCTATCCTGCACGAGATACTTATCAACGACCTGACGTAGACCTGCATAAGTGAACAGATAGTCACGACTATGATCAATGAACGACTGAAGTTTATCAAACTCTTCATCGGAATACAGTGACAGAATCTCTGGGTCATACACACCTCTACCCACACAACGCTCTACATGCTGCTTCACAGTGGGACAATCGTAAATACCTCCAAACAACTGCTTGCGAAGGGAAAATAGCAATAGGCGGGCAGCAACAAACTGATAATTGGGGTGGTCCAGGTCAATCAAATCTGAAGCAGAGCGAATCAGAATCTCCTGAATCTCTGCTGTCGTAATACCATTATAAAATTGAATCCCAGACTGCATCTCAACTTGTGAGGCAGACACACCAGCTAGATCTTTACATGCCTCTTCCACCATGACGTGGAGTTTATTCAAATCAAGAGGTTCTGTATTACCATCTCTCTTGACAACGTTTGTTCCGTTACTCATACCTTCTTCCAATTGTTAAACTTAATTTTTGCTTCTAATCCAGAGTAGATATTTGATTTTAACACATCCATAACCTGATGTCCAGCGAGCACCATATCATTGATATCCTTTTGCTGAACAAATGTTGGCCAAATAATCACCTTGTCGCCTCTGTCGATGGTCTTTGATATTCGGTTAATGATTTCTCGATTACGTGGTTCGTTATCAAAAACGTAAATATAATTGCTCCAACCAAACGACCTAATATTAATGTCGGACCCACACATAGCAACAGCATTTTGTACAAACGTGGAGTCGAAGGGTCCTTCAACAATGTAAATAGGTTTCGAAAAATCCACTTGGTCGAGACCGTAAATTTTGGGAGCATCATCAAAAAGCATCACGGTAATGTATTTAACCGGATTAGGACCCAGTGCTCTTCCCTGAAAACCAATCAAATTACTTTCAGTATCATACATTGGTATAATAATGCGACTCTCATCCCTACCAATAGTGTCAAAAGTAACTTTTTGAGTATTTGTCCATTCTTTAAATTTGTTAGCAAAATAAAACTTTTCGGGATCAAGTCGCCTTTTTTCCAAATAGTTTTTTGCTATTTCTACTTCTGATGCTTTAGGTAAATCCAGTTTCTTTTTAAAGACTGGTTTAGTGAACTCAAACTTGGGTTCTTCTACAACGAAGTTTTTTCCAGTGTGCCCTTCTTTAAACTTCTCCATTGTGTACTGTTTATACAGCACAGTATCAATCTCTTTGAGAAAGTTATTGAACGACATACTCGCACCACAATTGTGGCACTTAAAGTTGGTATTGTTCTTTACAGGATACAGATATCCCCTCGTCTTGTTCTTGTTCTTCTGGGAGTCTCCACAGATAGGGCAGCGGAAGTTGTAGAGATCCGTCTTGACCCTTTTAAATTTTTGCAAGCGTGATGAAACGAGTCCAATATACTTGGAGTCAACAAAATCCATTATGAAGGTAATATTACTTCGTTCTTTCTATTATAGCAGGTGCTGGTTTAGGAGTCAAGAACGATGTGATTGATGGAAGCAGTCCAATAACAACCACAGCGACAGCAAGAACACCACCAATTTGCCATCTAAACTTAAAAAGATTTTCTACTTTTTGTTCTACTTTTCCTATTCTTTCACCCAATTCTTTGCTAATTTCTTCATGTTGTTCCTTTGAAGATTTTTTAATTTCTTCAATCATTGTAACAATGATACCATCAGTTCTATTACATTGTTCAATCTTTTCATTATGAATGGCAAGCATTTGACTAATATTTTGACTCGTCTCACCAATCTTTTGAATTGCAGTATCAATACGCTCCATCATCTGCTCATAAACATTAATGCGTTCTTCAAGTAGTGCTATCTTTGTTTCGGTAGATGATTGCTGAAACATTGTTTTACTGCGGTGGTTTTCTTCTTTGCATCCAACGTCTACGAGAACCTGCACCAAGATATGCGTTTTTCTTTTTTCTAGGAAACACGGGAGGCGTTTCTGTATTTGGATTAAACCCAAGACCAGCAGTGTTTGCTGCATTAGTTGGTCCAGAAACCACAGCAGCATCTTCCTTTAGATGACGAATAGTTTGTATTAATCTATCTATTTTATCCATTAGACTGCTTGCAATTGCGTAAGACACTCAACGTCTTCTTTGATGTCGTGAATTTGAGTTTTAGGATATTCTGGAAAACGATTTAAAAATAATAAAAAACTTTTTATTGATGGCCACAATTCTCTCTCTAAATTGTAAAATAATAATGGAACTGCAGCATCATTAAAGACATTGAAAAGTATAATTAAATGATTTAAGATAAGATGAGTTTTAAGCTCTCCAGTATTTTTATACTTTTTAAGTAATCTTTTAACATAACGAATTCGCTTCAAGTCAGATTGAAAATCCTCCATCGTAATTGCTTGAGGATTTTCATAGAATTTTATAGCAAATAACAAATAGTTATCTTCATTCAACTCATCAAATCTCATAGACTATTATTTTGCTGTTGGATATAAAATACCGTCGGAACCAGTTGTAATACCAGACATTGCAACAAGAACTTCACTCTTAACTCTCAAATTACCATGTGTATCGGTATATGTCATAATTCCTACCCAACCTTGATGGGTAAATCCTCTATAAGCAGCAGGAACAGAAGATGCGTCAGTTGAAATGCCATAAACTTGTCTATCATAACCATCAGTGTATCTCTTAAATGTGAGAGATGCTCCAGTGGCAATTCCTGCAGAAATCGTAGATCCTAAAGTAATGGTGTTTGTTCCGAGTGTGGATACTACAAGGTCATTACCATTATTTAACATCGTATCTCCAACAATCAAACCTGATGGAGGGACAACTGGAATAATACTAGTGCCAATATTAGCGTTTGTTGTTGCTGTTCCAGTAATACCTAAATTAATAAGAGTTTGTGCAGCATCATTTCTGTTACTAAATGATGAATCGAGAGTAGTATATTTTGGAAGTTGGCTAATATAAAAACTTGTAGCAGCAATTGCAGCACCAGAAAGACCTGCAGTTGATGCGATTGATAATTGAGTTGTACTTGCGATTCCAACAATTACCGCATCTCCAAAATATGTCCCACCACTACCACGAATTCCAAAACGAATTACATCACCAGTTGCAGCGGCACCAACTTGCCCAAAAGTTGTACCAGATCCAGTAACAACAAGGGTTGAATAGTTCAGGGATACAGTTCCGCCTGAACCTTTATTATCGTTTCTTCCCCAAAGAGACATTTGACGTACCTGATAAATTTCTTTTTATAATGATATTTATAAAAAAAAGAGACCTTATAAAAAGGTCTCCAATATTAAGATATTAACTCAAGGAGTTAAATCTTTTGCACCCTTTGCTTTTAGTTGTCCTTGAACTTGTAAAAGAATGAGTGAAAGAATGCCGTTGGACTTTACTTTTGGGTTTGCGCCAAGTGCTTCAGAAACTGCAAACAGAACTGTTGCAATTAAAGCCTGATTAGCAAGACACCAAGCGATGAGTGCCGACATGATGACCTCCGTGTGAAGAGTATCCTGTCTTATTTAGTAATCAATCATATCTAGAATGCATATGAGATTGATCTCTTCTATTTGCCTGCATTTGAGCATATCTACCTGCACCTTGTCGGTTTTCAGGTCCACCATAGGTTCCACCAGGTTGATCAACATAACGGCGAGTTGATGCTCTTCTTTGCTCTTTTGTTGTACCACCCTTACCTCTTAAATGAGGATTTTGACCTCCAGAATAAGAAGTTACTGGTCTTCTACCACCAGGACCTGATTCTCCAGATTTCATTCTTTTTCTTTCAGAACCAGTTGACCCCAGACCTCTTTTTTCTTCTGCTCTTGCCTCATCCACCATTTCACCTTCTGGTTCATAAGACTGGCGAAGTTGTTGCATTGCGGCATCCATTTGTGATGCTCTATTTCCAAGTCTTCCAGCAATACCGGTATTTGAACTGGTTGTAGATGATGTTTGTTTTTTAGCAAGTGGATTTTTAATTCCCAATCTTGGATGACCAAGATAACCATCACCAGGTTGACCGCCCAAAACTTCATCAATCTGATCACCTTCTGGATCATAAGAACACTTAAGACCCATCGCTCTTAACTCGTTCTTTGCAAGATTTACTGCAGTTGGAATTGAGCGAGGATCCATTTCATCCTGCTCTTTTTTTGCTTTTTTGTCTGCTTGGGCAACAGTTTCTTCAGCAACTCTTTTTGCCACTTTAGTAGCAGTAGCATACATCACTTCTTTACCACGACCAGGATATCTCTTTTCAAATTCTTCTCCTTTATCTTTCATAGACTTTACAATCTCTTCTTTCTTTTTAGTTTCAGGTGCAGTCAAAGTTCTTTCTTGAACCATTTTAGCCAATTTCATTTCAGATTCTGAAAGTGGGTTGCCTTGCATATCATAATGAGCAACCTGCATGAATGAAGAAGATTGCTTACCACTACCAGGAAGTTCTGGAGCAATCACAACTTTATTTTCCCCTTTCATTACATCAATTTTTTTTCCATTTGCATCTGGATTAGACTTTTCAGTATTCACTTCACCAAGAAATTCTTCAGAAACACCTTTTCTTTTTGCAATCGCTGCCCCAACCGCATTGCGACGCTTCATCAGATACTTATCAGACTTATCCTCATCACCATCATTATCGATATCACCATCTTCTTTACCAACAGGATCCAAACCTTTACCCGCTTTTACAGCAGCAGTATTAGCACCTTTTGATTTTTCTTTTTTTGCATCCTTATTAACTTCACTCATTTCAACGGAAGCAATATTTGGATTAGCACGAAGTTCTGCAATCTTTTCACGAGTTGCATCACGAGTATAAGTATTTCCAGTCTTCTTGTCCTTTACAATAACGTGATAGATTCTTTCACCTTTCTTATTAACTCTTGAATAAAACTCCTTCAATTCTTCTACTTGCTCTTCAACATTATCCTCTTTCTTTTCTACAAAAACTTTATAGAGAGCGGTTGCAATAGCATCTGTTGCCATATCTTTTGGATCAACAGAACTCATAACCTCTTCCTTTACATTTCCAGTAAGCATTTGCTTTGCTCTTGCTTTTACTGCTGGAGCGGCAGATGACTTGGCAAGTTGAGCAAGATATGCTTTTGTAACAGAAGCAGGATCAAGTCTTGATCCACTCGTGGACTTCATCATCTGCTTGACTTTGTAGCGTGTATCATAAGCAAGCTGTCTTGCCTGCTTTTCAATTTTCTGTGTCGCGCCGACACCAGCTGTAGGTTTATCCATTAGAAAGTCTAATTGCTTACTTTTTCCTATACTTATTTATGAATTCTTTTATATTATAACCTTTGTATGCTTTTCCACCTGGTTGAAGATTCTCTTTTCCTGTTCCGATTGCTCCTGGAGTCATATCAGAGAAATGTCTGAATGCACCTAAAGTTCCCTCAAGAGTATTGGGTTTTCCAGGTAATCTCATTTTACGATCCATTCTAACTTCGGTATATTCTCTCAAATCTTTAATCCAAGACTTGAACATCATACCAGACTCACTTACGCAAATCAAATAGTTGGTTCCTCTGCGAATAATACGACCAACCATTCCCGTATTCAAGTTCTCTACTAACTCACCAATTCTAAAAATAGATTCTTGGAGATAATGCTCACGAAGATTTCTAAAGTCAAACTTCGGTGCAATTTCCCATATATCCCACCCCTCTTTCACACTCATCGCACCACGAAGCATATTGAATAACTCTTTCGCTTCTGCTGGTTTGACTTCTGGCGGAAGACCTGATCTGAATGTCTTAAAATCTCCCTCTGCAGCAGCAAGTCTCATTCTTGAAGCGGACATTCCCTCTACGCCTTGTGCATCAGGATCTCTATCACCAGCAGAAACAACCTCAATATTATCAAAGTTATACAGTTGCCCATTATACTGATTTGACAGTTTTTCAAACTCTTTAACTCTATCTCCACCACCAATAATTCTTACACCAGCATATCCATTATTATGTGCCATTTTGAGCACATCAAAAATAGTTTTGGTGTTGGCATCGTTTACAATATTGCCCGCGTGATTTGGGTAAAACTTCTGCATATAAGCAATCTTTGTATCAGGGTCAAGAGGATTCTTTTTTTTGTCCTGACTTCTTGATGGGAAAATTAAATACTGCCCATCCTGATCCTGCGACGCTGCCTGTGCTGCAACATCCATTAACTGTTGGTGTCCAATCGTTGGAGGATTGAAACGACCGAATGCAACAGTAAGAGTTCCTTTTGTTTTAGGAACTGGTAGATATTGAGCAGGTGGTGCTTCTTGCGCTGCCATTTGCTGCTCTGGTGCAGGTGGTTGTTCTGTCGGTGCTTGTTGTTGTGCTGCCTGTTGTTGAAGTGCTGGATCATTATATCCAGGTGATGCTACTTTCTTTTCTTTCTCAGTTTGCGCTGGGTCTTTACCACCAACCTTTTGACGCTTATTATAAAACTTTAACTGACCACCTTCTGTTTTTGCTACAAATTCCCCTTGCTTATCGTACCAACCGCCGTGACCATCACCAACAAGACCAAGACGCTGCGCTTGTTGAGAGGCAGTTGCTTCTGCGATGAATTGGAAAAAACTTTTCATTATCTACTTTATAGTATGACTCAATACCTTTTAATACTTATATTTATTATTATTTACCTATAGACTCCAAAAGGATCCAAAGCTAACTGTATTTGTTCTCCACCTTCTTCCCTTGAATCTAAACTAAAACCACTTTTTGATGGATTTTTATCTATTAATAATGCTGTAGAAAATCTATAATTCCAAGGTTCCGTGCTACTTCCTCCAGGTTTTCTTCTTACCCTCAATTTCAAAGTTCCATCAAATTTTTTAACTCCTATTTTTTGAAGTTGTAATGGATCAGAACTCATATAATATAATCCATATCCACCTATTTGAATATAATGAGTTCCTTTTGATCCATAATAACTAAAAAGAGTGCTAGTTTGTGGCGCATTTGAACCACTCATTATAACATCTTTAAAATTTTGAATATCATATTGATAATCAACAGGTAACATATCCCTACCAGTTTTTGTTGCAGTAAACTTTTTTGGTGGACCATATTTACCCCATTCAGCATTAACTTTTTGAGCAACTTGAAGCCTGCTTAAAAGATTTCTCATTTCTATTGCCTCCGTGGTTGATGCTCCAGCAAGATACCAATTTTTTCCAGGAGCCCACTTTAATCCACTTTGTCCAAAATCTGCAGCAGTATTTAATTTTATCTCAACTTTTCCTATTTGTTTTACAAGACTTGAAGAATATTTTTTTTGTCCTACCCCAGCCACTCTAATTTTAAGGTCAGGCAACAAATTAGAAGATCCTGCGGGAGCAAATCCTGGAGGAACTAATCCAAGTTCTTTAAGACTAGAAAATAAATAATCCTCATATATAAATCCACCGCCACCAGATTTTAAGTATCCTCCAGCACCTGCAGATTCCCAAAGATCATAATAATCTGGATCACCTTGAACTTCGCTTTGAACTACTGCCATAAGTATTTTATTTTTATTTAGAATGCCCAAAAGAGGACTTGAACCTCCACAGATATTTCTACAGGAACCTAAACCCTGCGCGTCTACCAATTCCGCCATTTGGGCAAGTGGAGAATATCGGACTCGAACCGATGACTTCATCCTTGCAAAGGATGCGCTACTACCAACTGAGCTAATTCCCCAATAAAAAAATTATATCACCTAATTGGCATTAGGTCAAATAATTCTGGGTGTAAATTTCCATACTTTCTCATCAGTTCTCCTGCTTTTGCATTTGCTTGATTTTCAATCATACTTCCAGCAGATGAACTCATATTTTTACCTTGCATAACTTGCTTGTAATGAACAACCTCATGTGCAAAGGTTCTCAAAATATCCATAGGATGACGATTAACTACACTCACGTAAATAATTTTATTATTCATAATCCCAAATGCTTTTTCTTTTTTTGCAAAATCAGCATCATCCATTAACACATAAGGGATATCATATGATAAATTTAATTCTCTTTTAAGAAATATTAAAAATCTTTTGAGAATTGCATCAAACTGTGTACTTGTAGTTGGTCTTCCTTTTCTTTTACCAAGTAAAGACATTTTTTAAAATATTTATTCTACACCAAGGACGGCACTGATATTATCATCAAGGTCTTGAATGACTGCACGAATATCAGTAATACGTTCTGGAACATAGTTATAACTATATCCCCTCTGCGCTTCAAATAGAACTTGACGAACTGCGGCAGCGCAGCGAACATCCATTTTAATTGTTACTTTTTTTTCTTTAGTCATCGGTCGTCAGCAGCGCGGTTTTCGGAGAAGTAAACATCAAAAGCACCTTCAGGATAACGCTTGAGAAGTTTTTGCACATTACGAGCAACCACATCATCAAGTGTGGTATCAAGTGCCATACAAGCTTGGGCAACATACCACATAATGTCACCCAACTCAATAATCAGATGCTCACGATTATCTTCATTGAAGGGTTTACCTTGAAAGATCATTTTCTTAATGATTTCAAGAAATTCACCACCTTCAGCATTAATCCCAACACCAGCAGTCAGAAGACGTTCAATGTTTGCACCCTTTTCATCCAGTTGAACTAGACGGTCAGATAGAGCAAGGAAGTCTTTTGATGCTTCGGACGTTACAGCATCAACAAACTCAACATACTTATCAAAATTAACATGTTTAGCAGTTTCCATTAAAATTTAAATCCTTCAAACGACTTTTTAGGTTTCCTGTCCTCATCATTATACTCGTCATCTTGTCCAGAGTCAAGTATATCTTTTTGAGCAGTCTGTTCACAATCATACAATCTCATCTTTGCCCGGTCAATACCCACAATAAAACGCTTGTAGATAGTAGGGTCATTATATCGGTTCTTCAGTTGTTTCACCATAATTTGCCCAAGTGCCTCCAACTCTTCAGTGCTAATAAGGGCAAACATAAGGTCAGCAGTAGCAGGGAGACCAAAGGACTCGCTAGTATCAGTAAGTTCAACATCGCTATTGCCATAACCTGAACGAGTGGTCTGAGTAGCGGAGACAATTGGGACATTAAACTCCACTGCGAGTCCTCTAAGTTCTTCTGCAATTGCTTTAATATATGAATAAGAATTGACAGAGAGATTTGACTTATACCTGCTGGAAGCACAAATATTAAGGTAATCAATGAAAATAATATCAGGTCTAAATGACTTCTTAAGTGCAAGTTCATTAAGAAGTGCTTTAAAGTGTCCACTATGCGCTGATGCAGTGGGATACTCCTTAATTATAAGAGATCCTTGAGTTTTCTTTGAGATGTTTGTAACTTTATTTTCAAACATTTGGCGTGGCAAATCAACCAGTTGCTGAATCGGAACATTGAGAAGGTTTGCATCAATTCTTTCTGCAATTCGTTCCTCCGCCATTTCAAGAGTGATATAGAGCACGGACCTGCCCTGTAGCAAGACGGAGCTAGCCAGATGACACATAAACAGCGATTTCCCAACACCCGTTCCAGCGAGAGCAATATTGAGAGTCTTGTTAGGAAGACCACCTTTCGTGATTTTGTTGAAATATTCCAGGTCAAACTCGATTTTATCTTCCTTACGGTGGTAAAATTCATATCGCTCCTCATAGTTTTGAAGATAATCGTGTCCGATATTGTTATCAAAACTTACAGCAAGAGCATCTGATAGAATGCTTGGAATTGCATCACGACTCTTATCTTTGTTATTCCCGTCAGCAATATGGATTGACTCCATAAGTGCCAAATAGATAGCACGGTCACGACACCACTTTTCAGTGGTATCAAGCAACCATTGTTTTTCTACAGGAGAATCATTCAGAGAATTATTGATTTGTCTGATATCCTTGATTTCTGTTTCGTTTAGGTCAGTTCTATTCTCTATCTCGATATTGAGTGCTTCAATGGTGATTGCTGAACCATACTTGACAATAAATTGAACAACCTCCTCAAAAATGACCTTCTCCGCCTTTTGCTCAAAATAATCTGGTTGTATGAAAGGAATAACTTTCCGCGAATAGTCTTCATTAAAAATTAGATTCCGTAAAATAGTGTGTTCAAGTCTTTCCATTACTTATAATGCAAGTAGGCACTCATAATATACTTTGGACCACTGATTGGAGGTTCACCTTTGTGAGGGAACATCCAAAGTGGTGGGAATATCAATAGTGTTCCTTTTTTAGGTTGAACAGATAAGTCTTTAAAGATAGTTTCCCCACCAGATTCAACATCATTCAAATACCACATAAAAGATAAAAATCTCCTTGCCGATTCATGATCAACAACATCAACATGTGTATCAAAACGATCTTCACCACCAGGATTATACTTCTTTATACGAAATTGTTCAAATGCATTTTCTTCTGGAAAAACTCTCCTGTCAGTAAATTCATAATACTGATCACGATATTCAAATATTTTTTTAATAATACAATTATGAACTTGATTAACTTCTGGTGCAAGTTCTCGATATTCTGTTAAATTAAATTGAGTAAAATTAGGTTTTCCTTCATTGTCATGACGCTCGTGTTTATCTGAAACTTGCTCAAATAAAGAAATTAAAAAATCACAAATATCAGACTCTAAAGCGTTCTCGTAAACATGAATGAAGTCATTAAGTTCAACCATAACTGAATTCTTCTTTGGCAATTGCATCAAGTTGTTGCATTACCTCTTCGGTAAAATACTGATCTGGATTCTTTAGAATTTCTTTGGCGTAAATTTTCTTACCATCCATCTCATAACGGCCCGCAACATTTTTCCAGAGTCCGCCGAGTTCCCCGAGTTCCAGAAGACCATAATAGCGATCAAGACCGCGCTCATCATAAAATAGACGGATTTCAACGTCTTTATTCTCCTTACTCAAACGCGATTTAGCAGTCTTAGCCTTAATAATATTGCCGACCACTTCCGTTCCATCCTTTTCTTTCTTTTTGCTGAGATAGATGATCGTAGACGCTGCGTACTTGAGTCCAGAACCTCCTCCCATCTCTTTCGTTGGTACATAAGCTCCGATGACATCGTATGTATGATTTGTGACAATGAGCGGGACATTTGCTTGACCTAGTTTAAGTGTGAGCATTCGAAATGCACCTTTGACCAATTGCGATTTAGTCATATCACGAACTTGCTTATCATTTAGTGCATCAGTAATTTCTTTCTCGGTAGAAAGCATACCCAGAGAGTCTAACACAAACATACAAGGTTTGCGTTCTCCTTCAGGTTTTTTTAAGTATAGGTCTACTGCCTTGAGTGCTTTACTACGAAACTCTTCTATGGTGACAACATTAACCACGACAAGACGAGATGTGTCGATGCCGCGTGATTCCAGGAGTGACTTTGTAATGGCAGCCTCAGTATCAAAGTAGAGACAATAACCATCGGGGTGAGTATCAAGAAAATTCTTAACCACAGCGAGAGAGAAGAAAGTTTTTCCAGTAGAAGACTCTCCAGCAATAGCAGTAATCTTATTCCCAGATACACCACCAAATATGCTACCTGAAACCAGTGCATTAAAAATGTACGAACCCGTATCAACATACTTTTCAGTTTCATCAATATCAGAAGCAAGTTGTGTATACTCACCACCAATTTCTTTTACAATATCTTTAAGAAAATCCATCAGGTAAAAAATAGTTCAAGGTTTACAGTTTTTTCCACATTCCATCCAATTGAATCGAGAATAGATTTTAATGGTTCCACAAAACTCTTCTCAAATTGTAAGTCATAATCAATATATTTGTCAAGACCAAGTTCTTTTGGAAAATCTTGAATGAATGAAATAATATTTTCTTGAATGATATTTGGTTTTTTCAAATACACAAATTTAATTTTTTCACCATTAGCAATTAACGAATATTTATTAGTCAATTTCTTCTCCTTTATATAATGATTAAACAAAAGTGCTCCACGAATATGAATGGGAGTTTTGTGGGCATAAATTGTTGATGATGCTGCATATTTTCGAACATCAGAAGCCGTTCGTGGGAAAGCAATTTGTTCTGGAGGCAGAGATTTAAACTCTTCACGACATTTATCAATGAAATTAATTACATCTTCTTCAGTTCCACTCATCATCAACTTTAAACCATCTTTAATCATTTTGCGACAAGGTGCTGGAGTTGATGACTTGACTGCCTCAATGCCCATCATTTTCAGTTTGGGTTCTTCATAACGAACACCTTCACTGTCCCACACATTCAAAATGTAACGCTTCTTGGCAGTCCAGATTCCACGTTCGGCAATGTTCTCACGCTTCATCTGCATCTTTTGGTCATATGCGTTCACATAGTCAGCCAGTTCTTTGTAGCAACCTTCAATATACTTTTCAAGTTCCACTTGACAGACCTTATCAAGGAACGAAACAATGCCTTCAGTAGTTTTCTCTCTTCCCGCGAATACACATTCAACCAAAGGACCCATATTAAGGTAAATAGAATCAGTATCTGAAGCAATAACATAATCAACCTCACTAGTCTTTAAGAGTTTGTTGAGATAGGCATTCATCTTGTTCTCAATCCAACGGATTGAAACTTGACCAGACAAGGTGATTGCCTCAGCATTTGCTAGTTTGTAATAACGAAAATACTGATTGCCGATAGCACCATAAGCAGAGTTAAGTTGAATCTTCCTTGCCATTTGGATGTTGTTGCATCGAGCAATCTCTTTAATTAATTCCTTATTTTTTGTCTTTTCATATTCTTGCTTTGCAGCAAGCATCTTCTTTTTGTAAATGGTGCGGTCCTGATAGATCTTCTCCATCAGTTCAGGCAAGAACCCACGCACATCCTTGCGGAACATTGCCCCATTAGCACAAACTGCTTTATCTTTATACAGTTCAAATGTAATGTCCTGGTTCAGGATCTTATCAACAGTTACAGTTGGGTGCTTCTCATCCAGAAGAGTTTCTGGAGAAATATTATATTGCATAATGAGGTGAGGATATAGCGAGTTGAGGTCAAAAGACACAACCCAATCATACTTCCCTGGAATCGGTTCCTTAACATAAGCACCTGCATACTTGGAATCCTTATCAGAACGCTCTTTGGGAGGAATAACAATGTTTCTCTTTTTCAGATAGTTGTAAATAATCGTATCCCACATCCGAACTTGAGAGAACACATCAGCATAATTTGCCTTTGCGTCATATGCCATTGTGATTGCAAGTTCAATCAATTTCATCTTGTCTTCCAAACGGTCAACAAGTTCTACGTCAATGATGTTGTATTCTACAAACTTCTGCCAACCTTTAGTGTAAAAGTCTTTAAAGGTATCAAATTCAGAGTGGTCTAATTTTTTTGAATCAAGTTCTACGCTTGCAATATAATCAAGACGATATGATTCTTGTGCTTTATATGTAAATTTCTTATATAGATTCAAATAATCAAGTTGAGTAATGCCACCCACATCATAAGAAATATGTTTACGACCAGCAATATAAATCTCACTTTCAGTAACAAGACCCCAGGGAGAAAAACGCTTCATCAGTTTTTCACCTAAAACGCGATCCAAACGCCGAACGATATATGGAATATCATACAATTCAATATTCCATCCAGTTAAAACTTCTGGAGTATTATCCTCGACCATCCACCAATTAATAAAGTCATTCAATAAATCTCTTTCATTATCAAATCCTCTATAAATCACATTTGATTGATTATTATCAAACTTACCCATACCCCAGGTGCGGATTTGTTTAGAACTATAATCCTGAATAGTAATTAACAAAATTTCTTCAGAAGCTGATTCTACGTCGGGAAATCCATTCTCAGAGGCAACTTCAATATCAAGAGTAGTAACTTTAATTTTACCAATATCAAACTTCATCTCATCATTGGGGTACGTTTCTGAAATGTATTGATAAATGTATGCGGTATTTCCATAGATTTTAAAATTTTCTACGCCCTCATATTTCTTAATAAATTCACGACATTCCCGAATAGATCCAGGTTGAACTGACTCAACATACTCACCATTTAGAGTTTGATATTTAGTTTTTTTATTTGCAGGGACAAAAAGAGTCGGGTTAAACTTCTCACGAGTCATGAAGTGTTTTCCATCTTCATAACCACGAACCAAGAAGTGGTCCCCGACCATCTGGACATTTGTGTAAAATCTCATTATGCAGTTAATTCAAGATACTTTTCAACAATTTCTTTTTTTGGATCTACAATCGTAAGAATACTGTCAGAGTGAATCATCATCTCTGTCTGGTCAGTTACATCTGGCCAAGGAGTTAAATTACCTTCAGCATCAATACGGTGTGGATTAATTAATTTGCAATCAGGTTCTCCAAGTTCAGAACCAACTTCAATAATTTCTGTGACAATTACGTTATCAACTTTCAGTAAAAGACACTTGACTGTTTTGTCCATTTACTTTCTCCTCATACATTTTTTTAATAGTTTGAATTGGTTCCACAATCGTAATGATCCAATCAGGTGGAACTGGAATCTGGGTGTCGCTAGTAAGAACAATCCATGGAGATAAAGACACTTCTAAATCTCCATGAGGACTTTCATTTTCTTCCACGAGCAAAATTGTTTTACGAGTTTCTACTTTATGTGGATTTGTAAATAGATATCCACATACTTTATCATCAGAAATCAGTTCTTTGGCATCAGAAATGATTGTTTCACCAGATTTCAATAATGCTAACTTAATTGACATTTTTTCTAATATTCCTCCATATATTATACCAAGAAAAATGGGAGGCGTCAACTGGATTTTGCCAGTTGCCTCCCGCGCCGACGATATTCGAAACTATTTATTCCTCTTCACAACCCTTTCCACCACCACCTGGATTAAATGGAACTGCTTTTCCAGCAGGAACATTTTGAACTTTTCCGTGCATATAAACCTTATGTGGCTTTGCCATAGGATATTTGATGGTTTTTATTTCACTTAAAAACTGCTGGAAGGTCTTCATTTAAGTTTTTCTTTTATTTAGAGATAGTCCTTCCTTTGATGGTGATCGGGAACAATCTTTCCAAGTTTCACAGTTAGCAGTCCATCCTCAAATACCACTTCCCGTACTTCCGTGTCGTCGGATAATGTCCACGCTCTCTTGAAAGATCGTTGAGCCAGTCCCTTATGGACGTAGTTGGTATCAGATTCTCTGTCTTCCTTCTGCCCTTCGACAAAAAGTTTTCCATACTCTGTGTATACATAAACTTCTCCTTTCTTAAATCCAGCAAGTGCAAGTTCTAAACGTGATTCTACGTTACTGATTTGAACAAGATTGTAAGGGGGATAATTAGAAGTAGTTTCGTGGAGATTGAATAAACGATCAAAATATTCGTCCATTCCAATGCTGTGACGAGTAATCCTATCCATCAAGGCAGGAAGATCCGCAGCAGTATACCTTGTGAGGTTAGTCATTATAGTAGCTCCTTTAAAAGCGAGTTTGTGTTTTGTGGACCCAGAAGGCGTCCTTACTATTATATAGTTAAAAACAATAAAAAAGGGAGTGTTGAACTCCCCACTTTTTTATTCGGCATCCTCTACCTTTTTCTTCTTCGCACCAATATTATACTTGGTTTCCAGAATCCAATCACCCTTGTCCTTATAAGCAAGAACTTTAATTTGGTTCAGGGGAGCGATATCTTGGATTTTATTCAGGTCTATAATCTCAATTAAACCCCAATCGGCAAGAAGTTGGGCGATACGATTGCGACGTTGTACATCATTCACAGTTAGATTTGCGTGTTTGCCGTCCAGAGCAAACAGTTCCTTAAAGTGAACGAGGTAATATCTACCTTGTTTGTGTAGAATATGGCAAGACTGATAGATTTTCTTTTCCTTTCTTGAAGCAACTCCGATACGGGTCAAAGTCTCACGAACCTTCAAAAAGTCATCGGGTTCGTTAAGAATCACTTCCACCATTTGGTCGGGCGTCCACTTCACTTCAGGTTCTTGAACGACACTCATTTTGTTCCTCCAGTTTCAAATTTCGATTTAATAAAAGTAAGTTGTTCTTTAGTAAGAATCCTCAAAGCTTGTTTTGCCTTCTCATTACTATAACCATAATAACGCTTAACATAATCAAGGTCTTTGATTTTATCTTGTCGGAGCCAGGGAGAAAATCTCTTCTTTTTCCTCAGACTATTTATAAAAAAGTCATACTGGAGTTTTTTTGGAAGAAAATGATATTGATTCATTTCATTCGCAAACAAAACGCAATCAAGATGACCTGATAGACAACGATTGATAATATAAGGAGCATATTCCTTCTCAAGTGAAGGGTCTTCATCAATCAAATGTTTCTTCGTTTGATTGATCGAATTTAACCAGTCCTTCAATTCCATAATTAAATAACAGTAGTTCTTTACGTTGTTTTTGCTCTCGCATATATTCACCAACCGAACGCATCGTATAAGTCAAATCAAACTCTGCGGCATTCCAGTTTTTGAACCTATCCTTTACAAGTTGATCAGAATTATAACTTACCAACTGGTCCATATCATTAGAATCGCAGTCAGAAGCAAACTTATCGTGATCAAATCCTTTGTGCATTGATCCCTTACGCCCATAGAGATTATCCTTAATGTCATAAGGAGGATCGAGATACATAAAAGCACCTTTATTTCCATCCATCAGATAATCGTAGGAATAATTAGTTATACGCCAATGTGCAATTAATTCAGAATACGCAGGCAGTTTTTGGATCCCTCGCAAACTGAAGTTGGCATTGGAGGCTTGTTCAGAAAATGAGGAGCTCTCTGTGAGACCACTGAAAGAACACTTATTGACAACATAAAAAGCCACAGCACGATCAAAATTTGACACGGTTTTGTCATTGATCCGTTCCTTCGATTGGAGAAAGAGTTCTTTCGCTTTGTCTGGGGTAATATTTGCCTGCTTTAAATCAACTAGTTCGCTTTTCAAATCATACCCAAACATCTGAAGTTGTTGCCAAAAGTTTACAAGAGGTTCATACAAATCATTTACCCAAATATCTAGGCTGGGATATTTTTTGGTGATATGAATCGCAACACTTCCTCCCCCAAGAAATGGTTCACGGAACTCATCATAATTGCGAAGATCTGGAAAATAAGGATCCATCTTGACGCAAGCACGGGACTTACCGCCAGGGTAACGTAATGGGGTTTTAAGAGACTTCATAATCTGCTGGATGATACTTCAAATATTCTCTAAAGGTGAGTTTCATTTCTTTCTGCGTCATACCACAATGCTTTGCGGCAGCAGGTATAGTCATTTTTGCACGGAAAAGTGCTTCGTTTGCTTCTTTTACATTTTCAGGAGTTGTCTTCACGGGAACTTCGTAAAGAGATGCCTTATCAATTTTGAGCAGACTCATTTAAACTCACACTCCACCATAATCTCAGTCAGACAGGCAAGCATATTTATTTCTTGATCTGCTACGAACGCACTCTGATACTGATACTTAGCAAGAACAAGCACAGCAGCAGGAATACTATTGTTTTCAAGGGTGCTATAAAGAGCATCGTAAATACGGCGCAACAATAAAGTAATATCATTGTCCATATTAGCCACCACCCACTTCCGAACTTCAGGGAAGTTCTTTTCTTTAAGGTTTTGAAGAAGATCATTTACAGCAACATCGGAGAAAGTAGCAAGAATTCCAGAATCAATTTGCCCACTTACGGAGTATCGTTGGCACTCATTGAGAACTCGCCTGAAATCGGGAAAATGTTTTGATACCAATTCAATAAGAACTTTTTGATCATATGCAATTTTTTCATTATCTAGGATAGTTTGCAACCGTTTAAAAAAAGAACTTGCTAGTTGTGCCTTTTCTTTACCCTTTAAACTAAAATCAACAACTGCACAACGAGAATGTAATGGTTCAATTATTTTATTTTTATAATTACACGTAAAAATAAACCTACAATTGTTATAAAACGTTTCAATATTTGCTCTTAGCAAAAGTTGAACATCATTACCTGTGTTGTCTGCCTCATCTATGATAATGATTTTATGTTTAGAGTCTGCGGTTAATGAAACCGTTGATGCAAAGTTTTTTGCTTGATTTCTTACTGTATCAAGAAATCGACCTTCATCGGACCCATTGATTACATAATAATCTGCACCTAATTCATTACAAAGTGCCTTTGCAATTGTAGTTTTACCAATACCAGGAGGTCCAGCAAGAAGGAGATTGGGAATCTCTCCTTTACTAACAAAATCATTAAAAGTTTTTTTAGTATCGTCTGGAAGAATACATTCGTCAATAGTTTGAGGTCTGTATTTTTCCACGAACAAGAATGAATTGTTGCTATTCATATCAAAATAAAAAGTTCAAAGGTAATAATAATTTGAGAATGATTTACTTCTCATTCTCCAACTCACAGTATCTTTGTGGATACCAAGCATTCTAGCACATTCTTTTACAGATTCATAAGTCACACCATCAACTGAACACTTTTTGCTCATAGATTTTGAAAGATTTTTTTTATGTTTGTCGGTAAGAGAAATTCCTTTATTTGGATGAGTATTATTTTTCCAATATTTTTTTTGAGACTTACGCATTTTCTCAATGGAATCTTTCGTGTGTTTTGCTCCCCATAATGAATTTAAGGAAGGATTTAACCACTCACAATATTGTTGTTCTACTGATTTAATTTCTTCATCTTCGTGAATCCACTTAACTACTTCAATAGTAAAATTATGGTATCCATACTTTAAAAAATTTTTATAAAGTTTGGGACAATCCATCTTATTAGAAGCACACATCGTTATATGTTTAGCAAACCTAAGCATATAATTTTTTTCAGTAGAACCTATGTAGTTTTCTCCTGTTATTTTATTTCTTATTTGATAAATGCAACTCATTTACTAAACCTCGTAGTATAATACTATTTAGCAAATGAGTTATTTATACCCATTCTGGTCGTCTTTCGGGCATACGAAGGTAGTTGTCCTTCACCCAAGGTTTTGAAGCAATATACCTTTTATAAGCAGTAAAGGTATCAATGCTATCGTCAAATTTCCACTTTTCAGGCATTGCCCTAGCGAATGGAGTCACTTCAGTTATCTTTCCTTTGGGGAAAAGATAATAGGCATCTACAAGAGTCTTGTAGCAAGAGTGAGTCTTATTATAGCGTAAAGCATACTCATCACATAAGTTCATCCCCCACTTAATTAACCAATAGGCATTGTGGATACTATCCATTGCCCATTTGGTACAAGGATGATTACGAAACGCACCCTTTTCAGTTCTGTAGGGAGTACCATCAGTTTTAGGAAGAGTGCCGTAGTTATGACCCCATTTTTCAGATGCCACAATGGAAAGCATTTGGCAGCATTCCAGGGGCATCTTGACAATGTGTTTGTCGGGCAGGCATACAGCACTTTCAGCGGGCCAAGGTGAGGTTACAAAGATGTTCATTAAAAACAATACTTCTGAAGTACATACTTAACTTTGTCTGGTTTATCTTCCATCCAATAAGCTTCGTGCTCTATTTTAACAGAAGAAGTAGATGCACTTACAGAATTTTTAACATCTTGAAGTTTATTTGCTGGAAGGTTCATATCTTTTAGAGGAATACCAAAAGGTTTATAACCATTACACATATGAGCTACGTGTGTAGCTTCGTGATATACGGTTTCATTGGTATAATACTTTGGTTCATATCCACTCCTCTTAATATTTTTAGTGCATATTACAAATTTTTTTCCAAAATCTGCATAACCAAAAATATCTTTATTACTCCTACAATACCCAACATTTTCTTGAACAGAATATTTTGCTTTATAAACTTGATTTAAAATGTCTTGGGCTTGAGGAGTAAGATAAAGAAGAAATTCCATCAACCAAAAGTGGAATCGGGTTCCAGAGCAATATAATACTTCAGGTTATACTTGGTATTCGTGAATTGTGACAGAAGTTTAGAAGATACCACCACATCATAAGCACCAGGAATAATCTTGATATTTTCTACCTTGAAGTTAAAAATGAATTCAGCATCGGTCTCACCAACCACAATGGCATATTCGTTAGAAGTATCATTCTTCTTATCACGAACCACCAGTTTGATTACACCATTCTCACCAACCGCAGACAGGTCAGGCAGTTGATACACTGCTGCTGCCTTTACCAGTTTCTCCAGAGAGGTACTATCCAGTTGGAAGCAAACATCTGCTGAAGGCAGTTGAATTGCCTTATCAGGAGGAGAAATAATGACGTTAGGGTCAGCATAGAAATACTTTACCCGACGCTTACCTTCCTTGATGCTCAAATAAGATTCTTCAGTAAAGTCAAGATCAGGATCCTGATGAAGTCCCAGACCATTCAGAAACTGGTTCAAGTCGTAGATAGCAAAGTCACGAGGAAACTCTTCGGTGATGTCTGCTTCCGCAAGAATATTCTTTGCCACAGAAATGGTACGAAGTTGAGTACCCTGTTTCACAAGAATTGAGTTGTTGATACCTGCAAAGTTCTTGAGAAGGGCAAGGGTGTTATCAGAGAGTTTCATAGTTTTGTTTTGAATTTTCATAATCAACGGAATTCAGTCAGACCATTATCTTTACGGGAATAGTGCCCGTCGAAGTGGAGCAGAAGCATAGCATAGTGAATGACTTTGAGGAGATCACGTTTATTGCGTCCATCTTTATCACCATAGCGGCTACCATACTTCAAGATGTTTGCCTGACAGAAATGTGCTGCCAGATCTTTTGCTGCCATCAAATCAATCGTTTGAATATCGTCTTGATTGTGACCACAGTAGTGACTATTATAAGTTCCAGTCACATAGTCCTGAATATCTTTCAGGATTTTATCTTCGTTGTATTTCCAAAGATTGTTTTTGGTTTCGCTCATATCAATAGTAAAGGTTGGTTCAATCATAAAGGGAAGGCACATTTTTACCTTCCCCAATTATATCAGAAAGGTGCTTCGTGGTCAACTTGCTGCGTAGGAAGTTCAAAATTAACATCAATTTTATCGTAGAGTTCCAAGAAAGATTGCTTGGTCTCATCATCAAAACGATTGACGCAAACCTGAATTGCCTTTGCCTTGTCGTTAAAAATACTGTAAGCACGAATGATATGAACCAGACGGCGGGTGCTGATGATTTCCTCAATACCACCATCATAGAACGTTTTACGGATCACGTCCGCCCAATCAACCAACCGTTTACAGAAATCACGATCTTCCACTCCAAGGTCCAGAGCAATGCCTTCCAGAATCTTCTGCTCGGTCGCAGGGGCAGGATAGGACTGCTCAAAGGTCACAGGGAATCGTTCCAAGAAAGCTTCGTTGAGCACATTGGTGCCGATGAATCGACCATCATCAGAACCCTTACCTTTGGTGTTGGCGGTTGCGATGACGTTAAAACCAGCAGCAGGTTTCACAAAACGACCAATCTTCTTCAGGAACACACCTTTACCTTCCAGAATAGACTGAAGGCACAGGATCTTGTTAGAAGCAAGGTCAATCTCATCCAATAGCAGCACGGCACCACGCTCAAGTGCTTCCACCACAGGACCATTATGCCAGACGGTTTCACCATTCACCAGACGGAATCCACCGATCAGGTCATCTTCATCAGTCTCAATCGTAATGTTCACACGAATCAGTTCACGCTTGAGTTGGGCACACGCTTGTTCCACCGAGAACGTTTTACCATTACCCGACAGACCCGTAATGAACGCAGGGTAAAAGATACGGGACTGAATAATCTTTTTAAGATCACCAAAGTTACCAAACTTGACGAAGGTATCATCTTTATCAGGAATAAGGTTTTGTTCGATAGTAGGAAGAGCAGCAGGTGCTTGATAAGAACGCTCAATCTCTTCAACTCGATCTTGAGTCACTTCTAGATTCCAACGACCACGAGCAGTCTTGTATTGCTCAAGACGACGAGAAACAGTCTGATAGTTCAAACCACGAGAAGCACAAAAACCTTTGAGATCTCCAGAGGTAATTTCAGAACCGTAGAGTTCTTGAATAGAAGCAATCAGTTGTTCGTCTTTCAAAGCAAGTTTGCGAGGCATGATGTAGTTAGGTGATTTGTTTCAACAGACATATTATACACACAAAAAGGGGGCAACCAAGTGCCCCATGTGACAGTTTGAAAATTGGTCACCAAAGTTACTTAAGTTCGTAGTCTGGATACTTTTTCCTAACCTTGTCTCTAAAACGTGCGTTAAATGAAGGTGGATTTAATTCTCTTTTTTGAGAAATAATTTTATTGCTATGGTCAATAACCAAAAGTTTATCCATGTCATCAGTTTTTTTCATTTGATTTTTTACTTGAATTGAAGTTTCTTTTTACCAACTTTAGTAGCACCTTCACCAGGTTTTAAGGGCGAGTTTGCATCTCTAGTTGAAAGAGTCCCCTGATCATATTTTTTCCCCAACTTAGGATCTGCGTCAGGTCTTCTAGAGGTCCCTAACCAAGAAGCTCTAGATTTTGATCCGGGTTTTTGTTTAATAAGAACGGAATCTTGGTCTGTATTTTCAGAACCAGGTCTTTGATTTCTCTTGTGTTTAAGACCTCCTTCTTGTCCAAGTTTTATTACTGTCTTCTTAAATCTTTTTTTACCCATTTTACCAGATTGAAGAAAACGACCAGGTTCCGTTACTTCACCATGCCCCGTTTCATGGTAAGCACCTGTCACTTTTGTTGGTCCAGGAAGTCCAGCACCACGAATATTCTTATCAAGTTGTTTAGATCTTCTTCGATTTTCGTTATTAGATAAATTTCCTCTAGCAGCAGATACAATGGCAGTTCCCCCCTTCTTTACTTGGGATACTACTCTACTCAAGGATTTTTCCTGAATATTGCAACATTCCACCATAAATTCTCGAAAGGTCTTCATTTTTTATAAACACTTTTTAGGTATTTATTAGGCAACGAGTTCCACAAATTCACCAAGAATTTTTTTATTCATTTTTTTAGATTTCAAACTTTTAACAAAAGCATTTTTGATTTGTGATTTGGTAGCATCTTCTGCAACTTCAAATTCAGAATCTTGAGACAAAGCAGCAGCAGAAAGACCAAAGTAAGAATGATATCCAGACTTTTTAATGGTGAATGCTTTTTCCTTTTTCCAAGCAGTCATTACTTTATCATAATCTGGACCATAATATCCACAATAACGACGAATGAAGTTACCAGCATCACGACCTTCAAGAACACGAATACCAATGAAGTTGATATCAGCAAACTTATCACGAAGATTACGAAGCAGAATATCAGTGAACCCGTGCCATTCAGTATCACAAGAGTAAGTGTTACCAGTCTTACGGTCACGCAGGAAAGCATTGGGACCGATATGAGCAGTGCCCATAAAAGGTTCTTGCTCCCAATGACGCTGAACCTCACGGTGATACTTAATCATACAAGCCTCACCATCGGTCAAAACCACACACTGAACTTTCTGAAGTTTGTTCTCTTTCTGAAACTTGGGCAGAATCTGATGAAGAGAAATCAGTGCTTCATTCAGAGGAGTTCCAGATAGACTCAAACCAGTTGGAGGATTGTAAGAACATTGAGAAAAACGACTAAAAGAAGTAGCGAGACGGAAGATATTCTTCATCTGCTGATCCAAAGTCTTTCCATTTACTTTACTAGTAAGCAAGTTCATCATAGAGAACCATTCACCAACTTGGAGCAACCCATCTTTCTTTTTGTAAGCGAGTTCACGCATATTTGCTTTACCATTCTCATCGAAAGTCACCAAAGGATAATCTGTAGTAAAAGCATAAACCTCAAAAGGAATAGCAACTTTCTTGCAGAACCAAATAAGGTTAAAGAGTTGCTTGATAGTATCCAACATCACATCACCCATCGAACCAGACCAGTCCAGAACAAACACCAGACCGTGATTCTTACCATCAGCAAGAGTAGTTATCTTACGGAACAGGTCTTCATTGTACTTATAGGTGTGAAGTTTAGTGCAGTCCAGAACACCAGTGCGAGCAGTAGAAGCACGGGAGTAAGAGTCTGCTGCCTTACGACACTCAAACTCCTTTACCAGATAGTTGACTTCTTTTTGAGCAGAACGTTTGAACTGATTGAAATCCAAGTCAACTTTACCAAAGATCAGATCTTCAGTGTAATCACGATCAATCATCCAAGCACTCCACGATTCCCGACAATGATTGTGAATCTCATCGTTAGGAACAACAATCTTTTTCAGATCAAGTTGAGGAATCTCCAAATATACATTTTCATAACCATCACTATTAACCAGTTCTTTCAGTGCCTCTTCCAGATTATCCATTGTCTTGACTTCTGGTTCTTCATCTTTCTCACCACCAACAGGAGAATCAGTTTGCTGCTGTTGAGAAGTTTCACTGGAGGGAGCACCATCAGAACCATCAGATTCAGGTTGATCGTTTTCACCTTGTTGCTGATCAGAAAAATCAGAAGCAGGTTGTTGACTTGCACCAGAATCTTGAGACTGAAGATTGTCCAGTTGAATATTAGTTTGTTCCTGTTGCTTTTGCTTACAATACTTGTACAGTACCTCAGCAGCAATCAAAACCTCAGAAAAAGTTTCAGTCTCAGCAATCTGATTGATAATCTCAGTCTCTTCACCATGCTCAATCAAAATATCGGTGAAGTTGCCGATCTTGAACCACAGGTTTGCACGGTCGGCAAGGTTCATCTCATCAATTTTTTCATCAGCAATCTGAAAGAAATCATCGTCAGCGAGTTCTTTATAACCGTTGAAGAAAGTCTTGGCAAGACCAGGATAACGCCGCTTCATCAGTTTCTCAATGCGAGCATCTTCCACAATATTCACAAACTGCGGGGGAACCTTGACCTTCTCAGTCCAATCCTCATCAGGTGTATAGAGAGCGTGTCCGACTTCGTGCCCCACCAGCAGGTCATACACGGTGTTGCTTGCCTTCTCCCACATCGGCAGGGTAAGAACACGGGTATGAACATTAAACTGGGCAGTCTCTACCTTCTTGTGCTCAACCACAAGGTCTTCGGTAGCAAGCAGTTTAGCAAGTTGGGACTTGATTTCGTGGCGGACGGTCATAGGTCTGATGCGTATGAAATCATTATATAAAAAAAGAGGGTGGTGAAACCCTCTTATGTGCCAGTTTGGGAAGTGGTCTTATCTTCCCCTCAAAGAAGGTATATCTCCCCTGTTGTCATCATATGGATTATGTTGAGATGCACCATATCTCCCAGCAGCATCGGATCTATTTCCCTGATATTCTCTTGTTCTTGCTTCTCTCTTTTCTGGAGTAGAACCCTTTATTCTTCTTTTCAATTTACCAATAGGAGTGTTTGGATTATAAGTAATGGCACCTCTAATGTCTTCAACAATATCTTGCTTCCACTCTTCACTCATATTTGCCATAATAGCAAGAGCTGCCTTATTGGTATCAGCATAACCTTCGGCAACCAGGTATTCTAACAGATAATCAAAGAGGTCAGTTTCTACTTCTTCTTTAGCGTGATACCAACCCTTTCCAGCGTCTTGTTGGGAACCACCTTTCTTCTCTGCTTCTTTAGCACGACGAACTGCCATTCCCATTTTTATGGTATTTCCATATCTACCTGCAGCAGTATGCTTCTTCTGCTGTGCTTTTACTTTTTCGTGAGGAAATGGTCTTTCTTCTTCTTGAATGTTAAATTCTTCATTTTTAGGCATTCTAGCACCAGAGTGATGTCTTTCAACACCTGCAGAATCTCTATAAGTTGATCTCTCTGGTCTTGGAGACACATAACCTACACCAGGAACATTTCCAGTCTGCCCTCTTCTTCTAGCTTCGTTTCTCGCTTCTGCCCTTTGTGCCGCTCTCTTGCGATTTCTATCGTAAGAAGACATCGCTTCATCAAGTTGCTCTTGATTTTCATAGACCGAATTAAAAGCTTCCATTAATCCAGTGTATTCCTTTTGAATATCCATACAATTAAATACTTTTTAGTTATTTATAAAAATGAAAAAGCGTCCCCGTGTTGGAGACGCTTCTTGAGTGCTTGGCGGCGTGCCTTTGCTTGTCGGAGTGCCTGCGGTTTCAGTTTCCGCTTCTGCTCCTTTTTGGAATGGTGGTAGCGATTGGGAACTTGCATTAGTCTTGTGCTGATGGGGACACATTACTATCTATGTTGGTAGAAGTCAAGGAGTCCAGTTGAGAAAGTGTCCTATAGTTCAGTCTTATATGAGAATCCAGATTTTTTTTCAAACTTTAGTGTGCGATCAAATTTATCTTGAAGATCCGTTTTATGAGAAATTACAAAAACATTAGTGTCTTTAACAACATAACGAATAATCTTCAAAAACTCATCTGCACCAAAACCATCAAGAGAAGAGTCAAAAACTTCATCAAACAAAAGAATATTACAATTTACAGAGTTTTTGACTCTTGCCACTTCACGCCAAGCAAACAACAAACTCAAATCAATTCTTGCTTTTTCACCTTCAGAAAATGAAGAGTATGAAAAATCTTCGTGAATAGGAGATTTAACTCTTTCATTAAATTCAGAATCTAATTCAAAGTTAATATAAAAGTCCATCATTTGAAGGTAACGATTCACCTGCTGATTTATGAACGGAAGATACTTCTTGATGATCTTCGTTTTAACGCCATCGTCCTTGAGTAAGGAATAGGCAAAATCGTAATAAACGATTTCTTCTTTTTTCTTTGAGAGGTCTTCGAATGTTTTTTGGAGATTTGTTTGAAATTCTTCTAGCTTCTCATGTTCAGTATTTCTGTTTGCAAGGTTTTGGGCAATAGTTTGAATTTCGTGTTCAAGATCTCGTATTTGTCTCTGGTTGAGTCCAATCCGAGTATTGTTTTGAGAAATCTCATGGTTGAGTTTCGTAATCTCCTTAGAAAGTGCAATGAATTGACGCTCTCTCTCCTGTTCTATTTTTATAGTCTCCTCTAGGTCTTGATAACCTTTCTGGAGTTCCTTTGCTTTATTTTGAGCGTCTGTAATTCTATTTAACCGAAACTCTTCTTCAATAGTCTGGGTGCAGGTAGGGCAGACCGTATTTTCAGTAAAAAACTTATGTTCTTTAGTAATAGCAGATACTTTCTGAGAGATTTTACCTTTAAGATTGTTAAGCTTTACTAACTTATCACCAGCACCAAGAACTTCTTCCTGCTCTTTTGTGAACTTGAATATTTCCTCTTCTGTCCTAGCGTTTTCAGTCATGCAATCACCAACTTCTGCATCTAACTTGGCAATCTTTTCTTGGTTGGCATTAATATTGGCATTACCACGATTCTCAAGTTCTTCAATGAAACTCTGCTGCATCTTCATCTTATCTTTCAGAGTTTCTTTCTTCAACTCAAGAGATTTGACTTGATCTTTCTTTTCACGAATCTTGTCTTTGATAAGAGCATTCATCGCAGAAAAAATACGAATATCTAACAGATCTTCAATTACCTCACGACGATGTGAAGTAGCAAGTTGCATAAAGGGCACAAAGGTGCTGCTACCCAAAATCACAATTTGAGTAAAAGACTTGTAATTAACTTTAAGAATATTTTCTTCCAATATTTTTTGATTAGCACGATCATCCGCTTCTTTGTGAAGTGCATTACCATTTACTTCAATATCAAAGATATTTGGTTTGATACCACGACGAACCAAATAATCACGACTATTAACAGTAAATTCAATTTCAACCAAACAGTCTTTTTCGTTTACAGTGTTGACTAATTGTGGTTTATTAATCCTACGAAAGGGTTTATTAAACAGCACAAATGTTAAAGCGTCAAGAACAGTAGACTTGCCCGCTCCATTCGTTCCAATAATCAAATTAGTATTATATTTTTCAAAGTCAATCTCCGTAAACTGATTTCCAGATGACAGAAAGTTTTTATATCTAATCTTGTGAAATACTAACATTTTTTGGAGGAATAACGATATCGTCAGGGGTGATCACTGCATACTTGTAATTATACATCTTACACGTCTTTATGGCAAGGTCTTCATCAACTTCAACGACATCCATTTCGGTTTCTTCTTGATCTTCTAATTGTAAAGCATACCTAACTGCGTCGTCCTCGTCCTCAAACAGAAATAAAACTTTTTGACCATATTGATCTTGAACTGCATAAGCACCATCGTCTTTTCTGTCTTTGAGTGTAAGGAGAAACATTTACTCTACTTCGCAAGCTTGCCGATAAAGATCCTGAAAAATACCTTTGATCACATTTTTGTCAAAATCAAATTCTGCTTCGTCAATATAACGATTTAGAATTGACATTGTGTTTTCTTCTTCATCAATCTCAAAGTCTTCATTTTCTTGAATATCAAAGTTCTCAACGATTTTAAGATCTTGAATTCCTACTGTATAAAGTTTATCAATGAACTTTTCAAAATCTTTTGGTTTTGATTTTTTACGAACAATCACTTTGACAATTTTATTTTCATACTCGGTTGCATCAAACAATTGATACGGAGTATCCTCATAATAGATGTTATAGAATAATTTATAAGGATTGTTGATTGGAGTATGTTCTAATGTTTCGGTGTCAAAAATATGAAATCCACGAGTGTCATTCAAATCTGTCCAATACATTTCATAAGGATTGCCAAGATAGAAGATGCGTCCGTTATCAGAACGAGTATGGTAATGACCAGAAAATACTTTTGTGAAGTTCTTAAAAATATCTGCGTCCAGTCCATGCTCCTCCATAATCAAATTGCGATTGACACGGAACCCTTGAAGTTCTAGGTGTCCCATCGCAATCTTTGCTTTAGTTTTTTTAATTTGCTTTAAAGTTTGTTCCTGATTTTCTGGATTAATCCAAGGAATAAACATTATCTTAAGTCCACCAACTGTAACTTCTTGTGCTTCACTATAAGTTTTTATATTTGAATAAGTCTGAAGAAGAAGACCTGGTGAATTGACACTATTAGTTGATTTGTAGTATGTGTCATGATTTCCAATAATCATATGAACATCATACTTTTTCAAATGATCAAACACAACTCGTTTTGACCATTCAAGACTTTGATAATCAATAGACTTACGACTATCAAAAGCATCACCCATATGAATGACTGCCTCTACCCCCTGTTCTTCAAGGGTAGGAAAAAATACATTCTTGTAAAAGAGTTCAAAGTAATCGTGAAGATACTTTGATCCTTTTTTGGCACCGTAGTGGGTGTCGGTTATTAAACCAATACGCATAATAAGTCTTAACTAGATTTCAAGTATAACACAGCAGACTCAAGAAAGTCAATGTTATCAAAAAACATTCCCAAACCAATATTACAATTTTTACACAATAATCCTCTAATTTTTCCAGTTTCATGATTATGGTCTACTGCTAAACTTTTTCCAGTAGGACATTCATTATTACATATTTTACATTTTTCATTTTGCTTTTCTAACAAAAAATTATAATCTTCTAAAGTAATTCCATAATTTGTCTGTAAATAAGTATCTTTTACATTATCTTTGTTGTTATAATAGTATTCTCTACATTTTTGTTTAGCAATATCATTTTTATATTGCTCTTGATATTTTTCAGGATTTTTTGCTCTCCACTCATCCAATTTCTTTTTCTTCTTTTCCTTTGTCCTATAAGGTTTCATCAACTCTTCATTATTGAGTTTTTCTAACCCTTTCCTTTTTAAACAAGGAGCACAACTAGAAGTAGAAACATACTTTTCATAACTACCACAATGTTTACAAGCAGTAGAACCGATATAAGTTTTTTTACCTTCTTTTATTGCTTGCAATCTATTTTGTCTTCCAACACCACTATATTGATTGGTCATAATGCTCCGTAATGTTATTATTATTTATAACACTTTGGAGCAATATCATTTACTACTGCGATACTGAATAGCATCTTTAATGCTGTTGTATTCACTACTATGCCCAGAAAGCAAGCTGTCATCAACCATCATAACCTCATCAAACCCAGTGCGTTCGATGATTTTTGTCTTAATGTCCAACTGTTTCTTTTCCTTCTGAATCCTTCTCAAAAATGCGTAATGAATAATTTGAGTAAAATAAGCAAAAGGATTATTTGATTTTTCTGGATCAAAATTATGAATGTACTGAACACAATTTTCAATTCCGTCAGAAATCATATCCTCACGGAACATGTAATTCACAAAGTTTGGTTTATATGATAAATGAGTCGCAATTTTTAGAAAACATTCTCCAAGATAATTTGGAATTGGAGGTTTACCTTCCCATTGTTTTGCACGATCCTCTCTAGTTGGATTTCGTGCATTTCTCTTAAAAAAATCTGCTTCAACTTTAGAACGATAAACTATAAGTGCTTCTAGTAGTTCTTTGTTGTTTACATAATGTTCAGTTTTTTTCTTGGACATAACATTGGACTCATTCATTATAACTTTTGTTTATTATAACACACTTTAAAAGGACTTGACAATATATCAATTTATAAGTAGACTAGGTTTGTCTCTTTTGAAGATAAGGATTTAGCTTTCTTTAATACCTTTAAAGATTCTTTCAAGTTTTTTGCGAGCATCTTCAACGGAAGAAATATAACCCATCTTTGAGGATGGTTTTACCTTACCTGAAGGATTGTATACATCAATTGAATCATCATCTTCAATATAATTATTGTAAATATTAATTAATCTTTTATCTTTAGTTTCAGTCATTGTAATAATTTTGTCAAGTTTAATCATAAAAAAATCATCACTTGACATTTCAATCCATGGTTTAACCTTAAGATGTGTTCCATGTTGATTGGTAAATGCTTTCATAGTTACTGGATTTTGAAGAACAATGACAGGATCGCCTTCATTTTCATCTACCATGACCAATGATAGAATCTCCTCACCAGATACTAGTTTAATAATTGCGTAGAACTCTTCTCCCATTAGTTTTTGAGTGGTATGTTTACAATATCATAATTAAAGTTTTCTTCGTTATAAACTTTGATTCTTTCGATTAAATGATTGAGTGTATAATTCTTTCTTGACTTATAACTGATATCATCGGCAATATCATATAGAGTTGCTTTAGTCTTATTATCGCCCTTTCTCAAGACTCTACCGATTGATTGTAGATTTCTGATTCTTGATTTAGATGGTGAAGCAAAGATAACATTATGTAAATTTTTAATATTAATACCAGTAGAAAAAGTTCCGTAAGATGCAACAATAATTGCGTTGTTTTCTTTTTCTGTAATTTCTCTGACTTTTTCTCGGTCCTCTGTATCTACACCACCATGCACAAAGAACACATGGCGTTGTTCAACTGTGCTATTATTTATCAGTTCATACAAAGGTTGACCGTGACCTTCGACTCTTGAAAAAAGAATCAGAGTATTACCTTTGAGGTTAAGTGCTAGATTGCGGATAAACTTATTGCGTTTCTCGTGATTGATAATATACTGAACCTCATCCTCAAAAGTCTCAAACTTATTTGGTGGGTGTTTCAATAGAAGTATATTGATATCCAACTTGGCAACATGACCCTTCTGCATCAGTTCTTCTGTTCTGATAATCTTATATGAAGGACCGAATAAACCTTCTAAAACCCACTTATGTGTCTGCGTGCCATCAAGAGTTCCTGTAAAACCGTAACGAAATTTAGCATCAGAAAGTTTTGTCATTATAGATACTAATGACTTTGATTTAAACTGGTGTGCTTCATCTCCAACGACCACATTAAATCTTGAGAAATATTGTCGGGGAAGTTTGTAGATGGACTGCCAGGTTGTAATGATAACCTGAGAGTCTGTTTCTCTCTCTTTACCTGCGTATATTTTGTGGCAGTATGAACCGACATCCCACCCATAATCTGCAAAGTCTTTATACATCTGTTCTACAAGCGATGTCGTTGGAACGACTATCAGAGTATTTTGTCCTTTCTCAACGTAATATCTCACAATCGAATATATCATCAACGACTTTCCAGAAGCAGTTGGAGATATCAACAACTTTCTATTGTGTTTTAAAGCGTCGTATACTCCCTCAACTTGGTACTCACGGGGAGCGTACTTGCAAATAGAAGTCATATAATCTTTGACTCCTTCTTTTGAAACCATATCATTAGTTTCAAAAGGAAGACCATAGAACTTATTATTAGTAAATTCGTAGGTGTATTCATGATTCTCACAGAAGCGTGTGAGTTTATCTAAAAGACCAACATAGATCTCACCCGTCTGTGTATTGAACAATCGTATTTTTCCATCCCAGTGTCTGTTGCGAAACTGGGGCATAAACTTGGCGCCTGGTACATCAAATGTGAACTGATCCGCAAGTTCATAATAAACGTGAGGTTCTGCTTTTACCTGAAGATATACCTCATTCTTCTTCGATATAACCAAGTGTGACATTCATAAAATATCAGTTATTAATATTTATTTCATTAATTAAACCCCGCTTGGAAACGATGCCACTCAATTGCATTCTTAATTTGGTAAGTTCTATTTGAAATTGTTCTGATAACTTCCTCAAGAAATTTAAGCATAATATCATAGTATCTAATCTTGAGGTCTATTTTATTCAACCTCTCATCAGCATCCATATGCCTCTGTAAGGCATCTTTATCTCTAACCTTGTATGGGAAAGGTTCTTCCTCATACACCTCTATAGGTGCCTTCCCAGTGTAGTAATTGTAGCGATCAAGTCTTACCTTACTATGCGTCTCTCTCGCTTTCTCACGTAACAAGGTAATCGTATTGTAGATTGTATAATACTTTGCATGTAGTTGAGGAATTTTTAAAGATTCATCGTGTAAATTATCAGGATCAATGACAGAATCTCTCTGCCACATCTCCTGAATTTCATCAAGGTTCATGGATTTGTATTGATATTGTAAATAGTATACTTGAAGGATGCGTTTGCTGTAAAGTACTGAATGTCAGTTTGTGTCGAATCAAAATCTAAAGATGATAGTGATACTGGAAATAAGTCTTTAAATTTAACTACTGATGCTGTATTGTAGTTACTATCTAAAATATAAAGACTACCATCACTGAAAGCCTTTTTTGGATCTTGAGTTCCATCTTCATTTGTAATTAAATTTGAATATTGCTCTGTTGTTTCTGGAAATCCTAAACCACTAATCCAATTATGGATAGACATGTAGTTTTCCATATCCTCATCTACTAAAAATCTTAAAGATAGATCCCCATATTGAATTTTGCCTCCAGGGACATCTAAATCTTTAAGATATGTTGGTTGTTGAGTCAATGATAAAGTAATTTCTGGTATTCTTGCTGAATTGCAGAAAAAAGACACCTTTGGATCTTTAGATAAAGAAAATTTAAATCCTACAGGTGAAAGAAAATTTCTATTTTGAATTTGATTCGCAAATGCGTTTGCCATTATTTTTATTTTTATTTAGATAAAAAAAGAGGGTCCCGAAGGACCCTCTTGAAGAGTGAAGACTAACTCACATGAGGTTAGCAACTTTAACTCTTCTATAGTATGTGTTTGCGTTAGTGGTGAGAGCACCAGCACCGACAGACAGACCCTGTGCGAATGGGTTAGCAACCATTCCATAGCGGGTCTTAAATCCGATCTTAGGCTGGAAGGTATTCTCGCCAACGGCACGTACCATCTGTAGAGGTACATATGGGCAATAGAAGATACCAGCGTCGTATGGGCTTGAACCTTTATAACCGACAACGTAGAACTGGTTAGCAGATACGTTTGCCGAATATGGGTCAATGTATACGCGATACTTACCTTGGAGAACACCAGCGAAGGTGTTGCCAGTATCATCAACGTTCAGGTTAGCGTTGAGTGCAGGGGTGTAATCAAGAACACCAGCCATTGCAAGTGCCGAAGCAACGTCAGCAGAGCAAAGGATAGTGTTGCCCTTCCCTCTACGGGTTTGTTGGGCGATTGCGTTTGCATCACGCTCAATCTGGAAAATCAGACCCTTGAACTTCTCAACTGACCAACGACCGTTGGAGTCAACATCAAGGTCAAAAGTACCAGCGGTAGCGGTATTAACTTGAGCGCCGGGCTTGGCAACCTTATAGATGGTTCTAATTACCTCGCGGTTGATTTCGGCAAGAATCTCTGTTGATAGAATATTTGCTAATTCCGCTTCAGCATTTAGACCATGAATTGCCTTGAGGTCTTGAGCAAGCTCAAGTGAGTACTCGGCTTTCAGAGCGCGTGACTTTGCAGTAACAGTAACTTTCTCGATTGAGAAGGCCATCTGGTTGAACTGCTCCGATTCGCCAAGTGATTCGGCGTCATCAGTTCTCATGCCCTGACCAACGTTGTATTGGTTAGCACCAACACCTGCGTTAGTTGATTGATCAGTTGGGCTCAGAATTGCTGGGTTGGTTCCACCTTGAGCGGTAGTACCCATACCAACAGTACCATCGGTCCAACCGTTGGTATTGTTGAATGCGCTGTCCTGACCAGAGAATGAGGAATCTACTTCATTGTAGAAGGTCTCATTTCCAGACTGGCTGGTATAACGTGAACGCATTGCGAAGATCAGTCCAGTAGGACCATTCATTGGTTGAACACCGCACAGATCATAAGCGATCAGGTTAGGCATCGAACGACGGATCAGGGAGATCAATACGGGATCGAAACCTTGCATAGCACCGGTGGTTTGACCACCAAGACCAGCATATGTGCCTGAAGCAGTGCTGTTAGTTGGAGATTCATAGAGGAACTCACGCTCTTCGCGGATAATTCTCTCTTGGTTTTCGAGCAGGATTGCGGTTACAGCTCTACGATGTGAATCTTTGATAGGATCAAGACCTTCGTAATCTAGGAGCGGGGACCACTTCTCCTGCAACTGCTCGGTATTGAACATTTGCATTTGATTTTACCTCTTTAGAAGTGTTGTTTGTTTGAATCTAATAATTTAAAAATCACTTTCTAGAAACTCTTTGAAGAGTCTGAAGATAAGCACCCATTGTGCCGCCAACTGATTGAATATTTAAATCAGTTTCCTCAGACAGATTTTCACTAGCGTTTCTTTGAGTACCAGCAGTTCTGGTTGGGAAGTATGATTCCCTCAGAGTTACCAGTTTCTCACGATAGCTCTCTTCACTATCAAACTCAACATTTTCGGCAAGAGAAGCGAGTTTGTCCTTCTGAGAAAGTGCAAGACCCTCAGTGACTTCAGCAAAGATTACATCAGCAACCGACTCTGCTAATCTTCTATTCAGAGCAACGTTTCTTTCGATTTGCTCGTTGAGTTTTTCTTCCATTTCATCAAGTTTATCTACCATACTCTCGATAACATCATATCTATCTTCAGGGATTGTTACATAATGATCTTCAAAAAGACTCTTCATTCCTGCAAGGAATGATTCAGTCATTTCAGTCTTAAGACCGTGCTCAACTGCAAGTGCATTTTCGAAAATCCACTCGTCAGCGACATACTCAAGGTATGCATCAACACGATCAGTTAGACCTTCTTTGATTGCTTCGATTTCTTCTACGAGTGCTTGCTCGTATGAAGATTGAAGTTGCTCTTTGATTTCAGCAACTCTTGATCTAATTGCTGCTTCAAAGATGGTGCGTGCTTTCTCTTGGAATTCTTCAGAAAGCTCCTCACCTTCTAGAAGAGCATTGACATCCTCTTCAATACTGAATTCTTCTTCAGTTTCTACTTCTTCTTTGCACTCTTCTTCATCATCCGATGATGCCTTCATTCCTTTCTTTCCGTTCTTTCCGTTCTTTCCTTTAGGATCCATTTCATCCTCACCACCCTCGGCATATTTCTCAGCGACTACCTCTTCGTCCTCATCGAGTTCTTCCTCATCGACGAGATCCTCGTCCTCTTCGGTTTCCTCTTTAGCCACAGCCTTCATTGGTTCTGCAGCTGCTGCCTTTGCATTTACAACATTCTTGACCTGAGCAAGAGTTGCACCTGGAGTTTTTAGTGCTGCTGAACTATCATCTGGGCGATAGTTTTCTGGAGTAGGACCACCTAGATCCTCCCAACCACCAGTTTGACCAGGCGTAGCCCCGTCTAGTTTGTGCATTGGTTCGGCAGGTGCAGCCCCTTTGGTTACTACGTTTTCCATTTCTTGTAAATTTCTACCAACGGACATTTTTTTAGATCTTTGTTTATAATCTATATTTATTTATAAATTATAGATTTGAAAGAAAATCAGTGAAGAGATTAAGTTTATGCTCTTCAAGTTTTCTTTGATCTACAAGAGTGTTAATTCTTTTTTGAGTTTGTTCGACAAGTCTTTCACGAAGAATGCCGCCTTCCCAAACCCATTCTTTACCTTCCATAATTCCCTGAACAAATGCATCGGGAGCAGAAGGATCGGCAACGATATCAGCAGCAGTTGCTAGCATGAAATCTTCACCAACAATTTTATGACCCTCATTGGTCATCTTAAGTGAACCAACACCACGAGAAGAAACGCCTAGACAAACACCTTCACCAATAAGTGATTTTGCAATTTTACCCATTGGTGTTTCTAGAAGTTGTGCTTTGCCTCTAAAATTATTTCCTTCTTGTGTTAAAGAAACAATTTTATGTGAAACACGATCAAGATTGACAGTAGGTCCATCTGGGTGACCAAGTTCTCCAAGAGCACGACCTTTAACAACAAATGTCTCATTATATCTTTTTACTTCACGTGAAAGAGTTTCCATTGGATACATTCTTCCATTACGATTACAGATATCACCCTGAAGGAAAATGCCCTCGATATACATTTTCTTTTCAGCACCCTTACCTTCGGTGATGAATTTAACTTTTGATACTTCTTCTGTGATGAGTTTCATTGTTATTCTGATACTAGTTGAACGACTTCTGTAATACTTACATTAGTTGATGCTTCTCCAAGAGCAGCAACCTTTACACTTCTAGATACTGTTGCTCCAGTAGTAGTAATAATTCCAACAATTGCAGATGTATTTGCCGCAATTGTCAAAGTGGAATCCGTCAATCCAGTTACAAGTTGATGAACTGTATTAATTCCAGATGGTTGGGCATTTTCAATGGTGACATAATCACCAATTAAAAATGGATTACCAGCATTATTTTCAAATGTAATTACTGTTGAAGTTCCTGTTGTAATACCAAGAATTTGCTGCTTTGCAATTCTTTCTTTTAAAACTTCAGTTCCATATGGCGGTAAATAAAATGAATTAGTTGTTACAACTGGATTTCCTCCAGTTTCCACATAAACTGCAGTAACGCCAGTAGAAACTCTGATGTAACCACTTTTTAATGCAATTGGATTACTCGTTGCCGCTGCAGAAACAGTTGGTGAAATTCTGTTAACGTTTTGTACAATTTTTATTGCCATTATTCATTATCTCCTGATGGGTCTTGATCACCGAACATCAATTCTGCAATTTCTGGACGAGCAGAGTCTACTCGTTCGGCAGCTTTAGTATATAATAATTCTTTAATTCTATCAGATACATCCGAAGGAGATCCGTTAGTTGCAATCAAATCGATAAGTTCTTCCATAAAAATTGATTTATATTTATAAGACTATTTATATTTTACCGCCTTTGGGTTCCGTGGGAATTTCTGGAGCCACTGGAGGTGTAGGTTCCATTGGAACTTCTCCTAAAGCAGGTTGACCTCCCATACCTGCATCTGGTGGAAGTGGATTACCCATTTCGTCTACAGGTGCATTGGGATCTGGTATGATTCCCTTTGAAATCTCATCTTCAATCTGGGTATCAATCTCAATGATTTCTGAATCAGTTTGACGAAGAATCTTTTTACGAACATATTCTGCAGAATAGTATTTACCAATATATGGCTCCATTTGAGTCATAAGAGATATTCTATTTGTAAGAAGTTCTGCTTCCTTAAGTTCTGCAAAATGATTGTCATAGAGGAAATCATATTGAATATGATCTTCCATCTTTTCCCAATCTTCTGGAGTTACGACATTTTTAAGAAGAAGTTGGGTGCGAAGCATATCATTAAACATTTGAGCAAAACGCTTTCTCAAACGTCCAACGAATTTTGAAAACTTAAGTTCGTCTCTTAAAATTTCCGAAGAACGACCTAGATTGAATCCATCCCCACCACCAGCAATTCTTGATTCTGGAACTCCAAGTGCTCTATAAAGTTTTTTCTGAAAATATTCAATATCGGAGAGTTCTCCAAGATTTTGACCACCAGGAAGAGTTGTGATTTCAGTTCCTCTACCACCCTCTCTTCTTGGGAGCCAGAAGTCCTCAAGCATTGCCATATATTTGCGATCATCACGAATTTCTCCAGTATTTGCATCGTAAACTAATTTATTACGATAACGAGACATAACTTCCTTAAGGTATTGCTCCGCCTTAACCTTTGGAAGATTACCAACGTCAATATAGAAAATTCTTCTTTCTGGTGCGCGTGATAGTCTGTAGATTACAAGAGAGTCCTCAATCATTCTTAACTGATTGAGTGCTTTGATTGCTTTATGAAGATATGAAAGAACTGTTCCTTTATTTCTATCCACTAATCCTGAAGTGCAGTAAGTAATTGAATCTTTTGCAATTTTTAGAGATCCTTTTGATGCTCCAGACATGGATCCCATAGGATAATTTGGTGTCGGAGAATAGATAAAATATTCTTCAATATCTGAATAACTCATTTCAGAGTTAGTCAGATTTGCGTTTGCAGTCAGTCTACTTACTACAGGATCACCATTTTTACCATTCGTCTTTTTTTCTTGACGAACGTGTTTCATCTTCATGGGATCAATATATCTTAATTCTTTGATTCCTTCTTGAGGATTTTTAATATCAATAACTTTTAAATAATAAACTCTCCCATCAACATACCAATTTCTAAAAATTTCATGACATTTCCTATCAAAGTCCATCATCTCTTTGATAGATTTAAATTCATCTCTAATTATTTCTTTCAACTTATCACTTGCATTCAGATTAGATAATTCAACTTCAACTGGTGAATCATACAAATCGCTAACAAGAGCTTCATTAACAACATCTTCAATTGCAGAGTCACATTCTGGATGTAATGCCATCTCACGATAACGACGCATTAAATCGAATTCAGTTCTATAGACACCTTCAATATCTACATATTGACCATAAAATCCAGATTGAATAAAATAATCAACCCCGTCCTCATCTGTTGGAGGTACGGGGGAAACTATAGATTTAGACTTTTCTTCCTTATCATCAATCAAAAAACCAAAGAGTTTCGCCATTTTATAAACTTAACTTGTTATTATGTACTATTTAGTTAATGTCTTCACCACCAGCAGCGGTAGATGTTCCTTTAATTGCTTCCCACCAGTGAACTTGCATTTCAACAGTAAACTCTTGAATTGAGTCTGTTTCATAAGATAGGTTAATGCTACCAACGCTAGTTGGGAAAGTATCATAGAAATGATACGCTCTTAAGATACTACCATCACGATTAAGTTGATAGACAAATGCATCTGCTTGATACTGTGTTGGATCAGTCGTGCCAGTATTATCTGATAGACGATTCATATAATTAGACCACTTTTCAAATGCAGAACGAATTGCAAAATCAGTATCATTGATGACTGTGATTGTCCAGGTTTCAAAACTTCTGTCTCCAGCAAGTTTTAGAGTTCTTCCTCTAAATGCAACTTCAACTGGAGTTACATTTGATGCTGGAAGTGCAGCTGCTTTAACAAGAAATCTTGATTTATCAAGAACATTGGTATCAACATTAATTGCTGCTGGAAAAGCAAGTTCAACTTCAAATAAATTGCTTCTTGTGCCGCCACCCGACAACTTACTCTTGAAGTCTGTAATCTTCCTTAAAGGAATTGTATTAAGTTGGGTTCTGGTTGCCATAGTTTTTAGACCTCTAGGTTAATTAGAATTTTCCGATTACTTCTTCAAAAGAAACACCAGTTTTAGTGGCGACAAAAGTAAGACCAATGAAGTTAATTGATCTTGCTGGTTTGATATAAATGTCAGCAATAAATTCATTATTATCTATCACAGCAGCAGTATTATTTGATGTGTCACAAACTACGACATAATCAAAAATACCTCTCTTTGCTTGAATGTCGCGGAGAAAAGGTTCAATTGTATTTACAAAATTTGTTCTTGTAATCTCATCATTGAATTCAAAGAGTGCATCTTTTGCTGCTCTTGAAATTGCATCTTCAAGATATACAAAGAGGCGACGAACATTAATTCTATCAAAAGCTGATGCTTTTGCTAAACCAGTTTTATCACCAAATAGAACAATTCCTGCACCAGGAGAGAAGATGACTGGATTAATTCTATTTGAATACAGTACGTCTCTTTGAGATTTTGATGGATTGTATGCAAGTTTTACTGCATTTAAAATTGCACCTCTCGTTGTTCCTGCTGGAGAATACCATGGGAAGTTATTGATATCATTACGAGCACAAAGACCTGCAATATCACCATTCAAAGGAACATATCTGAAAGTATTTGCAAATCTGTCATACATATACTTATAACCACTATCAAATATTGCATAAGATGAAGACGTAATCGGTGAATAAAATTGTACTAGATTGTTTGTAATATCTGCAGCAGAATTAATATTTACTGCAGTTTGACTTGATGTATCTGTGAGAGCAGCACTTCTATATGGTGAGATGAATGCTAACGCATCTTTTCTCAATTCTGCAACAGAAATAAGTTTATTTGCTAATGCTTGTGCAGTTGAAATATCATAGGCAGCAGAACCCATTAATAGAAAATCTACTTTAAAGTTTTCTGTGTTCTCAAATAAATCATATCCATCAGAAAGTTCTGATAAATCTGCAGTCAGTGATCCTGCAGTGATTTCTGCTTGACCATTATAATCTAAACCACCAGATAGGGTATTAGTAGACGCTCCAGAAGCAGCAAATGTAATTCCATTTGCTTCTTGGTTCCAGGCAACATCGGACTCTAAAGTAAATCCAGAACTGTATCCAGTAGTTACAATTCCTGTTGGTGAATTGAGTCCAAAAATATACTCAGAGTTATTAGAAAGATACTTTCTCCAATATGAAGGATTTCCTACTGAAAATTCTGCATCAGATGCTTTAGAAAGTGATAAATGTTTTTCAAGAATTGTACCAGCATTTCCAGTCACTGTACCCAGAGCATCAATAACTACAACATGAACTTCATCAAATCTTGAGTTTCTTGCTGCAGCATATGCGGAAGTGCCAGGTCTTTGTGCAATATTATTCCAAGAAATGGTTGAAGTGCTTGTAAGACCTAGTGTTTGCTGATCAAACCAATCAAGTCTTGAAGTGTATGCTGCATTTCCATAAGATGCAGATTGTCCATTTGTGTGAATTGCAACAGAACCGGAATTGGAAAATGCCCAAACACCATTTGGTTGATAATCATATTCGGTTTCTGTTCCTGTAGCAGAAACATGACTTAAGACTTTAACATCTATTCTTTCACTTCCTATTCCAGTAATAATACCTTTTAGATAACCATCGAGTACTGAAGTAGATCCTGTTCCTGGATTTACTCTTCCTGCAACAGATTGAGTTACTCCATAACCAACTGCAAGTGCTGCAGTTGTTGTGGTTGTTTGATATGAACCAAAAGAAAGTTCTACATTGTCAAGTGAAACAGTATTTAAAGTTGCTGGATTTACATAAACTATTCCAACACCAATAGCAGTGACTGTTGTTCCAGATCCAATAACTCCATTAAGTATTTTTAAAGTTTGTCCTACAGCAATTCCAGTTGTTGTAATTCCTGTAATTGATGTTGTTGCAATTCCAATATCTCCATTAGAAGCAGTTGCAACACCAACAAACGTAGTGTTTGTAACTGCAGAGGTACTTACTCCGACTAGTGTTTGATCTGCTTTAGAATCAATAATTCCAACCTTGATTCCATTCGACCAAGATCCTGGGTTTCTTGCTGCAACTACAACACCTGCAAGAGTATTTTGATCATAACCTAGTTGATCATAATGTTCTTCACTTTTAATTTTTACCGTAGTAACTCCACCACCAACAACTGGTACAAATCCATTTTTTAATTGAGTGTCATCTGCTCTTACAACTCTGAGAGACCCGCCATATGCCAAGTATGAAGAAGCAGTCAACCAATGTTCGTAATGTTTATCTGTTGAGTATGGTTCTCCAAAATTGTTTAGTAAATCATTCTCATTTTCTACTAAAGTTGGTGAGTCTACGGGTCCTTTAGCAAAAGGTGCTACAATTGCTCCAATTTTATTAGATGCTGGCTGTACTCTTCCAGTTGTTAAATCAATTTCCCTTACTACAATTCCAGGAGATGCTAAATTTAGCGGCATCTTTATTCTCCGTGCTATCCAGAATTATTCTAAAAGTATTTATAAATTCCTACCCTTTAATTACCTGTAGTCCCACATATAAGATCGGTCACCATATTCATCTAAATTCCATATTTCAGTTGTCTCTAATTTATTACTGCTTGTTGCAGACATCCATCTATCTCCGGTTTTTTCTTCAACAAATCCCTCCATTTCGTCCAATCCATCTGAAATGAACCCAAATGGTGACATATCTTGCTCAATTTGATTTTTTTGCTCCTCATAAATTCTCTTACGAACGTCATTGTCCGTCATTTCCTTGAAGTAATCTTGGGCTACTAACCAAGAAAAAATTACCAAGCACATTGCCAAGTCATCATTACAACCTTCTTCTGCTTCAAAGGAATTGTGTTTTTGTGCAAATGTTGTAAGTTCACTGATAATATCATAATCATTTGTAAGTAACTTATCATCTTCAAGGAGAGTTTTTAAGTTAGAACATCCTAACTTTTTCACAGCGGCAGTCATTCTCACACCTAATTGGGATTTCTTTCCACTAAAACCAGATCCTACAATTTGCCCAGCACGTCCACGCATTGCACACATAAGAACATTATCATACTCAAGATCAAAATGTAAAATATTTGCTACTTGATCTCCAATATCATTGACTTCAACTAACAACCAAGCATCATTGTAACCTTTTGCTACTTCATATATGATACTTGGAAATAACATCGGTTTAATTTCATTATTTCGATATTTTGCTACTACTTTATATGGAAAATTAGTAATATCAAAAACAATGAATGCAGAATAATCATTACCCAAACCACGAGCAACATCAACTGTAATCAAATAGTTATTTTCTTCTTTTGGATGCTCATAAACATCAAGACCAGCATTTCTCTTGATTGGATCATCATAAACAAGATTGCGAAGTTTTGATGGGTTAATAAGAGTATTGACCGAACCTAAAAATTCACATTCGAACTCAACTTTAAATTGTTGTTCAGATGTGTTTGCAATTGTCTGCTCCTTCCAAGCAGCGTCTCTACCAGGAACTTCAGACCAATGAACATCGGTGGGCACATATTCGTTCTTGCCCCTTTCAGAGTCGTGCCACATACGGTAGAAGTGGTTCATACCGCGTGGTGTAGAAACGATGATTACCTTCGTGCTTTGTCCAGAAGAAATAGTAGGATAAACTGATGCAAAGAAGTCATCAGCAATGTGATTTGGAATGAACGCAAATTCGTCCAAAAAGATGACATTATAGGATCCGCCTCGGACAGCAGATGATGAAGTAGAGTTAGATGAAATTTTGGAGCCATTTTCTAGTTCCAGAGATCCTTTGTTCCACGATATAATACCTTGTTGCATCCACTTTGGTAAGTTCTCATAAGCAAGTTGTAATCTTCCGAGAAGATCTCTTGCTGTAGATGCTTTGTTAGCTAGAATAGCTATATTAACATTATCATTAAAAACTGCATAATGTAAAAGATATGAAACCACTGTTGTGGATTTACCCGTCTGACGGGGCATCTTACAAATATTGAATCTGTTCTTATGGAAATTATCAATTAATTTCTCTTGAAATGGATACATCTCAAAAGGAACAAGACCGTGATCAAGAGATACGATCTTGATATAATTCCTAGCAAAATATACTGGATCTTCTTTACATTTTAAGAACTCAATAATTTGTTCTTCCGTAAATTCTATAGGTGTGTTGGCTTTTTTTAGTAACGGATTACCAAGATAAACATCATTAGACATAATTTAATTACCTACTAATCTCTTCCCAGTCCATTGAAGTGTGAATGTTGGCATTTGCTAAACTAGCAGAAGCAACAACTGTTAATTCATATGGAGTTCCAGTTAATCCATTTCTTTCTAACTGGAATTTGAATAATGCTTCTTTGAGAATATCAACTGCGGTTACTGCCTGATTAGATGCACTACTATAACCCTCTGCTAATATTCTGCCTCCAGTCACACTTCCACCATCAATCTTATATTCAACAGCACTATCAACCCCAGCACTGACCCAAGTTCCTCCACCACTAGTATCTGCACTTGCAAGCACTCTCCAGTTATAATGAGCATTATTCGTAATACCCATAATGGAAAGAGCAGTCAAAATTACAATAGCATCTAATCTATTTGGGGATGTTTTTAGTCTTAATGAAACAACAGGATAATAAGTTCCTGCAGTTGTAAGAGTTACTGGAGATGTAATGGGAGTTCCTACACCTTGTTGTAATCCACGAAGTTCATAACCACCTTCCGAAATCACTGTAGAACAAACTTGTTTGAGTGTGCTTGTACTTGTGGTTATTCCAGTATTTGCAATCTCATACCTCAAAGGTAAACACGCAGTTGTCATGTATGTTGACTGAATTCGGTTTGCGTGATGGAAAGAATGGCAGTGAATGAATATCCCATCAATTACAAAACCAACTCTGACAGTACCAAGACCTAACCATTCAATATCAGTCCACATAATTTGTGCTTTAGATGGGTCTAAAGTAATTCCAGAATGTCCAGTTCCATCTAATTTGTCTGCAATCCATTCTGATTGTGGAACTCTTGTTTCTGTTTCTATAGATAAACTTCTTTCTACAAAACTGATTGAAGTGCTTCCAATTCCAGCAATCTCAAAGTAGATTCCATTATCTGCACCAAAATAACCAACTCTTTGTCTTAAATTTGCTTTTGGTGGTTCGGGAACAAATGTGTTCATTACCAGTAAAGATTTTCCTGGTTGATATGCAAAAGTCTTTGTGGTTTCTCTAATCACAGAACAACCAGCAGTGGTTCCAATACCAATGTTTATTAATCCTTGTGTGGTTACAAATCCTACAGTAGAACCAGTGCCTACAATCAAACTCGTCCACAGATTATTGTCTCTATATCTGTGAGAACTATCAAAGAGTGTAAGGGGATTTGATACCCTAGTTCTTCCAAAAGCATCTGAATTTATACTGACGGGAAATCTATTATATTCATCTACAATGTGTCCATCTCTAGTGGCAACACCATTAACTTCAAATAATGATCTTTCTTGGTTTAGATAATCTTGTGTTGTTATATTCCACTGAGCCATAAATCAATCACTCCAAGTTAGGCTTTCTGGTCTGTATCTTTGTGCATTTTTAATTTTTAAACCATTGTTAGATGATGGATAAACATTATGAACAATTGCTCCAGGATACTCCCCCTGAAGTTGTTCTGCTAATGCATTTTTATCTATCATCTTTCCTTCAACTTCCATACGATATAGTCTACCCTGCCATACTACATCTGCAAGGAAAGACTCTCCAACTGGTTGTGACTGTGATTCAGATCCATTGATATAAAGGTTTCCATTAAAGTCGCCAGCAATATTGACGCTTTCTGAAATAAACTGTTTAAAAGATTTCATTTTAGTTACAGTTCCAACGACGAAGGGCTTTGTTGATTCTTGAATCTGGATCTCTTGCAGTTTTTGCTGAAGTTAGTTTATCCTTCATACCTCTCATACGACGGCAGAAGTTAGCACGACGTTTTGCTCTTTTACCTTTTGGTTTCTTTTCAGTTACTGCTGTTTGAAGTTTTGAACCTGGGTTCTCCCGACGATATGCATCAACAGCTTTTTGACTTAATCCGTCAGTTTTATCTTTACGATTGACTGATTGCCAATCTTCAGTTAAACCCAGTTCTTCTCTCCAATTTGAGAAACCTTCTGCTTTAACACAACGATTATATTTTTTACCGAATAACTCTTGTGTTCCTGTTTTTTTATATCCCTTCCAACATTTTTTACCTGCTTCATCAAGCATAACACTTTCCGCTTTCATTTCACCACTATCGACATAATCTGCAGCGGTATCAATATAGTCTGCTGCTTTGGTAATTTTTGATTGAACCCATGCTTCAAGACCACCTTCACCTTTACCAATTTTTTTCTTCAATCTTTTTGCTGCAGAAATAATTGTAGAAATCTCTGAACGAGCCATGGAATATTCGTGATCATATGATTCTGGAAAATTACCAGGATGAACAGTTGCAATATTATACTTTAATTGATTCGTGGTAAGTGCTGATGGAATAGAAAACATATCCCAATATTTTGGTCCATACTTGCACTCATCACGAGTTTCATCCTTTTGACATTTTGGACAATATCTCATCATTTCCATTGCCTCCGATTTTGTTCCCCAGTTTGAAGCGCCAACTTTACGGCATTTAACCAATGCTCCAGATGCATATGCACTTGGCCAAACAGAATATCTTGACTTTACTTTATGATAGCAAGCATCTTTAGTTCCGCTACCTTTTCCAGGTCTATCTTTTACTTCTTGTAAGTCTAATTCTTCTTTCATTTTTTTGGGTTTATCTGTTGGAACATAAGTCGGTCTTGCTGCACCTGTTTTTTCTTGTTGTCCAGGATCTGCTGCTTTTTTTCGTCTTGCGGCAGATCGTCTTTGTGCTGGTGTCATACTTGCTCTTTTTTCAGAAGAAACGCATTTAGGCACACCTTCACCTGGTTCATCACTTGCACAAGTTCCACCCGTAACAACATTTACCCAACCACGCTTACCATCTTTTGATTTACTTCTATACCAATCACGAAGACCTTCTTCGGTTATATCTTTGAACTTTTTATGTTCTTTTTTAGCAGATGTTTCCATTTTTTTAAGACGGGTATAATAATCTGGAATTTCATCTAAATGTTGAAGAGCAATTTCCATCGCTAATTTATGATTTTTGGTATGTTCATGCTCAATAGGTTCGCCCATATCAAGTTGTTTTTGAATAAATGAAACATCAAGACGATGCTTCTTTGCAATCTGTTCAACTGTCTTAAATGGTTTTAACTGTTCTTTCAACTTTTTTTTGCGACCTTGACAATGAGCTCTCTGTGAAAATCCTTTTGGATTATCACAATTAATAGATCGTTTGTATTTTTCCGACCAACTCATTGAAGAAATAGATTACTCTTTACTATTTAGAAAACCTTGCTTGAGTAGTTTTGAGAGTTCTGAGGTTGAACCAACAAACACGGCATTGTTAGTTACATTATTGGTTGTTTTAGTTGTTTCATCTTCAACATCTTTGAGTTTCTTTTGTAAATCTATAAGCTTGTCCGTAACATCACCTACACTTTTAATTAATTGTCCTGCAACTTCATAAGCTCTTGGAGAACCACCTTCACCCGCAAGTTCCATAATCCCATTAATTGCTTCTTGTCCTTTTTCAATTAATGAATAAAGATTTGCACGAGTATATTCGTAGTCTTTTTTAATATCATCAGACTTTAAAGGAGTAATATCCAACTCTTCTTTATCTTTTTCTACTTCGACAATTTGACTTTCAACGTTGAAAGTAGAGTCCAATCCATCATAAGTATTTTTCATAAAGATTAAATATCCGTTTGTTGTGTTGGACTATATTCTTTTCCGTCAAAGAACATTTCTATTGATTCTGTAAATCCGTAGTCATCATCTGGATTTGCATCAATAGGATCTGGAACTACAGTATATCTCATTTCCCTCTTTGCTGTTGTAGTATCAGTTGAACTATAAGTATCAACTTGCACCTTACGGATAAGACCATCTGTAGATTCTGCAATAGGTCCGAACAGATAGGTTTTTGCTGTAAAATTAAAAGTATAAATCAAAATTCTCCTGGTAGAAAAATCACCCTCATAATCATCAGTGAACGATACATTATCTAAAACTACAGGAATATCTCTTTTTTCTCCAATAGAGTCTACAAGATCCACAGTAAGATTAAATGCCGGTTGAAAATATGGCAAAATTTGCTCCACTACTTGTAAAGCATCATCATTTAATTTTGATATTAGAATTAATTGAAATCCAAGATTATATGGAACTGGTAAAAAAACTTTTTTTAGATTGATGCCATCAGAGGCTTTAAAAGTTTGAGTAATATTTGCCTTTCTTGTTGGATCATATTGAATTGAGGTCATTTCAAATGATAACCTTGGCAAAGTCATTGCAATAGGTTTATTCAATTCTGGTTGTTGTTCAATTCTTGCTAGGAACTTTTGTACAGGTCCATATGCCAATGGAACTTTCATTTGACTTATACTGTCACCAGAAGAATCTTTATGCCTAATATTAATATCATTAAAAAGAGTGCCGAAGGCAATAACAGTTCTTCTGATAATTTCGTGATAAAAATATGTTCCTAACATTAATAGTTGCCAAATGGATTTGATTGTGAAAAATCTATAATTTGATCTGCTTCGTCTTCAATTGTTTTATTTTCACTGTATTTATCATACAAATCCCAAGTTTCATAAGATGAAACCGCATAAGATGCTGATGATGCAGATCCAACAATAAGTTCATTTGGATAGAAACCGGAAGTAGTTGTTCCTATGCCAACAAAAGAAACCTTAAGTATGTTTGTATCTTTATCCCAATATTTAACTCTTGCTTTTGTTTTAGATATTGACCCAGTTACAATTTCATTAAACAAATAAGTACCAAATCCAGAAATTACTGGAGGTGCTGCAATAGATACTGTAGGTGCAGTCGTATAACCAATGCCAGGGTTTCTAATAATTATTGAAGTAACTGAATTTGCAGTGCTTACGACAGATTGTGCAATAGCAGTTTGACCAGCTCCAATAGATCCAACAATTGTCACTGATGGTTTAGAACCATAACCACTTCCTCCATTTATTACTGTAAAAGATCTAACTCCAAACTGGGATGTTTCAATTGAGCATGTAGCAGCTGCACCAGATCCTCCACCTCCAGATATTGTAATTGATGGTGATACAGTATAACCAGAACCTGCATTTATTAATAAAATTTCTTTAATTGATTTTATACCTCCAAGAGATGTTGTTATCGCAACGGCAGACGCATTTACTCCTCCAGAAGGTGCTGTAGATATTGAAACCGTTGGTGATGAAGTGTAACCTCTTCCATCATTATTAAGATAAATTTGTCTTATGTAACCTGTACCAATTATAGCAGTTGCAGATGCAGTAGAACCTGCCGATATTAAGTTTAGAGTTGTAATATAACCTTCATCCTGAACTTGTATATCTATTTCATCAATTGAAGTATCAATAATTTCATCTTCATATTCAAATAATTCACATTTCAACTCATAAACATATAACTTTCCTAATTGATAAAAAGGTTGTTCATGCTCCACAAATTTAACTTCAAATAATCTTTGACCTAATGGAAAATATATCAAATCCCCTTCTCTAGGTCTAGATGATAACTCTATCTCCGAATCATTTTCATCTAAAAACGGAGATATAAAATCTTCAAATCTTTCTCTGGATATGACTAAACTTATTTCATCTTTTAAACTAACGCCAAATTTTGACAAAATATCACCTTGTCCTGTATAACCTTCATAGTTATTGATATATGCCTCAATTGCATAATTATCATCAAACTTCGATGATGAAATTTCTTTAAGTATTGTTTCCTTTCTTACAAATTTTCTTGGAATGTAAATAACTTCAACACCATAAATTCTCAATTGTTCATTAATTAATTCCTGAATAAGACGTTGTTCGCTTGGCGAACCTTGTAAGAAAAAAGGATTAAGTGCCATTATCCAATAAAATCGTAAGGAGGAAGTTCATAATCCATAGACATTCTTTGTCTTATGTTTTCTAATTCTTTTTCAGCATCTTCATAAATTTCTCTTCCATTCAATTCTATACCACCTGGAAGTTTAACACCCCTAAATTTAATTAGATTTTGACCCCATTGTCTTTTCATTAGTGCGGTCAAATATCTTTTTAAAAAACTATCGTTATATACTTTAGTAAAATCTTCTGGGTTTAAAATTCTATAACAATCAATGACAATAAATGTATCTTTCGCCTTTGTTCCCCAATCAATATCTAAATAAAGTCTATTTTGTCTTTTATTAAATCTAATTTGCTTATCTGTAGAAAGTAAAAAGTCAATATCTTCAAGATAAGTTTTAACCATAGCATACTGTAGAAGTTCTACAGAGTTAAAATAATATAAATCATTTAAAAATAACTGATATTTAATACTAAACATTCCAGCAGAAATTGAACTAGTATCAAATTTAAAAACTTTTTCAACTCCAATTATTGAATCTGGAACTTGAATAAAATTAGAATTTTCATAAAAATTAAAAGTGGTTGTTCCAATACCACTAATATTTGCAGAACCAGTTGTTGTTACAATTCCCACACCTGTTGTGGGAACTGCTCTTCCTCTATTCAAATCATTTTCCGTAATTTTATATTTCAAATACATTCTCTCAACACCATCAAAATGACGCTCTTGAAAATACTGAAGAGCATCATCAACTAAATCATCTATTTGATCATCATCTAAATTAATTTCTAAAACTGGAGCACCTAATCTTCGCAAACAATAATCTATTAGTTCTTGCCTTCCTGCTGGTTTAGACATTAATAGATTCCTCCATCTATTACACTTGCCCAGGTAGGGATACCTGATGCATCTGTTGAAAGTATATAGTTAGTTTCGGTTATTGCTGCTGAAGTTGTTCCAGTAGAAACCAATCTATCTAAATTATCAAAATATGCCACCCCAAAAGATTGACCTGGGGGATAATAAATTGATTGATTTACAGTCAAAATGCCAGTAATATTTGCATTTCTTGCAGTAAATTCATCAAATACTAAATCATCAGAAACATATAAATCGCCATCAATGTAGACATTATTTTTAAATGTACTTACACCAACAAAGGTTGATACACCACTAACACTTAATTGCGTTACTGAAGCAATACCACCAATCACATTTTCTGCAACTACAGCCTGTCCACCAGCTGCTCCAGAAATACTAGCAACAACTTTTACTGCATTTTGTTGTCCAAATCTGACTTTAATATCGGACATTATCGAGTAACTCCCTCTCTTACGAGAACCATACCCTCAATAACCCTATTCTTAATTCCATAAGCATCAATAATTACAACATCATAAACGTATCTTCCCGGTTTTATATTTGATGTTGTTTCTGAAGTTAATACTAAACTAATTTTTCCGGAAGTAACGGGATATAAAATAGATGTAGTAAATGTTACTGCGGAAGAACTTCCTGACCATTTTCGAAGTTGAGCTTCTACCGTATACCCAGTTAAATTGAATGCTGAATTCGTATCAGTTCCTTCTAATGTAAAAGTTTGTGAAAAATCAGAACCGGCATTTATAACTAGGTTATTGACATATACGGCTGCCATCTATTTTTTTAAGATCTACTTCTTATTTATATGGGTCCAAGTGCCGCTATAACTTCTTGCTGCTTCAAATATAATTTGCAATAAAGTTTAGCAAAATTTTTCAATTCAGTTTTATTTAATTGGTCAATACATCTAACATGTTTTTCATATTCAAATAATTTATCTATTGATTCTAGACTAATGTCATTTGGATCCATTAATAATCTCCCTTAATAAAAATTTAATTTCATTGATATCTTTTTTTATTTGTTCAATCTCAAGATTTTGTAACTCTCTATTATTTTTTGAATTCATATATTGAGTATACGAGTTATTATCGCAGTTTAATATTGCTCCCGTCTGTTCATCACGATATAAATTTGGAAATCCTTTTACTGGTATCATTATGCTAGAGCAATACTTCGAAGATCTTTAAATCTTGGAGGATATGCTTGGTTGGTTCCAGACATTACAATTTTAATTGTGTAACCAACAAAACTTCCAAGATTTGATGCAGAAAATTCATAGTCTAAAAATTGATTTATCAAACTTGCAGGAACAAAAACATCAGAGAGACCACTATTTTTTGATAGATCTACTACATCTAAATAACCATCTAGATTAGTATCTAATTTTAGATTATCATAACCGGGAAATAACTCAAAGGAAGGTTCGACTTCACTGGAGTCTGGTCTAATTAAACTATATAATACTCTAAAATCAGCAGATGAATGTCTATATGCACTCACAATTACTTTCAATGAAGTTGCAGGTTGTGCTAATCTAACCGTGTTAGAAATATATATTGCGGAGTGTGGATCATTACGAATACCATTAACTCTATTATCGTTAGCATAATCTGTAATTGGTTTATTTAATCTATTATTCAAGAATTGTGCAGAAGATTCTTTCCAGAAAATCATCGGTGATAAATTGGAATCAGTTGTCTTCAGATCAATTTTCATTGTAAATGATTTGCTTCTTAAGAACGTAGATGGATTCAAATATTGCTGTTCATTGTCATTTGAACAAACAATTCTAGTTGAACTTAATTTGTTTTCAACTCCTAATTGAACATTTTCATAACCTTGATCAATAAATGGAGTTTCATTTCCACTTACACTTTTTCCACTTACAGTCCGTATTTGACCACTTATAGACGTTGGTGATCCTGGATTGATTGTAGTTATTTGAGGAATAACGCTACTAAATTGAATATTTTGAGTTGCTCTAACTTTATTACCACCACAAGATGATTCACTATTAAATGAAAGTTGTGGATAATTTGTTGGTGTATTATCTACAGATCGATCTATTCCATTAGAAGAACGATCAAATTCAAGATAATAACTATCAATATCAATATTAGTACTGCTTACGTTGTGTGTTTTATTTATTCTTCTCAAAGAAACGCCACCAACTTCATACTTATATACTGGTGTATTTAAGTCATGTGTAATAGATGCAGTTGAATCTATTCCTCTGGTAAGAGTTCCTAAAGTATTTGATCCAACGGTTTCGTATTTAATGATTTCATCTTCAATTTTAATATATCCAGGGTTTGTTGTTGGTGTAACTGGTTTTCCTTCAAAAGTAGTAAAATTAGATGTTGAAGCAACGCTAATAGTTGAATCCGATGTTAATAATCTGGTTGATAATGTAGTTGAAGGTACATCACTTTCTACATTTGAAATTGTAAGTTTATTTACACTAGAATACATACCATGCTCAAACTGGTCAATTTTAAAGAAATTGCCAGAGTAAATTCCACCAACAGGTGTTGATGATGTAATTGAAGTAGTTGCTAATGGCAATAAATTTCCAGAATTATCATAATATGATAAAGTTGCAATGCCAACATTAAATGAATTTCCTTGAACATTACTCAAATATAATGTATCAATATTATTACCAGTTCCAGTAATTGTAATACGTGCGTCACGACCACCAACAGGACTTACTGTCGAAGTTACAATCCCAACAACATCGCCTACTTTATAACCATTTCCAGGATTGACTACAGTTGGAGTTCCACTAATTATTCCATTAGATGCATTGATATTTAATGTCAATCCACTACCACTTCCAGTAATATTATAGGTTTGAACACTACTTGTGGTAGTATAATTTGAACCACCTGTAGTAAGACCTACAGAAGTAGCGGAACTTCCTGTTCCTACAATGTAACCATAATTATAAGAAGCAGATTGAACAGAAATTTTTCTACCAGTTGTTAGTATTCCTATAATGGAAGAATTGGTTATTGTAGTAATACCAAGGTTAATTTTTCTTGGTAAAATTGTAATTGGATTTGATTTTAAAGTTGGAACATAACTATTACTTGCATCTAAAGTTGGATTTTGGAATAAAACTGTACCAGTTTTAGATGTGAAGTTTGCTTTATACAGTTTGAACTTTAAATCTTGATATTGATTTGCTGTCCAAATTGATCCATTTTGAGATTTAAATAGACTTCCAATTGCAAATTGTCTAGAATATCTAACCGCTTGAGAATCTGGTAGACTTGCAGTTTCTATAGTTTTTTCTCCCATCTCCGCAATCCAAACTTCATATTGATCACTCTGAGGTGCAAGAAGAACTATCGCATATTCTAATCCCGGTGCGAGATAAATTGGGTAATCAAATGTTACTTTTGTTGCAACCGAAGCATTTGATGATACAACTATATCGCTTGGATTTAAGGTAACCGATTTTCCAATCACGGATCTAGTAGGAGTTCCCAACTCTACTGTTCTTACCTCAACTGTTAACGGTGCATTTCCGGGATCTTTATTCTTAAAGAATATATCAACTGCAGTTAAGTAAGCGCCATTAGCATCATCATTTGGTTTAAGACCATTTCCAGCTTCTGTAACACCACCAACAGAGAAAGATTGTGCCAAGGGGTCTACAAAATAAATTGTAGTTGTTGTAGATATAATATTTTGTCTTTCTTCCCAAGTTCCCTCTGCTTTATAAATTGTTTCTGCAGATGAAATTAATGTACTTCCTGCAATTGGTGTTTCATTTGTTGAACTTGATGTTAACTTATAAACTTTAGAACCAGTTGCAATTCTAACCGATGGCGGTGGTGTTGTATTAGGATCTCGTAAAAAGAATGCACCAGATAAAAATCCATTAATATCGGTAATTAACCTCAAATCTTTTACATACGAAATTGCACCACTGGTTTGTCCAACTAATTTCATGCCTCTAACTAAATAACCAGAATATAAACCCTGTGCTTCCAAACATAGAGATTGAATATCAATATTTAAAATTTTTGAAGATGCACTATATGAAGATGGTATATTTTCCAAAGATGAATATGGATTTGCTGTAAAAGTGATAGTTGGATTGCTATATGGTCCTTCTTTATGATTTGACTGTGCTACTCTAAAACTAATTAATTTATTTCCGTCATATGAACCAACAACTGTTTCTCCAACTTGATATGCTGCAGAAGACCCATAATTTGCCAATGAAGAATCAGTTGCTATTTCGACAAGTTTAGGAATAAAATCTACCCCACTATTGCCGTCTAAAAATTGATAAACTCTGGTTAATGGTTTTAAATTGACCGCACTAAAACCCGTGTTTCTAGACCTCATATAGAGTTCTGTTCCACTTGAAACTAATCTATCTTCTGTAGTAGTTTGACTTTCTTGACCTACAATAGCGTATGTTCCGGTAGCATATAACCAAACCCAATTAGTTTGATTAACAAAAACGTCCTCTAAACGAATTGTTCTTACCCAACTATCATTTGCAGGACTTAATTTAATAGTTCCACTGTATGAAATAACATGAAATGGATTTACATTCTCTACTTTTGTAGCAAAAGTTTGCTCAATCCAACCAATTGACTCATATTTTAATGTAATTGTGTCGCCAGTTTTTTGAACATTTGCATCGTATAATGCAAAATTAGTATCTAGATCTAAATTTTGATCTGTAACATTTTCTGCGGAAACTGGTTTGAGTTTTATGCTATTTTTTGAAATTTTAGGAATCAATTCATCATTTTTAGTATCTACTTCAATGCTGGAAAATGGTACATTAATCAGATTTGAATTTTTAAAATCATCTACGAAGAAACCAGTTTTAAATCTATCAAAACCTTGTGCGTCTTGAATTTGTAATGTTTGAGTGTTGAGTTCAAGTAAAGACAGAGAAGTTACTCTTTCTAAATTTTCAACTCTATCTTCAATTTTTCCAATATCTCTCATTGTATAACGTCTATTATCTACCAGAGATATTTGAGCATCTTTAGGATTATAAAGATATGGTGGTAAAGTAATGGTTGCGATTTCCATTACATCATCAGATTTACTAGGTGCCTTTGGATTTATTGAAGGTGTTCCCTGTAAAACTATAAAATTACCAAACTTATCTAAATAAAGTTTATCTATTCTTCCAAGATAAAAATCATATCCAACCAATGCACTTTCATTTGGAGACATTATAATTTTCGGTTCAGAACCAAAAGATCTAGAAGAAAAGTCAAATGGTGATGAAGAAGATCCACTAAAAACAGATACCATAGGTCTAAAATCTAAAGCATCTGACGCTCTCACCGCATTTTTACCTATATTAGGAATGTCTGCAGCAAATCTTTCCTCACTATAACTATTCACTGTAAATACGTCACCAGTATCTCCAGATGGAATTGAATAATAATCAAATACAACTAAAAGTTGTCTTGAAGGTGCAGATTCTCCAGATTTTCTGACAATTTTTGAATAATCATAATATTGTTCTTTTTGACCCTTATCTAATCTAAATTTGGTTGTAATATCTTTATATGTTCCTGGAGTAATTGAAGATATATTTGTTTTAATATTAGATTCCTCAAAAGTTACACTTTCATTAGAACTAAATCTTCCATTATTTAAATAAACAATACCTAATGCATTTGCTGATGGTTTTGTTACTATTCTTGCTACGGTATTAGTATCATTTCCTACAATATTTTCTCCAATGATTGCATTAGTTCCAACATTGACTATAGAACTAAATGAAATTTGATCTAATACTGGAGCACTAGTTGTTAAAGATTCATATATTGCAATAACATTAGCAACATCTGGATAATTTAAACTTATTTCTTCATCTTGAACTCTAAGACCATAAAATTGATTATAAGTAAGACCATCTCCAGTAGAAGTATTAATACCAGTTCCAGATTCAGAATTTTTAGATAAAGTTACATTGATTACTTTTGATCTATTAAATTGCTTTTCTTTACTTTGAATACCATTTTTAACAAAAGTTGCATTAATTGCTGCAATATTTTTATTTTGAATATTTGAAAAGGTAACCTGTTCCGAATTTGCACTAATAGAAACTTTATCAGCAGTTAAACTTTCTATTGTTCCATCTGCATAAAATATGGAATATCTTTCTTCATCAAATGCTTCAAATTTTGCAGTTGTTGAATTAATTCCAAGATTGAATTTGCCAGTATCTACCGTTAAAGTAGTTGAAGCTGAAAATGTTGTATTAGATTGGGCGGTAAATGTTATAGTTGAATTATTTAAATTTATTGCTGCAATATTTGAATTGGGGAGTTGTGCGTATAAAAATCCTTTTTGACTATTTTTAATTTTGGGTTCACCAAGAAAATAAGAACCACTAAAAGTTACTCCTGTACCAGGTAATGAACCATCGCATACGCCAGATACACTTGAGACCGCTTCTAACGTTAATGAACTTAAATCTGGGGATATTGATACAACACGGTTATAAACTTCTGCTGTGGCGCCAGATCTACTATATCTGATGATATTATCTGTTGTAATACCAGTAAATGTTGCTGGAGATGCAATTATTGCAGTACTAATTCCTGCACTTGCTGCATATACTGTAATTGTTCCAGTTTGATTAATTCTATCTAGTTGGGTATCGGATAAAAATGCTGTAGTAAATCCGGAAATAGTTGTTGGTTGATGAACGGATTTGATATCTTCAATATCAAAAACTTTAATTGATGAGATAGTTCTTGGATATATTTCCGAGTCATTGATTAAAATTTGTTCACCAACAGAAAAACTACCAGATGTTTGTCTAATATTAACTATATTGCTGTTGGAACCGGCAGAGACTGCATAACCACTCGCTCCACTACTTTTACCTTTTATAAATGAAGTTGCTGGTAATTGAGCGGATGATACTGATTGATTTAATATAAGTTGAGTATAAGTTTGAATATCATAAAGATATAAATCCCAGTTAGTAGATGCACCAGTATATGCAGCATCAGTTACATTAAAACTATAAATTCTTGCTGATCCTATTGTTGTACCAGCAGATACAGTGGTACTATTTTTTCTCTGATTTTGAAAGTATATTTCTTGTTTTTGTTTTGGTGTTCCACTTACATTATTAACTCTCAATAAATTACCCATTTCAAATGGAATATTTACTGAAGAAACTGATTGTTTTGTTCTTGGTTTTGCTACATCAACAATTTCAATACCAGTTTTTTCTATATCATATCCTTTAATATATGCCTTTCCTGGGGAAAGTTTGATGCACATTAAATCATTTGATGGTGTAGAACCTTGGTCAGTTTTTTCATTACTAAAAAATAAACCATCATTTCCAAGTCTGTTATTTAATGAATTATTTAATGAAAACTCAAATTGATTAACTACATAATCACCCGATTCATCATATGTTCTTTGTGCTAGATAATCCCTAATTAAAGCATAATCTGATTTAGTTTCTACTTTTTTAATAGCGCCGTCATCAACCCTTAATAACTCTATAAAATCAGTATCATTTGTGTCTGTTAAGAGTTTTTTAGTTAAAATTAAAGAAATTTTAAATCTGTCTGCTCCAGGAGCAGCATAATTTGTAAATCCTTTAGCATTATCATATAATGTTATGTCATCTTTAGCGGTAATGATTTGTTCATCTACTCTGAGACCAACCCTATATGATGGAGTATTTGTGTAATAATCTAAAATTAAAGTTTGCTTTGCAACTTTAACAAATGTTCCTCTAACAAAATAAATGCCCTCTGCAATAGAAGCAGCTGATCCAATTGCAGTGGAGTCTGAAGGAATTGTTGTAGCAAAAGGTGTGCCAGCAGAAATTGTTCCTATTGTTTCTGATGCAATTAATGGTTCATTGTCTTGAAATGGATTAATTTCAAAATTTGAATCTGAATCTAGGTACTTTACATAAATTGTTGGATATGTTACACCTAAACTGTCATTTGGTGTTTGAATTTTTTGTATAGTTGCAGATATACCAGATATTTGACCTGTTATTTTCTTACCTACAAAATTTTCTAGATATGATGTTATATCAACACCATATTGTTGTGATACTAATTTTACTGCATTAAATTGTGGATCAAAAGCGATATTTCCTGGAATAACTAATGATCCTTCTTTAAAAATATGACTACCAAAAGACTCTACCTGATTTTGTAGTATTGATTGAAGAGTATTTAATTCTCTTGCTTGTATAGGTCTTCCTGGATTAAAAAGAACCTTATAATAATTTTTGTCTCTCGCACCGATATTATTTTCGGCAAAATCATCAAAGTATGGACTTACATTAAGATTAATTTTTTGAGCCATCTTTTAAAATTCCAGGATAATTTTAACGTCTTCTTTTTGTCTAGAATTTCTCGTAACCGTTGGTCTATTATCGATGTAAATTATATCACCAGACTTATTATTTATCTCAGGGTTTGCGAACCCATTTGTAAATTGCACACCAAGATTTATAATTCTATTTGAGATAGTTGTGGTTATTCCTGTAAAACCACTTATAGTTGCATTCCAACCTCCACCGTATTTTGAAACTTGAATACCACTAGTAAAATCAACTAGTCCTCCAGAAGAGCTGAAAAACGAAGAAATTCCAGAAAAATCTGTAGTATTAGTTCCGCCACCAGCACCATAATATAAAGATCTATCTCTAGAATATTTTAAAACTAAAGTTTCTGAATCATAAGATATTACATAACCACGGGCTATTTTACCAGTTGTTGTATTAATTTGTTGGATGATGTCGCCTACAGTTGGTGTTCCGCTAGAAACAGAACTAAATCTCATGGAATATACTCCAGAAAATTCATTTTGAGTATATACCGTTGTACTTAATCCGGTAGAATCATAAATGGTTGGGTTTTTTAAAATTCCAACTTGTGCAAATTTTGAGTCTACTGGAAAATCTTTTGTAGAATCATCAAATCTGGCATAAATTAAAACTTTATCTGCACCTAATTCTTTATATAAATTAAAACCATGTCCCTTTGAAGGTGGTATAATAGGAATTAGTTCTGCGTAAATTCCGCTAGGACCAATTGTATTAGAACCTGTCCCCAAATCTACCAAAGCATATGTGTATTGCTTTCCTCCAGAAGTAACAACAACATCACTAATTTTTGTTGAATTATCAATGGTTACTGAAACAGTGGCATTAGATCCATCACCAACTAAATTATATGATTTTGTTCCAGGTGCATAACCTAAACCTTGATTTTTAATATAAACTTTTTTAATTTGATTTTGATTCAAATCTGAATTTCCATTTTCTCTAACAGCAGTAATTTGAGCATCTGTTGAACTTTCCCAATCATTAGGTAATGTGATATATTCTGTAGAATCAAATTTTATAATATCACTAGGGGAGATAGTATACAAATATTTCCAAACATATCCATCACTGAGTTTAGATGGTTCTAAATCTGTAAATGTTGGTTCTACTACAGATGTGCTACCATTAGTGCTAATTCCAGAAGATCCATTATCAATACAAATATAAACCCTAAAATCGGAATTCACAACATAATAATTTGCATCATATAATCTTAATGAACCAGAATTTGGTGATGGGTTAGTAACAGAATAATCTGGTCTATACATTTCATATTTTTGACCAGAAGTCCAGGTAATTTTTCTAATTACTCTTCTAATATTTGCTCCAGTAACTTTTTTACCAAATAGTATAGTAGATTCATAATGATTCAAATAATCAATATTATCAGTCGGATTTGGTGGCGTAGTATCCCAAGTACTGGATCTACCAAAACCAACAGATGATGGTGATGGATTGACCAATCCAACAAAGACATAATATGAATTTGAAGAATCATTAACAGAATCTACAAAATTAGAAGCATTAAGTATTCTAAACTGTTCTGTTACAAGTGCAGACATTTGAATATTGTTTTTTCTATATTTATACTTGGTTAGAGAATCTTTTTAATCGGTCCAATATTTCGTAAACCATAACCCCTTCTCTGAATTGTTGGAAATGTGGTTAACCCCGAATTAATTCTAAATCCAGACACTCCTATTGAAATGGGTGATGATGACCTAGAGAACCCTGTAAATTTACCCCAAGAAAAATTTCCTACGTTTGATCCAGTTGTTGCAAGACCAACCACAGAAGTTGAAGATCTTACGTTACATGTAATTATTCCTAAGGAGGGGTTAATTCCACTTATTTGATAGATGTTATCCAAACATGTAGTTCCCACTCCCACCACATTGGAATCTTCATTTCCTATAGATGTAACGCCTTGACCAACTTTTGTATTGAAAATATAAATTGGGTCACCTACGGAAAGACCGTTAACTGTGGAAAGTTTAAAATTAATTGCTAAATTTGTTCCAATTCCAACTGTTGTTCCAATACCAAGAATATTTCCAGATTCTCCAGTAACATTAGTTACTTGAGATATAATTTCATATGTTACATCTGGTAGAGGGACGATTACTTGTGGAGGTCTTGATCTTGTGTAACCAGCTCCAGGATTCGTAATTGTGGTTGTAGATAATGATCCATTTACTATAGAAATAGATGCGGTTGCTGTTGTTCCAATAGAAACTGATAGTGTCGTGCCAAATCCAACAATAGATGTGGGTGGCGAAGAAATTTTTACAACTACAGAAGAACCAGTATATCCACTACCAGCATTATTAATTGATAATGATTGAATTGTTCCTGCAGAAGAAACTATTGCAGTTACAGCAGCTGATACTGGATCTGCAATACCGGAAATAATTAGTGCATCAAATTCTGTTGGCGTTATCGCTTCATAATTGAAAAAGTTTGCATCATCTACAAAGATCTCAGAGCTGCTTGTAGTTATTGTTTTAATAATTTTTGCAGTTGGATAAATCTGAGGTTCTATAGAATCTCTTGCTTTTGAAATTAATTCTCCATCTACAATTTTATCTACTTTTTGTTTAGACCAATAAACTGGTTTACGATTTGTTCCATCTACTCCTTGAAGAGTATATAGATTTGTTGTCAATGTATCTGATGTAGAAATGCCAGATACTATTCTGGTATTTTGTGTTGTTGTAACCCCTAAATTGCTATTATTACTAAAGACTTGGAGGTCATCTCCAGGTTTAATAGTTTCAAATACATCAACAGATTGACTATCATCAGAACTTCCTCTGTAAAAATAAATATCGACTTTATCTTCTGCTTTAGGTGCTTCTGTAAATGTAAATGATGTTCCACCAGTAAATTGATATGCAATACCAGATTGTTGAAGAATTCCATTAACAAATATAATAAGCAATTGATTGAAATCAATAAATTGCGAATCAGGCTCTGTTGAACTTGCTTCAAAACTTAATAATTGAGAATTATAATATAATGGGAACCTAGTTCTTATTCCATTTTGAAGATTTTTAATTGAATCAATATAATCCAATTCCCCAAATTGCCAAGCCGAAAACGAATCACTAAAAGTTTCTAGAATTGTTAGTTGAAACTCTGATATTGGACTATTTAAATTGTAATCTGTTACAAGACCTACAACTTTAACCACATCGCCACGTTTAAAATTATAACCATTTCTAACAACTTCAAAATTAGTTATTTGGAATAAAGTTGATCCTATTCCAGCTACAGAACTTACTCCAACATCAACATTTACTAATAAACCAGTTCCACAATCTGTAGTTGCACCTATCCCTAGTCTAGAAACTCCAATGACGGATAGATTAGAATAAGTTGGTGGTGATATATTAATCGTCGGTCTATTGTATCCAGTTCCACCATTAACTATTGTAAATGACAATGTGCCACCAGCACCAACAGACGCTGTGATTGTTGCTGGAGTTCCAGTATGTGTAGAATCTGTTACTGCTATTGATACTGGACTTCTATATCCAGAACCCCAATTCAAGTTTCCAGTAGTTCCAATTCCAATTGAAGTTATTGACCCACCAACACCAATTATTGCGGTTACGGATGCACCAACCAATGGCGCGTAACCTAATCCTGGTGTTGAACCTAAAGATACAATAATACCACCTCTAGGAAGTTGATTCATATTTAGATCAGATTGTGAAATCACTATTGATCCATTTGCAGATGTAATTCCAGAAAATACTATACTACTAATACCAGCAGCAGAATTCTCTATAATTTCAAAATTATTACTTGGGTTATTTTGAGTTGATGGTGTTTGATATATTCCATTTATTAAAACTATTCCATTACCACCACTGGTTCCCAAACCAACTGTATTTGCACCACCAACAGTTAAATTATAAGTTTGACCTATTCCGGTAAATCTTTCTGATATATTGTCATAAACAATATTGGAAGTATAGTCTTTTTTCAAAAATACTCTTCCATTAAAATACGATCTCGCCTCTGGAAGTTCATCAAAATTTTCTAATATTTGATCATCTAAACTCCCTTTTGGTGCTTGAGTAAAATAAATATTACTCTTTGCAATATTAAATGAACCTCTGTAAATAGATGCGATTCCGGAATTAGTATGGGTAGATATTGAAGAACCTAAAAATCCTCTTTGAACACTTATTAGGGGAAATGTTCCGGCAAAAGATATTGGACCAGAATAAGTTGTACCAAAACCCACATTAACAATATTCATATATTCATCGTCAATTTTCATTACATCTCCAATTGCAATAGAAGATATCCCACTCAATCCAAAAGTTGTAGATGCAGTTCCAATTTGACCACCATTATTCACAGTATAATTTAATAGTGAATATGCTATTGGTGATTGGATTACGTTATCAACTGAAATAATTGTTTTTTCGTTCTTTTTAACCATTTCAAGTTCATGAGCATTACCAGATCCTGCAGAAGTAAAGGTAACATATATTCCAGTAGTTGCATATTCTTTTCGTGTTGCTAATTTAAATTTATCGTTACTTATTTTTATGGCATATAAAGTTTGTGGTAGTGTATTAGTTACAACTCCAACATGATTTAATGTTGATCCAATTCCAACAGAACTTGCGGCGATACCAATAAAAGATGAATTTGGTCTATAAATCAATTCTTCTCCAGTGCTAAAGAAATGGTTTTCAATATTGAATTCTCCACTTGAGAAATTAACAATAGAACTATTTGAAGGGTCAAATGTCTTCATGAAAATAGGAGTTCCTTGGAATGTTAATTCAAAATCAAGTTTATTAATATCATTATCATTAATACTAATATATTTTTTAACCCCTACCGATTCTAAAATATTAGAATACTCCAATGATGGTGCAACATTATAGTAATCATTATCTTTAAAGAAACTTTCATTGAAACTTAAAATTTCAAAAGTACCAGTTATTGATGAATCTGGATAAAATTTAAGTGATGCCGTAGATCCTACCAATTCTCCACCAAATGTTCCTATACCAGATGTACTACCTATTGATAAGAATGGATATTGTGTAGTATATGTATTTGAATTATCTGCAATAAGCATTACTTGATGAAGTGCGCTTGTCTGACCTGTACCGACTCTTATTGTTGATTTAACTGATGTAAATTTAGAAATGTCAAAAGATATAATTGTAGATGCAGAAGATACTACTGAATATAAAGAATCATATTTTACAGTATTTTCATACCCATCAAGTTGACCAAGTTGTTTAAATCTATATGTTCCTATACCAATTGCAGTTGTTCCAAATCCTACTGTTTTAGATCTTATTGTTACTGGATTACTAGATGTATTAGTATAGTCGAAAGTTAACACCCCACCAGTTATTGAAGCACCAAATGAACCTATAAAATTAGAACTAGAACCGTTTTCAGTATCAAAATAAAATTCCGAGATATTTGTATCGGTGCCATTATGATCTACAAAAACTTCGGCATAGTTTATTTCATTAGTTATATTATCAATTAAATTAATTTCAGCATATACTGACTTTAACTTTGATATTTGAGATTGTAAAATAATTGAGGTTGATGCTGAAGAAACGGTTGATGTTACTCCTGATATATTAATAAATCCTATTGAAGTAGTACCAATACCCGTAGCATAATTTAAAAAAGTAGTATTTAAATACTTAATATTATATGAAGTTGTATAAGGATCTATTGGTTCAAATTTTAAATGAAAATCTCCAGAACTAGTAACATCAACATCCGCATAGATATTGCCAATTGTATTAGATGTATATCCAATTTCTGTTGAAAACCCAGAATTGATACTGCCTTTCTCCAATGTAAAAATATCAGAATCATTATTTAAAACTATTATTTCATTAAATTGGATTTGAGAATAATCTTTACTTATTATTTGTACTAGATATTTGTTATATTTTCTTGATGGTATGATATCTGCAATTTTAGATGATGTATTGAGATCAGAACGTTGAAGTGATGATGAAAATTCTGAACTAATATCATCAATTTCAAGAACTCTATTAGTTTTACACTCAATATAATCTGCTAATCTTTTATTTTTAAATTTCAAAGATCTGGAACTATTGTCAAGAATATTAGTATCTAGAACTAAATCAAAATTACTAATTGTATCTATTCTATTTTCATTTGTAATATTATAGAAAGAATATGTATAATCTTCAACCGTTGTTGTACTTACTCCAACACTTTCTAAAATCTGAGTATCCGAAAAATTCTTAAGTCCAACTGGATGAAGTAATCCATTTACAGAACTAACTATTTCTGACCATTCTTGGTTACTCTTTACACTATAAGAGAGATTTTGATAGTAATCATTATCAGGTATAACTTGACTATCATCATTTAATTTGCCAATATTATCTGACCATCCGATTTTTTGAGTAGAAGCATACCCGACTGAAAAATAACCAGAAGATTTTTTGATAGTATTAATAGTCGCTAAAGATCCAGACTCCGTTCCTCTAATTATTTGATTTGATTGTAAATCATAAGTTCCTATTATTTTAAGATAGTTCTCATTTGAACTTACAATTTTCAAATCTACCGTTTCAAAACCAATTTGTGTTTTGACTTCTAAAACTTCACCAGCAAGAAAATATGAAAAATTTTGTATAACATCAAATTTTGGATAATTATTATAATTAATAATGACTCCATAAGAATTATCTGTGCTTTTTGCTATTCCTGGATTTGTTGTAAGACCCGCAAGACTAAATTCTAATATTCTAGGAAGGTTTGTTCCCGCGTTGCTATAGTTTGATACATTGAAAAATCGATACCCATAATTTTCAGAGTTAAATCCATCTCCTGCCGTTCCCTCTTTTTGAAGTCCCTCTACAAAAATACGGTCTCCTATGGCAAATGGTTCAAATGAAAAACCAGATAGTGGTGTTACCAAAGTGCATGTTATGATTCCGGAAGAGGAAGATTGTATGGTTTGAATACCAACTCCATTATTATTATTAATTGATCGTATTGTAACTGTATTTTCTGGAAGACCTACAGGATCGACTTCTAGTGTCACTGATTGTATTGAGTTACCAGAAAGGTTTGCAATCAATAATCCAGAATTTATTTTTTCACCTGTATCAGAATCTACTATAACTAAATCTGGAGCAAAAGTATAATTTTTTCCACCATCTGGGATTGAAATATTACTAATAGTATTGGAATTTTCAATTGTTGCAAATTGTGGTATTAAAGCTTCTGGTTTGAGAGTTTTATCTGAAGAATATTCAAATCCCTCATTGATAATTCTAATCTCTTTGATTTTTCCAATATCATTTGATTTTGGTATAATATAAGCACCCGAACCAAAAGTTGAATCTATCCCTTCAAAAACTGGTAAACTTCTAAAATTATTGCCCGGCGAAGTTGATCTAACCTTGGATACCCCACCAGAAGTATTTGTAGATGAAGTTGTATACTTTAATATATTACACTCAGTTTGATTATAAAGATTTTTTTCTGGCGATTTAGACAATGATATATTGAATGTTGTTGTGCCAACACCAGAAACATTGTATATTCCTTGATAGTTACTATCAAGGAATGATATTTGGCAATAATTAACAACTTCACTATCTGCTGTACTTATATAACCAGATTTCTCTAAAGCATAGAATAATTGGGGAGGAAACTCATCATTATAATTTAATGTCAGTGATGCATTTGTTGACACACCAACTGTTCCGACTCCACTTATTGAAAATACTGAAGTAGAACCAGTAGAAATAAATTCATCATTGAAAGTTTGGTCGTAGAAAATTTTAAATTTATAACCAGATAAAGAAGAACTTGATAAATCAAATACTAAATTGTTATTTTTTATTAATGAAATTGGTGGATTGACCAAAGAAATAGTTTGAGAAGAACCCCCAGTATCGGCAATACTTACAGTGGTTGGTGGTAAAGTCCTTACACAATCTATATAAGTTTCTGATAATTTAATATTATTAGCGTCAATTTTATAAACATAATAAAATCCTGTAGACAATCCAGATGCAACTCTATTTGCAGTATAGATAATTTTATCTCCAGTATTGAGATTATGTAGAGGTATATTAATATTTCCCGTTACCGTATTAATACCTGTGGAATTAAAACCAACTGGATTTACTAAAATATATCCTGTAGAAGTATCTCTTGAAACTCTGATGGCAGTTGAAGTTCCAATACCCACTGAAAGGTTTGGTTTAACTAGAAGATTAATTAGATCTCCAGAAACAAGATTATGTGATGTAGATACTGAAACTTGGGTCGTAATTTTTTCAATATCACCCTTTACTTGGGCAAAGTCTGACTCAAATGAATATTGATAATTATCAGAACCATTGGATATAAAGAATAGACCTCGTGTAGATGTTGTCAACCCGATCTGAGTAACAATGCCAATATAATCTACAGATTTTTTGATGATATATACTGTTTGACTATCGCCACTAAATGGCAAATTAAATGGTGTACTTCCCGAAGTATTGGCAACTGAAATTTGATTAGAACTTCCTAATTTTCTAAAGGTAACTTTCTGATTTGTTTTAAATGGATGATTTGGAAGATAAATTGATTGTGTTGGAATCGAAATTGTATTATTTGTTTGAATACCAATATTATTAGTAACTGCAATTCCAATACCCACTGTTGTACCAACTCCAACAGATTGAGTTGGATTAAAATAAACAGAATCATTAATATACGAATCAAAATAATCTACAGATTTATTAATAGTAAAAGTATCTGGAACAAAATAAACTGGTGTTGTTTGAGTATGGGCAGTGCCAGTTGTTTCCCTAATAACTCTAACAATATTTTGAATTGGAAAAATATTTAAGACTGATAATGTTTCAGATTCAATTGCAATACTGCTACCAATTGAAATATTTTCTGGAATATTGGATATGTATATATCAGTTACAATTCCAGATGCAGTATATGCTGGTATGTCTTTAATTAAAGTTGATGTATATGACGTAACTCCAATTTGATGGAATCCATTTAATTCGGAGATAGAAGTACTGAATCCAGAAATATTCACATAATCCAAATTTTCTAAACTATGTCTTGGGAAAACTTTTACTTCAATTTGATTTCCATTTTTCCAAGTAAAAATAGCATCATCATATGAAGTTATGGAAGTTTGTAAATCTACAATTTCTTTTCCTTCAATCTCAGATACTTGTGCAATTATTCCACCACCTCCTGTACCATTCTCATCAAATTGAAGTTTATCACCAACTTTATATCCATCGCCAGAATTGATAATCTCAAAATCATCAATTGAACCAGAAGTAACCGATTCAATATTCGTAATTTGATTTATAACTTCGTTTGATTCTATAATAAAGTCATTACCAGCATAAGAATCATTAACCTTATAAGGAAATGTATTGCGAATTAAATTTGAATTATTAAAATCAAATGATTGATCTAATAATTTATTATCTGATATAAATTTTGATCTATATCTATTTCCGATGAAATACGGGAATTGTCCAACTATATTATTATTTGAATCAATTGTTGAAGTTGCAAAATATGCATAAATTCCATTTGGAAATTCTGGTGTAACACAAAATCTACCATTACATTCATCAAGATCTCCAGAATTTGTAAACTCATAATCATCAATAAAAAATCCATAAGGAAACCCTGATGGTCTATCATTTATTTTGGTTGGTTTTAATGTATAACCAGAAGTTAATTTCTTAATAGATAGAGTATTTTTTGGATCTGAATATCCATATGAACCATAAATTGGATTTCCGTCATATGCCCAACCTATAATTGGTGAGTGCTGAGACCCATTATCTGGATATTCTATTTGACCAATATATCGTTTGAATTCTGATTGAAGTATCTGCGAATATCCACAAACGGCATATTGTAAATTGTTATATGACGATAATATAATTTCATTCGTTGCTGTTGTTCCTGCACTAACATTGTTATATAAAACATTATTATTGATATCTAAAGATCTTACTTCTGAATCAAAAATCGCATTTTTTCCAGCAGGAATAACAGTTATTGTTGTGTTAGATGTTGAATAACCTGCACCAGGATTTACAATAATTAAATTTGTGATTTTGTTATCATATATCACTGGTCTTAAAACTGCACCAGTTCCTACACCAGATACTTGAATATCTGGTGTTGAATAGTATTCACTTCCACTATATTGAATAGAGACATCTACTATTCTTCCATTAGAAATGACTGGACTAAATTGTGCATTTTTACCATTTTTGACTGTTATTGTAGGTTTTTTATGATAATTTAAAGTTGTTGACCCATACCCAGAACCATTATTATAAACATAAATTTCCGATATTTTTCCTCTCACAATTGGGGTAACATTTATTACTCCTCTAGATTGCGTGGTTCCTAATCCTACCGAAGTATATTGGACATTAAGAGAAATTTTTGGATAATTAAAAATATGATAACCACTACCAGTTGATCCTAAACCAACATTTTTTCTTCTCTCATAATTTGTTCTTATTGTTCCCCCTATACCCGCATCAGATAATTTAAATTTATCACTATCTATTTTAAGAATATAATATTGTTTAGATGTTGATAGACCAGAAATTGTTCTATCTGTGCTCGAATATGTTACTAACTCACCATCATTAAATCCATGATTTGTGTATGATATAGTTGATGTTCTTGTAGATATGCCAGATGGTAAAACTCTGAGTTTTCTATTTGTATATCCAGACCCCCCATTTATTATTTTAATTTCTGATAAAACATTTTTTGCATCCGTAGCAAATTTTTGAATGCCTGAAGTTCCTATAGTAGTAAATCCAACTGTATTGATACCTAATGTATAATCAGATAAAGATTCATGAAGTTGTATAGTTGTATCGCTTATGTACTTAACATAATATGTTGATTCTTCTTCTAAAGTGTTTCCACTATCAATATTTAAACCCTGATACGACCCAACTCCTAAAGATGAATTGCCATTTGGTCTATAGATAATTTGTTGTCCATTAATTAAATAGTGATCAGTTAAAAATGTAATTGTTTCATTTGTAATATCAACTCCACCACCATTTATAGATTGTCTAGCATCAAATTCAATTTCTCTTCTTTTTCTTTGGATAACAGGCTCAAATACTGCCCCAGAACCATTGCCGCCAGTAAGAGCGATTGAAACCAAAACATCGATGTCAAATTCTTGGGGGTCAACATAGACTTTTTTCAAACTTCCTGTGACTACTGGTTCTAATAATGCACTTCCAGAAGATACTGATAAAAGTGGTGGATTAATTACATCGTAATCAGAACCTCCATTTAAAACATTTACCGCATCTAATGGTCCATAATAAATTCTATTATTTGACTTGTAACTGAAAATCTCAACCCCATTAATTAACATTCCAATTGAACCTGCCTTCGTCAGATCCGATTGTCCATCACCAATATTAACTGATAGGGGAAACTTTTTAAGTATTTTTTGAGGAGATAAAATATTTTCTTTTTGTGTGTATAAAGTAAAATTGTGAGTTCCAGATGTAAATTTTCCGAAAGACAGGTAATCTGATGTTCCTATAAGATTTTGTGAAGCATATAATCTAATTTGAAGATTGCCTGGAAGAACTTCAACATAATATTGACCTTCCGTTAAACCAAAAATTGCAGATCCTGATGGTTTATAATAAACTTCATTTCCTGTTATAAATGATACTTGACTTGAAAAAGTAACTAGTGAATATAAACTGGTTAAGGAATTTAAATTATCAACTCCAGATGCATTGTATGAAAAAATTGATTGATTTATTTGATATGATGGTAAAGAATTAGATGCAACGTACATGTATTCATTGTTTTCACTATAAACATTTTGAATATCCGCAGTTATTGAGTTAAATTCTAATGGAACCGATGAACTATTTGATTTTTTAATTCTTCTTCTAATGTCATAATTTCCTGGAGAAAGATTAAAACTTCCTAATGTAGTAATTTGTTTTCCAGAAATTTGAGTTATTTTTAAATTAGAAAATAATATATCTTGAGAATCTCTTGATAAAATGTCAATATAATCATCGACCTTTAAATTAGATTTATCAACATCACTCTTCAATGTAAATTGAGATATACTTAGATTTGGTATAAATGTATCAATTTGAAATCTTGAACTAGTATTGTAAATCCAACTATTTGCAAAAATTTCTTTACGTGATTGATTATTATCTGGGTTTTCAATAACCTCACCAATATTTTTAACAGCAATTTGATCCCCAACAAAAGCTGGAGCATTTGCAGAAATTGGTTGATAACCAGATAAAACACCAGTGATTCTTAATTCAACTTTTTTAGTTACATCACCACCCTCATATCCATAATATATTTCATCCGAACGAACTGTCGATGCAGTTGCAATACCTACAGTGATACCAGAGCAATTAAAGAATTGGTTAATACTTTTACTTGTATATGTAATTATATTTTCATTTGCATAAATTGTTCCCGATTCTGGAAAACCAATTGTAGAGTCTACGGAAATAATAGAACTTCCTGCGCTTACATACTCTAAATTTTTACTGCTTCCGGTAATTCCAAAAGAACCTGTGATAGTTGGAAACGCATCATCATAACCAATAAAAAGTAAAAGTTTATAATATGTCTTACCTTTTCTTCTAATTATTTCTACTTCTGATATTGATGCAGATGTTGTAATATCATTACTTTTAAATAATGATTGCCCCTCTAGTTTGAGTGGATCTCCAGAAATAACATCAGCAACAACAACTGCTCTTCTTACATAAGTTGCTGATGATGGTTTAGCAAGAAATTGCTCTAAATCAATTATTTGTGGAGTTTCACCATATAAAACATTGAAAAGAATGCGAAATGATTCGTCAGTTCCTTTGCTTTCATAAAGAGTTCTAGATTCTTTAATAAAATTGCCTACATTCAAATTAGATACAAAATTTTTATTTTCTAATTCTGGCGCTAAAGTATATTTAATTTTTTTATAAAATTCCTGTAAAAATAAAGAACTCAAATTTTGAACAGTAGATAAACCAACATGTTCAGAAGAACTAGAAGATGAAAATACCAATTCTTCAGAGTTTAGATCTGAATGATAACTTGTAATTCCAGAAAAACCGCGAATACAACCAGTAAATGTATTAGTGGTCAATCCAGTATATGTGATAATCTCATCATTAATTTTAAACAAGCCATAATTTTGAGGAAACCCCTTTGTTGTTGAAACTTGAATTGTAGTCGCTGTAGAAGAAATGCCAGAAGATAACGTAGTGAACCCTACTACAACTTCTGGAGTCAAATTGTCTATAGTCAAATATTGATCTAAATTTTCTACAATATCAGTTGCGCCACCCTGATATTCTTGAGAAATGTAGTATTGCCTCAAAAAATCTACAACTTTTGGACTTTCATCCAAAATAAATTCGGGGAGTTGACTATCAATTATTTGTTGTATTTTTACCCTAGATTCAAAACCAGTCTGTATCATATTATGACCTCGTTAATTCCCCGTTCGAATAGCTTGATCTGTAATAATCTTTGGTAGAAAAAACTACCCCCGATACATCATCACCAGAAGCGATGACATCTTTAATCATATTTATTTTGCTTTTTGAAATGCTAAAAGAAAGATATAAATCTTTAAGACCAACAACATCATTTGACTCAGGAAAAGCTTGTATTTCAATAATATTTTGCTCTAATTCCGTAGATGTGACTGTAATTGCCCCCAACATAATTTCGCCAGTTTCATAATTTACTGTTCCTGCAGATTGAACTACCACTGGAGTTTTAAGAGTTTCTGTAGAACCGACACTTACTAAAACTGGTATTTGTTTTACGATAGAAATTGTTCCTTTTCCTGTTAAAGAACCATCAGAATTTTTTTCTGGGATATCAGTAAAATAAACCATATCAGTTTCACCAAAAATATTAAATCCTGTAGATTTGATATTTTTTCCACTTGGATTGATATGAAATTTATTCCCAAAACAAATTTCATATTGTGTTGGTGAATTGATATTTGCCTTCAAATCTCTTCGTATTTTGATTTTTGTAATATTAGATGTAATTGCTTTATCTGTATTATCAATTACTTGCAACACTTTACTGTATTTGAATCTACCACCAAAAGAATTCAAATCTGTAGATTGTGAATAGGAATTTAAAGATTTGATAATACTAGTTTTTAAATCTTCTACACTGCTGGTTTGAGAATAATTATAGTAAATTGAAGAATCAATTTCAACATAAAGTATTTTTAAATCTTGAATTTGTACATTAATGCCAGTTACACTATATTGTTTTAATCTATTTTTAATTTGTTGTTTATCAAAATCAGAAACAAACGTACCATTTTTAGGTTTGATGCTAATAATGACCTTGCCAAATTGAGGTGGTGTAAGTTCTTCGCCACCAACCACTGATATCGATTCTGTATTTGGGTATATTTTTGATTTAATTACCGATTCATAATCTCTAGCAGTTACTGCTCTATATTGAGAAGCGTACAATCTTGGTGCAAAATTGCGAACTGAATCTACACTTTCAATGTCAGATCCATTTTGCGAACTCTGAAGAGTAGTTATAGTTACTGGATTTGAGGTATTAAGTATCTCAATGGATTCATTTTCGTTTTTAAAAGACCCTGCAAAAGTGAAAGAACTTGCTCCATTACCCTCTTTACCTTCTGTTATAATATAAGTTACTGTAACAATTGAATTGTTTTCAAGTTTTTTGCCAAATCTTCCGTCACCAAAAAGAAGTTCATATTTTTCATCTTTAATTTCTTGAATTAAATAAGTTTTTGATGTTGAATCAATTTCAAAAATATTATCGACTAAAGTGTATGGTTGACCTAAACCTGTATCACTGATCCCCTTAACATAAACACGAATCGTTGAAGTATCAATAAAAGAGTTATCTAAAATAAATTTTTGATTTAATGAACCATCAACTATAAATTGCTTCCTTAAAAACGTTCCTTGTTTGATAGTAAGGTTGCTAAATGTTGCTATTCCATTCTTTACGGTTGCTGTTGTATTATCTGGAATAGAAAAAATATATGAGCTACCACTTGCAGACCCAGTGCAAACTAGTCCTGCTTGTAGAGTTAATGTTGATGTTGAACTAGTTGGTTGTGCTGTAAAAGAAACAACAGCACTTGCTGCAGTTCTAGATTTTGGAACATAACCAATATTTCTTGCTAATGAAACAACATTTTCTCTTAAAGTTGCAGAATCCAAAAAAGATTCATTTACAACCATGTTTGAATTGAATGCTGTAATATATGTGTTATATGCGAGAGTATCAATTAAAACAGAGAAATTAGACCCCTCAAAGTCAAAATCCGTAAATGTAGAATTCGCACGAATATAGTCTTTAATTGAGGTTTTTATTTGATCAAAATCTAAATTAGAAAACTTAGTGAAAGGCATTTTATCTGGTTGCCTCTAATATGAAGGAAAATTGTTGTGTTGGAATTTCTTGTCCAATAATATTAAAAATTACTGTAATCTCAAACTCATTTGTATCAAAACGAGGATCTACCTGTACATTAACATTATTTACTCTAGGTTCATAATTTGAGATTGCATTTAATATCTGATCATTAATGATCGCGGCTGTACCAGAATCAACAAATTCAAAAAGACTTGAGCGTACATTAGAACCAAGGGATGAATTAAAAAAACGCTCATTTGGGATTGTTTCAATCAAATTACGAATAGAGCGAATGATTGCTCTTTCATTTGTGAGAATCGGTAGATCCTTAGTCACTGGATGTGGATCAAAGGATAAACTAATATCTTTAAACGATCTAGATACCCTAGTTATTGACATTGAACATATAATTTCTTTACTTATTTATGTTCATTCCAAGAAGATCCATATGATGGTTCAGTACCATAACTCCAATCATCATAATCTTCATCGTTTCTAATTTTTTCATGTAATTCAAGTTGTTTTTGAAAGTTATGTTTTGGTGCCAAATCGTTCATAACCTCTTGAATAACTCTTTTCTGTGGGTTTGAATGATAATCTGTGATCAATTCCTTTGTTCCCCACATTTCATACATGTAATTTTTGTTTCTATCCACTGGTAAATTAGACATTTTAGCTCCTGTTTTAATGAATAAAACAGAACTTTTATAAAGGAGGTTGCTATCTCCTTATTTCTATTTAACGTTCTAATTCACGAATGGAATAATTATCCGAATTTAAATATTTTAAGAGTTCTAAGGCAATTAATTTTGGATTTCCTTCACCACAAGTGTAAACATCAACCGCTAAACACCCCATTTCTGGCCAAGTATGGCAAGAAACATGACTTTCTGCAAGTGCAACGACTACTGTACACCCCTGTGGGTCAAAATTATGTGAAAAAACGTTCAAAATTGTCATTTTTGCCCGCTCTATACCTTTGGTTATGGCATTTTGAAGCGATTCCAAGTCATTAATCGCTTCAAAATCAACATCATACACCTCTAGGAGCAGGTGTTTGCCCATTGAAAAATGTTTCAACTCAAACTTTATGAAAAAATCTATTTATTTGTAAAAAAATACGCCTAAATTTGAATTTAGACGCATATCTTTATTGAAATTTATATTTACGTCCTGTTGCCATCAACCTTTGCCTTGCCCTCTATATCTTTTACGAGCTCCGTTACGAGAAGAAGCAGCGTACTTGGTCCCCATACCATCTCCTTGACGAGATTTCTTCGGAGGACCGGGTACATAAGAACTATTTTTATTCAATCCACCTTTTGCTTTTGCAGCCATTGTTTATCCTCCATTAAAATTTCAGTTTCAAGATCTTCAGGTCTTGGAGAACCTGTCTGATAATATTCAATCGACAGATCCTCCATAACATTGAAATATTCTTCTTCTGTGAGAGAAGTATAAATTCTTCTTCCTTTACAAAGAATATTGTACTTTTCTGCCATCATATCAAATAATTCTTGTCTTCTCGTGACCAACGCGAATGCGAGGATCACACCAAATATCAAATCCCGCTTCTTTTGCGTCTAGGCAGAATGATACATCTTCTCCACACATATCTTGAACTTCACCCGATTCAAAGACTTGCATCTTTGGAGCAAACCAGGGATACTTCATTTCAGAGTGTTCAAAGACGCCATTCTTAATCAGAAGCCAACCAAAACCAGTATAATCGACTGTAAATGGTTTACGACGCTTTGAGATACTCTCAACAGTTTCATGATTCATCACTCCACCATTGTTACGGAAATCATCTTCTTCAAGCCAATGTGCAACTGATGTTGTATGACCATCTTCGGTAGCATACCAACCAGCAGCAATATCTTTGTCCATCAGAACTAATTGCCAAAAATTATTTGAATTGAAAACAATATCAGAATCAATCCAAAGTTGCCAATCGTATTTGAGTTTTCCATCCCAGGGAATTTGATTCGGTCCACGCAGAACATTCGCTCCTAAACATTTGCATCTTGCAAAGTTTACCATTGATGAATAGTCTTGCGAGATTTGAATACTTGCACCCGATTGTACAAGGTCGAAACAGAGCTGTACAAAGTTCTTTAAGTAAGTATAAGAAACTCCTCTTCCAGGAAGACAAAAGACAATAGACTTGCCCCTTACCATTTCTCTTGCTAGATCATAATCCCATTCTTGTTGTTGCTGTGAGGCAATGGGCGCCTTTGCTTTTACTGTAAATCCTTTAGCCATAATAGAAAGTAGTTACTTCAGTATCATACAATATTATGTATAGTTTGTCAATCAGACTCAGTGAGAATTAATTCATCTCCATCAACTGAAAGTTTGATTCTTGTATCTTCATACCATTCGAGTTCATTCACAATCTGTTCAGGTATTACAATAAAGTATTGTCCAGTAATTGGATCGACTTCTACGACCTCAAAAATATCTCCGGAATTTTTTTTCATTCTGCGTCTTATTTTTTTCTTTTATATATGGCAGAATTTTTTATAATGCGTGAAATAAATTGATCGTCTCCGTAACACTTTGTAGGTTAGGGTAGTGTTGCGTTTTTATATCACGCCGCCGCACGGGGACGGGGGCGGACGGGGGCGACTGTCGATCACGCACGAACGACTGCCCCCCCTCACGAACGGGTCACCGCAGGGCAGGCGACCCGCTGCGGATGTGGCGGTTGGCATGACCAGCGGAGACAGCGGGGCGCCATGCGGTGCCACTGCCACCGACGCGGTTAGCGGTTGCCTCCCCCTTACGGGGTCCACGGCGGGGCAGGCGGGTCAGTTTGAGAGCACCCGACGCGATGGCAGCGTTCAGTTCGGCAGCGGTCATGGTGGGGAGGGTGTTCATCGGGTTGGGGTGTGAACTGAGAGAATTGTACAGGGTCGGCGGTGGGGGGTCAACCCCACTGTGCCTGCCGAACGTCGTTACGGAAGGCGTCCTCAAACTGGGCGGACCAGATGGTGGCGGGGTGACCAGCGGGGTCGGTCAGGCGGTTGAAGTTGGTGCCGTCGTTGCGGTAGGCGACCCACACGGTTTCGCGGGTGCTGAGGCGGGTGGCGGGAGAGAAGCGCATCGGGTTCGGGGTGTGAACTTGAGAGAATTGTAGCACGGGATGGGGTCACATCCCCAGCGCCTCCTTCAGAGCGTTGTATGCTGCCAGGTAGTAGTCAGCGTCGCTGTCGTTGCCCTTCAGACGCTCATCACAGGCAAGGCACAGGACAGCGGTGCGGATGGTGCTCCAGCGTGCCTCAGGGAGGGTGACGGTGGTCAGGGTCTCGGGCATCCAGGTCATGGGGTCCGTTGCGGTTGAGAGTATTGTAGCAGATCACCGGTGCTTGTCGAATCCCCGTGCCATGCCATCCAGGAATGCCTGACCGATGCGCTGCCAGAACGTGGGGTCGGTGATCAGTTCGGCAACGGCACGGGTCACATCCTGAGGGGTCACCTTTGCCAGCTGCGCCCGCTCTTCAGGGGTGAGCTTGGCGACCTCAGCATCCCAGACGTTTGCCAATTCGGTTTCAAGGTTGAAGCGGGTCATGGGGTCGTCCGTGGTTGACTGAATCAGTATAAGGGGTCAGGTGGGGGGTTGGTGTCCCCCGTGTGCCAGATCAGCGACCGTCTGTGTAGTCTCCGATGATGATGCCAGTTGCGGCATCGCGGACCTGAGCGTACCCGTACTCCTCAGAGAGGTCCAGGCAGAGCAACCAGGCACGGTCCTCATCGGTGGTGGTGTTCTCCCAGGGAGCGGAGGGGCAGATCACGTTGAGGCGGGTCATGGTTGGTTGATTGAACTGAGAGTATTGTAGCAGGTCGGGGGGAGGGGTCAACCCTCCCCATCCTCTGGGGTCAGCGCCCAGACCACGCTCTCCAGAGGGGCAGCGTAGAAGTACTCCTCCCCGTTCTGGGTGACGCGCCAGACCTGGCAGGTGGCGTTGGGCTCACGGGTGATACGCTCCACCCCGTAGGGTTGCAGCATCATGATGGCTTCGGAGATCAGCATGGGTCGTTTGCTTTGGTTCCCATAGTATAGAGGCAAAAGGGAGGGGGTGTGCCCCTCCGTTGTGCCATTATCAGAATTGGACCTCCTGCAGGGTCGGTTGGGGGGCAGCGTCCTCAGCGGTGAGGGTCTCCAGGATCTGCAGGATCTGCTCTCCGTTGCGACCTTGACGGAGCAGGGAGAGGGCAAGGTTCAGGGTCATGGTATGATGTCGGGTTGGTTGGTAAGGGTCAGGGGTCAGGGTGCCAGGTGGGCAGGCGACCCACAGGAGCGGTAGAAGGCGACCATGCGCTCCGCCTCCTCCAGGGTGCGGAACCATTGCGACCGCCACTCACAGGCATTGTAGGGGGTTTGGTAGCGAACTTCGTAGCGGATCATGGCGGGTCGGTTGGTTGCTTTGGTATTGTAGCAGGTCAGGCAGCGATCAGCAGGTCGTCCTCCCAGCAGATGCGATCAGAGAACAGCAGGTCCGCGATTGCCTCCAGGTCCTGGCGGTCCTGATCTGCCTTCAGGATGGCAGCACGGCACTGGGCGGCAACTTCTTCCAGGGTGTACAGGGCGTTGCAGTTGTAGCGCATGAGGTCGTCCGTGGTTGACTTGTTCAGTATAAGGGGTCAGCGGGCAATCAGGTCGCCTGCAGTGTACAGTGCCTGGGCTGTCACATTACGGATGGGGCGAATCGGTTCCCATAGCAGGCAGAGCAGCACAGCAACAGCAGCAACGCGGAGCATGGTAGCACGGTGGAAGTCAGCAGAGCGGGAGCAGGTTAGGGATCGCATCATGCAAACACAAATCCATCGGAAAATTCGTATTCGTTGAACACAGGAGAAGTTCCTGCCTGTCCGACAAACTTATGAACAAACCACTTAAAGTTGCGCTGAAATACACATTCGCCCTTGATTCCAAACTCCTGAAGTAAAGCATTCAGGCGCGATTTGGTGGTCTTAGTTTGATACCCACCATCAAAGATTTCAAGGGAGGTATCATCAATCTTTGCAATCAGATTGCTGTGAAGGTATACAAAACTCACACCTTCAATGGTGATAACTTCGGTATTGTCACACTTCCAATCGCGGTTATCACGAATGGCAGCGCACATTTCAGATTCGATCTTACGCATGAGGCGTCTCTCAGTGACAAACGTAGTATGGCATGGATCAGGGGTCAGCACAAGGGGGTGTGTGCCACCTGTTCAACTGGCACACTTAAACCGTTGGTTGTTGAAGTTAGCGTTAGAAAAGACCTCACGATTCACCAGTTTGAACATACCAAACTCATTGGTCATGACATAACCCTCAGCATCAATTCTGTTGCCGTAGAGGTATGCTGCAGGACCATTGTTGCGGCAGAGGTATAAGCAATCATCCTTGATTGACTTCACCAATGCCCACAAACGCAGCAGGTTAGCATCACAATCAAAGTCGTCTGGGTTGATCTCTTCCCCAGCACGAATGCAGGCATTGATCTGTTGTTTGATCTTTGCCGCCTCTTTTACACTCACAAACTCACAGAGAGTTGCAATTTGACGGGCAAAGTCACAGACTTCTTTTACATCAGCAAACGATTCTTGCCCGTGCTGAATGTATGCTTGGGGTTGCACAAATTTCACGGTGTCAGTATCATTCCAAACGGAACGATCAGGCATGGCAACAGCATCACGAAGATCGCTCGCAGCATAGTAACAAGTGTGCGGAGCGATGATGATACGTTGCTCTACTACTTCAGGGAACTGATAGGTGATAGTGTTGGGGGTGTATTCAGTAGATCCACCAAACCCGATAAAGTCACCTTGATAAATGGTATTTGTAAAAGGTAGGCAATCAAAACAAGCGTGAAGAATTTCTGCAACCTGTCCCTGATGATTCTGATCGATTTCATCATGGGATTCGTTGATCTTGATTTTAACTTTGTTGAAGACACTTTTGGTGCCTACGAAGAAGTTACCAGTGGCAGGATTGCGACCCCAGACAATAGCGGGAGCACCATCAATCTTTACACTCAAGGTGCCACGGGCAGTAAACCAATCCAGAACAGAAAGATCACCCGTCAGGATGGTATCTTCGGGGTGTTCGAGGTGTGTGTTTTTCATGCTGTTAGTATGGCACGGAATCAGGGGAATCACAAGGGGGTGTGTGCCAGTTCCTCAACTGTCACTCCTCCAGCAGTTCAGGATAGTATTCTTCAACCTCTGCAATCAGTTCCTCATCACTATACCCAGAAAGATTTTCTTCAATCTGGTCACCAACAAGTCGCATCAGATCTTTGGTGCTCATGTTATCAAGGATGCGATCAATGTAAGCATCCAGAAGTTCTTGGCGGTTCATGATCAGTTTGCGTAGAGTGGGAGTTTCTTACGGAGACGGATTGCGTCTTCTAATACATCACCAATCTGTTCGTAGATGTAGTCGCAACCTCCTACATCACAGAGTACATCTTGAGTGAAAAGTGATGGGAAATACTCCTCTTGAGTCATCTCCTCATTATACTCAAACACATCATGTTGAGTGAATACAAATGCAGCACATCCTGCGTCCTCACCTTGACTCTCAATCAGTTGGTTGATAGTGTCACGAAGTTCGGAAAGTGTGCGGTACATAATCAGTTCAGGAGTTCAGTTACAAAATTAAGAGTTATCTTTGTTCTTGCTGATAGTTGATGAAGTTTGTCATCATCAACATTTAGGACTACATTTTCACTCTTTGGTAGAAGTTCTTGAAAGGATTTGAGTGTAGTATAAATGTAATCCAGTTTTTCGGAATTAGTCATTCATCGTCTCCAAAGTTGTTAGTGAGGAAATCTTCAAGTTCGATGAGTTTGCTGTCACTCAAAGAGACAATGTACTCATCGACAATCATAGCGAGAAGGTCATGATCTTCCCTACATTTAGCATACAAGAACTCAAAGAGTTCTGTACCTGTAGAATAGCGAAGGTCAGTCATTTCAGAATGATACGATAATCAATGGATTTGACACACCAACCAGTAGCGGCGGTGATTTCTTCTACGAGGTCATCTTCATCATCTGCTTCCCAAATTGTAGTACGAACATCGCAGATGAGATCTTCTTGCAAACCAGGAGAAAGTGGTTCACCATCAGACTCAAAATCAAACTCAATTTCAGTAACTTGGAATTGCATTACTTACGAAGAGGAGAATTGAAGTAACGAGTGAAGCATAGCACCAGGATGATGCCAGTGGAGATGACACCGACCAGTCCTAGAACTGTCACAGCATCACCAGTGAACGAATAGGTTTCAATCATTTTAATAGGTCAGGAGTGCGGATACTTTATCATACAACTGGGAAACATCTACGCCCAGGATTTCACTACATTCCTCCCAATCTTCATGAAACTCGATGAGATCCAGCAGGGCACGAATCTCCGCTTGGTTTAGTTCAAGAACTTCTGCCATTTCAGTAATCATAATCGGCGGCAAGATACTCATTCATGTTGAACTCTTCATCGTTCAACTCTGGGATATCAAAAATCTCACCAGGAGCATCTTGAATCTCTTGCCAAAGTTCATCAAACATGGTGTGTCTTTCAGGGACGAATGTAATGTATCAGGGGAGAGGGGGCAGATCAACCCCCCTTGTGCCACCTTCTCAACTGGCACACATTAAATTACAGAAACGTTAACCTCTTTAATATTCAAACCCATTAATTGGTTTGTAACACGATTGCAGATCACTTCGGTAGGGTTCTTTAACTTCGAACGCTCATACCAAATTGTACAGCAACCGTCATAAGTTTCGACACGAATTCGAATGTCTTTCATCGATCAATTGCGACGACTTGAGTAACATAACCCAGCACGTGGCAGAACGCAAGGGGGTGTGTGCCAGTTGATCAACCGTCCTCATTCTCAATAAGATCTTGTTATTGAGAATCAATAAGGACTAGTAATTGAGAATAAGATCCAATATTTAAACTGGCACACTAGTCGAACGGATCGAATTCTTTTACCCTAGAATGCACTTCCTCGTCACCCTGCAGGTCTAGGATATCACGCCAATTGATATCATCCACATCTAGATCATCATATGCTATGATGTCTAGTGTAACTCGTATGTGACGTTTTTGTGCTATCATAAGATCTAGTTATGCGTAATGACGATATGCAAGTGCTTCGTAATCTTGCCCGTCTCGTGCATAATCTTCGTCGAGATCTTGTGCATCTTGTGCATAATACTCGTCGAGATCGTATGAATAATCTGTTGCGTATGTATAGTCGAGATCGTAATCGTCGTACATAATGCTCGTCGAGATTGTATGTGACTAGATGATTATAGCATAATTCTCGACGAGTTTGCAAGCCTTATGAATGCACAGGTCTCGTCGAGATCATAATGATATATATGTATTCTCGACTAGATTTGTGTTCTTATGATGACATTAGATCTCGTCGAGTTTCTTATAAGGTCTCGTCGAGTTTTGTGTGGGTCTCGTGGCATTTTCGCGGGCGGCGGACTTGACAAACTGCGCGTCTTATGATACGCTCGCTAAACTCACAAGTCTTGGAAGCATTTATAAGGTATTAAACATAAGAACTGGAGAGATTTATAAGATATTAAACGCAAAACTTAACACCTTATTCTCAACGATATTCTCAATTGATTCTCAATTATTGCAATCTTATTGAGAATGTTACAACAAACACAAATATATTTAAAAATACCTTTTTTAATTAAATTTAAGTTAAAATCCTATAAAACAGGTATAATTTCACTATTTGTATAACCTTGACTCTGTATATACTTCTCCCACAGAGATGCGTCTTCAATCGTATAAAAAGTTGCGATTTGTTTGGATTGTTTGCTCTTTTTGATTTTGGTGTAGATTACTTGGTATTTCATAATAATGTAGATGAATGGGTTGTGAATCGTTCCAATGTCTTATGACCCCTGCAATAATGAATAGATTAGTAAGAAGATAAGTGCTGAATATAATAGTGCGTATATAAGCAACGTTGTCTGCTTCTCTATCATCATTAGTTGCTTTATTTCCTAATGCTTTTGCCCATAGTCTCCACATCTTCATAAATTGATTTTCTTGACTTGACATAAGTTAATTCACCCCACTGATCAGAATAACACAATACAAGTAATCGATTATTAGCATGAAAAGGTGCTGCTGATAAATTTAGATCATCCTTTGGTTTAACCTTTGCTTCAATGGTAATGTACTCATTATCCTTATAATACACCCATCCTTCAATATGAGGTTTCCACTTCACATAATCATTCACCTTTGGTTCATACATACGCTGCTTCCAATGGAGTTTGTTTGATGATCATAGCAGAATATGGACTTGTATGCTCTACACTAACAATGTTCCCGACCGTGGATGAGTTAATGGGGGTGTGATATTGTTTTGTTTTGGTATTGTAGAATCCCCAAATACAACGAACGGGATCACCAAGATTATAATCAAACCGACGATCATAATGAATCCAGATTGCGATGAGATTGCGCTTAAAGTCAGTTTGCTCATAATGCATTCCTTCTGGAGGTTTGTGAGGAAATTCAATTGTCACGGACTGCACGAAGACGATTGGGGGAATAACCTAAAGACAAGTAATTGTTTAGCAACAGATCGCATTGCTCTTTTGTTAGAGCTTTTGCTTCCTCATCAATCAATTCCCATCCTGTTGTTGTCAGTTCTTGAATTTGATACAATTGCGTCATGTGGTAAATGCCTCCAGAAGTCCAGACTCATATTCATCCTGCAATGGAAACTTCTGTGCATTCACAACACGTTCCATAATTCGATCTGTATATCGATCATCAAATGATTGCTCTTTAGATAGAATTTGAAATGCTTCGGTATCTGATTCAGCAATCAGATTGATTAGACCACCATATTCAGATGAAGGAAATGGCACCCAGTAATCAACAATGTACAGATTTTTCATTGGTTGTTTGAAACTACTCCTCTATTTTAGAATGAAATTTGTTGTTTGTCAACTGTCTTTGAAGTTCATACTTAACAGGTAAAAGATGTGAATGCAAATGGTGTTCATAGTCATTTCCTTTCAACAATGAAATGAGACTATCAATCTGATGAATGCCCAGCACCATCTTCATTTCTTCGGTCATACAAACTCTGCCATATAATAATCAACAGTCACCTCAAGTTCTGCTGCTTTTGTTTCAAAATAACCTTGTGTATACTGTCGTGCTTCTTGATATTGCACATGATTCTCAATTTCAACATCAGCATGTTTCATAAAATCTTGAAATGCAATGATGAATTGTTTCAGATCTTCATCGTTCATTGGCACATCCAATTGTTGAACAGTAATAAGAATCGTACATTTTCCGATCACGTTGAATCAGAAAGGCATTATATCCGATGATGAACACCAATGCTATAATGCCGTAAACAACATATTTTGATTTCATCAGCAGGCACCATAGAAAGGGTTACCAGTTTGAGGCAGATCCTGATTGTCACCCGTGATGATGTAATCATATGCCAGGCGCTCACGAATTGCAACTGCCTTCTCCACACGATTCAGAAACTTCTTGGAGATTTGGTCAATACCCTTCCAGGACAGAATTTGCATACACCATTCTTCTGAAATGTCACCATAAGGAGTGGCAACAGGATAGAAACCAACCAGCATCGTGCCGTCTTTGGACTGGAGGGTAGGGAAGTCAGGCATTGGGTGTCTCTCGATTACCTTTGTATTATAGGGCATCCAGAATGATCTGGAGTGCCCTGTGTGCCAGTTCCTCAAGTGGTCGGCATCACCAGTTCAGCAACACGATCTTCACCAGGAAGACCCTCAAGAAGATCATACATCCGTTGGAACTTGACACCAAGATTCATATAGTATGCTGCAAGTTGAGGATCTTCCTTGATATGATAAGCAGCATCTTCATTCACCTCAAGACAAGCAATGATGTCCAGAAGTTCGCCAGAAGTGAAGGTGATGGGGTTTTTCATCGTGTTCCCTTGATTACCTCTGTATTATAGGTCAGAAGGATGGCACCACATCGTTGCGTAGACCAGTTTCCGAACTGTCCATCTGCTCAAAGACCGTGTAAAGTTTGTTATACAGTGCTGACACACTTCCATATTCCCGTGCAATTTGATGTTCCTCACGCAGAGTAAGAGTCTGTAGTGCAGACAAAATCACACCAATTTCATGAACATTCAGTTGTAAAATTGCTTCAGTCATCATTCGATTCATCAAGTGCAAGTTCCAGGTAATTGTAACCGATTGCCTTACGTCCTTCGTGAGTTTCAGTGTCAATCTTAACACCACTATTCTCCAATTTATCCAGACGACGATTGGTTGCAGTATTCATTTTTGTGGTCCAGTAATAACTCATGAGATTCCTCCTTTCTTGTTATATTCTATCACAGAACGTCGTGCAGCGTAAGCCTCAAATTCAGATGCAAATGATGCAATAGACCGACCAGTATCTGCCCAATACAAATACCAACGTTTGGCAAACTGTCGGATGAGAATAGGTTTATCCATTTGCAATTTGATTGAGAACGTTACGGGCAAAAGTCATAAAGGCATAGGGAGACACACCATTGTGCTCATAGAAGTCCAGCATATCAGATTGATTGTAAGTATTCACAATCAGCAAGCAGGCATCATAGAGTGCTGCCTGGTGCTCTTCCTTGGATTGGAAAGAAACTGCACTGTAAGATGGTAGAGTCACGGGTTCCGTTCCCTTGATTACCTTTGTATTATACAGTCCTCATGAGGCGATTCGGGAAGTAATATGACACTTGCTCAACTGGCACAACCTCCTCCACTTCATCCTCAAAATGCTCTACAAGTGTGGGACCATTACAAATGAAACGGTCAGGATACAGTGCATAAAGAATGTTTTTCAGTTGCCGAGTTACACAACTCATCCCATCAGCATTATACCACTTATCCACATTCTTCATTTGATTAACCAATAGTTCAAGCGAAGCATCGGTATGAGTATCATATTGCTGACGGAACTCACCAATAATAACCCAACGATTATCAGAGTTATTTGAAGGATCAGTATGCTTCACATACAGATTCACCATCAATTCAAGTTCTTTCTGCGTATAACGCTCTTTCGGTCCTTGTGGTTTCTTCATAAAATATGTTGGCGAAAACAGTTTAACAAGTTTGCTATTTGAATTATACTCCATCCCCTTCTCAATTTCAAAGGTTTTGTTCTTGATGATGCGGCGACGTGTTTGGATTGCAATGAGTTTCATGATGAATAGTGTTGTTGTTGGTTATTATAGCGCAGAACAGAGGCGATTGCCAAAGAACTGTGCTACTTGTGGAACTGTCCACCCATTCTTATCAAATAGGTATTCAAGATATAGGGTTTCTTCTTGCTCCCGTGCCTCTATTTCGTGTGCTTGATGCCAATAGTCCACATTTTCCATGCATTCTTTACCATAATACATTTTTCCGCTTCGCAACCGCAGTGAACCGACTACCCACTGCCGCAGGTGCGTCAGTTCATGCAAAAGGGTTTTTATATACAACTCCTCATCCATATGGGCATTCAGTTCAATCAGAAAGTGACGGGGACGATAAGTTTCACCCACAACATCACAATACCCATAAACACACTCACGATTTAGACCACGATGCTCAATATCCACCATGATCTTGTGTCGTGGAAAGAACCTATTCAGAAACCAAGCGGTAACATCCTCACAGACCCGCTTGCGATAACCATATCCAGAATGCGTGATGTAAGACATTGACCCCAATGCAAAAACCAAATGAAAGAAGAAATGAAGATGAGTTTGTCAGTCTTGGTCATTAGTTACAACCGAATGCGGCACCTCCTAAAAATGCTCCAAGGGGAACAGACCATTTGTAACCATCACCACGACTCATACTAGCAGCAACACCACCGCCGAGTATACCACCTAAAAGGGTTTTTGTGGGATCACAATAACTCCTTCGATTAGGTGAACTATTTCGATAATAGTTGCGTCCAGTGCTACCACAAGGTACATTGTATTTTTCAGTATTCACATATCCTTGTTGATAGTTACCATACCGATCATAATATCCAGGCACATAAACCTCACGGGTCCTGGTGCATTCTTCATATTCAGTCACTTGTTGTGCAGAGACTGGTATTGAAAAGAAAGTAAGTGGTAAGAGAAGAAGTAATTGTTTCATTGTTCAGCGAGCAGTAATGTTCAGAGTCTCCATCAGCATCATAGCAAGTTCGATCTGATTATCTTCATCAACCAGAGGAATGTTGGCATCTACAAACTCACTTGAAAGTTCCTGCAAGAGATCGGTCATTCGCGGATCGGCATACACAAAGTCAGCAAACTCATCCTTAAAACCATCACGCAGCAGTTTGAGAGACTTGGTAACAGTCAGTTGTTTGGTGGTGTCCATGGCGGGTGTGTTGAACATGATGTTATTATAGGGCATCTGGGGGTATTTAAGCGCCCCCATGTGCCAGTTGTTGAAGTGGACTAGCGAGCGTACAAGTAACCACCTGCCCAATCAGCATTTTCAAGCAACCATTCACGCTGCTCAATGATACGCAGGTCGTATCGAACACCTTTGGCAGGTGCTTTCCAAGATGCAGACTTATAGACTTCACCAGTCTTCTTATCTACAAAAGCGTGGACACTGCGGGAACCATTAGCACTCATAATGATCTTGTGATATTTGCGACCCGTTTCAGGGTAGAACTCATAACCACAATTGCCGTTCTTCAGGTCAGCAATACATGCCTTATGATACTTAATACCAGTTTCGGTATTACCTTCCAGACGCTCTAGAGAACGCTGGTGCATCTTAATGCTGCGCTGGATAAAGTTCTGACGCAGTGCCTCACAGAGGGCATAGGTGTGCCCCAAAACTGCCTCTGCGATGTTTTTCCGTGCCTCTGCTTGGGCGGAGTAGTCAGCGAAGGTGGTGGTCATTGGTTTGTTGCGTATGAACGTATTATAGCGGCACCTAGGCACCGCTGGGAGGGTCAGTATGCCAGTTCAGAATCTGGCACCCAGTAGTCGTCATTCTCCAAGTATCCCATCCAATCTTGGGGGTCCGTCTCATACATAGAGATTTCCCGCAGTTCATCAATCAATTCAGATAGGTCCATTAGGAGTTATGCAACTGTGGATATTATAGCAGATTAAACTGCCAATGCACCAGAGGGAATTAGAACACTTTCCATATAGGAATCGTGCCAGTCACAGGTATCATAGCACAACCAATCTCCAGATTGAGTGTAGATATAGGCAAACTCTTCACCATTCTGAAGATAGGTTGCAAGATCACTATCAAGACGCGGGGGAGTATTTTCTCCACGTTGAGAGTAATACTGGGGACCATAAACTCCCAGCACTTTGCTACCATCAAAGCGATCATCAGTCCAGCAGCAGGACATATCACCACCATCAATCAGTTCTGCAACTTTATCACGAGTGTTGTAGTGAGTCTTCAGAATACGACCCAACCATTCGGGATAACCATCCCAATGGTGATACACAGAGAGCACAGAACCATCTTTGAGTTCAAGACCGATGCGAGCGCGAGTTGCCATGGGGGCGTCTGTCGATTACTTTGTTAGTATAATACCTTCAGCAGCGGATTCTGGTGGTCTTGTGCCACCTCTTCAACTGGCACAGCATTGAGGCGCTGTTGAGCAGTCAAAAAGTATTCTTCCTCACGCTCAATACCGATAAAGTTTCTATTTTCTAATTTAGATGCAATTCCAGTGGTGCCAGCACCCATACATGGGTCAAGCACCAGATCGCCCTCATTCGAGAATGTTCTAATCAACCAGCGATAAAGATCAACGGGTTTCTGTGTAGGATGGTGCTTACCTTCACCCTCCGCAGTCTTAAAATAGATAACGCTGCGAGGATACCTCAACCCACTGTCATTCTTAACATGAACTGCCTTTGTTTGCACACCATATGCTTCAGTGTCTCTTACAGCAGTTCCCTTATCATAAGGAGTTCCTTGTGTCATTTGAGGATTATATGTGGGTTGTTTCTTATAAAACACCACAATATCTTCATGAGCACGAAGAGGTTGCTTTTTGGCATTCAGATAACCTGTTGCTTTTGATTTCTCCCACACCATTGTGTACTTGAAGTCTTTATAATTTGAAGCAATCAGAACACTTGTAAATGGTTGTGCTGCTGTTGAAATGATGGGGCAAGTTGGTTTACAAATATAATCCACAAGTTCCCAAAATCGCGGGTAATCAATGATTGTGTCCCATTCATTTCTTTTATTCAGAGTTCCATAAGGAAAATCTGTCAATAACAAATCAATGCTCTGGGATGCAAGATTACCCAGAACATCAAACATATCTCTATTGTATAACTGACTCATTGATTCAACCACTCTACAAATTTGTTCACTTCTTCAACATCAAGTTGAAAATCAGCATTATACTGCTCCATGTAAATTGCACGTTGGGCATTACGCTTTTTATGCTGATTGATAATGAATACTTTAACTTCTTTACCAGTCATTTTCTTAAAATATGCGAGATAATAATTAAAAGAATCTTGTGATACACATTCTTGACCAGCAAGAATTGCATACTCTACACCATCAGGCACATCAGGCGATGCATCCAATTCAATAAAATCTAACACTGCACGTTTAAGATAGCAAGCATCCAAATAGCATTTGGATTCTACTGCTTTAACCATCACACCATCACGGTAGATATGCTTATCAACCTGCAAATTCTTCAACGAAACTCCATCAATCTCTTCTGTTCTCTTATAATCATTCTTCTTTGCTTTTAGACTAATGTTGGTACAAATGCGTTGAATCAAATTTTCAAAAATTACACCAGATCCATTTCTTGCTTTGCCACCGCCACCAATTAAATGAAGACGTGGAAGATCTTTTATCTCTTGATTATAAGTTTCAATGATAGTGTCAAGATTAGACATGAAATACAGGATTCAATTTGTAAACTATAGGGTAAAATGAGGAAGAACAGGGAATAAAGTGGTCAGTTGTCACACTGTCACACCAAATGCCAAAACTCCAATCGGTTTGCCAAAACTGTAATCGTATGTCAGAGCATCGTGGCAAACATAGTGGGGATGATTTACTGACACACCTAACCTCTCACACATTTCAGCATGATTATCTTCCATCAATTCAACAGCATAAAGCATATGATCCAAGATGTGTTGTAAATCATGATATTCAAGAAGTTTATCACGCAAAGCAATCATAAAGTTACCAGAACCTGCCGAGTTATCAAGAAACTTGGCATTTGGATCTTTCAACTTCTCTTCTGGCAAACTATTCACCATCTGACGACAAACTTCAAGAGGTGTGAATACTTCTTGAGTAACTTTGATTCGTTCATCAGATCTTTCAACTGAAGACCCAACTTCTTGATTGTGTTTGTTCTTTTTGTTTTTCGTAGAGTTCACAGATTTCACCTTTTGAGACATGATTACGCCCATTTGTATTTGCACTAATTTTAACAAGATCTTCTTCAAGAGATAATAAAGTTTCAATAACCTTTTGGTCTCTTGCATTCACAAAATAATGATCCAATTGCTTTGTGACTTTATTGATTGACATCTTTTCTTTCTTCGGCAGATACTTCTCAAAGTTATCTGTGAACATTTTACCAGCGTTACCAGTGCGAATGATAACTAGGTTGGCACGGTGTCGGTTCTCATAGTTCAAAAACTCAAAATCTGGATGACTTGTTTTCTCTATAATGATTGTTCTTGGTCTATCACCCAGTTGCCAAGTTTGAATTGATGCGTGAATACCTTGTGGAAATGTTTTCTCATCACAATCAACATCTTTTACGCAGTGAAGATATGAATTACCCTTGATGATTTTATTCTGAACCGATGTCTTGCGAATTGAGTTTGGTAGAATTTCAAGAATGATACCATCCTTCTTGATGTGAAAAGATGACTTGATGAGAAAATCAGTGGCAAGTTGTCCACAATTACCATAAGGAAAATTGCCAATAATCACATCAAAATCATTCATATCAAAAGTCACAAGTTATGGACATTATAAAACCCTCTTACATTTTTTGCAAGAGGATAATTATCAATTGTCGTAGATTTTACACTCCGCAGCATCAGGATGTGTATCACAATAAAGTTCAAGCGGAGTTGGATCATATGAATCTTCCGGATGATGTTCTTTATATACTTTCAGTGCTTCTAGTTCCTCTTCTGTGTGTCTCCGTGCTTGTGGAGAAATTGTTGGGTCACTCAGAAGATCCTCATCTTTCTGAATGTGCTGGTTGATGTTTTCCATAGTTTTGTATCAAGTTAATATATTTATTTTTCTATTCGCTAAGAGCACTACCTCTCCAATTTTTAGGTGGAGGAGGATCACATTTCCCTTCAAGAGAACGAACCATTAGTTCAGCAAATTTTTCCATTTTTTCTGCAGAAACTGTCTGTGGAGCGTAACTAATTGCATCTTTTAGAGCTACAAGTTCATTCCATTCTTCTTGAGTGAGAGTTTCAGTACCAGTTTTTGCAAGGGTCATAGAGTTTTTTGCGATGTATCCCAATGTTAGCATTTCAATACACTATTATCTAGTAACTTAATATTTTCTTTGGGATCAAGTTACATTACTTAATGAAATCATCAAGGGCATCAAGGTCATCTTTGAGTTCTTGCTCCTTTTTCTTGTCGTGATAATAAGTCCAGAGAGCATTATGCACCTCCATCAGATGATCCACCCAGAAACCAGCAGGATAAATGCCAAGTTCAGATTGCAAACCACGATGAGAACAACCCTCACTTTCTGCCTTACACATAATGTAGGTGATTGCTTCCACCATATCAATCTTGTCTTGTTCGGAAAGCATAAAATACTTTCCTACTGCACGTTCTCTTGCTTCTTCATTTGCTTTCTGAAGTTCCTTGAAGGAATCAGAGTCCCACCATTCTTTGAGTGCTTTGCCAAGTTCGTTAGGTTCAGTCATCTTTTCCAAAAATAGTTCCAAAGAAACCAGAATCACCTGGTTTACGATTTTCAAGTTTATCAAGTAGAGAATCAGTAGTCATTACAGATTCAATACGACTGATAAGATCTGCAATCACAGAACATACCATCGGGCGTTCTTGACGTGCAGCATATGCTAATGCATTACGCAGAGACTGTTCTGCTTCTTTTAGGGATTCTTCAACAGATTGTGATAGTGCCATACTTCAGGGTTCTCCAAGTCTTTACAACGGGGGTAGAAGATGCCGTCACGATAACAAGCATCTTCTGGGTTTGGTTTATCATATTTTACCACATTTATTGGATAATCTCTAATGTTACAGAGTTCTCCTTGTCTGTGGATGTAATTATCAAGGCATAAACTACCAACAAATGGGGCAATGCCTTTCAAGAAAAAAAGTGTATACATTAACACTCATTAGTTTCAAGTGGTCTGAGAGATTTGCGAATGGTAAAAGAACCATCCCTATTATCAATCCAGTGAATTGCATCACCCTCTTTGAGATTTGCTACTTCCAACAAATCTTGTGGAAAAGAGACAAAATATTCTGTTTCATCAGTATCACAATCTTTTGCCTCCTCAACTGGAAGAATCCATTTTTTTACTTTATCTTTTTCAGCAGCGTCACACATTGCATTCAGTTCTTCTTCTGTGTATTGTTGAGATTCTTCTGGATAATAACCCCCCCAGAAACTATCCCAAGATTTATCATTTTCTTTTACATCACCATCACGCAAGTCACCTACAGTTGCTTGCCAGGCAAGTTTGAACTTATCATCAAACTCTTGCAGATAATACTCAAGATATTCATAGGCAGCAGACATCATCACCTCTGCCTTATCATACTGATGCTCCTGAATCCTATCTACTGCAGCATCAATAATTTCACGAGCAGAACAAATCTTGGATGTGACCATCTCAAGGTCATTCATCGTGCGCCAAACTTTTTGATATTCAACAGTCATTGAGGTGATCCTTGATTGCTTGTTCAACTATAACTTGGATCTCTTTACTTGTCAACCCATTTAACCAGGACCATTTTGGGTCTTGTGGGTCCCAATCCATTGTAAAAGAACCATCTTCATTTTCTGTTATTTTAAGAGTATCTTCCATTATTTTGTTGCATCATTCAATTTATTTAATAAATTCTCCATCATAGGAGTCCAAAAAATACATCCCCATTTTTCTTGGTATGGTTTGTAAATTCTTCTAGCAAGAAGAAATCCCCGAATATAATCTATCTCTTCTTTAGTCAGAGATAATTGAAAATTTTCCATTAGACACACTCATTACAATCAGTATCTTTATGTTTTTTACGAATCTTTTTAAGTTGTTTGAGTTCTTCCTTAATCATTTTATAGGCAGCATCAGCATCAATCTTATCACCCATTTCTAGGGCAACAATAATGTCCACACGGGTTCCAAAGTGTGCTAATGCTTTTTCAAAACAGTCTAATTCATACATTGGTGTTAATCCTACAATGTTCAGCAAGAATATCTATGCGGGCATCAAGAGAATTTTCCATCCGATAAAGTTCATTTGTTGTATTGATGTTTTCTTCTTCAAGAACTTTGATACGTTCCTCTAACTTAATAACGTGTTGAGTCAGCTGTTGAAGAAGTTCAATCAAAGAATATTCAGTATCTTGTTGATCGTAACAGACAATTTTATAACGTTCTTTAACGTTATCATTATCAGAAAAGAACCAGTTTATAAAACGTTTGATCATCATAATATACCTACCAATTTTAAATACCTTTGATACGCCATAAAGCGTTGTAGAGATGGAGTTACACCAAGACTTTCACAGCACCTGATGTAAGAAATAAACTCATACCACGGCGCTGTGGGGTCAGTGTCGCTCACAACTTACCTCCTACCTCACCCTCATAAGTTCGGGACGTAGTGAAACCTTCTTGCCGTCCTTTAAGATAAAAACGGGTCGCTGATATACATTGCTCTTCAGTGAGAGATGTGACCAATCCTTTTCCATCTTTATCAGTGGAATCCCAAGTTCCCCATTTCTTTTGTTCAACATAGAAGGCGTCATCAATTAGTTTCTTTTCCATTTGTCAAGTCAGGATGTGGGGCATAAAGAGGACCTTCATAATCACCAGCGTGAAGTTTCTGAAGTGCTTCTTTCACTTCTGGTGTTTCTTCCCAGATCCACTCATTACCGTGCTTATCAACAAAAGTTCTTACAGTCATTGTTCAAATTTATAGCTGAGTTTAATTTCTTTTTTCTTGAGTTTGTATCGGTCAATGTGTTTTTGACGATTGTGTTCGCTGTCAAAGTAACACTTACGAGTTTCATTCCCGTCTTTATAAACAAGTTTCCAAGGAAATTGATCAAAGGGAAATTCTTCGGTGTAGTCCATCAGGTAGGTTGTTCAACTCTTTGAGTATACACTGTATCGAACAGTTCGTCAAGCACTTCACTACAGGTGTTATACTCTTTGCTGTCTAGCACAGTCTTATCATACTGATAACGACGAACAGCATTGTAGATGAGTTTATATTGTTCAGGTGTAAAGTTCATTCTGTACCTCCATAAAGTCGTTGCCCTTCCTCATATCCCATTCGATAAGCAGTTCGCAACCATTCCATCATAGCAATTTGATCTTTGGCATCATAATCACTCCAAAAACGTTCGGAACGAAAACCATATCCTTCCATTTCATAAAACCAATCATCAAAGTTCATTAGTCGTAAACGTTTTGTTCTTGTTGGATGCGGTCCAGATAATGGTATAAGGTCGCTTTAGAATACTTAAACTCCTTAAAACGGCGTGGGTTGTTCTTTTCCATCTTATGAAGCATATTGATCCATTGATAGCGACTATCCACTATCCAACCATAGCGCCGCTCATCGTGAAGTAAATCAAAAATAGAAATCATTTGAACCCCTTACTCTTTTTCTGTGGAATATCAAGAACTTCAACGTGACTTAAAAACTGGTCTGGTGTTTGAAACCAATGTGCCTGAACATCCATATAGTCCTCTAAAACAATGGACTGACCATTGCTATACACCAACTTATAGTGGTGCCTGTCGTAAGGTTTATCACAGGTTTGTTTGAATGTTTCAGTCATTTTCGTAAACTGGACGAGTGTTGTTACAGTGTAGGAAGTATTTGTATTCGGCAAGTGGACCATAGTGCCATTGTACCACGTCACAACCTTTATACTTACTCACAATAGTATAAGTGCCGTGATCGGGTTCAGGTTGTTCTACTTTTGTTTCTGGTTCTTTGACATTCAGTGCTACACCCACCATATAAAACAAGGTGAGCGTTGACATACCAATCACCACACCAAGCAGCACAGTACGATAATAATCAGTGTTTCTCATAATTCTTCTACCTCATCAGCAATTTCACGCAAAATCTCAATAGGGTCTTCAAGTTCTCCCCAATCGGTGCATAAACGATCAGCAACCTCACGAATCACACGAGCAATCAACTTCTGTCTATCGCCACTTTTAGGACGCATGGACAATTCCATCGTTGATTCTAGGATTTGTAGTGCTCTAGTCGTCACGGGGTCTCATCACTCCAATAATACTTCAGTTTATCACCATCCGCAGAAATATTCAAGTGATAGATTTTATCATCTTCGGTATACACACCAATCCAAAGTGTCCTCTCATTCATACTTTCCAGGTGAAACATCTTCACATCTTCCAGCACGATTTCGTCTGGGTTTTCTGTAAATCTACTCATTGGTTTCTCTCCGTTGTTGTCCTAGTTCCCAACCCATTTCACATTTATTACAACCTTCTCCAATACATTCCCATCCATTGTGGCACTTCTCACATCCTTTACCACCACACTCATTACAAACAGGATGACTATCCATCACTCTGCCTCCCAGTTATTTCTCATTATACCACAATTACCATAACTCCTTTCAGTAGAACAAGTAGTATAAGGACTAACAGTTCCATTCACATAATCAACAAACTTCACACGATTTGGATGAAAGCACTTTTGTAAAGTAGGATATCCAAAGATACGAGAACTTATCCAATCAAAGACACCTTCATAATCTTTGTAATACTTACAATTGTGGCAGGTTTTGATTTCAGTCATTCACTTTCTCTCCAAATCTAAAAGGATAAAGTCGTTTCACACCACCAGAACCATACTTGATTTCACATTCCAGTTGTTGGATATACACAGAAACATCGTAAGGAACCTTGTAGTGTTCCAGTTCTCGTGTTTCCTGATTATAGCACGAAATATAAGAACTCATTTCAACACCTCATCAGCAGAAACATAATCATAATCATCAATACAAAGTTTGAACCTTACGAAATCAGTAAAATCTGTCTCATCTCTTTCATAGACATAATATCCACCATTATTATCGGATTCCAAAAAATTTGAAAAATAGTCCTCAAATACAAGCATAATCGCAAGGGCACGGGATTGGTCGTGCTCTGTGATGGTCTTATGAGGATGTGCTACGATCTTGGTGATACAGTTGAAAAGCTCCTCACGAGTATATGAGAATGCTGTTGCTTCTGGATTGAGATTGTAAGTCATTGTCCTAATCGTAGTTTGCGTTCGGGTGATGGAATGTGTCCGTAGAAAATATCATCATAGGGATAGATGTATTCATCATACCATCCAGAAGAAAGAGCTTCCCAAAACTCACGATAATCCTCATCATCATAACACTCCCAAGCATACAGGAAGTTATGAAATCCGTCAAGGAAGAGTTCCCATTTTGTTGGTTCTTGAAATCTCATTTTACATCCTCAAAGAAAATTGTATGATACTCACCTTCTACTTCTTCAAAGGTAAAGTTTTCGTGCCAAGCATAAGGTAACATCTCTTTTACTGTTAAGATTTGGTTTTGCTCAAGAACATCCTTATATGGACCGAAACCAGTATATCTAACTTTATAAGTCATTTCAACCTTTCTAATACATTACGAATATGAGATACTGAAAGATAAAACTCTCTGGTGTTTTGTCCTCCCAATACAATTGCGTTGAGTTCTTCAAGTGCTTCGTTGATGAGTTCTCTTCGTTCTGCTTCTTCAAGCATTTCTTCGTGGGTCATAAGTTCTCGGAGTTTCTGTTTGCCGTATTCTGTGAGGTGTTGTTTATTGGTGCGGAGTTCTTGGATTTCTTCTGGTGTGAGATTGAGCCACGGAGCATCATCAGGTTCCATACTTCCTCTCTACTTCTTGAACTCGTTCCATAAAACTGTCCTCTCCGTGATCGCCAGAATACAAAAAGTCAATGTGCCTCATAATGTCCGCCATTTTGTGAATGAAATGCACCTGTTCTTCCAGATACTCAATCACTTCTGGAGCATAATCTTTGACATATCCATACTCATCTGGTTTATTGTTGTTTTGGATTTCTTCTTCCAGTTCATAAGCAAACTGGCAAACCTGATGGTAGATGTATCCGTTTCCGTTAAAGTGCCCGCCGCTCATTCTTCATTCTCCCAAAATGCTTTCCATTCCAATTTATCCACATCAGTCATTTCTACAACCTCAAATCCACTTACATCTTCTTGAGGTAGTGAAAGACCAAAATGTTTGATAATTAAATCTGTGGGATCGTTCACCAACCAATCTCCAAAATCTTCTGGATTATTCAGTTCATCGTGTTCGTGAGCATAAGGATTGAACTTCACACAGAAAGTCACCTTATAACCAACAGCACATTCTTTTGATTGTGTTAGAAACTCTTTTCTTTCTTCAATTTGTTTTTCAAGTACTTGAAGTTCTTCATAAGAAAGTTTAGAAAGGTCGGTCATTCCTCATCCTCTTCATAAGGGAACATTTCATCATACTCCTCATCAGTAAGAGTAAGATACTGAACATTAGCATTCTTGTGCTCTTCAGCATACACTAACTGGTAGTGTGCGAAAGAAGAAGGGTCAGTGCTAGCAAACTCTAGCAGACCATCAACAAAACAAAGGTAGTTCATTCTACAATCAAACAATAACGACACTGGAAAGCAAAAGCATCCTTTTCGTGAGTAAATTTCTCCCCATTTAGTTCCCAAGAATACAGAACTTCAATCCAAGGCTTTGTGTCTCCATAAGAATTGAGACCTTCAACAGTCACAAAACCTTTGGAACCATCTGCCCGTGCCCAACGAGAACCAATTTGGATTTCGTGTGCCTTAAAGAAATGACGAACGATTGCTTTGCGTCCGTCTATGATTTCAGTTTCGTAGTCCATCGGTTTGGTTGCTTATGAGAGTATCATACCAAAAAGGGCACCTGAAATCAAGTGCCCTTGTTCCAGTTTGAGAAGTGTCCTAGAGAACTTCCCACTCCGTTTCCCAGTGACAATCGTTGCTTACATTCACCCAAAAGAAGTATTTCTGGTTCTCTGATGCGAGAAACAGCATACCATCACCCTTATCCTGCTCAACAATACAGACAGGATTTCCTCCCATCATGTTAGCAAGACGATTCTTTGCTTTACTGCTCTTCGGTTTTACAGTCACTCTTCGCATTGTTCTTCCTCATCAGACAAGACAGTTCCCATAGGACCTTTTTTAAGACGTGCCCACTCTTCTTCTGCCTGTTGCATATCATCAAACTTCTTCCTCAGGTCTTCACCCAAAGTCAGGTCAAACTCATCAGCAACCTTACGCATATCTTCTTCTTTGCGGTGTTCACCGAATGCGAGACCACAAGCACCTTTCATAATGTTGATGTCATCGTGACCCATTGCACGGGCAACGGTTGCGAAAAAGTTAAACAGTTGATAAGTGTTAAGGTCTTCAGCAGGAATTTCAAAAGTATAATGCTCTTCGGGGAGCATCATATCATCAAAACCACTGCTGTAATGGGTGGAGGTCCATTCAGTATCAAAAGAGACTTTGAGGCGAGCTTTGTAGGTCATTGGTCTGTTGTGTATGAATGTATTATAGAGTATCAGGAGTCTTCTGTGGAGTCTGCTGTGCCAGTTCGTCAAGTGTCCTCGTCGGGCAGTTCTTCATTCAAATCTACATCAATTCCATCAGTGAGTTCTTTCATTCGTTCAAAGAAATCTTCATCTAATGGAATCAGTTTCTCTTCTCCACGTTCAATACGATCACACATTTCCATCAGATACTCAAGAAACTCTTTTGGATAAGTTTCATCTAGGTTGATAGAAGTCCAGAACCATTGATAACACTCTTTGTAAGGATCGTCATCTGATAGTAGAGCATAATTCTCATAGTTTCCACTGATGAGATCTCTCCACATCTTAAAGTTATTCCAGATCTCTCTCCAACCAGTTTGGAAGCAGTGACCGATGTAATACTCAAACCAGTTCATCTTTTTGGACATAGAACAATTCATCCCGCCAGTTACGACCAGCAATATCAAAACTAAATCCTAACTTACCAAGAGTGAATAGAAATGAGAACAATCTACCATATCCCATACAGATTTGTAGATAAGGCCATTCTATCCAGTTACCATATTCACCAATATCAAATTCAACTTGAAGAAGTGAATATCGTTCTGTAAGAAATAGTGCTAGGTAAAACTCTTTACCATAATCTTCTCTGATACCCCATTTTGCGACTTGAAACAGTTTCATACCATTTTCCTCTTATCAGTATCAAAGATTGTCCATTTTGCTATTTTAAGGCACATTAGCAGAGTTTGGTGTTCACGCTGATACAAGTTCCAGTCACCTTTACATTTAGCAGCGTGTCTTCTACGATAGGCACAAGTCCATACGTTCTTGTATATTTGTGCCTTTTCGGTAAGTGTCATTTATTTTTAAACTCTTCTTGAAGTTCTTTGGCAATTTTATATGCTCTTCTCCACATCAAATATTTTACCACTGGATTTGTTGGATTGTGAAGTATCCACCATTTAGTCTTCTCATATTGAACTCTTGCCAGTTGAGTCAGCATATAGAATGCCCTCGCTACGGATTGATCGGTAACAATCAAATACCCAACACAAAAGAATATAATAAAGTAAATGTATGAAGCACTCATTTTGTATCTTTTTTCACAACTACTGGGCAAGTAGGAATTGATTTTTGTATCTCTTCAATTATTTCGTTTTTAATTTGTCTAGGTAAACCCTCTTTTGCTTCAATACGATTAATAACGCTAACAGCCTGACTGCAGGTAATAATCGTCGTAAGAAATAGAGCAGTCATAGCTCTCTCCTATGCTTGAAGAATATTTATAGAAACTTTTCTAAAGTTGCAGTATTCTTTTTAGATATCTTAATCTGTTTTTTAATGTAAGAAAGTGCAGTATCATAGGTATTGGCAGTATGCACTTGTTGTCCGTTATGAATGATTATAAACTTTTTATCATACGGAACTGCTGCCCATATACCATCTTTGGTCACATAACCATTTGGATCTCCTGGTTTAGGATTCAGGAGACCTTCATTTTGAATGTTCATCGGGCAGCGCAAACATTTACAATACGTCCGTTAGGATTGCGAGCAAGCACAACGTCTTGTGCTTCACGGGGACTGTTAGCATGAACCTGTTCGCTTAAGCGACGGTTACCAGCGACGTAGATAACTTCGTATTTCATAGCGAGAGTTGAGAACGTGAGTATTATAGCAGAAAAGTCAGCGCCTGACAACGCTGATAGCAGGTAAACCCTGCTGAAACACGGTGTCTACGACCGCCTGAACGCTCTTGGCGGTGCTGACCCCCACCTTATCATAGACAGGCACACAGACCAGTCCAAAGGTCTTCTGGGCGCCTCCCAGACGGATCACGCGACCGATGCTCTGAGAGATACCGATGTAGTCCATGTTCCGCATGAACAGAACTGCTTCCAGACCAGACACATTGATGCCCTCGGACAGAATGCTGTGATGAAGAACCACAAACTTTTTGGAGGAGTCTTTGCCCCAAGCATTGAGAGTGTCAAAGAATACCTCACGGTTGACCTTTTGACCGTCAATCACAGCACCAGTCTTGGAAGTGATATACATCCAAGAATAACCACGCTCTTTGAGGTCAGAGCAGAAGTCAGACTGTGAAATCAGATTGATGATCTGTTTGGTAGAACGAGCGCAGATTAGGATCTTATCCAGACCGTTATCGTCAATGGTCTCCAGCAGGTTAGCAGAGTCACGATCAGCAATCATCTGCTTGTCCTGAACCATCTCAAGTTGCTTGACCACAACTTTAGGGGGCAAAATGTAACCTTGCTCCACCAGTTCAGGAGCAGGAACATTACAAATGACGTTGCCGTAGACCTCTGGCATATTCATACCAGGTTTAGAAATGGTTGCAGAATGCTTTGGAGTCGCAGTGAAGAAATAGCAGCGGTCAGCAGCAGAAGCGAAGTGCTCCGTAGCAGGGAAAAAGTTACGTTGGACTGAATTGTGTGCTTCATCGAAGTAAATGGTATCAACGTGAATATCTGCCTGCTGCAGACGTTGCAGGGAGTTGTAGGTAGTGAAGATCAGTTGATGTTTGTAGGCACGACGAGACCAGTTGTGAATCTCACTGGGTTTCGTGGTGCTCTGGTGATGAGTCTCACCGCTGTGAACGTGCAGCACAGCAACGTTGGTGATAAACTCAAGGTACTCGGCAGACAACTGCTCCGCCAGGAGGATGCGAGGTGCCACCACTACGATGGTTTTAGGAGCATCAGACTGGAACTCACGCAGAGCATCAAAGATCATCGTAGGGGTCTTGCCCGCACCAGTCGGCATGATCAGCTGACCTAGTTGATGCTGTTCCATAGCATCAAGACCACGCTGCTGGTGGGGACGAAGTTCGAACACAGGTCTCATTGCGTATGAAACTATTATAGCAGAAAACCGCCCCTAGTGCGACCCAGTGGACGGTTCTTAAAGTGGCTTAGACTCTCATCTTCAACCCAGACAAAGGTAGTCTATATGGATTTGAGTATTATGTCAAGACCTTAATATAAATCGAACCATGCAGATCCATTGAATCCTTGATGTTTATTGGTGCTTGTATTGTAAATGATCGCACCTGGTACAGTTGATAATCCAGATCTACCTGAATTTGAAACTTTTGGTGGAATCATAAATCGGAGAGTATCGCCAAAGTTTATATGATTGGATCCCGCAGCACTAAAATCTGCGAAACAACTTGGTGTAGTAGTTCCAACTCCGACTCCTTGAAAATAAGCTACACCTCTAGCGGCATCAATACTTACGTTATACGATTGTCCTGGAGCATCATTAAAAATTGTTGTTCCAATTCCAATTCCACCATTATCATTAATTATGATTTGATTGCTGGTATAATAATTAGACCCAGAATTTATTATCACTGGGTAAGTTTGTGAAACATTTGTTTTGATACCAATATTGCCAGATGTTCTTAATGTAGTTACAGATGTAATTCCAGTTACGAGAACAGTTCCAAGTGTGGAAATTCCTGATGTGTTTATATTACCAATAAATGTTCCAGTTATTGAATTTGCGTTAAAAGTAGTTACAGAGAAATTATTTGCAGTTAAAAGTGAATTTATAGTTAGATTACCATCAACTGTAAGATTTCCATTAACATATGAACTACCAGTTACTGTAGAAGTTCCAACAACATGTAAAGTATTAGTTGGAGTTGTGATACCCAATCCCAGACAACCACCATAAGTTAAAGTCATCAGTGGAGAGTTTGCACTCTTACCATAGATCCAGTTGAAACTACCAGTATTAATTCCAGCGATAGAACCTAGATGTAAATAATTGTTTAGATTTCCAAGACCATAATTAATTACATCTAGAGAAGAAGTTGTGCTATACTTTTGACTTACATTAGTATTTCCAAATCTTAAATCACCATTGTTTCCAGTACGAGTAACACTTCCTCCAATTGAAATGTAAGCCTCATTACCATTATCACTTGTTAATTGAACTGATGCTCCAGTATTTGCATCACGAATATGGATGACCGCGTTAGGATTATTTGTTCCTACGCCAATTGCCCCTAAAGGTGCAATATTCAGTAGTGTATAAATTGTAGATATTCCAGATGTAGAAAATCCACTATTGATTGAGGTAATAATTCCAATTTGTGCGTTAATTGTCCGTGTTGTTAATATTCCACTTGAATTGTAATTATTTGCTGAAATATTAGTTACTGTGATACTTGGACTTCCACTTAAACTTAATGCAGTAGAGGCAATTCCCGTAACATTTCCCCTAAAACCACTAATTGCTGTGATAATTCCAGCAACATTGATGTTTGAAGGAAGTCTAGAATTATTTAAAGTTCCAGAAGATATATTAACCGCATCAATTCCTGTTATATTTGTCCCAAACCCAGCAAAAGATAATGCTGTCACTATTCCAGTGTAGGATGCATTTCCAGTCGAGTTGATTGTAACTCCAGTTCCAACTTGTAAATTTCCTCTTGGAATCGTAGTTCCTATACCAACACTAAAAGATGTAGAAATTGTAGAGTTACTGCTGTTTACATACCAACCATCAACAGCAATCGCATAAATTCCAGTTAAACCAGACGCACTTCCAGAGAAAGACGTTGCAGTAACAATGCCCGTAACTGATACACCTTGAGTTGCACTTAAAACTCCTACCGTTGCGATACCAGCATATAAACTATTTGCTGTCACAAAACCAACAATTTTTGCATTTCCGCGAATATCTAAAAATTCAGTGGGAATAGAAGTTCCGATTCCCACTAAACCATTTGGATTTACAATAAAATTGTCGTCATCAATCTGAACACCATTACGAAGATTAAATGACTTTCTATAATTTGCCATTTGAAATTTTTAACTATTTATTGGTCTGTTGATCTGATAAACTTTCGGAATATATGTATCAATAGTTGCTTGTATATCAAAACTTTTACCTTTTCCAATTTTCAGATATTTGCCAAAATTGAGACTGGTAAAACTTTCATCTTCTGAACTCTTATATGCTATTGTGTTTGGTTCCGAATCATATATTGGATTTGTAATCCAAATATCTTTTTCGTTATCAACAAGATTAATTGTCTCCCCTGTTGATATTTTAATTTGCTCACCATTTAAAGTTATGGGCGTATTAAAACAGACCCAATCAATTCCTTCATCTACATTTGTAGTAAATAAAGTATCCATATGTACAGAATAACACCATTTTGTATTATCTTCTAATGCTGTTATTAGTATTGCTTTTTGCGGTCTTCTATTAAAACAATCACCGGCAGATACAATACCCGATGCATTACTATCAATTTCTCGACAATTAAGACTACCACTAGTTACAAAAGTACATCCATAATCTTCTATTTGATTGTCATCACCAATTGGAATTTTTGATAAGTCGCATGTAATAAATATTTCTCCTTTATTCATATTCCAATAAGATGTGCATAATTTATTTTTACTATCCCTAAATCTTTTAAATTCTACTGGTTGCATTATGCTACCCCCCCTAATCTAATTCCTTCTACTAGCCAAGTTGCATAACCACTATTAACTATATAGTTTCCTCCAGATCCTCCATTGCCCCCATTGCCCCCATTGCCGTCGGTGCCCTTATTACCGCTAGATCCAAGATCTCCACCACTACCCCCAGTTCCTGATTCAGCTCTTCCGCTGTTAGAACCGCCACCACCGGCGCCGCCACTGACAAGAGTTCCACTATTGCCATCATTACCACCAGATCCACCGTTACCCGCATCATATCCTGCACCACCTCCGCCACCTCCACCATCGGAAGTATCAGTATAGCAATCTTGAGTAAAACAAGATTTAGGTATACAATAGTTTTGATATCCATATCCACCAGCGCCACCGCCACCGCCACCGCCTGCTATAGTACCATTGTTTGTAATAAAGGTGGATAATAAAAGTGTTAGAGCTGGACCACCATTACCTCCAGCATCACCATTTGTATTTCCTCCATTACCACCTTTTCCAACAATAAAGTTATTGTTTATTAGGTATAATGAAGATCCTGCAGGAAATGTTCCAGTATCAAAAGCAGTTGATGTAGTGCTAGTAGATCCTATTACTCCATTCACCGTTACATATAATTTAACGGGTAAATTATTACTTACAATTGTTGCAATTGATTTGTACCCCCCAACAACAGATGCATTTGAAAGATCAGAATATGCATTATAGTTTTGATTTGTACCTATTGTTCTCGTAGCGTTGATAATCTTTCCATAAAAATTAGAAAATTTTATAGGACCACTATTTGGAATGCCTGCATCTAGTCCATAATAATTTGATAGAGATACTGGACTAGCAACACCAAATTCATCAGTTATTTCAGTAAAAGAAAGTTGCCCAGAAGATTTAATAGTCATTCTTATTATTTCTTGTTAATTGACTTTTTTAAATCATCAATTTCAGTTTTTAAATCTTTAATTGCCTCAATCAGAAGTGGCACGAGTTTCTCATAACGAACTGCAAGATAACCATTTTCTCTAGATGTAACTGCTTGAGGTAAGACTTCAAGAATTTCTTGTGCAACAACACCAATATCACTACCTTCCTTACCAGATTCATTGTTCCAATCAAAGGTATTGCCACTAATTGAAATGACTTTCTCAAGCGCATCTGGAATTGGGGTAATATTATCCTTAAGTCTTTGGTCTGAAGTATAAAATGCGGTAATATCACCAGTTACATTTAAAGCACCATTAACTTGTGTTGAAGCATTAAACAACTGCAGAATTGTATTGTAAGATCCAGCACCATTCTTAACATTAAATTGGATTTGACCACTATTTGTGGTGTTATTAATTCCAAATACACCATCACCACCACCATCACTATGAAGATCTCCTTGTCCGGCGCCACTAGAGTTAATGTTTAAGGCATTTACGGAGGTGCTGCCAGAAACAGATAGAGTGCTTGAGAGTGTCGTAGATCCAGTGACATTCAATGTAGAATTGAATGTGGATATTCCAGTTACATTTAGTGTTGAATTAAGTGATGTTGCTCCAGTAACGCCCAATGTAGAACTTAATGTTGTTGCTCCAGTAACGCCTAATGTAGAACTTAATGTTGTTGCTCCAGTAACGTCCAATGTAGAACTTAATGTCGTTGCTCCAGTTACATTTAAGGTCCCACCAACATTTAGATTTTTACCAATACCAACTCCACCCGAAATAATTAAGTTTCCAGTTGTGGTTGAAGTTGATTGCGACCCTTGTGTTAGACGAACTATATTGTTAAAAGTAGATAGTGCTTTTATTCTCAACTCTTTGTTGAAGGTGACAGGACCATCAAATTGAGAAAGAACCGCGCCAGATACACCACCTTCAACTAGAAGTCTTTCTTTAACAGTAACTTCATCAAATACAACACTGAGTTTATTTGGGTCTTGACCCGTTACTGTTGGATTTGGAATGTCATAAGAAATAACTTCTCCGCTGGATGCGGAAGTTTTGGTGTTACCAGTGTAAAAATCACCATTGTTGTTCATACCTGTATAAACAACAACCCCACAAGAACGCTCTTGAGAATTTGCCAAGAAGTTTTCTTGGTCATTTAGAGTCTTAACTTGAACTTGTGGTAAACCTGTAGAATAGTTGCCAGGACCATAACCAAGATATTCAAAGGTATGTCCAGAAGCGCGAAGAATTGATGGTCTGCGGAATTCAATCGCAATTGGGTTGATTTTGCGAATTAATGAATTAGCATCATGATCTTCTTGAACTGTACCAAGAGCTCCACGAATAACAGACGCAGAAGTAGTATTATTACTACTTATAACTCTCATAATTTCATTATCAATTTGAATATAAGAACCTAGTGGTAATCTTTGTGCTGTTCCAATTCCAACACCAGTAATATTAATTACAGTGCCAGTGGTTAATGTAGATGTAAGTGTAAATTTATCGTTTGCATAGAAAGCGACGCTACGTGCCCCAAAGTTTTCACCCCTATCATCAGAAGTTGCTTCATTAGAACTGAGACCATGCTTTAAGATATAACCGCTTGCTGTTGCAATACCTACGTTAGTAATTGCTGTAAATGTTGTTACGCCAACCTTTTTCTCTACAATATAATCTCCAAGATTGTTGTTGTTAGAATCGATAATTCTGAATTTATTTCCAACAAGAAGACCGTGTGCAGAAGAAGTTGTAAATGTTGTAATACCAGTCGTGGATTCGGAAATTGCAGACGATAGACCAATAGAAGGTCCAACTACAAATACATATTGACTACTTAAAATTATTGGATCTCCAGAAGTTTTAGCAATTGAAATTGTAGTTGAAGATGGGACAGATGTAATTCTGTAATAACCATCAGATGTTGTTCCAGTACCCGTAACTTGAATTACATCATTAATATTGGTGGAAATACCTGCTGTAGTGATAGTATATCTTGCATTTCCATTACCAGTTCCGATTTTTGTTCTATCGAAGTGTAACCCAGTTGCTGAATAACCAGAACCAGGTGCCATAAGTTCTGCAGAAACTACACCACCACCAACTACTTCAACTTTTGCCGTTGCTCCATTCCAAGTTCCAACGGATGGATTTGAACTGCTATTTAAAAGTTTTACATTATAATAAACTCCATCATTGTAAGATGCACCTGAAGTTAGAGATGAATATGTTACAATTCCAGAAAGACCATGGAATCTTGGGAATGTAATTGTGGCAATTCCTGAAGATGATGCAATAGAACTAATTGTAAGACCAATACCTATATCTTTAAGTGTAAGGTCTGCAGTTTCTCTAGTGATACTGTTCTTTAAATCATTTGTATCAATCGCACCAATTGGAGAGCGTTTTGCAAAAGTTTTTGCAGATGGTGGATTATCATTTATATTATCACGATCAAGTTGTGGATATAAGTCTACTGGCAGTTGCCCATATTCAAGGTTTGTGAATAGATTTGCATTAACTGTATTGCTTGCATTTAAAACATATAAATGATATATGCCGTCTTGTTGATTGTAAATATATGGGGAAATAACTTCATTTCGGTAAATATACAAGTTTCCTTGCAAATCATTCCTCTCAAATCTTGGAAGATTTACATCTCTAGTTGTTGTAGTATCTGTAAATGTTCCTGGTGTATGCCCATTACCTTCTACATCTGTAGTTGAATATTGAAAAGTATATGCGTCGCTGATAGCAGTAATCGCAAATCTTCCATTATAACCTTCATTGAATGTGCCACTTACATTTGAAGAACTTTTCACATTTCTGATGATTACTAGATCTCCAACTTGAAGATCATGTGGTAATTCTGAAATAACTGTAACTGTGCTAGAAATTACAGAACAAGTTGAAATAAATCTTGGGTTTTTTAAGTAATCATAATCAGTACTCGCAATACTTGTTCTGGTAAAATCAGTGCTAGTTCTAATGCCAGTAGAACTAGATTCTTGAATTACAAATCCAGTTTCAGGATCTTTTGCATTTCGAAGTTCTTTTGGAATAACAACTCTAAATTTATAAAGTTTTTCATCCAAACTTCTTTCATCTGATGTGCGCTTAATATAAGCAAGATCTGTAGTTGTTCCATATGTTGCCGTTCCACCAATACTTAAAGCATTATAAATTTGATTATTTGAATTGACATGAATAAACCAGTTTTTATTTTGTGCATCAAATTGAACTGGCGATCCAAATTCTCCAGATTCTTTATCCGAAACACGACTCAAGATATGAAGATTAGTTCCTCCCGATAATTGAATAGCTTGACCCTGAAGTGCGTTTGTATAAGAAGACGCAAGTCTGATCGTATTATTATCACCAACATTAATAGCATAATAAGTTTCATGAGCATCAATATTTTCAGGAAGATCACCATCATCACTTATAATTTTAACTTTTTCACCTGTAATAAAATTGTTAGAACCGACTGTAAATGATGTTGTAAACCCCGTGGATGGGGTTGTAGTTGCATTATAATATTTGACTGAACTTGTAGTTCCATAAGCTGTTGTGAGTCCAGTTGCACTTATTACATTATCACACATGTAAATACTAGATTCACTTGTTCCAGTACTTAGAGGAACATATAACTTATCATTTAATTTTGCACCAATTCGATAACCTTGTGTTTGCGATGATGGTGCTGCGTCGGGGGAGTTGAATCCATAAAGATAAAGATGACTTGAGATACCAACAGAAGTTGTTAAACCAACATCTAGTGATAACCATTCAACATTCTCTTCAGATGAAACAACAGATCTTGGAGGAATGATTGACGTAATAAAAGCATTATTATCTTTATCAAATGATTCTTTTTTAAATCCAGAAGAATTTAAAGAAATTTGTCCAAAGTTTGAGTTGGAGTTAGTGATTGAACCATCGCCACCAGACTCTGCATCAAAATGTTTATTAAAACCAATTGCGAATACAGAAACAATTTGAATGAACGCATCATTACTAATTTTAATGTGACTTGTTTCCCATCCTTGACGATAAATTGCATCTGGATCTAGATGATAAACTTGACTTGAATCTGTTTGTGATGAACCATTTGGAAGATCGGAACCAGTAACTGTGGTATAATCTATTTTTTCATAAGTTCTCGATGACTTATTATACTTTGCAAATGCACGATCATCTTTTTGAAGAGATACTGCAGTAAATTGTGCAACAACTGTGCTTCTGAAACCAGATGCTTTACTACCATCGGCATGAAGACCATTCATACCCCATACAGAACGTAATGAGGTATTAAAGATATAAGGTGAGGCACCAGATACAGTATCAGTTTCAACGGTTACTGTTGCACTCGCAGGACTTGGACTTGGATTAATTGTTGGATAAGATCCCAGTGCTGGTAAAAGATAAGTAAATGATGTGGAACTCTCAACACTTCTAACTATTGTTGAAATATTATAGGGTTGAGTAACACCAGAACCACCGACTCCATTAATTTTAATAGGAGTTCCTGCATTTAATCCATGCTCATTTGATGTTGTAACTGTAACAAGAGATGTTGCAACACTACCATTACCAGAAATAATTGAAGAGATTGAAATTGGGTCTGCAGCAAAGGCACCAACAATCTCCCACTCTGGATTTCTCTTTGCAAACCCAAGAGGACTTCCTGGATATTTTTGAGTTATTTGACGATAAGCATTATAAGCATTACCAACCTTACTATAATACATATCAAGGTCTGTGATTCCATAAGACCCAACCTTGTTTACTCCATCACAAAACTCAAAACAAGTTAGTTTGTGATGAGAGAAATTAGGTGTAGATGTATTAATTGATCCAAAATTATCTGGATTAGTATAAACAAAACTACTTGGATCTGCATCAAATAAAGAGAATTGCCAGAAATAACAAGCACCAGTAATTCTAAAAATCGCAGATTTTGCTACAGTATCATCAGTTGGATTTGGAACATATTTTGGACGAATCTTGGTTTTTCTTAAATCGAGACCAACAATAGAGGTGCCTCTTGGAACAACAACACCACCATAATAACTATTAAACTTATAAAGAATATTATCTTCTTGTGTTAGATCAAAGTTAGAGTCTAATCCAAGAGAAAGAACAGAAGACGCTAAAACTCCTACACCACCTGCTCTTGAAACCGCATAAGCAGTACCACCGTTATCATAAATGGCAAAACCAGGTCTATTGTCAATTAAGTGCTCACCAGGGAACAACAGAATCGTTGTCTTCTCTGTAATATCATTATTATCTCCAGCAACATAAGAGAATCTTGCTGCTTCTAACAGTGCTCTCTGAACTGTTTTAAAAGGACGGGCAAGAGAATTACCTTCATTCTCTATACTATCTGTAGAATCAAGGTCGTTAGGATTGACATAAAGAATACGACCTTCAGTATTCTTAATAAAATTATCTAACTTATTAAGAGGCATCGGATTATTACGACCAGAATATTTCTATGTTCTATTTAGCTGGTCAAATCTTCCTCACCATATTCATATTCGATGTCATCTGGCATATCTTCAGGGTTCTCTAACTCAACTGGAAAGAAGCAAGGATGGACTTCTTCATCTATCAGATAGAAAGAAGTGCGATATAAATCATCTGGTTCAAAAGATCTGTTTTTATCAGCTGCTCTACAAAGATCTTGATCATACAAATGTCCATCAGGCATTTCATCAAACGTAAAAGGAACGTGGTTGATGAAGTACATTTTCACAATCATACTGCCATTGTTGTACCAGCAATATGCGTGATCTATGCGATAAGACATAGGGTTTTCCCATATCTTATATTTATTTTTATACCCGTGAGTGGATTCGAACCACCGCTTGGAACATTTTAAGTGTTCTGCCTCTTCCGCTGGGCTACACGGGCTGGTGGTCGCAGTGGGAATCTAACCCACCTTCGGCGGTTTATGAGACCGCTGCATTCGAACAGATTGCTATACGACCTACATTCGCTATTCGCAAACAACGAATAGCAATACGAGTGCCTGGATTCGAACCAGGTCAAAGCCGCTAATCTGGCGGAAAGAGTTTATAAGACTCCTCTGACTACCAAGTCTCACTCGCAATACAAATACTACGGAGCTTCATTATTAAGCTCAGTATGTATTCGTATAAGGTCATCATCAAAGGGCATCATAACTGCTGCCTGTCCATCTTCATTGATAATACCTATGTGCTCGCCATTCTCTACACGAGTCATAAGTTCATCCCATCGTTCCTGAAACTCTTCCACAGTGAAAACTTCCATGGTGTTGATATTTAGTTGGACTCACCATACACGGCAAGATCAGCGTACTCAATTTGTTCGGGGTCAAGATTTGCGGTAACAACTTCCAGAACGTTCATAAACTCTTGAACGGTCTCACATTCAACCAGACGTTCACTACCTTGATCGCTCAATAGAAGGAAGGTGCGAGTGCAGACATCAATCACAATACCTTGAACGGTTTCTTGTGCGGTGCTCATTGAGGGTTTTCTTGATTACCCCCATATTATAAAGGGTCTTGGGTCAGGTGTCAAGTGGTTTTAAAAAATTCTCCAGAGGGCGATGGGCACCAAACATCCAAAGAATTCTGGGGATGTCTCCTTTTACTTCTGTAACATAATGTGGTTGCTCTGAAGCATAATAGCAGTGCAAATCTCCGACATTTATATCAATCAATTTTCCATCCACATATAAATTCCCACCACTTTCTGGTGCTTGCGTCATTACATTGCATCTAAAAGTTGTCAGACCATCGGGTGATTTTGGATCTTGATGCTCATAAACATCACCTCCATTATATGTAACTGAAACAACAACTCCTTGGCTTCCGTGACCTAGAATTAAAGGATTATCTTGTAAATTCATAAATTTTCTAATTTTATCAGATATTTCGATTACATATAGTGGATATTTTTTACCTGCCATATGCATTCTACTTGTAAATCTTTTTTCATAAGCAAATTTACCTCTAGAAAGTCCAGGGGCAACCCAATGCTCTTTAATTCCTTGTAATGCAATATTAGATAATTTCTTACACTCTTCTTCAGTAAGAAAATTTCTAAAAATTTGAACCATATTCAATAACCAAATCTTTCAAAATCCTTTTTATATAAATTTTTAATTAATTCAATAGTAGTATCTGTTATATTTTTTTCTATTTTTTTAGATCCATTATGATGAGGATGTTCTCCCTTGATATTATAGTGCCCTCTTAAAAAATTAGAACATTCTTTAAGATTTTCAAGTTTAAAAATTTTTAATTTATTGTCGAGATTCACATCTAAAATATCATTCATTCCCAAAAACATTCTAGATGGATATTTTTCGGGTAATCCATTGGTAGCAAACTCTTTTACAAACTCATTAAAGTCTTTAATCTTGTATTCTTCTTCTTTTTTAGTCAAAGAAAATAATACAGATTCGTGATTAGAATTCGTACAATAATTCCAAATACTAAACAACCTATCAACAGGATTCCTTACGATTGAAAAAACTTTTTTACTGTCATGCTCAAAAATGTTCTTACAAAATCCTTGTCTAATTTCAGAAAGACGGTTGATAAAAAAGGTTTGCTCTCCAGAAATAAAATGAAGTAGTCCCCAATCATTTGAATCATCACTAGTTTTATATGTTGGGGGACATGTTACATAAGGTTGAAACCAGCAATCATCCGACTCATAATCTCTATAAGTAAACACCTTATCAGAAGTGCCGATAAAATGAGACATACTGATACTAGAAGATCTAGGTATGGGACAATACATCAACAGATCTTCATTCTCATCATTTAATTTTTGTTTTAGATCTTTTAGAATCATACTACCACTTTCCTACAGGACACTTTTGACCAGAAAGTCTAACTTTTACAGGCATAAAGCATCCACACTTTTTACATTGACGAGTTGGTTTGAAAAAATGTTCACATTGTAAACAGAATTTCATTCTATCGACCGCTTGGCGATTTTCATTATTTTCGGTATTTTCGTTATCCATATCCATAATCTTAAATGTTTTATTTTATTATAAAATGTTTTGATTAATTTGTCAATTTGAATTATTTGATTCTGCTTCTAACTCTGCCTCTGCCTGTGCAAGAAGTTCTTCATCAGATAATGTTGTTAAAGATATCCCACCAGAAGTTAAAGGATTGTTTTCTCGTGCTTCAGTAATCAAATCCTCTACAGAAGTATTTGTTTTTTCTAAATAATCTTCTATAAAAGAATCAAGAACGTCAAGTAATCTAGTATCACCATTTCTTGCAAGATACTTTGAAATAGAATCTAAACTGAAAGGACGATGTGATGTTCTTCCTGGAGTAAGAGGTTTTATCGCTATTCCATCTGGAGGAATTACAGGTTCTATTTTAATTGGCGTTGGATCATCAGTTTCTTTTCTTACAGAGGATCTTTCTTGACCAATATAAACATCAGGATTGCAAACATCTTCTTGTTTTTTTATAAAATCTGGATCATATTTAGATACTTCATGATCAATATCTTCTAAGCTAGCGCCAGGGGCAATTGGTACAATTGCCCAAGATCCATCTTCATATTCAACTTTAACTTGCCCTGGGGCAACATCTAAAATTTTGTATTGCATAAAAAAAAATTAATTCTTGTATTATTTATCCAACTCTTCCAAGACGAGTTCCTGTTGCGGACCAAGTAACATTGTTATCATTGACAATATAATAACCTGCTAAACCACCAGCGGCGCCAGCAGATCCAGCAGTATAATTACCATTTGCTCCAGTTCCACCATTTCCCCCAGATACTCCAAAAGTTCCACCATTGCCACCAGTTCCCCCATTACCAGCATTTGTTCCGCCAGCAGCACCACCAGAACCATTAGTATTATTTCTTGCATATCCTTGACCTAATCCACCAGTACCCCCAGCACCTCCAGCATAATAGTTAGTCCCTGTACAAGTATCACAGCAAGTATAGCAGTTGCAGCATTGTCCTCCTTTACCACAACAATAGCAACCTCCGTCACCACAACAAGTCTGACAACAACCACAATTGCAACACTCATGGCAATTACAATCATAGGTGTAGTTTTGATATCCTTGACCCCCAGTACCACCTTGTCCACCACCACCTCCGCCACCATAAATGGTTCCTGCGTTATTAATCGTCACTGCAGATCCTGCATAAATTGCATTTCCTCCAGTTCCGCCATTGGCAGCACCACCAGCACCCTGAATAGAACCATTATTAACAAGAATGAGACTCCCAGACATGCTTGAATTTATGTACAAAGCATAATCTGATACATTAGGAGACCCAACAACTACACCTGAATTAATAGTAAGTCTTTTTGGAACATTAGATGTCCAATATGATCCAAATAAAACAGCAACGTTTACATTAATTGTATTGGTGGCAATAGTAGCGGAAGCTTCATAATCTCCATATATTGAAGATCTTGCCGAATATATACTTCCCATGTAATAAATTTTTACAGTATTAGGTGAATAAAAATTACTAGGCATATAAGTTATTTATTGTAACCCCAATAAGATCTTTAATTCTTCAACGGTTAATCCTGCACTTTCTAGTTTTTGTTCTGGTGTCAATTGTACTTCTGGTGCATCTTCTATTAACCAACTTTCACTAGCATTATCCCATTTAATTCTTTTTCTTAATTTTGGTTCTGGAGGATCTGGCGGTTGCTTTCTGGTTGCATTTGTCGGCAAAAAATTCGGATCATCAACCCATAGCTTCATTCTTGTATCAAGATCATACCAAGTTCCCCTATTGTCTTTAATAATCTTCCAGGATTGCCCATCAAATATTGGAATATAACCTGGAGAATAATTTGGTGCTTGAATCATCGTTGCATGTGCTGGTATTAACCATACATCTGGTTCATCTAATGGTGAAGGATCAGCAAAACCTTCAGAAGTAAAATACTTATACTCTGGGTGATAATTATAAATTTTCATAATTTTAAATTAAAAATAGTTTAAATTTATTACAACTCTAGCAGGAGCATCCGTACAACTAGTACCACAGTGCTCTAAATTACTATCAAAAATAACAACTCTATTTGCAACACTATTTACCTTTTTTCCATTTTTAAATTTTGTATACCCATCGCAAGTATTAAGATAAAAGACCGCAGTTTTCATATTTGGAAAATCAATATGATAATCGTGTTCTTCTATTGTTTCTGTTCTTGGATTTAAATTTGCTTTAACTCTAACTAAAGATTGTACGTTGAGTTTTTCTCTCAAGCACAAAATATTTGAATACAAATGTGTTGGTTGATCGTATTGATAAAAGCAATGTGTATTTTGATGGAATTTACTTCCAGTTGTAACAGATCCAAAAAACCAGGGAAAACTAGTCCCCATAACTAAACGACGAATCATATCAAATTGATTATGATTTAAAAAATCATCAATAATCTCAAAATTTGTCATATTAATCTCATAAAATAATATTTATGGTCAATATTTTATGCAAGGAAGAAGTGCTAGGTTACGTGGACGAGTTTCAGATCCACCAGCGGGATCAGTTGTCCAATCAGTATAGAATGGGTTATTATCATTGTCATTTCCTGTTCTTGAACCTGGATAGTAATTTGGCAATCCAGAGTTACCATTATTTTCAGCGTAATAAAAGTTTCTAAAATTGTGAGCATGTGATTGAATATCTTGAGATTGGAATGATCCAAAGGTTCTTCCACCATCTACACCTCTTCCACCATCCCAACCCCGAATGAATTCTCCACGCAAATCAGGAAGATTAAATGTTGTGCTACCATCACCTGCACCATAAGTAGTTCCAAGAATGGTAAACAATACAGAATACGTTGTTCTTGAAATTGCTGCACCATTACATGATAGATACCCAGTTGGAGCACTTGATGCTGCAAAATAAAATACAGATCCAGTAGGAACAACACTGCTGCCTACTGAAGTGTCGTACCAAATGTCACCATCACAAAGACCAACTGGTTCTGTAGGTTGAACAAATCTTCTACCATATGCATTACTAGTTGACCCAATGCCAATAATATTACCACCAGTTACTGAAATTGGATTTGGACAAGCATATCCAATTTGATTTACGGTAACGTTACCACCACCGCCACCACTAATTGAAACATTCACTAATCCTGCAGATGGGCTTATTGCTGTAACTGCAGATCCAATGAAATTAATCGTTGTAATTCCAAGTTGAGTTCCTACAGTTGCACCTTCTTCTTGAATTGTAATTCCTGCAATGCCACCAGCACTAGATACTGATTTCCATGTCCAACCGCCAGAACCATTTGCAGTTAAAACAAAATTATTAGTTCCAGTCCCACCGCCAGAATCTTGAATGCTAGATGGTTTTATACTTGGAACAGTAAGCAAATCAGTAGAAGGGGTGTATGTAATTGCAGAATCTACAAATGCTGTGGTGATTCCACTAGTAACACTAGACAAAACTAGATATCTAGATGAACCACTAGTATCAGTCGTTACATTAAGACTTGATGCTACTCCAATTGTAATAGTATTTGGATCAGACCAAACAGGTGCATTACTTGTATCATTCCAAGTAAGAATTCTACCATTAGCATTTGGATCTGCTAAAAATGTGGTTGTATTTGACGCTGTTTGATATGGTATAGAACCTGCAGCACCACCTTTAAGATTTGTAGCAATGCCAGAGTTATCAGCATAATTTGCTTTATCGACAATTAATCCAGTTGGATTGACCCAAGAAGGTGCTGAACCAGAATTATATTGAAGAAGTTGACCTGTAAGTGTTCCGTTTGATATGAATGCAGTTGTATTCGCTGCCGTCTGATAAGGTATTTGATAAGCAGCACCACCTTTAAGATTTGTAGCAATGCCAGCATTTGTAGCAATACCGGCATTATCCGCATAAGATGCTTTATCTACACTTAATCCAGTTGGATTTACCCAAGAGGGTGCTGAAGTTCCATTGGATTGTAGTAGTTGTCCTGAAGTTCCATTAGGAATGAATGCAGTTGTATTTGCTGCCGTTTGATAAGGAATTTGAGACGCAATACCACCTTTAAGATTGGTAGCGATACCAGAGTTGTCAGCATAATTAGCCTTATCTACAGTAAGACCAGTTGGATTGACCCAAGAAGGTGCTGAACCAGAGTTATATTGGAGAAGTTGACCTGTAGTAGATCCATTAGGAATAAATGCAGTTATATTCGCTGCCGTCTGATAAGGTATTTGATAAGCAGCACCACCTTTAAGATTTGTGGAAATACCAGCATTGTTAGCATAGTTTGCTACGCTAAAATCAATACTTACATTAGATGCTGCTGTTACTCTACCTTTAGCATCTACTGTCAAAATACCCACTTGAGTTGCAGATCCATAAGTACCTGCTACAACACCACTATTACTTAAAATAGTAGTAATGGTGACGTTCTGACTTCCATCAAACGTAGTACCAATACCAACACCAATTACATCACCATCAATATCAATATTTCTTGGTGTTGCCAGTCTGGTTGCAGTATCAGCATTTCCCGAAATAGCGCCCACGAAAGTGTTAGCGTAAACGTTATTCCATTTATTAGAAGTTGCACCTAAATTTAAAGTGCCATTTGTTGATGGAAGTACATTTCCACCAAATGTTGACACACCAGCGATATTTAATTGTTTGGAGAATAAATTAGGTCCAGTAACTGTTGCAATACCCGCAAATGTTGATAAACCAGAAACAATGAGTTGAGATGTTGAAGTTCCGCTACCAGCTACTGTAAGGGTAGTTGTAGGGTTCGAAACATTGATCCCAAGAGAATTTGTGCTTGGATTATAAACAATTTCACTATCAACTAATGCCGATGTAATACCACTGGTTCCACTTGATAAAAGTAAATATCTATCAATATTGGCATTATCAGTTGTTACTGTAAGACTTGATGCTGCACCAGTTAACGTTCCAATTATATTGGTAGCATAAAAATTATTCCAGCGAAATGATGGAGATCCTAAATTATAAGTGTTATCTACTGATGGAAGAATATTTCCTCCAAATGTTGATACACCAACGATTCTTATATTACCTTGAACATATAAAGATGATGTTGGATTTGCAGTTCCTATACCAATATTACCAGAACTATTAATAACTAAATGATTTGCATTATCACTATTAGTAGCATTAAAGAAAATAGCATTATCCGCAGAAAGTAATCCAAATCTTGCTTTTTCTGTCCCTTGTCTAAAATATCTTACATAAGTTTGATCTTGTGCTGCTAAACCTCTATCAATTCTAAAGATACCTTGTAAATGCAAACTGTCTTGTGGATTTGTGGTCCCTATGCCAAGATTATTTGTGTTGGGGTTATAAACAATCCCATCATCAGAAAGTGCTGTCGTAATACCACTTGTTTTACTAGACAAGACAAAATATCTAGATGTATTTGCATCATCTGTAGTTACTGTAAGACTCGATGCCGCTCCAGTAATATTGCCAATTATATTATTGACATAAAAATTATCCCAACGAAGTGATGGAGATCCTAAATTATAAGTATTATCTGCTGATGGAGATACATTGGAACTAATTCGAGCATTAAATGTAACTGTATCACTATTAGCGTCTCCTAAAGTTACATTGCCTCCAACATTTAAATTCTTCTCAATACCAACACCACCTTCAACAACTAATGCCCCAGTATCTTTATTTGTAGACTCTGTAGTGTTTGATATTGAAGTAATACCAGAAACAACTAGTTGATCATTAATTGATGTAGTGCCGCCAGAAGAATCAATTGTTAAATTACCTGTTGTTGTATCAATTGTATTATCATTTGTAATTCCAATTTGAATATTATCAATATATGCTCCGGCGAGAGTACTAACCCCAACTACTCTCAAATTTCTAGTAGTGGTTATACCAGAAACACCTAAAGTTGCAACTGTAGCAACTCCACTTACGGTGAAGTCTCTTGTAGATACGATTCCTGTAAAGAAACCATTTCTAGCAAAAAGTTCGTCATAAAAAACATCATCTTTTATGAATAAATCCCCACCAACATATAAATCACCACCAGTTGTCGTAATACCACCTAAAGTTGCTAAATTAACTGCTCCACCAACATTGAGACGTTTTTCAATACCAACACCACCTTCAACAATAAGAGCACCAGTATCTTTGTCCGTAGATTCAGTTGTATCATTGATATAAACGGCATCATTAATTTGGGTTGTTCCTAGAGCAGAATCTAAAATTAAATTTCCTGTTAAAGTACTAATAGTATTAGTATCTAATTTGATATTATCAAAAGTTCCAACACCAGTAACGTTTAAATTATTAACATTAACTATAGATGAAAATGTTGAAACACCACTAACATTTAATTGATTAAGAGTAAGAGTTTGATAAACTTGAAGATTTTGAGTTGTTGTAAGACCAGTGACTCCTAGATCGCTATTAATATTGACCTTTTGTAAAAAGGTTGATACTCCAGTTACATATAAATTCGTAACATCTATAGCGCCAATAAATTTTGATGCTGTTACAATACCAGCAAAATATGCATTTGTACCAGTTATAAAACCTAATGTTGCAATACCAGATACAACAAGATTACGAGTTGTAGTTGTCCCTGTTACGCCAAGAGTTGAAACCGCAAGATTATCAACTGTGACACCGCCTCTAAAACTAGATATTCCTAAAACATCTAGTAAAACTCTTGGTTGCGTAGTTCCAATACCAATTCGATTATTGTTATCATCAAACACAAAATTGGGAGCACCACCAATTAAACCAGCACTGTTATGAAATTGTATGTTTTGATATGTACCACCAGCACCTGCATTAATTGTTCCAGGATTTGTCCAATTCAATCCACCAAAATTATTTTTAACTAAAATTTGAGAATTAGTTCCTGGTTGATTATTGGAATCATAAATTGTTCCAGTTAATCTTAAATCTCCTTGAATATGAAGTTCTTGTGTTGGATTTGTGGTTGCTATACCAACCAAACCATCAAGAGTTGTAGTAATTACAGTGCCGCCAGCACCAACAAAAATCCTATCACCAGCAGATAAGAGTCCTGTAGGTGAATCAAAAGTAAGTTTTGATGAGGTTGAAAATTCATTTGATGCATTGAATAAAAGTTCTTTATTATTTCCAGGAGCAAATACAGTAATTGTGACTGCTACACCTGGAGAACTATCAGGATTTAAATAACCTTTGGCAGAAACCGCTGCACCAACAAAATTTAATTGAGTAATACTACTCAATCCACCAGTCGGAGTTAAAACTCCATCGTCAAATACACTAATTGAACCAGGAATGATGCCACCCTGATTTATAATCCAATATCTATCAGTCGCACCAGATCCAACAGAGGCAAGAATATATTGAGTTCCTGGGGGTATAGGCTTTGCTCCAATAGAAGATGGACCTACTAATGGATTGCCAAGATTTGGTTCTACTTCATCAGTATACAAATACTTGTATCTATCGTTGCGTAATTGTTCTTGCGGGGTTAGTCTAGTACGACCCGATAAGTAACGTGGCATAATTATGCGGTACTATTTTCAAGAATACTACAAATAAATTCCATCTGAAGTGGTCCTACATTGCCGCCACTCAAATAGGTATGTGCAATCCCAACTACTTTTCCAGAATTAGTTACAAAAGTTCTAGATGTTCCAACTGTATCGACAATAGAAGTGACAGTAAAAGATTGTTGGGGAGATGGGAAAATTGTTGTTGTAAGTCCAAATGAACCACTACAAGTAAATGCCAAACCACTCATTGTGACTTCATCACCAACACTAAAATTATGAGGACTGATTGTAGTTATTGTTGTTATACCAGTATTATGATCATACTTACAGTTAGTAATTGATACTATTCCAGATTGAACTCCTCTAATTACAATAGAATCAGTAATAACTGGGGTTTTTTCCAATACTAATCTACCATCAATAATTACTAAGGTGTCTTGTGGTGGAACTTCAACATTCTTGACAACTCTTATATCTCTTGTATTTCCTGCAGTTCTGGAAGATGTACTTTTTCGTCTATGCGTTAATGTAACGGTTGGATATGTATTGCCAATGCCGACGTTTGCAACTTGAGCATAAAGAAGAATTGCAGAGACTCCTGTAGGAGTTGTATATACAATATTTTCTCCTGGAGCAACTGGAACTGCAATGGTTAAAAACTTATTAAGTGGTGCAACTGCCATATTTTATCTCAACGCAAGTATAAGTGGGGTAACTTCTGCTTGTATTGCCTTACTAAAGTCTCTTCCTCTAATCGTTGCTGTTGGTTGATTGATTTGAAATCCTTCACCAATGTCAAAGTTTCCTTTTTGGTCAGTGCTTGTAAATGGTACTTGAGCTCCATCTAGTGCGACAATCTCATTCTGTTTTATTGGAACAGCGCCTTTAAAAGGTGTTGCTGTATTTATATCAACACCCGTACCAATATATTCAAAAGAGTGAGAGCTCGTAAGAATGCGACTAATTCTTTTAAGTGAAACTTCTTCTCCACCAAATAATTCATATGGGATGAATTCATTAAAAGTAACTGTTGTAATGCCAGTAACTGGTGTTGGGGCAGTTGCAACATCAACTGTATAGTAAATTGGTTGTGTTACTATTGTTGCCGTAGCACCTCCAGTGCCATCAATAAAAACTTCAAGATTTTGTGTTGGAAGATAATTTCTACCGCTACTAACAACATCAATTGCAGTAATTGCACCAGAAACTTCATCAATAGTTGGACTTACTTCTGCAATAACTCCTTGGGGTCCTTTTGGTTGTTGAGTTAAATCGCCAGCATCCCGAATAATTACAGTTGGTGGTGATGCTGCACTATAACCAGACCCACCATTAGTAACAATAATTTCTTGAACTTGCAACATAGGTTGTTGCAAAATTGTTGTTGATAGACCTGTTGTTATAGCATCGGGATATCTACTCAAATCAATCTTAAAAAATAAAGCTTGCCCATCATAAGGTCTTCTTACGGTTCCTATTCCTCCGTTTGAATTATCTTTCATATTCGCAAAAGTAACTATATCACTTACAGCATCAACACCAGGTTGGGTTCTTGTAGGTGGATATGTACTTACAATACCAGTAAACTCTGTAGATCCTAAACCTACAGCATATAGACCATAATTGCCAAAAGATGAGTTAGAGTTCGTAAGATCACAAGAACCTCCACTTGCGGCAAAAATACCAATATCGCAGTTAATTGTAAAAATAGAAACCAATTGAGCATAACCATTGTTGGTAATGGATACTCCAATACCATTTTCATTATATTGCGTAAAAGAGTCACATACCATTGATTTTAGATCGTTACCAATTGTTGCTGCTGTAGCATGATTTCCATCAATCTTCATACCAATACTCTTGGTCATGAAATTGGTACAGTTTCTTACATAAGGACTTCTCCATCTACCACTAGATCCTTCTGTTGCTGGACCAGGTGATATATATCCAGATACGGCATAATTTGCTGGATTTGTAGGTGGAAATGCAACTGCACCACAACCAGTATGAGCAACTGCAACACTTGTACCTGCAAAATTAAGATTTTCAATTAGACATCCACGTCGAACATGAAAAACATCTTTTGTTGGATTATTTGGAATAATCGTAACCAGTCTTAAATCTTGTCCAGAAACTGAAACATCAGTCCTTAATCCAATTGGATTATTTTCTTGATATACTCCGGAGCGAACAAAAATAGTATCACCTTCTTGTGCAATTGAGGCAGCCGCACCTACAGTTCTTTTCGCATCACCTTCAAGATAACCAGTGTTTGCATCATTACCATCCATTGTAACCCAAATAGCATTTTGAGTTTGTACTCCTGGCGGTCTCCAAGAAACACCAGACCCAACAGACGAAAGGCGATAATCAAATTTTCCTGATGCTGTGCTATTGTTTACATCAATTAAAGAAGAATCTAATTCTAAAGTCCCAACTAGTTTAGTATCTTCGCCTACATTTAAATTTTTCTCAATACCAACTCCACCTTGAGTAATTAATGCTCCAGTATCTTTGCTTGTCGATTGTGTTGCACTATTAAATGTAACATCTCCATCAACATCTAAAATATCATTAAGTGTGGTGGCACCATCAACATTCAGAGTTGTATCTAGATCAGTTGCACCTTTGACATTTAAAGTGGTCTGAAGAACCGTAGCACCATCAACATTCAGAGTTGTATCTAGATCAGTTGCACCTTTGACATTTAAAGTAGTTTGGAGTACTGTTGCACCATCAACATTCAGAGTTGTATCTAGATCAGTTGCACCTTTGACATTTAAAGTAGTTTGGAGTACTGTTGCACCATCAACATTCAGAGTTGTATCTAGATCAGTTGCACCTTTGACATTTAAGGATGATTGAAGAACTGTATTACCATCAACATTCAAGGTCGCATCAAAATCAACTGCTCCAGTGGTGTGAAGAGTACCTCCAATGTCTAAAGTTGATGTTGGCGTATTACTTTGAATACCAACATTTGTCATTCTGTAAATACTTCCAGTAGAATCAAATCCCCATAAGTCTTGAGTCTTAATATCTGCTATAAAATTGGGATTGGATGGATTTGGAATAGGTGTTATTGTTGTAGTTCCTATACCAAGACTGTTGACTTCTACAAAGTTTAATACTGTAAATGATTTTGCAATTCCAGTTACTGGTATATAAGTTCCATCATCTTGAACAAAAATACCATTGCTAAAATTTGGAGATGCTGCTATCCAACGAACTCCTCCAGAGTCCATGTTTAAGTAATAACCATTTATTCCTGGAGAATTTACAGAATCGTAAATGAAATCATCAATTTTTACACTTCCAGCTACATCAAGTTTTTGTTCTGGATTTGTGCTTCCTATTCCAATTCTATCACTAACAATCGCTGTTCCGATTACATCCAATGTTGTTCTTGGATTAGTAGACGCAATGCCAACTCTACCATTATTTGCATTTGCTGTTAAAGTTGTTCCACCAACACCAACATCTAATCTTTCTCTTACCGTTAGAATTCCTACATTTACAGTTTTGGTAAAATAAACATCATCATAAAAATTTGCTGGTCCGTAAAAATTTGACGACCCTAAAATATCTAAATCTTGTACGGTAAGTTTAGTATTAAAAACATTATAATGAAGAGTTCCGTAAATATAAACATCTTTGAAAAATACAGCGTCTTCATTAAAATTAGATTGTAATCCAAAATATTGAGGATCTGCCATATTACGTTACCGCATCAACTACAGTATTAACAACATTAGCAAACATTCCTGCAGTGTTTAAAATTTGAGAAACTTTATCAAGACCAATTTTACTTTCTTCAAACACTTTTGTTGTAAAATCTTTTTTTAATAACTCTATCAAATTTCCACTTGTTCCTTTAACATCGACTTTTTGACCATCTATCATAATACGACCAGAACCAGATTTCATACTAATATTTCTTCCCGCCTTAAAATGCAGATCTTCCTCTGCCTCTATCATAATATTTGTGGCATAAATGCGAACCATTCCGTTTGCTGAAATGGATACGTTGCCATTATTGCCAATAATAACTATGTCTTCTCGCCCTTCTTCATTTTTTTTACCTGCACAAATTTGAAGAGAGTGATCATTATAAATTGACATCAATCCACTACTACTTAAACTGATTGATGACTGATTATCTCCATTATCCGTTACGCCATAAATTTTATAAACATCTACTCCACTACCTCCCATTTGAGGGTTAGCAGTGTCAATCCTAAAATTAGGATTAAAACTAATTAATTGTCTTTTAAAAAAATTTTTGGGTCTTTCTGCCATTTTATATTGGGCAATCTATTGATGTTTTAATGTCTCCAGAAACCTTAACTGTACCCAAAAGTGGACGAAGAATTGCTCCAGTTCCAGTGTTTGATGTAATTGTAAGAATTGGTAAGGTATCAATAACATTATTTAGAGGTTTAACTCGATAGATACGACCATCAACAATTTGGGAATCGTAAGTATTTCCAACACTATCAGTAATTACAACATCTTTATATCCAGTTCCACCATTCTCTATTATCACATCTATAATAGAATATTCATCAATATTACCAATTGAATAATTTTCTCCTTCAGAAACTATGTAAATTGATTTAATTTCTCCACTTCCATTTAAAGTTGCTCTTGCAACTGCACCATAACCTTGATCTGCATCATCAATAATTTCAACAAATGGTGGAAATGCATAACCAGATCCAGGATTTGTAACTTGAACTCCAATAACACTTGCAGTTGTATTACCATCCGAATTAGTTACAACATTTCCAAAAATTGGAACTGCTTCAGCACCAGAACCACCACCACCAAAGATATTAATTGTAGGTGGGCTTGCAAATTGTAATGCATCCGTAAAACATTGTTGAACAGAATTAATGTCAACACCAGAATTTACAATATCTGTAATATTTTGTACAGAATCAAAAGTATCTACCATCGAGTTTGTTAATGATGATACTGATCCAGATGAACCACCACCTACAGTCCATTGATTTACAAGATTTTTGAAATTATCTGTGCTTTGATTACAAGCAAATCCCACACCAAATTGAGATAATAAACCTATAGATTCTCTGAGAACATTACCAAGATCAAAATCTGAGAAAAATTGTAAAAGTTGTACTACTGCTTCTATAGGTCCACTCAATAGATTTTCTAAAACACCAATGACAGAATTTAAAAGAGTTCCTGCGAATTGATCAACTGCACAACTTACAAATCTATCTACATTATCAACAACAGAATTTAAAATATCAGAAACAACACCTTTTAATTCTTCAATAACAGAACCAGCAACACATCCAAATGCTTCTTCAAGTGACTTAACTGGTATTACCATAGCTTCTTGAGCTAGAAGACCAGCTTGGTGTGCTAATGCTGGATTACCAGTCGCTATAAGGAATTGGGCGTAGACTAGATCATATAGTAATTTTAAACCTTCCTTCAATAAACCAACTAGACCTGGAAAACTACCTCCATTTTCTTCATCGCCATTAATCAAATAATCAAACATACCACCCACAAAATCATTACAATAAGTAACAATTGTATCTGCTGCTCTATCAATTTCTGTTTGAATTTTTTGAAGATCTCCTTGAAGTTGTCTTAAATCCTTGAGAAGATTATCGACAGTTGATTTTATTTTATCAATCTGAGTATTTTTAACCGTGTTAGCAAGAGGAAACTTATCTCCAATTGCATCACTTTCTGGAACTATTTGCTCACCTACTTCTTGTGATAATTGTTGTGCTTGCTCTGGTGTAATGCTTTGAGGTGAACGTTGAGAATTTTCGGTGGGTTGATTACTTTCACTTGGAGTAACTTTCGCTTTTTCTACTTTACTAGAATAACCAGTAAACGCTTCAAATGGAGATTGATAACTTGTTGAAGGAACAAAATCACTTCTACCAAATGTTGCAAGAATAACTGGAATTTGAGCATTATCACCATCTAAAAAGAATCCAAGAACAACATCGCCTTGTTGAAGTTGAACTCCAGTCGCTACATTCGCAGCACCACTCCCTGCCGTGGTTGGAATCAAACATTGTGCCCAAGGTAGATCTTCATTTGGAAGATCCGCCTCACTATAAGGATGATAACCTAAAATTCTAACCTTAAAACGATTTCCCCAACCACCACCTTCTATTTGTTGTCCCATAGAAGATAATGGTGGAATCTGACCGATCCACCAACGAAACCCGTCTCTACCAATAAAGTGACTTTGAAGTAATGATTGATCTAACATTTATAATGCCTTTGCCTCTACATTAATACCAAATGTATCTCTTACTAATTTCATCGAAGTATATGAATAATTTGCATCAAAGTGATGGCACAACTCCTTAATCATATATAGACCACTAGTTTCAGTGTCATATTCTTTTGCTTTTGATTGTGTGATTTTTGGAAACTGACACTCTATAATATCACCTGCTCTTAAATTTGTGTTCGATGGCACCATTACACTTAAAGTTTGTGTAAACAAAATATTGTATCTCATAAGAGATTGAGACTGATATTCCGTTTGATCAGAATTAATTGCTGTTGATACATCCTTCTCCATCGTACCAACGTCATAAACTGCAGTAATAAGACGAGTTGGAACATCTCCTAACGTCTTGTCGGATCCCTCTGAAAGTGGTGGTAATTTAAGTTGACTACCAAGATTTTTAGTTTTACCTGCATAATTCTCAAGTTTAAACATTCCCTCTTCTGGTTTAGAAAATGAAAAATCTAGTGGGTTAAAAAACATTCTATGACTACCATATGTTCCTAACTTTAATTTTTCAATCAAATTTTGATTTTTTTCGGTTACATAATTCAAAATTTTAAAATCATTGTTTACTTTATTATTATTTTCATCATAAGATTCATTCGCTTGGTTATAAGTATAGACTGCTTTTGCAGGTTGCTTTATCAAATCATCAACAGATCTAAACTGAAAACCATCTTTTGTTTGATAAAATAAAAATCCTGCAGTAGCACTTCCAGAACTTTCAGGAACTGCTTTTGATGCTAACCATATTAATACACTAAATGGTTTTCTTAAATTTCCAATAAATCCATACTTGTTAGATGACTTATCGATTGTCCCTATCTTATTTGTCTTTAAAGTATCTTTTAAAATTTTCTCTACAGAATTGCTGATTTTTAAACTTGTTGGATATTTTTGTCCAACTCTTGTAGTCTCATTTGTAATTGCTTCTCTTGAAACAAGATGTAATGTAAAACTTTCTTGGTTAGTTTCAGAAATAACATCAGTAATGCTTGAAACATATAAGTAATCTTCTACTTTTTTTGAAAAATCAAGTCCAGGATTTGTCTGTGAATTACCTGCAACTTTCATCGAAAGTCTTTCACCACCGCGAAGTGGAAGACCATTATAAATTGATTGCTTATCAGTTCCCCCTTCTGCAGTAATTGTATTACCTGTGTTTATAATTTTAACCTTTGCTGTAATCGTGGGTGAAAAAATGTCCTCAAAATAATCAACGGAAATGGCACCAGTCGAAATATCAATTGTTCGACTGCGATCATTTGACTCTAAAACTAACTCTTCGTATATTGACTTTGTAATCGACATTATAGGTACGCCAAATCTAAAAGAAGTTTATTCTTGATAAAGTTATTTAACATCATAAAGTTCGATGCTGGAGTTTGACCAGTATCTCCACCACCTCCACCTCCTCCCATAATAACATTCTGTTGAGATGGTGGTTGAGCAATAATAATGTCTTGCCCTCTTCTTTCTGGAGTGATTCCTGCTGGATATGACATTCTTTGTTGTGGTGGTGCTGATATTTGCGCTGGCGAAGATTTTACTACTCCCGGAGATGTTCCACCTTTAAATTCAAAATGCCCTCCATGACTTCCAGAATAATCATATGCATACCAACCATATCTAGCACCATATTTTCTCATCCAAGCATTTGAAGGACCATGTATATCTAATGCTAATCCCTTAAGGTGTTTGGATTTTATGGCGCCACCAACTTTTACATTTTTTTCAAAACTGCGCTGACTACTTGCAACGTCAGATCCTTTTACTATCCCTCCAGAATCTCTCATCATAGCAGCAAATGCTTCTGCTGCAGATCTAGAAAGAACTACTGGTCTACCATAAACATCTTTTGCACCATCAGGAGTAAATCCACCACCAGTATCCGCAGTTCCAGATGTATATTGGGAAGAACCAGCAGTAACAATAGATGGTTTTGAAGGTGACTGTATATTTTGTTGAGTTGGTTTCCCAAGTGGAGTATTTTTCGCTTTATACATTAATGCTATTTGCTCTTTTGTATATTTGGAATACTTTGTCCAAGCACCAGGACCTTGTGTTTTAAGTAGTCCCATTGCCAATAAATCTTGATTATTTTGATCAAATCTATCATTATCCTTTAATCCAGCAGATGTTTGTGCAGATATAAGAGATCCTGGAATAATTTGATATCTACCAGCTGCCCACAAAGTTTTTTTAACATTTTGATATTGCTTGACTTCACCAATGCTCATATCGGTAAGATTTTTTCCAAGCCATTTCTTTGATCCTCCCGGGCGATCACCAGCTTGACCATTGTTCATTGCGTTATAATCACCACCACTTTCTGGTCCTGCAATAATATCTAAAGCTTGTTTATGAATCGGTTGCAATTTTCCACCTTGACCTGATGTTCCAGGGTCATTATAAGCCCCCTCATCAGTTATTTCTGTTCCAAATCCAGGAATTTGTTCCCCACTATACTTACCTTGAGTCAAAGGTGTAGTTACAAGACCAAATGCCTCTTCTATCTGCACCCCTAATCCAGCAATTGTCGAATTTAATTGGTCAAATGAACTTCTTAATCGATTTGAACTATCTAGAAAATCAAAACTCGCAATATTTTGTCCCAATGCACCCATAATATTGCCAAAATTAGCAAATAATTGAATTGTATTGTTGAAGAATCCAGATAACAATTGCCCTGCTCTTTGTAATCTAGCAATAAACTCTTTACCAATTCCAAGCAAAGTTGGAAGGTTATTCAATAACCAACCAGCAGTTAAATAACCAACAAATCCTATAAGTCTTTCAAAAAATCCTTTTGAGGTATCTGCTTGTGCAAGATTTTGAGCACCATTAGGTTTCTGTAATGTATCTACTGCCTCAATTTCATCTTCAAGTTGTTTTCTTCTCTCCGTCTCAACACGACGAGTTCTCAACATTTTGGTTTGAGTAAATATTTCTCTTTTAACTTTCGTTCTTTTAAATACAACTTGAGAAATATTTTGTATAGACTTATTTGCAGTCGTAACACCTTTTTTAGCAAGGTCTGTAGTTTTTGATAGTTTTTGAAAATTAACAGAAGGAGCTAAAAGTGCCATTTTACATTACCACATTATAATTGAGTTGTGAATATAAAACATAGAAGTTATCAGTATTTCCAGAAGGAACAAATGGAACATCAGTAAGTGGTTGTTGCTGTGGTGCAGGTGCAACTTGTGTTCTATCTTGTCCTCCGCTTGCAACAATTATATTTGGTTTTGGATCTGGTAAAGTTCCAACTGGTGCTATTGGTTTTGGTGGTGCTTGAACTTTTGCTTGACTCGTTTTTTTAGTTGGTTCTGATAGTTTTTGCTGCAACCCTTCAAAATCAATCGTTCCATATGGTGATGTAGACTCTGTTGGTTGTGTTTGTATGTCATTAAATGCGTTCAATTGATTTGCAGTATCTACAGAGAATGAAAATTCACTTAACTGTGGTGTTGCTGGTGTTTGTGGTTGAACTGGTGGCATCTCTGCAGGAGTTGGCGATGCTGCGGTTGGTTTTACTTTTGCTGTTGATGGTTCTTCTTTTTTACCAAAAAATGTACCTTTACCAAATCCAAATTCTCTTGCAACATCTAAACCAGCAAATCCCAAACCAATACCAGGAATCGCAGATCCATAAGATAATAAACCTCCAACAATATCACCTTTAGCAATTCGATATGTACCAACTCCAAGTGCTAATGGTGTAAAGACTTTAGAAGCAACATTTCCTGCACCTCTTAAAAGACCACTAGCACCTTTACCTACATTTTTAGCTGCGCCCAAAAATTTGTCAAGGAAATTTCCACCTCTAGATAAAACTTTTCCACCACTTGTTGTAATTGGTACTTTTCCAGCAGTTTTTGCAGCAGCAGATCCAAGACCAAATAATTTCGAAAATGCTGCACCTGCTGCTCTGAATGGTGCTAAAGCAATTTTGGCAGCTAACCCAGCAATTCTAAAAGTAAGAGCACTAATGGTTCTCATTACGAGACCAAAACCTATCTTAATTGCAGCAAATGCACCAATAGTATAAAGAACATTTTTAATTACAGAATTTTTAATTTCTTCAAGTTTTTTTGTATCGCCAGATGTAAATGCCTTGAGAGTTTCAATTCCCTGATTTGTTAACCAACCGAAAAATAGCGTTGTCATCGCACCCATTATTCGGTCAAATAAACCAACAACTTTCTTTTGAATATTAAGAACTGGTCTTGCTAAAGCTGCTGTTATTCTTCTTTCTAGTAAACTTTCTCGACCAGCTCTAATTTGTCTTTCGTTTAATCTTCTTTCTGCTTCTTGTTCATCTTTTAAATTCTTTTGTTCAAGTTGACCCTCTAATAAAAGTTGTCTACCAAGATTTCCAATTCCACCAGATAGAACCTGAACATTAACACGAATTACGTCTAGACTTTGTTGAAGAGCACCTACAGATTGTTGCGTTTGTTCAATCTGCAAATTTTGAGTTCTATCAACTAAACTTGTTTGTGGTCTTACAATTATAGCACTACCCTTTCCAGTTTCTCCGCCTCCTCCACCGCTTGCAAATCCAGATACTCTGGTGCTTCTAAATATTGCTTTTCTTCTCTCCGCAGACAAATAAGACCCGGTAACAGGATCAACCCCAGTTTGTGCTATAGTTACGGGATCAGCCATTCGATTGGTTCTTTAAGTTTTCTTCTTCAATATACTGTTGGAGAAGACTAATATAAACTTCCCTTTCCCAAGGAATCATATTTTCCAACTCTGTTAATGAATATTTATGATGCTGAATGAGGGCAAAGTTAGTTTTATAGTATGACGCAAGATCCTCATGCGTCATTGCTAGGCGAAAAAACTTGTTAGACCCTCCAGAACAACCTCACTTTCAACATCTGTATTTGGATTCTTAATCTTAATAGTATGAGAAAGTTTTGGCATAGTCTCAAAGAATTTCTCAATTTGCTTAAATTGTTGTGATGTAAGTTGTTCTAGAAACTCTTTAAGTTCTTTCTTTGTTACATCAGATGCCGACCAAGATTCTTCTTCATTATAAATTTGCTCGACACAGGCACAAATCATATCAAAAGTATCATCAACAGAAATATTATTATCAGAAGTAAAATTATTTTTAATGAACTCTTGCATTGAAGGATATTTCATTCTCAACGTCAGATTTTCATCAAGTTTAATATCTCTTGAATGATCTTCTCTAAATTCTACTTGAATATCATCCAAATTAATACTCATTGGAACTTGTGTAGTATTATCATCTGGACAAGTAAGTAAAATGTCTACACTTTCTCCAACAGACTTTCCACGAATATTAAGAAACAAATATTCAATATCAAAAGTTGCCAGTTGCTCAATTTTAATACCACGAGTTATGATGCAGTTACTAATAACTTCTTTAACAGATTCTGCGATTTGCTTTGGATCTTCACTCTCCATCGCAATAATCAGAATCTTTTCTTCTTTAACAAGAAATGGTCGATATTTAACTGATTTTTTTAATGACGGAATTTCCAACTCATACGTTGGCGTAGAAATCTTTGGTAAAGGCATAATGACCTATAGAACTTCAGTAAAATTATTTATAGTCTTATGGACCAAATCCTGGAGGATATTGTCCTATTTCTTTAGCAACATAATCGGGCGATCTGTTCCAATCAATACTATTAGTAGTATCTACAGAAAAATTATAACTTTCTTGAGTTGCACTAAAAATATCTTCTGAAGATAATGAACTATCAAGAGGTCTATTCCCATCTAAAGGATCTAAATTATTATTATTTCCTAAAACTTCATCAATACGATTAGTTTTACCTGCAATATAACGATCATAACTAAATGTTGCAGATACTTTAAGTGTATCAGAACTCATGTATGAGACAGGAATTGAACTCATATTTCTTGGATAAAATCCTCTGAAATTATACTCAATTTCTTTTTTATAATCCCTATCAAACTTTACAATCTTTACAGCATTTGCTTTATAATATGCAGGATATTGCATTCTTACGAAGTAATTATTAACATTCTGACTAATTGGAGCATTTTCACCTCCTAATCCAATAGAATTGAAAGATCCACTAGCAATAAATTCCATCCATGATTCTAAAAATTTAATCATTCTATAATCTCGATCAACATAAAAATCAAAACTAATTTCATCATAAATTCTAGAGTGTGCAAATTTTTCCTGAACTCCCATAAAGTTTCCAGAAATTGTATTTGATCCTAAATTAGTTGTTGGAAGTGAAGCACTGTAGCAAAGAAGACCTGCACTTTCTGCAATAAATCTAGAATCAACACCTTTACCCCCCAAAAAAGTCATCAATTCTGGTGGAAGAGAACCAAATTGAACTTCGTAATGAGAAGTTTGGGCCAGACTTGTTAATAGTGGTTTAATATCCGATATTCTACGGGGACTTACTGCCACTCTAAATACCTTATATGATTTTTACAGTATAAGTATTTAGATGTCTTATAAGGGAAAATACAAACCATCATACCCAAAAAAATATAAGGGAGATCCAACAAATATCATCTATCGTTCTTTGTGGGAGCGTAAATTTATGGTTTATTGTGATACCAATGAAAAAATATTAGAATGGGGCAGTGAAGAAGTATTTGTATGGTACAAGTCTCCAATTGATGGGAAACCTCACCGATATTTTCCAGATTTTTATATCAAAGTTCAAGAAGCAAACGGAACCACTAAAAAATATCTTATTGAAATCAAACCACGAAGGCAGACGGTTCCACCAATAAAACCTCAAAGACAGACAAAAAAATACATCAGTGAAGTCTATGAGTATGCTAAAAATCAATCAAAGTGGGAAGCAGCACGAGAATGGTGTGCTGATCGTGGATATGAGTTCAAAATCATCACGGAATCAGAATTAGGTATCGGTTAATGCCTAGAAAGACACTTCAACAACGAAATCGCATTGCTCCCCTCGTTAAAAAACTGATTGGGATTGAAAGTGCTGATGATTTAATGCTTGAACTGATGAATGTTCTCACAGAAACTAAAGAACCTCCAAGAGCTGGACGTTATTATATTTTTGTTTATAATGCTAAAACACCAAATATGAGATATGATCAAAATCCATTTGTTTATATAAAGAATGTTTATACCTGGGGTTTTAGGGCATTAAATTATCATTGGGGTGAAGATAGACAATATACTTGGGATGAAATCGCTGGAGGAATATATGAGATTTATAAAGACGAAATTGCAGATATGAGAAGAATACCTTTTGGCAATATTCGAACTAAATAACTAAAAAACATAAATGGCGGCCGCAACGCAAGATTTAAAAATATTTCGTTATCCTTATAAAAAACTTGAAAAAAATGAAGATTATCTAAAAATAGAGTGCTTGGAATATAGACCTCCAGGTATTGGTGAATCTTTTGGTGTTTCAGACTTTGGGTTAGCAAGTTCAGATGATGCTTATCGTAGTGTAGGACAAAAAGATATAAGAGGAACAATTATATTACCAATACCAGAAGGACTTCCTCAAAATGGAAATAGTGTTTCTTGGGGAGATAGTAAAATAAATCCCTTACAAGCAGGATTAATTGGGGTAGGAAATGAAGCTGTAACTGGAGGTCCAATTGAAGGAGTTAAAGCTTTATTTAATACAGGTGCAAAAGTTTTAGAGGCAGCACAAACGGGAGTCGGTCAAAAGGCAGTTCAATCTGGATTTGTTAGTGCTGCAGTAGGGCAGTTGCTAGCGCAAGACAACTTATTTGCTGATGTTTTAGGGAGACAAACTGGTGCTGTTTTTAATGAAAATGTAGAACTACTTTTCCGTGGAATTAATCTACGTGATGCGTTTAGTTTTACTTTTGATATAATACCAAGATTTAAAAAAGAAGCAGAAGAAGTAAAGCAAATGATAATTTTCCTCAAAAAAGAAATGTCTGCTAAAAAAGGAACAAGTTCCGGATCTGCCTCTGGTTTATTTTTAAAAGCACCAAGCGTATTCAAAATTCAATATATGAGTGGTGGAAAACCCCACCCCTATCTAAATAGGTTCAAGATTTGTGCAATGCCTTCTCTCTCGGTCAACTTTAATGGATCGAATACCTATGCAACATATTCTGATGGAACACCAGTTCATATGCAATTAACTTTAACGTTCCAAGAACTGACTCCAATTTACGATGTAGATTATAACAACCCAGTAGGTACAGGTTACTAATGACTTATTTTAGAGAGTTACCAAATCTAGAATATCAATCCTTTCTATCAGATAGAAAATCTGTTGATGAATACATAACGGTTAAAAATTTATTTCGTAGAGTCAAACTTCGTGACGATCTACAAAATGTTTTCACAATTTTTGACAAATACCAAATACCTGATGGTTCAAGACCTGAATTAGTTGCAGAAGAACTTTATGGTAACACTCAATATGATTGGGTTGTTTTAATTGGTGCAGGAATTACAAGAGTCAGAGACCAATGGCCTCTTTCTGATGCACAAGTTTATGATTATGCAGAATCAATTTATGGTGCAGATTTAAATACCATACATCACTATGAAACTACAGAAGTTAAAGACTCACAAGATCGTCTAATTCTTCCAGCAGGTAAAGTTGTTGATTCTAATTTTACAATTCCAAATCCAAGCAGTCCAGCAGAATCTTTAAATCCAGTAGTAGGAATATCAAACTATGAATATGAAGTTCTGAAAAATAACGAAAAACGTAGTATTTACGTTATCAGACCACGATATCTTCAGCAAGTTTTAAATGATACAAGAAAAGCGATGACTTATGATCAATCATCGCAATATGTAAATAATAAACTTATTAAAACCGAAAATACAAGGGCATCAAACCCATAAGAGTTTTAAGTTCTTATCAAAGGTCATCACATATCGGTGTTTGCGGGAGCGTTCTTTCCATTCTCCTGCAGCACCTTTAACTTTGCCTCTAGAGTGTTTAGTTCCGTCTGCATAGTAGAAATCTTTCTTTGGGTCTGAAAGTCCGCAATATTTAAAATTACAAGCGCGATAGATTGTACCATAATGGAAATCACTATCAGCGTAAAAGATGATTGCCCTAACTTTTGTATCCTTCCGTAACTGTCTAATCGCTCTTGAAACAAACCAAGAAGTGATATTATATTCGGTTCCTTGGGTTTCAGGGTGGATGCAAAGTCGTGAAAGTTCAAATAGTCCTTCTTGCTCATTCCGCTCTAGTCCAAATGCTCCTTGTGCGATTTCAGGAACAGGGAGACCTGTGAAGACACAGACTCCCTGAATGCCACCAATATTCAACGGGCAAAAGTCGTTGCCCTTATAAAGACCGTAGTTATATCCTGAACGAAACCCTTTTGAAAAGTCCTTGAGATAATGAAACCGCAGAAGTAACTCTGCGGCTTCGGATTTACTTACACGGTCAATGTAGTAATCGTTTTTCAATCTTCGGCAAGACGGGCGAAATACTGCAAGGCATCATCATCCTCATCTTCCTCAACCGCAGCACGACGGGTGGGTTGAAGATTGTTAAGTTCGGTGCGAAGGTCTTCATCGAGTTCCTTCACAGAACCACGGGTATTATCTTCATCAAGATCTTCGGGGTCCTGATAGCGAGGAGTGCCTTTGGTGCCAAGAACATAATCAAGACGCTTCTTCAGTTCATCATAAGACTTAAACTGATCGGCAGCGGTCAGTTCGGCAAGCGAATACTGCTTCTTCCACACTGCTTCCATGGCATCATCATCGTCCAGGAGAGCTTCAGAGCGAGCAAACTCACTGGAGTCATAGTTACGATAACCAGCGACATTCTTTGCCTTCAGTTTGAAGTTAGCGCCCTGCCAGAAGTCAAACGGATCAATCGCTTCCTCATCTTCAAACTCAGGTTGCATTGCAGCGGTGAGTTTGTCAAAGATCTTCTTACCATACTTGAACAGGAACACCTTACCTTCGTTGGCAGGGTTGGCAGGATCCTTCACCACATAGATGTTGGACACATAGGTCAGTTTACGCTTCTGCTTGCGGGCAAGTTCTTTACCAGCATCAGTGCCGTTGTTCCAGAGTTCGGAGTTCAGTTCGGACACAGGATCCTTCTGACCCAGAGTAGTCAGGGAGTTCTCAATATACCAACCACCAGGACCTTGGAAGGCGTGGGAATAGAGTTTCACAAACGGCAGGTCTTCGCCGTTAGGGGCAGGTAGGAAACGGATCACGGCATAACCATTGCCGCCCTTATCTACATCCAGTTTCCACAGACGGTCATCACTAGAACCGCTGCTAGTATTCATTTTTTCTACTTCTTTGACCAGTTTGGCAGTAAGATTGCCAAGTTTGGACTGCTTTTTAAGGTCGGAAAACGACATTTGGATTACCTCGGATAGTTTGGATTCGGGGGATTACTCGGATAGTATAGCGAAGATTGAATCACCTGTCAATGAATTGTTTGAGTGACTCAATGGTCTTGTTCATACTACTGAATAAAACTTGCATATCAGTCTCTGGTGGGAACCCCATCAGAGCCACTGACTTGCGTAGGTTCTCTTTCATCTCAACCGCTTGGGGGTCGTCTGAAAGGGACAACCTAGTATACATCACTCTCTGCTTTTCTAGCAAGAGCTCAAGTTTTTCAATGTGTTCCAGTTTGGTCTCACGGGGCATCATACCGAAAGTCAAAATGCTTCCGTAGATTTCTTCTTGTAACTTGTTGATTTCTCTCAATTCGTCTTGAATAATATCGGAGTCAAAAAAGCTACTCATTGATTATTTCCCGTAAAATGCGTTTAAACTGGAATATGTCTGTATTTAGAAAAGGAGAATACTTTTTGATTTTTAAAGATACGGTCTCCCACACTGGGTCTAAAAGTTTCTTATCAAACTTATTCCCGAACAGGAATATTCTATCATAGATCACTAGGGTTTCTAGTGAAATTTTCCCACCCAGGAACTTTTTAAGGACGGGTGGATGACCTTTGGAACAGTTCAAGGCATCGTCTAATTTTGTCTCCGAGAACAATTCGCTGCTTTGTTCTTTGAACAAGTAAGTCAAACTCTGTTGGCGTCGCATCCACTCTTGGTAGGTTCTTTCTCCAGAATTGATAATCTCACCAATCCATAAATTACCAGGTGTGTCTGCAGATACAAAGTTTGATACAAGAAAATCTACGACCTCTTTGTCATTATACTTGCGACTTGTTTTTTCGAACCAGTATTTATCGCGCCGTTTATTAAAAGACGTTAAACTGGCACGAGTCTTTGCACCGTATTTAAAGAAGTCGTATTTTGGGTTTGTGAAATGATTTTTGAGTGACAAATAATGTTGATAAGTTTCAAAGGGTGTCACAATCATAGAGGCAGTTTTGCTTTCGAAGTTCGTTTCATAAAGTTAAGACGGGTTGCGTCCCACTTTAATCGCTCTTTCAACGGTTTTGAAATCAGTTTTGTAACTGATTCTACTTCAAGACTATTGATTTCGCAATAATGACAAATCGCATCAATATAATTCATATTTTCTGCTGCCACAATATGTTCTATCTCCAAAGCAAACTTTGATGGAGTTAAAAACTTATTCTCGATGACCTGTTCTAATTCTTTATTTGGTTCCATATTCGTTAAGTTTATCTCCAACAAACTTTCTAATGTATTCTGTGAGAAGTTTGATGTATTTTGATTTGTCTCTTTCTTCATAAACGACGCATTCTCCATTTTCACAAGCCATGATGATTACAAGTTTTTTGACTGAAATACCAGTCAGTTCGTAGAGCATACAACCATATGCCATACATTGAACAAAATAATGTTCGATCCACTCTCGTGGTTTAGGTTTTTTAGAAGTCTTAAAATCGATTATTGATAGTTCGCCATCAAACTCGGCAATACAATCTACGGTTCCAGCAATACCCAGTTGCTTACTATATAGGGATCCTTCAAGGGCGTAAATATTATTTATGCGTTTTAAATCCGTTTTCGCAATCTTAAAAAGAAAATCCGCCATCGGCGCAACAGGCGGAAGGTCTTGATTTTTAAGATGGTTTTCTGTAAGAGAATGAAAGTCTGTGCCGCGAGAAGTAGCCGCTTTAGTAACCTTTTGCGCCTCATCCTCACCAACCTTTTTGCGCCAGTTATCGAAGATTTCACGATTAAAGTGACTCGTAACAGAGGTAATCGAAACTAGACGAAGAAGAACTTCTTCATCTGGAACTTTATAATAACGAACACCATCGATTGTCTCACGCTCCAACTTTGGGAGTTCAATATCAATATGTTTGAACATTAAAAACCAGCATCCATTTTTGCCATAATATATTCTTTGACAAGTCCAGAACGAACAATGTCTTCGACTCCAAATTCAATTATATCAAAAGATGGCATTTTACGCAAGACTGTCATAAAATCGACAATACCATTGCGCTCATTTGTTTTCTGTAAGTCAGATTGTGAAGCATCACCACAGAAACAAATCTTGGTATTTTCACCCACACGAGTAATGATAGAGTCTAATTCATGGAAGTTTAGATTTTGAAATTCATCCACGATAATGATGGCATTATCAAGAGTTGTACCACGGAGGAATGAAGTGCTCCAGAACTTGATAGTCTCTTGTGACTTGAGGTTACCATAAAGCATCTCAAAGTCAGCGTCAGAAGGCATCTGGAACATATACTTCACCATATTCTTATAAGGAATCTGATAAATGTCTGCCTTGTCTTCATGAGAACCAGGCAGGAATCCAATCTCTCTTGTGGCAACTAATGAACGAACAAGATAAATTCTTTCATAAGGACTTCTTTCATCAAGAACATCTTTTAAAGCGTTATAAAGGGTAATGAAAGTTTTACCTGTTCCGGCACAACCATACGCGACAATGTGTTTACCTTCAGCATAAGAATCAAAAAGTTTTCTTTGATTATCTGTAAGAGGATCAATATCGACCAAATAATCGGAACTTAATGGTTTTTTACGCTTCATTTGACGAGTAGTAAGACCAACCCCGATTGGTTGCTCTGCTCTTCTGTTTCTTCTTGCCATATTAGAGTTTCTTTACATTTGAACCTGGTGCTCTAGATGCCTTATCTAGGACATCATTCCATCCTGGATTTCGATTGATAAGTTTATTTCTCCACTCTCCCACTTCTCCAGGAGAAGGGCAAGTAGAAGGATCAGACCAATCGCGGATCCATTCTGGATTCTCATTTTTCCACTGATCCCAGTCGTGGATACTCATTTCCACTTCTTTCTGTTCACCAGTTTTTGTATTCACTACAGGATATGTTGCCATTGTTATAATTTCAAGATATTTTATTTATCAGTAAATCCAACCCTCAAACTTCGTCCATTCAAGTGCCTCTGCAACTGAAGGAAACTGCTCAATAAAAACATTTTTACATGCAAGTGCGATATCCATATGTTCCTTTTGAGTTCCGTTTGCGGTGCGAAGATTAATGTAATGGATCCAACTGCGACAAGATCCGCTCATATAGATGCGTGTGGGCGTCGCCAAGGGCAGTACAAACCTTGCACACTCTTTTGCTACACCATGAGTAAGAAGTTCTTTGTAGAGTTGCATAGAGTGTGTAAAATGCTCTTGAATCTTGCTCTGCAATTTGAGTTTCTCATATCCTGGAATATCATCAATCGAATTCTGACGATTCTTGGTATCTTGACGACGAAGATCGGGAACAGGAATATATTCGGAAATCAATGAAGTATCAGCATAACGCTGGGAAAACTCTTGATAGGTGAATGAACGGTGACGCAGAATCTGTGCTGCAATGCCACGGTTCGTTTCGATCTCAAGAGTCATAAAAGACTGCTCAAAAACAGACCAATGATTATGCTTAATGCAATAAGCAAGCAACTTGGCATAGTTTTCGTTCTCTTGATTAGCAGGGTTGCTAACTCTAGCAACATACGCCATTGTTTTTTCTGCATCGGGTGTCACGCTGATGAGTTTTACTGCCATTTCTTTCCAAATCCTTTCGATGTTTTTGCTTCTAGTCCTGCAAGTTCTTCTTTTAGTGCTCGCAGTTGTTGTTTCATTTCTATAATTTTTTCTTCAGTATAAAGATGATCTTGCTTAACAAGTCTTTCAAGCAATTTTATCAATTTCCGTGCCCTATTAGTCATCTAAATCAGAATCCTCAAAAATTTCGTCGTAATCTAGAATAGGTCTCTTTCTCACTTCTGGTTCTGTATATTTGTATGTAGAAGTGTCAGAATAAATTTCTGCTTTCAGAGAATCAACCAACAGTTCAAGATTACGAACAATCAGTTTTAGTTTGTCTTTGTCCATAAGATACCATTCTCTTCGTCAATTTTATCATAAAAAAAGGAGGGAATCAACCCTCCTAAACATCAAGCAATTTGTGGTTGCTTTGCCATATTCAGTTGTGCTTCACGAAGACGCTTTTCTTTCAGCAGTTTTTGTTTAATAAGAATCAGTACCATTAGTTTGTTCCTTTACGTTATGATAATTTATACAAGTTTTTTTGTATAATGTGATACAATTTTATAAAAATCTTAAGGGGCAAAAAAATTGCCGGGATTTTTTCCCAGCATTCGGTAAATTACTTTCGCTTTTTCTTTTCGGGTGACTTATAACCCCAGAGTTTTGGATTGACTCGTCCATATCCAAAGTCAATACTCTTTAGATTATCACGAAACTTATCCCAGTACATATCAAATAATTTAACTCTTCCACCACGGGTAAGGTCAAAGCAAATCTTATCATCAACGAAATATTTCACAATATAAGCATCATTCGGCGCTTCCTTGGTGCAAACATCAGCATATGAACCATTCTCAACCAAAATGTCACAACCATAACGTGACTTACAAGTTTCTTTTTCTGCGGATGTCCAATGGTCCATGTGTTTTTCTGTATTTTGCGTTTCTTCAACTACATTATGAACTTGGCTCACGAACGTCCTCCCCAATGAATATCTGGATATGCTTCCGCAACAATTTCTTTTGTAATTTTATACTTTTCACCAAGTTTTTTATCTTTTACAAGACAAATAATTTCTGCTTCCAGAGGATGAAGACCTTGAAGAAGATTAATAAACATAGATTCTCTACGAATATTATTCAACCCATCATTACCACCTTTTACAAAGTGATAAAAATTTTTAAATTCTTTGCGAATTGTAGTATGCCCTTGTTTATCACTAGATCCCATAGAGAATGATCCAGTCTCATGCATTCTACGAACTTCTTCTGTAATTTTTGTTGAAAGATTGCCATTATTCACCGTTTGATCATCAAATTCAGCATAAGGCACAGGACCTTGTGGCAGCATTGATATGATAGTCTCATCAAAGTTCCAAATAAAAATTGATTTGATTGATGAATCTTCGTATTTTTTCAAAACTTCAATTTTTTTTATATTGGATCTTTGACGGGAAACAAGATCCAATACTTCAAAAATAAAAGGATTAGTTGGAAGATTATCAACAACTGGCGTAGATTCAGTTTGTTTTACTTGAAACGTTTTTGTTGTAGTTTTTTTCTTCTGTGTTGTTGTAGTCATGAAACTCAAAATCTAGTGTCATTTATAATATTTAGTTAGTCTTCTTCATCTTCTTCTGGATCTTCATCTAAAAAATAATCAGGATTAAAACTAACTGCTAAAACTTCATCTGCAATTACATTGCCTTTATCATCAAAAAACTCTGGATGAAGTTTTGGTTTATCTTGATAATTCATCATATATTCTCTGGCAACCCAACCAGTTATAAGTCCCACTACAAGAAACAATAAGGTTAGAAAGGAACCAAAAACTAAACTAACTGCTAACATTTCTTTTACCTCGGGAAACTACTTTTCTTTTCCTAGACTTAAAGGAAAACTCAAAATAGATAGTGACTTCCCGATTCAGAAAGCAAACTATCTTCTCAAAAATAATGTGAAACGGTTGAGTTTGCTTTCTTTTTCCTCCATATAGTATTAATTCAACACCACGATTTATGTGGTCCAAATTATTTATGTCAAGACTTGATGATTTGTTGTTCTTTGAGGAATTTGATTGTGTCAACGGATCCTCCTAGTTTTTTATCATCACAAATAACTTGTGGAAATGTAGAACCTTCACCAAATTCAGCATAAAACTCTTCTCTGGTAAAATGTTCATTAAGATTATAAACCACAAAGTTATTTCCTGTCAACTCTAATACTTGTTTGACTTTATAGCAATATGGACAATCTTCTTTTGAGTAAACTGTAAAATTCATAAGTAACAAAAGATTTATAGTAATTTATAATAGAAAAAAGGAGGGTATAAAACCCCCCCTATTAACCACCAACTCACCTCTTCACACCACCGAAGAGGGTCTTCACTCCCAAAGATACAAGGATTGTGAAGACCTTGTTATTATAAAGGATTTATGTCTGTGTGTCAACAAGTCTTTCCCATTCAGTTCCTTCTTGAACAACTCCATCACCATCACCATCTCTAGCATTTGGGTTATATCCATCAGCAATCATTTCTTCTTGAGTTTGTTCTACTGGTGCAGGTTCTTCTACCGGAACCCAAGGAAGAGGTAATGGAGTAATTGGAGGATTATACTTGCTTGCAATTTCATTTGCAAGAATTGTTTGTAAATATCCAATATCAAGACTAGATTCTAACCAACCTACTACAATTTCTTCTGTTAGAGTTGAATAGTCGGCAAATGCTTCTGGATTTGGTTCTGGTAGGGGATATGAATTAGAAATTGATGCAGAAACACCATTCTCATCTTGCCCCGTAAGACCCCAATGAATCACTTTAACTACGTTAGTCAAACCATTTTCTGAAGGAGCACAATCTAATTGAGAAATATTCCAAGTATAAGTAGTCATTCTTCTTTAGCAGACACCATATTTAGCTTTGAGATTGTTACATTGCGTCTCTAAACTTTCAAATCCTTTGACCGTCATCCAAGTTACCATTGAATATCGGTTGCCTTTGGTGACTGGTTCAACACCGTGACGATAATACCTGTTAGAAGGAAAGCATACTAAAAGACCTGGTTCAGGACGAATACGAATATGAAGATCTGGAAATACAAAATCACCACCTTCAAATTCATTATTGAGATATAAAACCATCGACAAATCACGGTCTACGGTCTTTCTCCAGAGTTGTGTTTGATCTGGTGCCGTCCATATACCCTCACCATCAATATGAGGTTGGTAGTGTCCTCCTACTCCATAACAAAGCAGTTGTGGAACTTCACTACTATCCACTTCAAATTGATAAAAAGGATTGATGACTTGCTTGACAATATGATGCATCAGTTCGTTGACCTGTGGAAAGACAGGTTCAATTGGTGCGATTTGAGTATCTCTTGTTTTCTTATCAGTAATCCATTCAGTTTGTCTAGTTTGATTTGATTTATCTGGATCAAATACTGAAAGATCTTCTGTCTTTGAAGTTTTCATATGATGAACCAAAGCATCAATACCTTCTTGATTGATGACTTTTGGTGCAATCAAAACTTTGGATAATAAATTCATTGAGTATGATGTAGTTGAAAGTATTTATCTGGTGGTGTTTGAAGATGCTCCAAAATATCCTTTTGATGTAGTGATTGGTCCTCTTGGTGATGGTGTTGCAGAATCATTAGAGAAATTGATACGATCTACTCTCGTATCTCCTGCTGGGCCAGCACCTGCAAACCAACTATAATTAGAATTTCCTGTTGCTCCTCCAGCATGTCTTGTTATACTTAATGGTGCTCTTGGTGTTGCAGTCGATAAATCATTTGAAAAATCCATACGATCTACTGTTCCCACTTGCACTGAAGTAAATCCACCAGCAAACCATCCATAGTTAGAATTTCCTGCTGCCATTATATAATATCTTGCTTGACTTAATGATCCTCTTGGTGATGCCTGAACTGAATCATTAGAGAAATCTATGCGATCTACTATTTCTGTTGCTGCTAATGGAGATGGAATACGTCCACCACCAAACCAACCATAGTTAGAATTTCCTACTGCGCCCAAAGCATATCTTCCAGCACTTAATGGTCCTCTAACAGATGCTGTTGAGGAATCATTGGAGAAATTGATACGATCTACTCTGCTATTTGTTGCTACTGGATTTCCACCACCAAACCAACCATAGTTAGAGTTTCCTGTTGCCGCACCTACTGCTCTTCCTGCAATTAATGGACCTCTAACTGATGCCGTTGCAGAATCATTAGAGAAATCTACACGATCTACTGTTGATACAAAAGAAGTTCCACCACCATACCAACCATAATTAGAGTTTCCTGTTGATGATGTATATCCTCTTGCAGAACTTAATGGTCCTCTCAGTGGTGCTGTTGCAGAATCATTAGAAAAATCTATACGGTCTACTGTTGATACTGGTCCTGGAGTTCCACCACCAAACCAACCATAAGACCCTGCTTTTTGTAAGCGAATGCTTGAAGACTTTGCTTGTCCTGATGTTGCTGCAAATTTACCTCTTAAAATGGATGCTGATAATGGACCCCTAACTGATACTGCTACCGAATCATTCGAGAAATCTATGCGGTCTACTGCACTTAATGGACTTCCTGGTGGATTAAGTCCTGCACCAAACCAACCATAATTGGTGTTTCCTGTTGATGCCATAGCCCATTTTGCGTCACTCAATGGACCTCTAGTAGTTAATGATCCTAAATCATTTGAAAAATCTATTCTTAAAATTGTGGAAACATATATTGACGGAAAAACGCCAAGATTTCCACCACCAAACCAACCATAGTTAGAGTTTCCTACTGCTCCTAAACCATATCTTCCAGAACTAATTGGACTTCTTGGTGATGCTGTTGAAGAATCATTAGAGAAATCTATACGGTCTACTCTTGATAATGGTCCAGGAGTTCCACCAACCCACCAACCATAGTTAGAGTTTCCTGTTGCACTTGAATTATATCTTGCTGAAGTCAATGAACCCCTTACTAATGCTGTTCCAGAATCATTTGAAAAGTCTATACGGTCTACTGTTGATACTTTTGCTGGGAGACCACCACCACCAAACCAACCATAATTAGAGTTTCCTGTTGCACTCGGTCCTATATACTTTGCTGCACTTAATGTCCCTCTTACAGAGGTTGAACCAGAATCATTAGAAAAATCTATACGTTCTACTGATGATAATGGTCCAGGAATTCCACCACCAAACCAACCATAGTTAGAGTTTCCTGTTGCTGCTAATAAACCTTTACTAGCACTTAATGGTCCCCTAATATTTGCAGTTCCAGTATCATTCGAGAAATCTATACGATCTACATTAGATGCTGTTCCAGGAAATCCTTTACCAGCAAACCAACCATGAGTCTGAGCACTACTCCAAGTCGTATTTGTAACATTACCATCAGTCAGTAACTGAACATAACCAATCGTAGTTGCTCCAATACTTGCAGCAACAGGACCAACATAACCAGTCGTTGCATAAGAAACTGTTGTGGTTCCTGCAAATCCTGTAACAACAAAAGTTCCATTGTATCCAGTGAGAGCAACTCCTGCTTGCGAAATACTTGAAACTCCAATAATTGCACCAGTATAAAAAGGAGTTGTTGTTAATCCAGCAGCATTTGAAAGATTAAGTGTAACTGTTCCACTGCTAAAAGAACCACCAGTAATCGCAATACCTGCAGAAGATGATGCTGGATTAATATCAACTACCGAAACCGTAATCGGATTTGATTTGTTTAGAAAAATCGCATCAAGTCCAAATACGTCTCCTGCTGGCATTTACTTTCTCCTTATGAGTTTCTGGATTCTAAAAGTTGTTGATGTTGTTCGGTTCCAGGTGCAAGCAAACCAAGGTCAGTATTTGTGACTTCTTCAATACCACGAAGAACTTTCTCTTGCAGAGTATTCAGGAATCTTTCTGGATCATTAATCGCATCGGCAAGAGAACCATAACCATTTTTGATTCGGTTAGTATCATCACTTACAAGAGTAGGAGCAGTTCCTCTTCTCATTGAGTGAAGATTGCCGATGCTAATACCAGTCTTGGAACTTACCATTTCATCCAGAGATTGCTCTGCAAAACGACGTTCCCAGTAAACATGATCTTCTGCTTCAAACTGTTCTCTGGTGACTGTCTTACCACCATTCAGTTCAATCAAACGATTAATAATCTTATCAAAGAAATTCATTTGCTGAATACGATCACGAATCTCTAACTCACAAGATTTCAAATAGTTTTGAATCGATAGTGAATCCAAATCGTGCCAGTAGAGTTTTGTTGAACCACCATTAGGTCCTGAAGTATGCCACTCTACAGGTTCATCAGTATTCTTACCTTTCCAACGATACTCAAACTCACGAACCTTTTCTTTCATTTCAATCAGTTTCTGCATATAACCTTCAGCAAGAATACGACGATTCTTAATTGCTGCCTGGAATGCTGCAGGAACTGTGTATTGCTCTAGTAGAAAGAACTTCTCAATCTGGAAATTAGTTCTTCCTTGTGCGAGTTCTTTATCTGCTTCTTCCCAACGAAGCACTTCTTGAAATGCCTGTTGTAAATATTCTTCGTTACTTACTGCTTCCTCTGGGGAAATAATTTGCAGTTGGTTACAATTTTCAGTCATAGTGTTTTTACTAAATGGTTCTAATGTTTGTTTCCAAACGTTTGCAATTTTTTTCCAATCATAAGTTTCAGTAGCATAATGTGAAACAGATTGTGAAATTTGGTCGTAGTATTGCCTGTCGTTATCAAAGAAATATAATGCAGATTTACAGGCATCTATAAAGTTATTTAGGAAGTTATCTGTAACTTCATATCCTCTGGTGGTTCTTGTGCCCTCCATAGGAACGATGTTTGCAATCTCATTGGACACTTCTGGAAGTGCTCCAATATCTGTAAGAATTGGAAAGCATCCACACGCCATCGCTTCTGCTAATGAAACACAAAATGTCTCTTCCCAGATATTAGGATGAATGAAGAAAGCAGCATCTTGTAAGTGCTCTATCAGTTCTTCCTGGTCTACTGCTGGTGAGTAAATCACATTTGGAAGTGACTTAAGATACTCATAAAGTTCTGTGTATGGGTCTTCTTGAATATCATACAGATTCATCGCAGAGAAAATCTTGAATGTTGCCTCTGGAATATGAGGAATGATTTGTGCTAATACTTCAAGACCTTTATAAGGTATAGAAGTATAGATAAAGGTCTTTGATTTTTTGTTTGAGTATGTGAACTTCTTTGATACTCCTGTTGGTATTGTGACGATTTTATGTTCTGGAATTTTATGATACTTAATAAACTGCTCTCGGCACCAGTTGGATGGAGAGACAATTAAATCACAAATTGAAAAATCAAAGTTGAGATAATGTGGTTGGTCGTATGAATGTTGAGTCCACAGAACTTTGACTGGTTTATTTGATTGTTGAAGTTCTTGTGGTAGATGAGAAACGATAATGTTTTCTGGAAACTTATAATATTCCTCAAGAAAGTAATAAGAACTTTCACTTGCTCCTGATTTCATAATGTTTATTTGTTAGTGTTTGATGTTGCTGTTGGATACAATATTCCAGGTGATGAGCTTAATCGACCTCTTGGTGATGCTGTTGCAGAATCATTAGAGAAATCTATACGATCTACTGTTGATTTAGGTACAGGTAGGCTAGGATTATAACCACCACCAAACCAACCATAGTTGGAGTTTCCTGTTGCTGCTAATTGAGATCTTGGAGAACTTAATGTTCCTCTTACTAATGCGGTAAGAGAATCATTAGAAAAATCTATACGGTCTACTGTTGCTAATGGTCCAGGATTACCACCACCAAACCAACCATAGTTGGAGTTTCCTGTTGCTGCTAAATCATATCTTGCCAAACTTAATGGACCTCTTGGTGATGCCGTGGAGGAATCATTAGAGAAATTTATACGGTCTACTGTTGATACTATTACTGTTGGTGTTACACCACCACCAAACCAACCATAGTTAGAGTTTCCTGTTGCTGCTATCAAAGATTTTCCTGCTGGAGCATTTAATGGACCTCTTGGTGATGCTGTTGCAGAATCATTGGAGAAATCTATGCGGTCTACTGTTGATACTTGTGTTGGTGTTGCACCACCACCAAACCAACCATAACTAGAGTTTCCTGTTGCTGCCAAATAAAATCTTCCTAAACTTAATGAACCTCTAACGGATGCTGTTGCAGAATCATTAGAAAAATCTATACGGTCTACTCTTGATGCTGGTCCTCCTAGTGGAGCAGGAAGAAAACCAGCACCAAACCATCCATAGTTAGAGTTTCCTGTTGCCGCAAAACCATATCTAGCAAGACTTAATGGTCCCCTAACTGATGCTGTTGCAGAATCATTAGAGAAATCTATACGATCTACTGTTGCTGCTGGTCCTGGTAATGCTAATCCACCACCAAACCAACCATAATTCCCTGCTTTTTGTCTGCGAATATTGAGAACTCCTGAGGTTGAGGATGAACCGTATCGTACAGAACTTAATGGACCCCTAACTGATACCGTTGCAGAATCATTAGAGAAATCTATGCGGTCTATTGTTGATAAATATGAGACTGGAAGATCAATATCATAAAAAACTCCTCCACCAAACCAACCATAGTTGGAGTTTGCTGATGCTGCTGTTCTAAGTCTTGCAGAACTCAATGGACCTCTTGGTGATGCTGTTACCAAATCATTAGAGAAATCTATACGATCTACTAATTGTATCGCGGTAATTCCAGAATAACCACCACCAAACCAACCATAATTAGAATTTCCTGTTGCACCCGAACCAAACCTCCCCGCACTTAATGGACCTCTTGGTGATGCTGTTGCAGAATCATTTGAAAAATCGATACGATCTACTAGTGTAAATCCCGCAACACCACCACCAAACCAACCATAATTGGAATTTCCTGTTGCCGCTCCACCCGCTACATACGAATTTAATTGACCTCTAACTGGTGCTGTTGCTGCATCATTAGAAAAATCGATACGGTCTACTGTTGTTATTGACGAACTGCTAAACCAACCATAGTTAGAGTTTCCTGTTGCTCCTCCGTTATATCTTGCCGAATTTAATGGACCTCTAACAGATGCTGTGGAAGACTCATTTGAAAAATCGATACGGTCTACTATTGAATAATTAAAAAATCCTCCACCAAACCAACCGTAATTGGAATTTCCCGTAGCGGATAAATAACGTCTTGCTAAACTTAAAGGACCTCTAACTGATGCTGTTGCAGAATCATTGGAAAAATTTATACGTTCTACTGATGATACTGTGGGACCACCAGTATCACCACCACCAAACCAACCGTAATTCGCAACGGTTTCTTTATTCAACCAATCACCAGTCAGTCGTCCACTACGAACTTCTCCAAGTGTAAATGCTCCAAAGATATTGTTATTATTGATTGTCATTTACTTATATGAAAAGACTGATTGGTGGTTTTGCCTTTCTCCAAAATTCCATACCAGAATACTTATTCAATACATAATCACTTAAAACTTCTTCAGGTCTTTTAGAAGTTCTCTTTACTTGCTTACGAACTTCGTGCATATCACTCAATCCGTAAACCTCATTATCTCTCTCACGGTATTTATGATTCACATTACCAAAATCGTGTTGATATTCAGGAATCTCTAAAAACTGATAGACCTTACGCATCGTTTCTTCTGGACGGTTCACAAGGTCATTATACTCAATAATATGCATATACTTCTCACAACCCTTCCTGAACCCCTCTCCAAAGGCATATAAGGACTGGTCTACAATACCTTCAGGACACATTAGATAATCGCACCGAGTATCATCATTCACTTCATATCCATAATCTCTTAATGCCTTATCAACAAATGAAACTTGATTGGAATTGCGATGAATCATTTGAATAAAAGACGCAAGAATCTCCAATACATCTCTTACGGGACACAGAATCTTTGGGTTCTTTGTGAGATATTCTTGTGCTCTATCAACATTATTCGGCCAAGCACGACACTTATCAACTACAATTGGTTTATCAACATCACTATAATAGTTCTCAATCACACTTGAAATAATCTTATGATGCTGTTCTGGTTTTGGATACGCAAGTGCCTGCTCTGATCCCTCAAAGTATTGCTCGGTATAATACATAATCTCCAACACAGGAGAAATAGCACCACAATGAATATCAGGATTTTGATTAAGTATTGCAGAAAGTAAAGTAGATCCAGAACGAGGCAATCCACTTTCAAAAAAATATGTCTTATGCATTATTAAAAAAGAACAACTGAACTAATCTACCATTTTCTAGACAATCTCCAAAGTTTGCTCCGTGCGAATGCCAGAGTTTTGGATCAAAGATCACTGCTCTATTATACTTCATATTTGCCAAACAGTATCTCTCCCACTTGGAACGATCTAAACCATCACCATAAACAATACCTTGTCTTATCTCCTCATAAGAAGTATAACCAAACCAACCTGCTTCGTGTTGTTCGGGGCATCTTTCCCATCCTAATTTCTTATGCTTCCAGAATGATGTTCCTGCCTCATCAATACACTGGTGAGGAAGATTCATATAAAGAACACAACCCCAGTCCCAGATTGGATCAATATGAATATCTTGTTGGAATGTATCTGCTTCTAATGATAATCTAAAATCTCCATGATTGCCACAATCAGCAGGAACTAAATGTCTTCCAAGAAGATTCTCAAACTTATCGTGAATCTCTTGATTATAAAAAGTTCCGTTGGAGTTTCTACCTGGATAAGTATAACCGTCTTGTGGTTGTGGATACTCTAGGTTCAATGCATACTGACGAACTTCATATGGATTCTCATAGAAGTTATCAACAATAATAATGTTCTGCTTCATTAGTAATAATGTAGTTGGAAGTATTTATGTTGGGGTGTTTGAAGATGCCGCTAAATATCCTCTTGCTGCACTTAATGAGCCTCTAACTGATGCTGATACAGAATCATTCGAAAAATCTATGCGGTCTACTGTTGCTAATACCAATACGAATGGAACATTAGTATTTCCACCACCAAACCATCCATAGTTAGAGTTTCCTGTTGCTGTTAAATATGCTCTTTGATAACTTAATATACCTCTTGGTGATGCTATTGCTAAATCATTAGAAAAATTTACTCTGTCTATTAGAGATTTATAAGCAGGTGATGTGCCAGTTAAACTTCCACCACCAAACCAACCATAGTTAGAGTTTCCTGTTGCTGCTAAACCATTTCTTTGTAAACTTAATGAACCTCTTGGGGATAATGAGTTAGAATCATTAGAGAAATCAATACGGTCTACTATTGCCACTGGGGAAGGTGATGGACCACCACCACCAAACCATCCATAGTTAGAGTTTCCTGTTGCTGCTGCTGCATATCTTGCAGCACTTAATGAACTTCTTGGTGATGCTGTTGATAAATCATTAGAAAAATTTATACGATCTACTGTTGCTGAAACTATTGTTGGAGTAGCACCACCACCAAACCAACCATAGTTAGAGTTTCCTGTTGCTACTAAACGCCATCTGGATAAACTTAATGGACCTCTTGGTGATGCTGTTGCAGAATCATTGGAGAAATCTATACGGTCTACTATTGATACTGTTGTTGATGGTGGTGAAATATATCCGCCACCAAACCAACCATAGTTAGAGTTTCCTGTTGCTGCTAACCCATATCTTCCTACTGGAGCATTTAATAAACCTCTTGATGATGCTGTTGGTAAATCATTAGAGAAATCTATACGATCTACTGTTGAATATGATGAGGGAGAGTTTAAACCTCCACCAAACCAACCATAAGACCCTGCTTTTTGTAGTTTAATTGCTGGTCCTTTTGCTTGTCCTGATGTTGATCCAAAACCATATCTTGCTGAACTTAATGAACCTCTTACGGATGCTGTTGAGGAATCATTAGAAAAATCTATACGGTCTACTCTTGATAATGAACCAGGAAAACCTCCACCAAACCAACCATAGTTAGAGTTTCCTGTTGCTGCTAAACCATATCTTGCTGAACTTAATGATCCTCTAACGGATGCTGTTACAGAATCATTGGAGAAATCTATGCGATTTACTATTGAATATGGTGATTGAAATTGAAAATAACCACCACCGAACCAACCATAGTTGGAGTTTCCTGTTGCTGCTAAATTATATGTTGCTAAACTTAATGGACCTCTAACGGATGTTGTTCCAGAATCATTTGAAAAATCTATACGGTCTACTGTTGATAATGGACCAGGAGCACCACCACCAAACCAACCATAGTTAGAGTTTCCTGTTGCTGTTAATTGTTGTCTTGCTAAACTTAATGGTCCTCTTGGTGATGCCGTAGAAGAATCATTAGAGAAATCGATACGTTCTACTTTTGATACTCCTGGAAATCCACCACCACCAAACCAACCATAGTTAGAGTTTCCTGTTGCTGCTAAACCATATCTTGCTGAACTTAATGGACCTCTCGGCGATGATGTTCCAGAATCATTGGAGAAATCTATACGGTCTACTACTGCCAATGGTCCTGGAGGTCCTGGAGATTTACCACCACCAAACCAACCATAATTAGAGTTTCCTGTTGCTGCTAAAGCACCTCTTGCTAAACTTAATGGACCTCTTACTGATGCCGTGGAGGAATCATTAGAGAAATCTATACGGTCTACTGTTGATAATGGACCAGGGATGCTACCACCAAACCAACCGTGAGTATTTTGAGAACTCATCAACTCGATTCTCTTCAGTTTATAAGCAACCTGTAATCCAAATACTCCAATTGCCATTTTACTTACCGAATACGTGAGAACCGATGTGTTGTAATTCTATACTTGTATCCAACCAAACATCATAACCAATATCACTGACTCGATGAAAGAAACTCATATCTTCTCCCAAGTATTTTCCTTCCTTATTCATTTCTGCAAAGTAGTGATAAGAATTATGATATTCCTTTTCAGTAATTGGATAATTTGAATTATTCAATCCTGGAAAATACTTGAGTTCGCTATAATGCTTATTTAGTTTCTCAAACACACTTCTATGAATTAATACAAATCCCATTCCAATTCCACCAATCTTAACCAGATTTCCACATAACTTTACAGGGTTATAAAGTTCATAACAATACCTCAAAGGTATTGTCTTCATAGGATATGCAGCAGACGCAATTGCCTTTTGATATGAGTAGAGTTTCAATACATCTTCTGGTGAAAACGCAACATCAGCATCCAAACAAAACAAATACTCAAACTCCGTATTATTCATAAAGAAGTTTGCAATTCTTGAGCGTCCGTGAGTAATCAAAGACTCATTCGCCACAGTCATAATGCCGTGAGAAACATTTTCACGGACTAGTAATTTACCAAGATTAAAGAGTGAGGTTGTTGTTTTTTCATTCACCAATCCACCATAACAAGGCAATGATATAAGAATACTCATAAATTATGTTGTCTTTTGTTTTGCTGCGATTTGTATTTCAATAGTTCCTGGAGTTGATGCATAAGCAAAAATTGATTGACCGATACCAATTCTCTTTGGAGATTCGCAGAGTTCAATTGAAGAGTTCTTTGGAATAATCATATTATATGCCAACCAAGAGAATACTGTATCACTATTACCAATACCTACCCATACAGGATAATCACCACCAGGATAGATTGAACCATCACTGATATTTGAAACACGAATGGATTGAACGATTGATGGATAAGTATTTCCAGTTCCATAATAGCACAATGGAACAGTAGATGTAATACCCAAAACAGGAGATGTTGCTAGTGATGCTACAGTTACAATACCAACAACCGTTCCTGTTCCGTTTTGATATGATGTATCGGTTGATGTCTGGTAAACAATCGTTGCCTGTAATGCACCGTCTTGTGGAACTACAATTTCTGTAAATGAATATGATGTGTTTGCTAGAGATGTTATTGCTGGTCTTGTTAATGGAATTGATAAAGATCCTGGAGTATAACCAACACCAACAAAGGTATTGGTTTGAATACCAGTATTATTACCTGTTCCTTGAACCAACATACCAGAAGTCAAGAAGTTCGTAATTGCCGCTCCTGCAGTAACGGTTAAGAAATTTGAGTTTGCTGTTTGTGAAACTGCGTTAGTTGATGTTGAACCAATACCAGAACCTGCACCAGTAGATTGTAGAACGATACTGTCTAATGCGTTTAAGACCATTGGTTGTTTTAAAAGTTCAACCGCAGAACCAACTGGAACTGGAAGTCTGGATGAAACTTTAGAAACTGGTGAGAAGAACAATGTTCCTGTTGCACGACCACTCATTGGTTTGCTTAATGTAATGGTATTTCCATCAACACTAGTTACATAAGTATTAAACTGGAATCCAGCAGTCGAACCAATACCTGTAGTCTCACCAATATTACCAGTACCAGTTACTGCCATACCAACTGTAATGCTACTTGCAGAACCTACAGCAAATGTATGAATACCCGGACCACCACTAGAACCAGCGCCTACTGAAATTGTCGCAGGAACTTTTCTATTATTCAATATAAATCCAGCAGTGATTTCAGCATCACCGTTAGATATATTAGTAACGTGAATCGAATGAATTAGATATTTACTTGATCCAGAAGGTAAAGTTGTGATTTGTGTGGTCGTTGTTCCTACACCAACAATATCCAATGTTCCTGTTGGTTGAATGTAAAGAACGTTATCAATCGTTGTATCAAACTTACCAGAACCACCACCACCTGCTGCTGCAGTAGTCCATTGAGTTCCTGTTACAGTTGATTGAAGAACCTGCCCTGACGTTCCTGGAGAATTTGTGGAATCATAAATGGCACCAGTAACTCTTGCATTACCTTGAACGTGTAGAGTTTGTGATGGTCTTGTTGTTCCTATGCCGACATTAGTTGAAGAACCAATAGAAACAGTACCAACACCAGCAGTTGGACCAATGTTGATTTGAGTGAGAGAACCAGAAAGACCATTAGTTCCAAGGTTAATTGTTTTGGTATTTCCAGAAGAAGTAGCACCTGCTTGAATATCAGTTTGTTGTGATGTTGTTGCTTGTCCAAATGTGATTAGTCCAGTTCCAGAAATTCCACCAAAGGTTAATGTTCCCGTTGTTTGGTTTGTTCCAAAAACATGAGTTCCTGTTGATGAACCAGTTAATGAAAGTGTCCCTATAGCAGATATTGTATCGTTAAAATTTTGTTGTGCTCCAAATGTTTGAGATAAACCAAGAACTGCTACTGTATCAGTTGTAGTAATTACAGGTAGGTTGAGAACTCTATCAGCAGCAATTGCACCACCAGTAATTGTATAACCAAAAGTGTTTGCTGGGTTTCTTATCTTGAGTCCTGATGATAAGAAGGTTCCAACACCAGCAACATATAAGTTATTTGCGGTAATAAATCCAACTGTAGTAATACCAGAAACATTCAATTGTGATACTGACGCAATACCACCTATGACATTAGTTGATACACCAGAGGTCGTTGCATAAGTTGCAATACCACTTGAGGTAGCATAAGTCGCTATACCAGCGGTTGTAGCATAAGTGGCACTTGACGCATTACCAGAGAAACTTGATGCTGTTACAATTCCGGCAACTTGAATTCCAGAAGAATTTGCCGTGACTGCAGAACCTACTACAACACTTGTATCAATTGTTGCAGTTCCATAAATCCTTGTTCCAGATTTAAGTTTTGCCATTTTTTATGCTTGTGCCTCCGTCCAAGAAAGTCGCGCAAGTACATCAACTGCCGAACCTCCAACATTTGTTGCAGTAATTGTAAGAACATCAGGACCATCTGGGTAAATTTGTGTATTGGAAGTTGACCCTCCACCACCAAGAATAGAATTACCAAGATCTCTAACTTTATCCAACTCAATGCTTGAAGTTCCCGACACGAAAAATCCTGCAGTCACTTCACCACCAGATAGAGTTGTAGAACCTCCAGCATAGTCGGCAATTTGCGCCAAACTGGAATTTTGAACTCCAGAAACATTACCAACAGCATTTGTCCAAGTTGTTGCAGTACTTGGAATAGAATTTAAATATGCCCTCACCAAAAAGTTTGCACCACTCGTTTTTGTAGTAAGGTCAAGAGTGCGAAGAACTAACTGCATTCGATTAATCAATTCCCTTGAACCAAATGCTGCTGCAATACCATTATCCACTGATGGTGATACTCGAATTGAAAAAAGTGCTTTTGTTGATCCAGCATTTCCTGCTGCGGCAAGATTAGTAAATGTAGTTTGTCCGTAAGTAAAAACCAGTGATTTATCATCATCGAATCTTCCATCCATAATCACACTTGTTCCCCAGTGAGAGATAGAAGGTCCATAAGTCGGGAACGCAAGTTCAACAGCGGTTGGGTCAGTTGCAGAATATGTAAATGCTTGACCTGTTGTTGCACCCATAGGAACTGCAGCAACTGTTGGATTTAATGCAGTTACTGCCTGACTTAATGTAATTGTTCCAGATCCAATTGCACTGATGTAAGTTCCATCTGGTACACCAGTGGATGATATTATTCTTTGTCCCACTTGTAGGTTTGTAGTCGTTGCAGTTGCCACATTTGAACCTGATGCAACTGTAAGTGCAAGAGAAGAATTGCCTGATTTACCTCTTGTAACTCCTGTAAATGCTGTTGTGCCGATTCCCGTATAATTTACATACTCATAAGTATCTGCATTTCGAATTACTAAAGTGCCCGCAGAAGGGAATCCTGCAGTACTTGCAACACCAACAAATGTATCAGATGCTCCAACACTATTATTGATTTGAGTTGTTGGTGGACGACTTTCACTTTCATATCGTCCTGGCAAATTTCCAGAACGCATATATGCTTCCGTATTAACATTATTATTTGGAGATTTATGACAATAGATTATATCTCCTGTTGGACCACGGAATCCCCAACGAATGAATCCAGCACCATACCAAGAATAATCAATATAAAACATCTGCATCTTGGTGAGATCAAGATTAAAACCAGAAGGTCCTGTGCCATCACACTTATCAATATTCCACTGAGATTGTGGAATTCTTGTATCAACAGTTCTTGAAATAACAACATAATCCGCAGTTGCTCCACGATAAGATGGAGAAATTGTCATACTTGTATCACTTGCAATATCAACAACACGATATGATTGTCCTCGAAGAACAACATAATCTCCAATACTCAATTGTCTTGCAAATGCAGTTGGGAATGTTGAGTTTGTTTGAGTTACAGTATTAGTCCCATTCGTAACACTTACTTTTCCTGCAAGTTGATATGTTGAATTTCTACGAACTGCATAAAGTGTTTGTCCGTCAAACTCAAAGAATACTCCATTTTGAGAATCAAAAGCACCTAAACGATTGGAACATCCATACCAACTTGAAACGGAACAATTATAATTACCAGATGCAATAGTAGACCCAATTCCAGATGTTGAAGTAAGGTTAAAAGTATTATATCCTGTTACAGAAGTTACACTATAAGTTCCATTATATCCAGTTTCATTTGCACCAGAAATTGTAACTTGAGTTCCTGGTGTTGCTGCTTGAATATTATGTTGTTCTTTTGTTTGAACTACAATTGTACTTCCTACACTTACTCCAGTTGAAGTTAATGAATCAAGTTGAAGATTCGGTTTGAGACAAGTTCCAGAACTAATTTGAATTCCTTTACCCGATTGATAACGGAAATATCTTCTTGTTTGACGAGTTGCCTGTTCAAAATTAGATGTTGCATTATTCGTAAAAATAACTCCACCATCAAAAGGACGATGTAAAAATTGTCCGGAAGGTCTTACATAAATTGCACCACCCGATGGGTTTGCTGCTGGGGCAGTATTTGCATAATAAGTAAAGGTTCTTGAACTTGTAATTCCAGCAACAAAGAAAGAACCGTTTGCATTTACCTGCGAAGTTCCAACAACTGCAATTTGATTTCCAATTGCAAGACCATGAGGAACTGTGGTTGTTACGGGAATTGCAGTTCCAGAAGTCCAGGAAAATGTTGGAGATCCACCAATTGCCGCATTAGTATAGGTAGATCCACTGAAAATACCAGTTTTATTGGCATCAAAAATTTGAGTGACTGATCCAGTATTGGTTGCTCTTGCCGTATAAGTGAAGTTTGTATTACCAGCACCGATACTTTCTACAAGAAAATTACCATTCGCAATATTCAAATAAGTATCCTGAACTGTAATTGCAGATCCAATTCCAGGAATAGACGATGTTCCACTAGCACCAACTACAACTGTAACTGTTCTAGAACTGGTTGGCAATGTCATTGTGCCAATACCAGTAATTGGCACCGAGGATGGAAAAGAAAATGGGCGATTATTAATCATCGCAAGGTTTTCCCATTTTGTTACTTGAGTACCATACTCAAAGTCAGTATCAATCAATGCTTGTGGGGAAGAAACTCTAAATTTGTTTACTGGATCAACATAAGTTTCAGAAGGAGTAAACTTCTCATCATATTCATCTACAATGATTTGAAGTTTGTCTGTGCTACTCATTGAAGCAGTATTATAATTTAATACGACTGTGGTTGTATTGACACCTCCAGAAGTTGAGACGGTATAAGAAGTTGCCTTTAAATTTGCATCAGAAAAATTATAGATTACCGTGTTCGTCGTTACATTGGTAATCAGTATTAATCGTTCTCTCTGCACTACACGAGGAATGACTACACTACCTACACCACTTACACCAGGAGTGAATGTATATCCAGTTTCCAGTATTGCCTTTCTTGCCATAATTAATTGATACCTTTGTTATATTTATGTGTTAGTAAATAGTTGTGACTTCATCAATCTCATTATAAACAATCACCGATTTATCAGTATTTTGTCTCATAAGTGTTCCTTGACCTGGACCATATAAGACACCAGCAAATTCATCATAAACAGGATCATAAGGAGGAAAAACATTTGCCGTAATTGTTGTTACTCCAACATTTTCTGCAAATTCTATTGAATAATAAGTTCCAAGTCCCGTGATACTTGGATTATTTGCAGTAGTCTCATCAAACTCACCTGCAAGCATTGAACCATATTGATCTAATCTTCCTACAACTGGCATAATCTTATCCCGCTACAAAGTCCAAACTATTTGCAGTTGAGTTATATTGTATGTAGAAGTTAGTGGTTCCTGCAGTTCCGCCGAATCTCATCTTGCCAGTCGATTGAACTCTTGCATCACCAGAAACATCCACTGCAAAAGATGGTGAAGTAACTGCAACACCAACATTTGAAGAAACATAAGCACCACCAGTAACTTGAAGTGGTTGTGATGTTGTTCCTGTTGAAGTTCCAGAACCAATCAATACTGGTCCATTAGTGAATGTTGAGATACCAGTAACTTGAAGTTGTGTAAGAGATCCAGTACCACCACTTACACTTGTAGATACTCCTGCTGTTGTAGCATAAGTTGCTATACCACTTGAAGTAGCATAAGTCGCAATACCTGCTGATGTAGCATAAGTTGCACTCGAAGCATTACCACTAAAACTAGTTGCAGTTACTACACCAGTAAATTTAGCATCACCAACTACATCAAGTTTTGATGTTGGTCTTGCTGAACCAATACCAAGATTGGTTCCAGCATTGATTGCAACCGTACCAACACCGGCAGTTGGACCAATATTGATTTGAGTAAAGGAACCAGAAAGACCACCAGTTCCAAAGTTGATTGTTTTGGTTGTTCCTACACCAGAAGCACCTGCTTGAATATCAGTTTGTTGCGATGCAGTAGATTGTCCTACAATAATACTTCCAGTTCCTGCAGTATTTCCTAAAGTAAAGTTTCCGTTCGCATTAGATGGGTTGATTGTAACATTAGCACCAGTAAAACTAACACTTCCAGAAAATGTATTTGTACCTGAAAAAGTTTGAGATGCAATATCAGTAGCTGCTAAAGTTATGTCTGCTCCTGCTAAAGGTAAAGTAACATTTCTATTTGCAACAATTGCACCACCAACAATTGTATATCCAAAAGTGTTTGCTGGGTTTCTTATCTTAAGTCCTGATGATAAGAAGGTTCCTACACCAGTTACATTCAGGTTACTGGTTGTTGTGATACCAGAAGCATTAATATTTCTTACAACTGCTAAATCATTTTCAGTGAATTGAACACTTCCAGCAGCAAGACGAGTTCCAGTTGGGAATTGTGTTGAACCAATACCAACCGCATAATTAATTAACCAGGCATCAGTATTTAATCCAGTAAAACTACCAGACTTGAACCACATAATTTTCTTATATGTGGGAAGTGTAGATTCACCAATACCAGGATTATAAAGTGATACTAATGGGTTTCCTTCAGTAGATGCAATTGCTATACCACCATGATTTGCAGTTGTATCATTAGAAACATCATTACCACTACCATCAGTTCTAACTCCAAGAACAAGGTCTGGGTCTGCTACTTGTAATTGTTGAACATTTACAAATGCGGTTGTTCCACCAATCGTAATATTGCCATTAACATTTAAGTTACGATTGACTTGAAGGTCTCTTGTAACTGTTACATCTTGAGGGGCAGTGAATTGTGATGGTATGCTTAATGTTGGTGTAGAACCTTCTCCAGTTCCGCCAGTTACAGTAATCTGGTTTGCAGTTCCAGAAATATTTTTTACATAATCACCAGTAGTATAAGTGCCAAGACCGATAGAGTCAGGAGTGATTGTTGCAGCAAGAGCAACATTTCCAGTACCATCAAATGAAATTGCAGTAGCAGTTACAAAGTTTCCAGTGATAGAGAAGTTTCTTGCGTTTTGAAGTGCTGTTGCAATACCTGCTGTTGTAGCATAGGTAGCGATACCACTTGAGGTTGCATAAGTTGCTATACCAGCATTAGAAACATAATCTAGGAATGTGATTGTTGCGATACCAGAAGGACCTGTACCAGCAACAGAAACAATATTACCAACAAAGTTTAATTGAGAGAAACTGTTTGCTGTGCTGACGAGTGTTCCTTCATCTCTAATAGTTAGACCAGTAATGGCATTAGCAGGTGCAGCATTAGTCCACTGGGTTCCAGATGCAGTTGACTGAAGAATCTGACCTGATGTTCCTGGTGAGTTTGTGGAATCATAAATCGCACCAGTGACTCTAGCATTACCTTGAACATGTAAAGATTGTGATGGATTTGTGGTTCCTATGCCAAGGTTACCAGAAACATAAGCACCACCAGTGACTTGTAGTGGTTGTGATGCAGTTCCTGTTGATGATCCCGCTCCAATAATTTGTGTTCCTCTCAACCACAAATCTCTAAATTGATTAGCAGTAGTAGATTTTCCTAAATCAATAGGAGCAACTACCCCATTAGTTGGACTAAAATCTGAAGGAGAACCATTTGTGAACTCAATAAAAGCAGAATTTCCTACACCGAATCTCAAACTTCCAGATGAACCAGAAATACCCCTAATAGAAGTTGTAGATGTTCCATCCCAAACTAATTGAGAATTACTATCAAGTTTTAAATTTCCACCAGAAATATGAACTGTTGAAGCAGATCCAGTTTGTGATGGTATTGTGGTTCCTAGACCAACAGGACCAGAAACATAAGCACCACCAGTTACTTGAAGTCTTTGTGATGCTGTTCCAGTTGAAGTTCCAGAACCAATCAATACTGGTCCATTAGTGAATGTTGAGATACCAGTAACTTGAAGTTGTGTAAGAGATCCAGTACCACCACTTACACTTGTAGATACTCCTGCTGTTGTAGCGTAGGTAGCGATACCAGCGGTTGTAGCATAAGTTGCTATACCTGCTGTAGTCGCATAAGTGCTTATACCAGCATTAGAGGCATAAGTTGCTATACCACTTGAGGTTGCATAAGTAGCACTTGTAGCGTTACCAGTGAAACTTGATGCTGTAACCACACCAGCAACAGTAAAGTTACCTCCATAATATAAAGGTCCAGTTCCAGTTCTACCTAAAGCAACTGCATCTGAATTACCAAAAACTATAAATCCTTTAGTGTTGTCTTGAGCACCAGAAAGTCGTATAGTATTTGCTACGTTGATATCACCTAACCAAGCATCATCACCAATTCTTACATTTGTTCCATTACCATTATTTGATGTATAAAGTTGGTCTACTGTAAGTATGCCAGTAATTGAGGCATTACCAGAAACTGTTAGTACTGCAGTTGGATTTGTGGTTCCTATGCCGACATTAGAAAGTGTACTAATACCTGCTGATGTTTGTAACCAGTAATTTGTTCCACTACTGACAGGAAGATTAGTGAGTAAAGAACCATCACCCGAAAACTTTGTAGCAGTTAATGTTCCTGTAGTACTGATACTAAATGGAGCAAATCCATTCGCGGAAGTTGCATCATCTTCTCTGAATATTCTAAATTCATTTGAAGAACCATAGTTGTCAATGTTCCAGCGATAAGAAGAACCTGGTTGTCCTCTAAAAATAAGTCGGTTATTTGAACCAGAATCTTGATTAATAAGTACTTTACCAAGAACTGATAGACCAGTTTCTGTTGGATTTGTGGTTCCGATTCCAACATTACCACTTACATAAGCACCACCAGTCACCTGAAGTCTTTGTGATACTGTTCCTGTAGAAGTACCGGAACCAATGAATAAAGGTCCATTGGTAAATGTTGAGATACCAATGACTTGAAGTTGTGTTATAGAACCAATACCACCAATAACACTTGTGGATACTCCAGCAGTTGTAGCGTAGGTAGCGATACCAGCGGTTGTAGCATAAGTTGCTATACCTGCTGTTGTAGCATAGGTAGCGATACCACTTGAGGTTGCATAAGTTGCTATACCAGCATTAGAAACATAATCTAGGAATGTGATTGTTGCGATACCAGAAGGACCTGTACCAGCAACAGAAACAATATTACCAACAAAGTTTAATTGGGAAAAACTACTAGCAGTACCAACAATTGTTCCTTCATCACGAATTGTAAGTCCAGTAATGGCATTAGCAGGTGCAGCATTAGTCCACTGGGTTCCAGATCCTGTAGATTGAAGAATCTGACCTGATGTTCCTGCAGAGTTTGAAGAGTCGTATCGTGCTCCAGTAACTCTTGAACTACCTTGAATGTGTAAAGATTGTGATGGGTTTGTGGTTCCTATGCCAAGGTTACCAGAAACATAAGCACCACCAGTGACTTGTAGTGGTTGTGATGCAGTTCCTGTTGAGGTTCCACTACCAATTAAAACAGGTCCATTGGTAAATGTTGAGATACCAGTAACTTGAAGTTGTGTAAGAGATCCAGTACCACCACTAACACTTGTGGATACACCAGCAGTTGTAGCGTAGGTAGTAATACCAGCGGTTGTAGCATAAGTTGCTATACCTGCAGAGTCCGCATAAGTAGCAATACCAGCATTAGAAGCATAAGTTGCTATACCTGCATTAGAAGCATAAGTTGCAATACCAGCATTAGAAGCATAAGTTGCAATACCAGCATTAGAAGCATAAGTTGCAATACCTGCTGATGTAGCATAAGTTGCAATACCACTTGAGGTTGCATAAGTTGCAATACCACTTGAGGTTGCATAAGTTGCAATACCACTTGAGGTTGCATAAGTCGCTATACCAGCACTAGTGGCATAAGTGGCACTCGAAGCATTTCCACTAAATGATACTGCAGTAACAACACCAGTAAACCTACCATCTCCAATTACATGAAGAGCCGATGTTGGATTGGTTGTTCCTATACCAGTATTGACCTTTAGTAGTGCCATTTTTTCTTCTTATACAAGGTTATTTATTTCGTATTAAGCATCACCAGTAAAAATAAATCCAACATATGAGGTTCCAGAAATCAGAGATCCTGCCCAATATAAATCAGAGGTAGAATCAGTGGCATTAAAATTACCAAATCCATAACCATTTGCTGCCTTATATGTTGGACCTGGGGTATTGCCATCAGTTTTTCCACCGATAATAAATGCCCAAGTACCATCATCTCCAGAAAAAGCAGATGTTGCAGCATATCCTGCTGTCGTCGCACTCGAACTATTACTATAATTCCAACCAGCATTTCCAGTCACATTTGATGCTATAATTGTTCCAGACGGACCAATCACAACCTGATAGATTCTATTAAATGAATTACTAGCATTAAATGGATAAAAAATATCTTTCGTATTTGTTATAGGATGTCCATTTGTAGTTACAACATTCGTATTACTTATCAAATCTCCAGTAAATACCCACAACAAAATGCCACGAAATCCATTTGTTGTGCCATCATAAACTGCCATTGCCATCCATTTTTTACCATCAATTACAGATAAAGAATTATTAACACCTCCACTCATATCGGCAATGGTTTTTCCAGTAGACAAGATGTTAGATGCTGAACTATTGTAAACAAATCCTGCTCCAGTGAATGTTCTTTTTCCTCCGGCAGCAGCAGTTCCACTTAATAATTCGGCATTTGCAGCATCAGTAGCAACAGCAAACACATTAAAAGAACTATCTGCTGCTTGAATGGTACTTTGAACAGATCCTAAATTAGTATTTGTAATACTAGTCAAAGAATTAAGTGAAGGTGCCAGTGATAGTAAATTATCAAATACTCCTCCAAATGCTGACAATTCGTCGAATGAATCATACACAAGTAATTTTTTATCACTTGTAATCATCATTGGCGTAGAACTGTTCAAACTTGAAGCAGTTCCTTCTTTCATTTCAGTTGAATAAAAAGTTCCTGTAGATGTAACACCTACATTTGAACTCGTTCCCGAAAGTTCATCGAATAAATTTGCTCTAAGAATTCCTGTAGATAAAAGTCTTGATACTATTGGCATTATACAAAAATGAAGTCGAGTGAGTTTAATGAAGTATTATGTTGTATTTCAAAACGATTTGCAGAACCAGTTCCTTGAACACCAATGGTTCCAACAACATCCAAAGTTTCTCTTGGATTTGTGGTCCCAACTCCAACAGAACCAGAGACATAAGCACCACCAGTTACTTGAAGTCTCTGTGCTGCCGTTCCTGTTGAAGTAGCGGCACCAATAAACACAGGTCCATTAGAGAACGTTGATATTCCAGTGACTTGAAGTTGTGTGATAGAACCAATGCCACCTATTACACTTGTAGATACTCCTGCTGATGTAGCATAAGTTGCTATTCCTGCATTATTAACATAATTAACAGAAACAGTAACTGTAGAAATACCACCAACTGCATTTGAAGCAGAAATATTTGTTCCTGCAAAATCAAGTGTAGTAACTGAAGAACCAACTACAACTCCTTCATCCCTAATGGTAATACCTGAGATAATATTAGAAAGTTGAGAACCATCACCATAATAAGTAATTCCAATACCACCTACAGTTGCTCCTGTTCCCACTGGAGTAACTTTAAAGTTTCCTATAGTAGAAATACCAGAAACATTTAATTGTGTGACTGAAGCAATACCACCTATAACACTTGTAGATACTCCTGCCGTATTCGCATAAGTTGATATTCCTGCTATTGTTGCATAAGTGCTTATACCACTTGAGGTAGCATAAGTTGCTATGCCTGCTGATGTTGCATAAGTTGCTATACCTGCTGATGTTGCATAAGTTGCTATACCTGCTGATGTAGCATAAGTTGCTATGCCTGCTGATGTTGCATAAGTTGCTATACCTGCTGATGTTGCATAAGTTGCTATACCTGCTGATGTAGCATAAGTTGCTATGCCTGCTGATGTAGCATAAGTTGCAATACCTGCATTAGGAGCATAAGTTGCAATACCTGCTGATGTAGCATAAGTTGCAATACCTGCTGATG